ATAAGAGATGCAGGATTTGGAAACTTGGATTCAAGATCCTCATCATCGACCGCATCTATTGAAGAGATAAAGTTTTGTTTTGAATTTTCTTCTATTGCAAGACTTATATCTCCAATGGTGGCCAGAATATCCATGAATCTTAAAATCTTTGATTCTTTAATTGAATTAAGGGCATTTAGGGCATTTGTTGGATCTGCATCTAGACCAATACTTCTATCAATATCAAGTGGCCCCATGAGGCTTGATTGTTCAACAGGATTGACGGTGCCCATAATGCTGGAGGTTAGGCCACCAATCGTGTCTACTGCGCTTCCGATTGATTCGGCAACAGATCTTACCAGCATTCTTAGAAGAACATTAAAGTAGCCGGGATTTTGGGAAACATTCTTAAAAGTATCTCCAAAGCCAAAAGAGGCTTTTGCTACGCCGACAATTCCGCCAAGAACTCCACCGGATGGATCGGCACCAAAAAAGATTTCTGAACCCCTCTGTACTGCCTTGGAATATTCTGCCTCTGTGTGCTTTAATAAGAAAAAATTCCTACCAAACGAACCAACAAGACCACCTAAAGAATTTGATTTGCCCTCTTGCACGTTATCTTCGCCCAGATAACTTCCAAGTCGTTTTACTCTTACTTCGTGGCTTGTTTGCGTTGGTCTGTCCTTTGCTCCGCCAAGATTTATGCTTGGGAGATCTATATCAATAGGATCAGGACCAATTACTTCTGCCAGGGCCTTGATTAACAGGGTAATGGTAATGGTTAAAAGAACAGCCGCAATTCCGGCAGAGGTTGAGCTTATTGCATCAAAGGGAACAAGAGGATTGTTTGGGTTGCCATATGACCATTGCCTTGGTGCATTTAGGCTAGGAAATCTGCTATCTTTTTTAAACTCTGGATTAACCTGCGCTGCTATTGTGGCCGCAGAAAATCTAGAAACAGGAACCTTTAGGCCAAGCCTTGATAGACCAGGAGCAGAAGAGGCGGCCTTGGCTGCAACGACGCTTGCAAAGTCTTCAGTATCATCGGGAACAAAGTATTCTCCGCTTGCCTCTAGCAGGGTTTGTAGACCAAGATTTTTTAAGTTGGATATTCTAAAAATTGTGTTGCTGCCGTCACCGGCAATGGAAGGAAGCGCACCAGGAGTATGTATACCAAGCTCTTTTTGAAGAATGGCATGTCCAACCCTGTTGTCTGAATTTTCTTCAGACAATCTGATGTTGGGATCTATATAGGTATTTTCTTCAGAAGAATATCTGTTGTTTTTTGTGAGGGCTTCACCTATGGCCCTTACCAGTTTTGAATTCTTACCAATAACATTAACCTCTGTTAATAGATTTTGGCCGCTATCTTGGCTTTTATCATCAGTCTTTCCTTTTCTAATCGTTATTGGCAAAAATCCACTATTGGAAGACTGATCAAATATGGCCTTTGCATTTCCTGAGCCGATGCTATCAATAAATCTATAATTGGCACTACCCTTGTCTGTTGTTAGGGCAGCAGGATTTCCCAGAGAGGTTTGTTGTGAAACCTTTTCAACAGAAGAAGATTCATTTTGTAAAACAGGATCATTATGTGCCTCTTTTGTTATTGTGGAAACGTAGTCTCCGATTTTATCTAAAACATCCTCTGTAATGTCGTCTTGATCAAAGGCAACCGTATTATCCTTTCCAGAATTTTCAAGCGTTATTGTAATTGGTTGAATTTTTCTAGAGGTTTCTAGTTCATAGATTTTTTTTGAATCTGCCATAATACTATTCTTTATTAACTGTTTTTCTTTGTCAAACCGTGTCGTTTAATAGGCTTGATTATTTGATTTTCGAAATCCTCTGCAACCCTGCGAAGAGATTCCATTATTGCCTTTTTTTCATCTTCTGGTAGCTTATTTAAAAGACTCTGATATTCTTTATTTTTTAACATTTCATCAAATATAGACATTGAATTTATTATTAGCCTTTCCTACCAGTCCAGGCAAAATTGCTACCTCGTGGTCTTGTGTGAAGGGCCATCTCAAGATCATCTGCATCCATTGTAACATTTACATTAACAAGAATCTTTAAATCGTTTCTATCAATCTTTAATTCACTGTCACCCTTAAGCCCAAGCTTGTCTGAGGTTTGTTTAAGCTGTGTTTTTATATCAATTGGGCCAAGCTTTTCAATTTGCATTGAAATCAAATTAATTTCTAAAATCAAATCAGAAAGACCAGAAGATATTTTTCCCTTGTATACTTTGTTTAAAAGCTTTGTATCCTGGGCAACGCCATCAAACCCGGTAAGAAGAGCAGGAAGATTGCCCTTAAGCGGATCAAATACATTCGTAACAAGCCCTTGAAGAATTGGTTGAATATTTTTTGCCGAGGTAGCTTCGAGATTTTTAACCTTGTCAGGAGAAAACATATCAGTAATAGTTACCACAGAGGCTAGAGAGCCTTGAAACACGTCCTGGGCTGCCTTGATTTGTTCTGGTGTTCCAAGTTTGCCTATGCTTCCTATTAAACCAGAGGTGAAATCTTTTATTTTATTAAGGGCACCATCTGGCCCTGTCATAGCATCTATCATTTTGCCCATGAAATCTGTAACTGACTTAATTCCTTGGTCAGGGCTAGTCTCGACCTCGCCCTTAAACAGACCAAAGACAGAAGGGGTTTCCTTGGCTGGTTGAAATGCATTTAAAATATCAGAGGTTGGCGTTAATGACTTGAGTAGGCCAGCAACTCCCTGCATAAATCCTGAGAAGGAGGCTATTCTTTCGCTGTTTAAAAACAGGGCACTTTCTCCGGCAAGAGAATCAAAAATTGGCTTTACATTGGCTATAAGCGTCTTCATAACATCTGCCGTTCTAAGCATATATGAAGAAACTGCACCCAGAGTGTCTACCCCGATAAGCTTATCGAACCAGTTTCCTGTAAGCTCTGGGGGTGGAGTCATTGCGGTTGCCAGCTCTCCTATCGTACTTAGTAGGGGGCCAAGAACCTTGGCAGCCTCAAGATCTTGCGGGGAGAGAAGCATCACGTCTGAAACAACAATTGTGATTATGTCTTTGACTTGCCAGGCAATTGCCTGAATAATATCCTTAATCTTGCCAAGATTTTTTCGAAATTCTTTATCTGGGTTTCCTGTAAAGAACGTTTTAAAGGAGGGCGTTGCAAGAGAGATAATGTTTCCAATTGATTTTGCAAAATCAATCATTACTCTTGCGACGTTTATAAAAATATCAACCTTATCTTTAACGTCTGAAGAAAATCCGGCAGCCTGTATTTGTTGGATTATGACAATTGAATGCGTTGCCAAGCCTGTAACAATTGTCGCAAGGGCAGCAAGACCAATGCCAACAAGACCTATTGTTGTCGGGTTAGTCAAAATCCCTAGTCCTGCCGCAAGGACCGCAACTCCTGCTGCCTCTATATAAGCCGCGGTCATGGCAGAAAGAGACATGGCTATCATCTTGGCATCTTCAATCTTAACTCCACTTAGAATTTTTCTTAATAACAAGAAATTGCCAGCCATAACAACCGTAACCCCGGCAAGGACGACCAATCCAACTACGCCTCGACCAACGGCCTTCCCAATTGAAGACCAAGGAACATTTGCAAATTTTGTAAAACTTGAACCAAGTCCTGTCGCGCCTTCAATGGCCTTTTTGGTGGCTTCGGATCCTTCGACTGCCGCCTTTGGTATGCCTGAGCCTAGTTTCTTAAATGCGTTTCCTAACAAAGGAATTCCTGCCTCAACAATAGATCCTGCAATTTTCTTAAACACGGTCATGGCTGTAAAGCTTATAACTTGGCCCAGTACGGTCCATTCTATTGCCTTTATGAATATATCCCAAATCATGGCCTTGGCTTTTGGCCAAATTGTCGTAACAAAGAAATTCTTTAATAGTTCAAACAAATCACCAAAGGCACTCTTTAGTGCCGGCCATTGTTCTTTAATAACTGGTATAAAGGGACCAAAAACTTCATCTTTAATGAACCGCACTAGCTTAGAGCCTGTTCCTGACATGCTAGAGCCAAAAGACTTCTTGGGATCCAGCATGTCCCTGATTAGACCTGTAACAATCTTAACTCCGCTTGTTAGATTTTCAACAACAAATCTTAGTGCCTCTACTCCAATTCTTCTCATTGCCAAAAAGAAGTTTCTAAATCCATCTAATACTTTTTTGCCAGCAGGGGATCTTGAATCAAACCAATTGAAGAAATTCTGTCTAAAGGCCTCTAACATTTTTGTAAAAGAAAACTCGCCGCCTGACTTAAGCGATTTAAAGAAATCTTCAAAGATTCTTCCTATTCCTCTCATCATTGTCCGCCAGGCCTGTGGCTGAAACAATTCTCTTAAACCCTCAAACACATCTGATACGCCAGGGAAATTCTTAACAAACATTTGACCAACTCGAATACCTTCCCAATAGGTGATTCTCATTGCCCTGCTAAGAGCCATCATCAAGCCCCAGAACTCTCTTGTCCACTTAACTCCACGAACAAATCCCTGAACAAAGATATCAAAGAATCCGCCGGTTAATTGTGGTCCCTGTTTAACAAGACGTTCAATTGATTTTGAAAGTTTTTCCATGGCCTCTGCCTGAGAAAGTTGTTTCTTTTCTGTTAGGCCAGCCTTCTTTTGAATTTCATCATAACTCATTCCAACGTTGCTTTGAGCAAACCCAAGAGATATTGCATCGGCAGTTAAACCTGTTTGTTGGGCCAGCAGGGATCTCTCCTGCCTTGAAAGCCCCTCTACTGATCTACCTGTTGCAAGAAATGCCTTGCGTAGGTTCTCAAATCTGGCAGCAGGATCTTGTTCCTTCATCATTTCAAGGGCATCAACCTGAATGCCAAAGGCCTGGCTTAGTTGTGCGGCTGATTGGGCCGCCGTTTCAAAATCATCAAATTTACCAACAACGCCCAATAGGTCTTTAAGTTCAATTCCAAGTTTTCTTGTAAACACAGAAACCTGGGTCATTGTCTTAATACCAACAGAACCAAAATTCTCAAAATCGCCAACCATCTCAGAAACATCTCTTGAAATTAATTTGCCGCTAATGCCAAAGGTTTCTCCCATTCCATAGGCCATGGTTGTAATCTGTCTGCCGGTTTCAGTAAACTTCTGACCAAGGGCAATTGAAATCTTGCCAAGAGCCTTGGTTCCTTCGTTTGCCAGACCAAGACCCTTAACATAGGCAGCAGCAACCTCTATGTTGTCTCTTATGTCAAGCTTTAAGGCAGAGAAAGTCCTTCCAAGGGCCTCTGCTGTTTCTCTAACAAAGGTTAGACGCTCTGCCATGTTTCCAAGAACTCTTCTGGTAGACAGGCCGGTATTGGCCAATTCTCCTTGAATATTTCTAAATCCCTTTATAATTGCTTGGCCCTCATTCTTGGCCAAATTGCCAAAGGCTTTTCTTGTATCCTCAATTGCCTGCCAAAGTGCCGTGCCTGTAAATGATTGTGCCTGCTGCATTAGGGCATTAAGCATTTTAAACGGCACGGCTATAATGGAAACTCCCAGTGAAAGAAATGTTTCGCCAAGAGTGGCAACTACAGAAATTAGGGAACTAAATACGCCAATTCCTAATCTTGTTGCAGAGTTGATTGCATTAAAGGGAACCAGGAAGGCTGCAATTAATGTTGACTTCTTCGAAAATATAAGTGCCTGATCCCCAAAATCTTTTATGCCATCAGAACCCTTCTTTACACTCTCATTCATTTCCTCAAGTCTGGCCTGCCCGTTTTTGCCAAATTCCTCTAGGGCCTCATCAGCAGACTTAATTGCCTCATCCATTTTCTGAAAGGATTCAAGGGCCGGATCAGCAGAGAGTTTGGCCATAATTTGAACCATGGCCTTCATGGTTTCAAGCTGGCCCTTGCCAACTTTTGCCTGGGTTAATATAAGTTGATTTTGTTCCTTCAATAATTTATTTAATTGAATTGCCGAATCTATATTGGTTGCCATCTTGGATAACTGATCAATAATTAGAATAAGCAACGGTTTTTAAGAAAAGCGGATATAACAAATGACAGATACAAAGAAACAATTAAATGAAATTCGTATGTCATGGGCTGGGCAGATTTTTTTTGCCGGCGTGGCAGCCTATTTGGCTGGAAAGGCCTATAAGGCAGTAAAAAAACTTAATAATGAAGATATTGGTGATAATACAAGTGATACAGGTACCAAGATTCCTAGTATCCCAATTAAGGTAAAGGGAACCCCTGAACAAATTCAGGCAATAACCAATGCCATTGTTACCTCAAAAGAATATCAGGATGAAATTACCAGAGAAGGCGCAACCATTGAGGGAGTCCTTGAAAAGTTAAAGCAAAGAAATATGGCAAAGAATGACTTTTTGAAGCGAACTGGGAAAATTTGGCCCTTATAGACGAATTTATTGTTGGTCATTATGACATTAACTCTTAAAGAAGTTTTTTTCAACAAAAAGAAAAACAAATTCGCCATACCCTCATCATCAAGCCCCTATAAGGCCCCCTATGATAATTCTGCCAGAGAAGAGGATCTTAGCGGCTTCTTAAAGGTTCTTGAAGAGGCAATTATAGACGCAGATTGGCCCCTGGCAGGCGATGCCGTAGAAGAGGCAAGAGAACAGGGAATTTCTGAGACTGTAATAAAGAAGGTTATTCATAATGCCTTTTCAAAAAGAATCGAAGAAGTTGAAAATCAAATAAAAAAGAGTAAGACAGTCTCTGTTTCTTAGGGGGAACCACAATTATATTGTGAAAAAGAAACGAAACAAAAAGCAAAGAGAATTCATTGTAAAGCTTCGTGATAAAAGTTCTGGCTTTGAAAAAAGAATAAACGTTAAACAGTTTAGACTTGAAAACGGAATGATTGAGAACTTCTTCACCGACCAGGATAAAAGTTCTGTTCAGATTTTTCCGATTACATCAGACCACAAAGTTTATACGGTTAAACAGTGGCGGCCTGGTTTGGAAAAAGAACAGATTGAACTTCCTGGTGGTGGTCTATCAGACGGAGAAGACTTGGAAGGTGCTGCTCGACGTGAGTTAAAAGAGGAAACTGGTTTAGATGCCGAGGAGATGCTTCACATTTCTTCCTTAAACTATTCTCCCTATTCAAGCGGAATTAGACATATGTTTCTGGCCACAGGATGTAAAAAAGTGGCCAGGCTAGACCTGGATCCCAATGAATTCCTAGAGGTTGTTGTTTGGGATTTAAATGACTTTAAAGAAAAACTATTAAAAACAGGACAGGTCAGAGGATTTGATCTTGCCTATCTTGCTCTTGATAGATTAAACCTACTTGATTAATCGCTCTTCTCTAATTTGAGTTGAACTAAGATTTGAATAGGGAGAAGTAGGAAGAGAGGAGAATATATTGGAATGATATCTTGGCAGCCTTCCATCCATAATAATCTTCTCTAAACCTTCTCCATTTCGTTCGCCAACCAAAAATATTGTTCCAAGGCGATTAAATTCTACCAAGATATCCCTAACCGGGCGGTCATACCACTTTTGATCAAGCAATCTGATCAGGGCATCTGCCCCAATTACAAAATTACAACCAGGAAAATTCTTGGCCTTGTCCAGATAATAGGGATCGTCCCTTGTAAAGAGAACCTTGTGTCCCTTAAGAAAACATGCCCTTTGTAGCATTTCTCCTAGAGTTAATTCTTCCTTGTGCGGCGGATTTGCCGTGATATTAAAGATCGTATCATTTCCACCAGCATTCTTTGCATTAAAGAAGTGTCCTGCATGCGGAGGATTGAAGGCTCCGGGAAACAAAATCTTGTGACCCTTTGGTGCCCCCTCATAACGCCTTCCACCATCATTATCGAAAAATGGATGCATAAAAAATCTGGTTCTTGCCAGGTCTGTTACATCTTCTTTATTGGAATCGGTTTGAATATCAAGTACAGAATAAAGAAGATTTAGGCCAAGTTCATCTGCCAGATTTCCATCCCTAATTCTAATAGCACTAATATCCTGTTCATCTGTTGATGGCTTCGGCAGAATCAACTCAGACAACCATACTTTGTCTTTTGTTGTAACCGACGCATAAACCCTATGCTCGCCCCTGTGTGACTTAAGAGTGGCCACAGAGGCAGTAAGGCCAAGACCAATGGACTGTTTATCCAACAAGAGATCCTCTCCACAGGCCCTCATATAGGCGGCCATGGAAAGATCGATGGCAGTTTCAGCAGAACAGAAGCTCTTCTCTGGTTTAAAGCCCAAAAACTCCTCTGTCTGCCTTGGATCATAAGGAAAGGATGCGCCAACAAGAAAAGAAGAGCATCCAGGAACAGACCAAAGAGCCTGTTGAATCCCTGCTCCTGCCCCTGTTGCAACAACATAGAGTCTAAAATGATTATTCAACAGATGTTGTAGGTTTGTTGTTGGCATGGAAAATATATTTATAAGTTTTTTCTATCCATGTTCTGACACTATAAAATAGCCCTTGTTTTAATTTCGTCAAAAGTAGATTTTTCGAGCAACTCTCCATCTCTAAAGACTTCTCTTAGTTCGTCTCGGCCCTGAGCCACCAACTCAGACACGGTTTGAAATTTTCCATTATTATCTCTAATCAGAGCAAGCCGCCCGTGTTTTGATTTTTTGGCGGAGCTTGTAATTGGATCTTTAAAAACTTCTCGTGAAAAAGTTTCACCTTCATATTCTCCATCAATAGCAGAACACTTAAAAGCAAACTGTAGGGTATCTCTGTTTACTTTCTGCAAAAGTCCTCCACCGGAACCGAAGGCAATGTTGTCAATAGACCAGCCATTGTTGGCCAAATTTTCTACAACCTTTTTCATTGTTTCAAAATCAATTCCATCACCCTGTATCATTCTAATCTGTGAAGGCAAAACCTTAAAACCTTTTGCATTTTTGGTAAAACCAAATGCCGAGCCCAGAGCTTCGATAACTGCCAAAACCGTTTCAACTGGTTCGCCCGAATCAGGTCTTACAACCAGGGTTCCGTCTCTGGCAAGAACCTTTTCTTTTAAGGCTCCACCCCATAGTAGCTTACAAGCTTTAATAATATCAAAAGAATCAGATACGCAGGCAACCAAACCTTTGGGATAGATATCAAGCATATTTCTAAAGGCTTCAACTTCGTTTTCTTTGCCCCATGAGGTAATTGTGCTATGTTCAGACGCCGGAATGGAATATCCGGGCATTTTAGCTTCATAAAATTGACGAGCCAAAACGATCCCGGCCATAGTATCTGTTCCCTGGAAGTTTACCAAGTGTGCTGCACCGCCGATTCCGGCCTGTTCGTAGCTTGTAACGCCACGAAAACCAAAATCGTGTAGCTTAAATGGTAAACCGGAAGGATCTCCTGTCAGATTTAATCCTTGCAACAAAATCTTTTTCATTTCTCTGGACTGTGTGGCTACGGTTGAAGGATACCAGGCTTGAACCAAATAGGTTTCTAGCCAGTTGGTTAACCAAAAACAACGGGGATCTGTATTTTCGATCGTCATTAAAACATTTCGTGTAGGAACGACTGTTCCTTCTGGTATGGCCTTAATTGAAACCGGAAGTTTTCCACCATGGGAATTAACAATGTGCATCCATCCATCATAATTGAATAGTTCGTCGTTTCCAAAGTGCATTGCCCAAATTTCTTTGGCTTCTTGAACATGCTGCTTTGTAACAATGCTGCCAACCAACCGGGATAGCATGTATTGCAAGCCAAAGAAAACTACTTCATCTGACCAAGAATCAGGCTTTCCTCGACTTTCAAAATAGGAATAGATCTTGGTTGTTCCCTTGGGGTATTGTCTGGCATGAGTAGCCTTATATGAGTCTGTGGCTAAACAGGGATTAAATTCTAAAACCCTATTTGCCGATACTGCCGGCCTCTCAGTTACCTTGTCGCTCCATGTCATATTGATATCCTCTTTTCTTTCTTTCTTTTATATCTTTTTTGTTACTACTATCGTTTGTGAAATCTCAAAATTTAATCCACCATTTTCAATGGCCTTTGAATATGCATCTTTGTTAAAGGAATAAAGTTGAGCAGGTCGGCGAGAAACCGGACCCATTTCAGTACCGGCCTTATCAAGAATGCCATCAAGATAAAAAAGTACCTGCTTCCTAAAGGCATTCTTGTTTAGGGGGCCCAACAAAATGGCCTCATAAAGCTTCTGCAAATCCCAAAGACTAAATCTGGTTGGCAAAAGATCAATGCCGATTGGAGAGTAACGAATCTTTGCCTGTAGCCTTTGAATTCCCATTGTCAAAATCTTATTATGGTCAAATGCCAGGGTCTTTTGCAGGGCTTCTTCAATGGAGAACCAGGCAGCCTCAGAGGCATCTGAACCGCTTTTAATCGAAAGACTCTTGGTTCTAACCAGACCAAAATAGGCAATTGAGATCACTCGGCCACGGGGATCTCGTCCCGTATCTCCAAAGGTATAGAGTTGCTCTAGATATTCGATATTGGCACCAGTTTCCTCTTGAATCTCACGCCTTACGGCGGTATCAAGAGACTCGCCCTGGCTACCCCCATCTGATACCTCAACAAAGCCTCCTGGAAGGGCCCAGAAGCCGTCAAAGGTATCGCTTGCACGCCTCATCAACAAGACTTCCAAGGTTAGCTTTTCAGGATCAAAACCAAAAACCAAACCATCGACCGTAACGGATGGACGGGGATATTCATAAGAATGGGGCTTGTTCTTCTGCTGATTCATATTTACCATCTTATACACTATAAGTAGATAAGTCAAGAGTGTATAACCTCTTTTTATGAATAATTCATTATTTTGGTATGTGGGACAAGGTAAGATATGGTGGGAATATCCCTATTTTCCAGACTTATTTTTATCTTTCTTTCACTTGTTACTTGCCAAGTGAAATCTTTTGGGTATAATCAGAGGCACAGGGAAACACTATCATGCCAGCCGCCATTAGACGCCAATCACGACGATCCTCGCGCAGACAGGTCAACTGTGGAACCTGTCATGAACCTGGTCATAACTCTCGCACCTGTCCCCAGGCAACTGCGGCCCTTGGTAACCTTGAGTTTCCTGAATATCTCAACACCATTCGTTCAAATCGTAGCTTTGGTGTTGAAATTGAATTTATTGGTTCCATGGCATCTGCTGCACGGGCTGTTTCTCGTGCTGGCATTCCTTGCAACACCCAAGGATATGGCCATGGCGTCTCAAGGTCTTGGCGAGTGGTTACAGACGGCTCTGTGTCTGCTGGTGGAGAACTTGTATCTCCCATTCTTTCAGGTTCAGAGGGGCTTAGAACTGCCTATAGGGCTTTAAAGGCAATGCGTACTGCTGGTATGTCTGCCAACCGTTCCTGTGGCCTGCATGTCCATGTTGATATGCGTAATTCTACACCCCAACAAAGATATGCCATTGCCCATAGGTACGGACAGCTTGAAGCCGAGATTGATCGGGTTGTTGCTCCCTCTCGCCGTAGCAGCGAAAATTATTTTTGTTGCTCCAATCGTGGAGCCAGCATGGAAAGTCTTCGCCATGAACGATATTATAAGGTTAACATTTCTGCCTTTGAGCGGCATGGAACCGTAGAGTTTCGGCACCACCAGGGAACCGTGAATGCTCGAAAGGTTTGCAACTGGATTAAGTTTTGTGTTAACTTTGTAGAGGAAACTCTGAGCGGAGGGAGTGGAAATATCGCCGCCATTGAAGTGCCGGCAGTTTCAAATAATGTTGGTCATAATCAATGGCCTGCGACAGAAGGTCGTATGACCGAACTTGTTGAAAATCTTCAAAATTTCCCTGGTATGGGATTGCAGCGCGCAGCCAGAAGCATGGGTCTTGCGCCCACGACAATTTCCACGATGGTTTCTAGGCTTCGCCATGTCCATGGCTATAGAATTACTTCTCGACTTCAGGGTTATCGTGTGCTGGTTTTGCCTGAAAACACTACACCTTCCTCTGTTTATGCTCGTGGTGGCAGCCATTATGCTGTCCTGGAACTGGATGGGCGCAGGAGACTTGATCAAGCGCCCGTTCTTGTCGCTCGTGAAAACGATAATCCCTATATCGGCCTTGATGCTCCCACAGTTGGATGGTTTGCTCGAAGGGTAACTGCCTTTGCTTCTCGTCGGGGTGCTGCTGCGGAAAGAACATAAAAAAGAGCGAAAGAAAGGTGTCTGCTATCGTTACCAAGGATCGATGTCCGCCAAAGAAATTAAATAGAAAATGCAAATGCTAAAGAATAGAAATTCGGCACAAGAAGGAAGCCTGATTTGTTTAAATCAAGATGCAGGATTTTGGCTGGAAGATCCGTTAACAAATTTTAATTTTCCCACTTGCGAGAATTTTAAATCAGGCGAAAAATTTATTTTACTTGCAAATAACAAGGGTATAGATAAGCGCGGCTTTATTCTATACTGCCCCAAAACTAACAAAAAATATTATGCGCGGATCGATAGGTTTTTCAGGGTCTTTTCTTGTCTGTGACCATTCAAGATAATAGAGGTCTTAAGCCAGGATCCCTGATTAAACTAATAGGCTGTACAGGATTTTGGCAGAGTGATTCTCTAAAGCCAAATCCTGCTATAACGGTTTATAGGCACTTTGAGGCTGGCGAAAAATTTGTTTGTATTGAAACGACAAAGGATCTAAAGGGCTTTCTTTTGTATTGTCCAAAAGATAATAAGAAATATTTTGGCAATGTTGTTATAAAAGAGGATTTTATGTATTTTTTTGAATTGATTTCTTATTGACATTTGTAAAAAAATATGCGATATTATACTTAACACTTTGAAAGAACTGGAAAGCAGAGGATTCTAAAATGGGCGATATTGTAGTAGCAACAAAGACCGAGAAAATTCCATGGTGTGATTGGTGCAAGCGAGTCTTGCGCTCGTGTTCTTGTGCTGGCAATCAGGGCGGAAGAACCATCAGCAAGCTGCTTCAGAGAAGCACAGGCGGCAGTCATGGAGCCCACGGCCTTAAACAAAAGGTTGCACGAAAACCAATGGGAGACAAGGAACGTTTTCCAGATGGAAAGTATAAGACTCCAACCGCTCCGTAACAAATAAAGGGAAAACATCTACAAAATGCAAATTCTATTTGATTTGTCTATACTTTGGATGGGCGCAGAATATTTCATGCGTGACGTGCGACTTATTTCCGATTCTGTCTATTACTGTTAATCTCCCTCACTCTCTCCCTCAAAAAAATAGGTCATAAAATGACTTTTTCAAATAAATTCTTTTTCTTTGAAGGCACCGACGACGAAGAGGGCGGCGAAGAAGAAGCGTCTTCCTCTTCTGATGAAGGTTCGCCTGTCCCTCCAAACAAATATGAGCGCATGCAACACAAAAAGCATAAGCACGAAGAGCGTAGACGCATAAGGCGGCAGAGAGAAAGAGAAAAAGAATGTGACTGGTAACAATCCATCTGCCTGGACAAATACTTCCTGGCCCCACAACCCAAAGCTTGCGAGTATGAACGAGGTGGTCAATCAGCAATGTCACATCAAGTCCTTTAAGCCGGGATGCCTGTTTAAATTGCATAAAGATTCTTGGCTTGATAAATACGTTGAATATCGTGGTATATTTATGTGTCTGTATATTACCAACACCTTTATGGTTGCCCTGCACGTTTCTGAGAAGAAGTTTACTTTTGTTTCAGTTAATCATATTCTAGAATTTCAAAAACTGTGATGGCCATTCAGAATGTACTTCCTCTTAGTGAATGCCCGCCTAGAAAGGGAGATTTAATTCAGATTAATAAAAACTCTTATCTTGGGGGATTTAAATGGACACAAGGAATCTTTATATATATTTCTCATACCTCAAGTGACCTAGATTATTTCTCAGCCTATTCGTGCAGATCCAATGCAACCAGATTTTTTCTAATGGAACATCTTGATAATTTTGAGGTTATTTCTTCGCCAGATTAAAAGAAAGATGTCTAAATCGGTAAACGCTGGAGATTTGTTGATAGATCAAAACGGCCGGCACATGATATACTTGGGTCCATATGCAGAATTTTGGTTTTTTGTATATTCGTTAGAAGAAAAAGCCGTCTATGTTTTAGGAGAAACAAGTTGGCACAATCTTCAAAACTTAACACTCCCATTCTAAAGATAAAATGTCTAATTCTATTGACTTATGGGAAGTGGCCAATAATTTGGTGTCTGGAAATATATTTTTCAGAGAGTTTCGAGGTAGATTGTTTTATTTTCTATTTTTAAAACCTATTAAAAACTCCAACGGAGCAATTTGGTTTCAGGTATACTCACTGCAAACTCATAAATATCTGATTATGAGCCCAGAATATCTCAATACTATGACAATTTATGCTTGAATTTCCCAAAATTGGTGACTTATTTAGTCTCGCAAAAACAGACCGCAAACCATTAAGACCCTACTATTTTGTATGCATGAGCTCTAGTCGCCAAGGCAATTTCTTTACAGCATATTCAATAAAAGAAAAAAGACTTGTTAATTTAGACAGAACCGTAATTCAGCTTAAATTTCTTCAATACACAAACTTGACACAGCGGAATTTGGCATAAATCTGAAAAGTCTGAAATAAAAAGAATATATCTTTTATGAGAAATTCATTTCCTATTGCAATAATCTAGAAATTCCACCACAATAAACAAAGTCCCACAACAAAGGAATATTTCATTCATGGCAATTGCTAGCGACCGAAGATTTGGTGTAGAAATTGAATTTACCTGGATTTCTCTACACACGGCGGCAGAGGCCTTAAATGCCAGAAATATTTTTTGTGACGTTCAGGACTATAATCATCGAACCTCTACGACCTGGAAAATTACCACAGATGGTTCGGTTAGAAGCAACAATGGCCATGGTGGAGAGCTTGTTTCTCCTCCCCTGTCCGGCGAGGCTGGTCTAGAGCAGGTTAAAATTGCCGTTGCGGCCCTTGTGGCAGCAGGAGCAAGAGTTAATTCTACCTGTGGTCTACATGTTCACGTAGACGCAGGAGATCTGTCTCCCATCGAACGCCTAAACATTGCCCGGCGTTATGGACACTTTGAATCTCAAATTGACAATCTTATGGCTCCCTCAAGAAGAGGAGAATTAAACACCTATTGTAGATCTCTCTCTCCTATTAGAAATTCTAACATTTATAATAATCGTTATTTTAAGATTAATCTTGCCGCCTATCAGAGACACAGGACAATTGAATTTCGACACCATCATGGAACCCTGAACATTAAAAAGATTTCTAACTGGATTAAGTTTTGTGTTAACTTTGTCGAGGCCGGCAAAAATTGTTCGCTTTATACAGAAGAGTTTCCCTTTACAGGTGCCGAGAGGGCACAGAGAAGGCGTGGCAGAGACACCTATGTTACGCCATTTTATCCAATTGGCACAAGAGGAATGCAAAACTTTAACAAACTTATTCAATATTGTCTTGATATTGAACAAGAAGATAACAGCCAGCTTCCTCCGAGCAGAAGGCCTTCTGCTCTAACAATGAACACATACTACCACCATTGTCCACCCAGAGGACACGTCTTACTCAACATTCAAAGAGCCTCGACAACTACAGGCATGTCTTCTCGTGTGCTTATTACTACGATAAAAAGGCTTGTCAATCAGTTTGGATTTGATATTGAGGCAAGATACAGGAACAGAGAATACTATGTCTATAGATTTGGCAATATGATGCTGCCGGCAGTTCCATATATTCCTAGACCTCCTCGTAGAAGAAGGGGCCAAGTTGCAACAGTACCTGTTGCACTGGCCACAACAGGTACTGATACCGAAGGTCTTGCCATTACTGCCGAGTCAGACAGATATTGGAGAGGCCTAGATTCTGACTCGGCAGACTTTTATAATCGTAGAATGCTTGCCTCTCTTGCACGAGGAAATCAGAGAGAATCGCCTGATGCTCCTTCCCCAGACTTTGATAATGAAGATCTAGAACTAAACAGCAATGATCGAGTTAACTCCCTTGTCGCTGCCGGCGAAGTTGCCGCTCCTATGAATCGTCCGGCAAGTGGCATTACTATAAACTATGTCGATCCTCCTCCTCCTCCTCCTCCTCCTCCTCCTCTTGCTCCTCCCGACAATGGAGAAGATGGCATGAATTTTGGATTTATTCCCCCGCCCGAGCTATTTCGTCGGCCAGGCCGAGCAAGACCGCCTGTTGCCTCTCCTAGCGTTTATATCAATACCACCGTGCCGAACATGGCTCAAACCAACCTGTCTATTAGGGCCGATAGAAACCTAAATAATGATATTAGTAATATTGAGGCAAGTGTTGTGGGTGTAAATGATCTGCCCTGCAATTGTTTTTCTTGTCGAACAGAGCGTGCCCGATTGGCTCGATTGACATAAGCAAGAAAAAACATTTTTATGTCGCCCAACTGGAAACATCTAAAAACCATTGACGAGCCCTTTGAGGAAGAAGAGTTCTGGTGTGAGCCAAAAGAAAATTGTAAACTTTGCAATGAACGCAGAAAAAGAAAAAAGAAACAGGCGGCCACAGCAGAAGAAGCCCAATAACATAAATTTGGTTTAATTTAACATCAAATTGGTGTAAATTGCTATGGCAATGATAAAAAAATCAAGCAACAGCAACAACAGGGCCAATCCCACTATTAGTGCCAGCAAGGATAGTCTTCATAAAGAAAATGTTGATTATTTTCCGAACAAGGAAAACCTAAACTATACCTGGGAAAGACTTGTAGCTGCCAATAGTTCTTCCAGTGGTGGTCTGAAAAGACGTAGACCAATTCTTATAAAGAAAGAAAAGAAGAAAAGAAGACGCTTCTTTTCAAATGCTCATAAAGAAATCTTTGGGTTGCCAGGTACCTTATATAGAGCAATAAAAGAAAATACTATTTGGACTGCAAACCACGTTCGCTGTAAGATTGAGCCCCGAAGCATCGTAATGTTTCTTGGCATAGAAACATTTACAGACGAAGAAATTAAGAAGAAAAGACAAAGAGCAAAAATGCTCTTTCAGGACAAGATTTGGTATTTTACTCCTGAATCTGTTATTTGTGAATACTTTCATCAGTCCTATTCAAAAATTGAAAATAACAGTTCTTCAAATGAAAATAACAAATAGTTTATTCATATTTATTCTTTAAATAAGTGTTAAATATAAGAGAGTTAGAACCTGGATCTCTGGTAAGAATAAACTATGAAGAAGACAGGTCTTCTGCCATTGTGATGTTTTTAGAATACGTTTTTTATCCTTTAGTGCAGGATTGGCCCAAGACTTTTGATTTAAGGCCTCATAAAAACTTTGAGAAGGCAAAAAAAGAAGGTGCCATTATAGTTGTTTCTTATTTAAAGCACGGTCGAAAGGGCCATGGAACCGTATCTACGATAGAAGGCGGAAAAAATCTTCCTGACGACTTTTATCACACAAGATTTATCGTTACATATTTTGAAGAACTTTGATAATCCTATACTCGACAAGTACGCCTCTATGATCTGACATTGTTCTATCTGTAAACATTCTTTCATAACGAACTGGCACAAGTTTAACATTTGTATTCTTAGTTTTAATTAAAAACTGATGATCCACTGTTCCTGGTACAGCCTTTAAGGTTTTTCCCAGAAATTCTTCAAAGACGTTGTTTATTGGAACGTGTTTTGAAATTAACCCTTCAAATTTTCTATAAAGCGGATCCCTTGCCTTAAAATTAAAATCTCCTAAAACAATTGCCGGCAATTTGTCATTTATCGTAGAAGCAAACCAGCTAAAAAATTGATTTATTTGATTTTCTTTTATCCCCACTGTTGCCTTTCTAGAAGTAATTGGGTCTGAGTCAGGAAAGGAATTCATGTGAGTATTAAAAATTTGTAGTTCAATATCGCCAGATAGTTTTATTGCAGCAAGTTGAATTCCCTTGTTTACCAAACAATCCCAGGAAATGCAAACATTGAAAATGCTTGTTTTATTTAGAACGATAGGATATTCACTTAAAATCCATAAACCCGAAACGACTTCTCCCTTGTCTCCTGTTGGTCCTTCCATTGCATAGGGATAGCCAGAAAGCTCGATTAATTTTCTGGTCTTTATGTGAAAGCCTTCTTGAATTGCAACTATGTCTGGTGCAAGATTCTTTTTTCTTAGATCTCTTAGGGCCAGACCAATCTTAATAAGATTATCACAAGAAACATCCTTGGTGTTTGGTAGCCCGTGAACATTAAAGGTTAAAACCTTAATGGTTGTTGGCGTGCCTGATTTTATGTGAGAGCCCGGCGATGATTGTTGTACGATTGTACTAATGCCAAGATTGTCAGAAGTAACGGAGTTATAAATATAAGAGGCAAATGCAAAAATAAGATAAAAGGCCGTTATAGCAACAGAGGCAAGGACATACTTTTTTCGTTTATTGTTTTGCACACAAATGCAATCGTTCTAAACGATTAAGTAGAAGCCTATTTATAGATATTATGAGAACCGAAGAACCATTTCTTCTTAAATCCAATGAAGCCCTTATCAAAAAGGGCTCGCTTGTTTTGGTTAAGGTTTGGCCGGCCACTCTTTTATGTGGCCCAAATGGAAATCAGCTTGCTCCGGTTCAGATCAAGTCTTTTACAGAAAAATGGCAGGCCTATGGTTATGCTAAGATTAATCACTTTTTCTATGAATTAGGTTTTATTGCCCAGGGCATAGACAATGATCGAGGAGATGAAACTCCAATATCAGGAATGGTCTTGGATTTTGATGATTGGAAGCTAGAAAAACCATATGCTACTTTTAATATTTCTAGATTTTACAAGGTTCTAATTCCTGACGTAAAAAGAGAAGTAGCAAGACCCCTGTGGTTTCCTGCCTCTGATGTTTCTTTGTTAACTCATGAATTCTTTGAAGTCAATAAAGAGAAGAAAAAGGCACCATAATAACATGGTAGCAAAAAGAATAAGAAAAACAATAGCAACAGGCCGGAAAAGAAAAGCAAAACAAATGGCGGTCGCTACTACGACAGCCATCGTTTCTAATTCCACCGACGCTCCCTTTCTTCCTTTCCTAGAAGGAAAAATAATGACCCTATATGTTGGTGACCTTATAAAAATAAGAGCCTTTGATAAATATGAAAATGATGATGTTGGTCTTTATAAGACCTTTGATAGTTTAAAAACAGATCCATATAGAAGCTCAATAAGATATCTGCAACTTAACAAAAACAGAATTTCAGATGAAACCCTAATGGTTCTAGAGGTACAAACCTATAGCTTTTTTCCAAAGCTAATTCATGGAATTAAAATTTTATCAGAAGGAAAGTCCTGGTGGATTCATTCCCTTGATATATTAGAGGTTATACCCGTATTGATGACCAGGAATCTTAAAGACTATTCTTTTAACGATCGCCGGAAGATCGGCGGCCAGAAGAGGAAGACACCAAAGAGTCTCTGAGCTTCTCTAGGGCCGTCGTAAAGGCTTCCATGTTCTTGTCGTGGTTGCTTACAGACTTGGAAAGAAGTTCAATTGCTGTGTCAATTTTATGTATTTGTTCATTTGTTGAATCTGCCTTTGATTCAATTTTTTCTATTCTCTGTTCTGTTGCATCCTTAATTCTATTGTCAACATAATCCTTCGTGGCCATATTATAATAAAGACTGGCACCCATAACGATGGTCACGGCCAGACTTATAATGGTTTCAAGAGAAAGGGTTACCTTTGTATTTTTGCTTAATTTTATCATACCATTAAACTCCTCTCTCTATTCTCTTTCCACTTGGACTTCTTTTTGGCACTTCTCTTTGTCCTGAATTATCTATAATTACTTTCTTAAAATTGCCAACGGCAAATCTTTCTCTTAAAAAGTTCCTTGCCAACTCCTCAGAATCAAAAGGACCATAGGTATCTGATTCTCCTGCATGTCCAAATTCTCTTTCAGGATAATGAATATACCACTTGTTGTTGCTTTCAAAAGAAGTGGTAAGATAAATCTCTACGTGCCTGGATTTTCCTTGTTCAATAAGGGATTTTATTTCAGGAGTTATAAGAGACGCTAGAGAGATGGCCATGGGTTATATTATTCTTCAAGAAAATTTCCTCTGTCCCACGGCATAAATGCTTCTGCCACATCTTCGATTGCCCTCTTATAGCCGATGGAATAATCAGAGAAATTGCCTGCATTATTGTCTCTTAGATGCTTTAAGATTTTTTTAAATTCTTCTACAGTTGCAACCGATTCTCCTCTATCCTCGTCTCGTTCGGCATCGGTGCGGTGCTCTGACAATTCTTTTGCTTTGTGACTTATGCCGATGCCCTCACTCATGTTAAGAACCTTATTTGCTGCCTTTATTGAATTTGTTATATTCTGAGTCTTTCTGGCTTTAACATATTCTCTTTTCCACTTGTTGTAGTGTGGAGATTGTCTTGCCTGCTGTTCTGCATTGCTGAGATCTGCACTTATGGATCCACCAAAAGGAATCTTTTCTTCAGCCAACGCTTCTCTTATAATCTTCTTAAGTTCTTGTTTTGTTATTTTCATGTTGTTTATCTCTGGTGTGTTTCTTCATATTCAAGATCAAATTGACTTTTGATATTTGGGCAAGCAACTTTTAATTTTTCTTCTGCCGCATTTTCGATAGATTCGTCTAAAGCGTCCCGTGGATCGGCTCCAGGAGGAAGTTCGTGCAAATAAACAGGAATATGTATTTTATAACTTACCCAAGCAATTGGTTTTAGCTTTTTTGATTTTTTTGGCGCTTCCTTTAAAAATTCTTCTTTGATTAATCGCTTTAATTCTTGTTTTGTTATTTTCATTTTGGTGCCTTCTTATCTTATTACTTTATTGGCGATGGTGATGGTTGTTGTTGCCAATAAACAAATTTTGGAACCTCTATGTGCGTAATGGGGCCAGTATCAAGAGTGTCTGACTCTCTACCCAACATTTTAGAACGAAAAGAGTCCATGGGAAAGGCAGGGCCTGTGTCTTGTTTTCGGTTGGGTGCAATATCCGAATGTGCCAAAACATCAATAAGCTTATATTCTTCAAACAATAGATGTCCAATTTCTATGGCTTTCATTAACTGTGCCTCTGGATACTCTTGCCAGGCAGATATTTTTCCTTTAAATTCTACCATTTGAACCTGGTCCTTTGGAATGACCTCTCCATACCATGTTTTAAACTGGCCCGATTGATCTTGACGAAGAGGGCCAGAGTTAACCAACTCTATACCAAGGCTATAGGCATTCATGCCAACCAAATCTTTCCAGGTAGACGATCCGGCGTGCCAGGCCTTGTGATTAAAGTCAACAAGCTGCACGGTCTTTCCATCTTTATCTATAATAAGATGAGCAGATGCCTTGGCTGCCTTGTTCGTAAGAGTTTGAATTGCTCCATTTAACGAATTGGCTGCGGTGTAATGCATTATGAGATATTTGTGGGCAATTCCAACAGACTGATTTGGACTGTTTATAAACTGCACCGCAGAATCGTCGTCATTATAAAGTTTATAATTTATTATTTTCATAATATGATTAATCATAAATAGTGACTCCTTTTCTCCTTTGATTTGAGGGACCAAAACAAACCTTCTACTGTCGAGACAAGAGCCTTAAACCTTGCCCCTCCAAGGCCTCTGGGAGCCGTTCTGAGCCCTTGGTATTCCTGACGGCCATCAGGACACAGACAACTCAGAAAGGGCCTCAAATCGATTATAAATTATTGGGTATAGTTAAGGATATCTGGCCATATGATACCCTGGGATTTAGAGCACTTTAAGCAATTGCCCTCTTTTAGGGCAAGGGTCGAATATGCAACCAAACAACTTGGAAGCAAGCTTGGTGCAGGAAGTGCAAGGGTTGTATTTCCCGTTAAAGACGACAGTTCCGGCGATGGAGGCATTTCTGTTTTGAAGCTGGCCAAAAACAAAAAGGGACTTGCCCAGAATGAGGTTGAGGCAGAAATATCTGATTTGTCTTCTGGTTATTCAGAAATCATTGCCATGGTAAAGGCCTATGATCAGGAAAACTACTTTTGGCTAGAGGTTGAGCGGGCCGACAAAATAACAAAGGCAGATTTTAGGAAATTAACCGGCTTTGATTTTGATACCTTTGGTTCTGTTTTAATTAACGAAATTAGCAAAAGACCTACCATGTCTGTTGATCCTGGTCTTGCTAGAGAAATTTATGATTCTCCCTTGTTAGAAAAGATGGTTTCCTTTATAAGGGATTTTGGTCAGCAACCAGGAGATCTTGATAGATTAAGCTCCTGGGGTAAAGTCACAAGAAATGGTAGGCAGTTTGCCGTCCTTGTTGATTATGGTCTTTCTCGTGAAGTTTTTCAGCAACATTACAAAAAATAATCAGAATATTACTCTTATTCTTTTGTGGGCAAACTCAAAACCTAGGGCTTGCTATACATATCTTTTGCAGAGAGATAAAATAGCAGTAAGGATTAAAGTAAAAGAACTATGGCATCATCATCCTCAGAACAACAAGATAGCGAACAACAGACCACAGCAGCAACAGAGGTAAGAAAAGGAAATGAAGTATTTTCTGCCCTATCTGGTGGTGGAGGAATGGCTTCGGTTTCAAGAGAAGACTATGCCAAAAAAGAGTTTGGCTTTGATATTCCTGTAGATGCGGTTCCGCTTCCCTCGTCCGGCAAGGTATATCCTGAAGGTCATCCTTTGCATGGTGCTGCGCAGGTTGAGTATAGGGCAATGACAGCCCGAGAAGAAGACATTCTTATGAGTCAGGGCCTTATTAAAAAGGGCACGGTTATTACAGAACTTATTAAGTCAAGTCTAATTGATAAAAGCATTAACGTTTCATCTCTTCTTTCAGGAGATAGAAATGCCCTAATGGTCGGTATAAGAATTTCAGGCTATGGCAGAGAATATCAGCCAACCTTTGACTGCCCTCAGTGCGAGCACAAGAATGAAATGAATATTGATCTTGCAAACCTTGCGGTCAAACCACTAGAACTTGAGCCGTCTGTTCCAGGACAGAATGTCTTTGGTTTTGATTTACCTGTTTCAAAGCTAAGAGTTGAATTTAAGTTTTTAACCGGCGAGGAAGAAGAAAAGATTATTAAGGAACTTGAAACAAAAAGAAAGAGAGGCCAGGCCAACACAAACATTGTTACAACTCGCCTTTCTTCGCAAATTCTTTCTGTTAATGGAAACTCAAGTCCGGGTCATGTTGCAAAGTTTGTTAATTATCTAAGGGCCCAGGATAGCCGGGCTCTTAGAGAATATATTGACGCCAATGAGCCAGGCGTAGACATGGAGGTAGAATTCATTTGCGCAAGTTGCGATCATTCCGAAAAGATCCAATTGCCAATGTCTTCGGATTTCTTTTGGCCTAAAAAACGAGCATAGAGAAGAGATTCTTTTAGAACCATTCTTTAATCTGGCATATTATTTTGGAATGTCTTGGGAAACCTATTATAACTTCCCGATTGCCTATAGACGTTGGACGATGAAGCGTCTTAACGACGAGATTAAGAAGAGCCAGGAACAGGGGGGCGGCAATTCAGATGTTCCTACCCATGCGGCGCATCACAATGATCCTTCATTAAGGGCAATGCTAGGAAAGCACCATGTTTTTGCTCCACCAAAGCTTAGGAGATAAAATGAAAAGTATCATAAAAATAAAGTCTGTCTATCAGATATTTTTTCCCATTATATAAGCAAAAACAAGAAATATATCGTTGATGATGCGGCCATTCACACAAGGGAATAAAAATGGTTTTCCCTTTAAAGGCTTCATGGGCAGACGTGTTGTCGTCCTCTTCTTTTAGAAGATATCCAGAATGTTTTAAAGCATAAAGTCCGCCAAATCTAATCCACCATGGAGAAATCATAATCTATAATTCTCTGCCGACGATTAACAGGCTTCTTTCTGAGATCTCTCCGACTTTTTTGCTTTCTATCAAGTAGACATGCCACCAAATATTATCTTCATATGAAGAATAAACTGATTTATTTAAAATAATAAAGGCCTCATCCATTTGCCCAACCACGCTTTCATGTGAATAATAAAGATTATGACTTTGCATAAGTCTCCAAATGGTACCTTCTCTATTTTTGTGTTTTATAGACATGAAGCCTCGATTAGCTTCTGTTCGCAAAACAATACCAATACAACCAATTGATTGTTATATAACCATAGTTCATTCCATGGTTTACCAATATGGCAAATATGCAGAATAAAATCGGCCCCTTTATAATCGAGATAAGTTTCAGTCTTGGCCGTTCTCGTTGCTGGGTTGTAAACATAAATGCAATGCGCATAATCATAGCGTCTATCAAGTCTATATAAACTTCCTGGAATAGGGTTCTTGCTGGACAATAATAATGGCGCTGTTGACATTTTAAGTGTTAAGAAATCTTTTTAAGTTGGTCCTGATAAAAATGGTTAGTAACAACCTTTGTATTCTGATACAAAAATACGTTTAGTCTGGATATGCCGATATGCATTGCCAAGGCCAACAGAATTGTTTTGTTTGAAACTTTAAATCCGCCAAAGTAGGCGGTCTTGTTAAATTTGAATTGTATATCGATGGGCCAAACATAATAATCCTGGTCATTTTCAAGAGTAGTATAACAATACAATTCTCCTGGAACAATTTTGTTATTGTTCATTAACCTTATTTTTCTATCTTTCATGCCGAGATTCTTTCAAGCATACTTTGGTGGATAACGCTAATATAAAAAAGTTGGCCATTATGAAGAAACATGGGATAACTTCTATTAATCCAGGAGTTTTTCTCCACAAATCTTACCAACAATAATATTTCTTGTCCCACAGGATAATAGATTATTCCCAAAGTTGGTAGGCCGTCTGGGTTAAGAGGATTCCATGGGGAATTAGCACTTGTTGTGGCGTTTGGTTTATAGCAATACAACTTTCCTATCTTTAGTATGTCTAAAAGTCTGTTGGCCTCCTCTAGATACCAATCGTTAATAACGAGCTTCTTTGTCATGAGATTCTTTCAAGCCTATTCAGCCATTGGCCGCCGATTTTAACTTTTTCGCCTTCATATAAAAACATTCCTCCATCAATGCTAGATAGGGCCATAAGAATATCGCTATCCAAGAGTATATAGCCAAGAACAAAATCCTCATATGATCTAGGATCAACTGGACAGACACGAAATTCAAAATGTACTTCCAGGTTACTATGAAATTCTGGATCTAATCTGTATAATTCTCCTGGAATTAACTTGTTATTACTTGTTGCCATTGCTGCAAACCTCTATAATTTCATCTTTACGAAAACAGTCTAAATAAATTTGGCCTGTTTTTGGTATAAGAATCTTCAAGGCCGGTACCTGTGTCCCTGGCAAGTTTAGAACACCTATAATCATAAAAATTTCACCTTCATTTAAGGTGCAGGTTTTGAACTTGCTGGATTCGCTATCATCATAGACCTTTAAAGGCCATGCTGCCTTCCACGGTGATCCTGGCCTTGCTTTCTTAACAAGCTCCGTTCTCGCACGTTTGCTTGTTTTCTTATTTGTCACCATGGGCATTGTTTCTTCTCGTTAAATTGCCGTCACTGCAACGCCTTGCACTCGGCCGGCGAAGAAGCGAGTCGCCTCCAAGTCCAGGCCAACCAGGGGGCTGGAATCGTCGGCCATGGGCGCAACAGGAGCAACGACAGGGACAAGCGTCTGGCGAGTAGCAAGAGGCGAGCTAACCAGCCTGTAGCCCTGGCCACGACGATGTGAAATCTGGTAGCCGTAACGGGTGCGAAGGTTAGAAATCATGACCGCAACCGTCGTGGAACCAACGTTGCAGTCACGAGCAAGCACGTCCGCAGAGGTGCAAGCAATTCCACGGCTCTCCAAGTATTGAACCATGCGGTTAAGGCTGCGGGTAAGACGAATGTCATTATCGACACGGCAGGTCGAAACAGGGGTTTCCTGCTGGACAGGAGACACCAAACGATTAAGCGACTCTTCCACGAAGTTCACGCAGAACTTGACCCAGTTGCAGACCTTCTTGGCATTGACCGTACCCTGATGCTGACGGAATTCAATGGTCTGGTGACGGCTAAAGGCGGTCAGGTTGACCTTGAAATAGCGATCATTAAGAATCGAAGGATTGGTTCCCTCTGTCCTACCGATAATCGACTGGCACCATCGGCTGGCATTGGCCCGGCGTGAAGGAGCCATCCAAGAATCAATCTGGGATTCAAACTTGGCATAGCGCCGGGCAATCGAAAGACGCTTCTCAGAAGTCGTATCGACAGCCCCAACATGAACATGCAGGCCGCATGAACGATTGGCCGACAGACCTGCGGCGGCAAGAGCACGAACGGCCTTGTAAGCCGTTGTAAGGCCTTCTGCGCCTGAGAGAATTGGGGAGACAAGCTCACCCCCGGCAGACACCGAACCATCCGTGACGACCTTCCAAGCCGTACAAACCGAGTGGTTGTGGCCCTGGACGCTGCAAGGAATCCCGGCCTGGTTCAGGGCATCGGCAGCACGTTGCATGGAACCGATAAACTCGACTTCGATGCCAAAGGTACGGTTAGAGCGGATTGAGGCAACAAGCTCGGCAGGAACGACACCACGAAGAGCAACGGCAGCCTCTGAAGGACAGGTGCGGCTGTTGTGGCCAATAACCTGGCAAATCGAACACTGGCGAACACTGGCGGCGGTCGGAAGGGTTGGCATCTTGTCGTTTCTCCCTGGCATCCTTGATTGGATGAATATCATTATAATCTAAACTAATTCAAAAACAAGTTCTTTTTAACAAATTGATGAAAATAAATCTGGAAAGTCTGGAAGGGCCAGAAGGCCTGAAAAGTGCGGAAAGCCGGCCTGTATTTGCATGTAGGACAATCTCCTACCTTTGGTTACTATGGGAGGTATCCTGCTTGATACGCCCTTATTATTTTATTGAATATGTCAAAAGATTCTTGACACCAGGCTTGAATATGTTATATTCGACTTATCAAAACAAAGGGAACCGACACAGGCAAAGACAGACAGAGAGAGAATAGAAAAAACAGATTGGTCCCTGCCTGACCGTACCAGTGACAAGAGGAAAGGTCGTTAATATTTCCGCCAATATGTTTTTTCTTTTTATGCCCGAGTGTGGTGGCGTTTTTCAGATACGACTTCTCTTCCGTGTAATTTTTCGTAGAATGAAAAGAAGGGTTGCTGAAAAATAAAAGGTTCGACTCCTTTTTTGGGTAACAGACTTTGAATAGAAACAAAACAACAAAATAGAAATTTTAATCGAGATTGAGAGGGTTGTAGTTCAAGCAGCAAATGCATTAACTCAGAAAAGCCAGGAAGGGAGTCTAGAATTTTTTCCTGGAAACAGAGTCTACCGGAGTTTCTGCACCGAGTTAAAGAGCAATAGGCCATTAGCCTGTAGATCTTGGTAACAACCTAAGTTGCGAGTCCAAGCTGCCCTCTGAGTCTCGATCAAATAGAAGAAAAGAAAGAGAGACAATTTTAATGCCAAGATATCGCCAACATAGAGAACCAGTTGTGCCACGCTTTCCTGGATTTGAAATCTTGGGAGAGGATTCTCATTTCGAGAATTGTGATCAAACAATCGAGGCTCCTGCGGGAACGACACATGTTCGCACGGAAACGGACTATGGCAGTTGTTATTATGAGTCTGACAAGCCAACAACAAGGATCTTCTTTCTAAAGAAGGTTTAAAATGAAAACTCTGCAATGTGCTTATTGTACTGATGATGCAAGTGGTTTAGACGAAGAAGATTCTCCAACGTGTGGTCAATGTATGCCTGTAATCAGAACCCATGTCACGAGCCTTTATAAAAATCAGCACTAGAAAGTGCCGCAGTTGAGGAATACAGGTTGGCTCTATATGAATGATAATAAGTTTGTTAGGGGAAGTCTGTATAAAACTACAGAAATCGATAATTTCTATTATGTGTCCTATTCTATATCTCCATCTCATGAGCCCACAATCGCCCTGCCAGAAGGAACTCTATTAATTTTTATCAGCATAAAAAAAGTTTCTTCTTCTCTTGTAGAAGGCAATAACTTAAAAGAAATTGAATTTTATTCTCCTGATAAACAAAGAATTGTTTATTCTTGGCTTGCAAATAAATCAACAGAAAAAAGGCTTTTTAATACCTTCAAACTCTTTGTACTATAAATCTCTTTTTTATTCTTCTCTTACTTCGTCAAAACAGGAATCATCATAAACCCCGCCAAGACAAATATACCGTCCTTTCTGATCGAGAAAAATTGGGTAGATATTCCCATCTTCCCTCAAGCGAAGCTTTTTAATAAACATCAATATACCGATAGAATCTATATTTGCCCAGTAAGATGCTCTAAAAAAATCTCTGTATTCATTGTATTTAAAGGAAGCAACCGGATCAATTGCACCACAATATATTGATTGCATAAAGGCCCATGATTTTTTGCTCGGCCGATAAAGGCTTCCTGGCTTTAAGAAGGCGTCTTTTTTCTTTTTTGTTTTCATATACCAAAAGGCCTCACAATTCCTTGTCTTCTGTAGAAATCTCAAACAACAGATTTCTTCTTGCCTGGAAATCCACATAAACCCTTTTTCCATGACAAAGAAAAATTGGAATATTACTTTCTGATGTAAAAAAATCCACTACCATTAAAGTTTCTCCATCTAAAATAGAAAATCCTTCCTTGTACAACAGTGAAATTTCGTTTTTAGTAGTAAGTGGAAAGACCCGTCTGTATGCGGTGTCTTTTCCTATTAGATTTAACCGATATAAATTTCCGAGCTTAAATTTAAAATCGTCTGTTTGTAAATAGGATTGACTTAGCGCATTCATAGTTGCATCAATTATATATCAATTCTCCACAAAAACAACAGGTATCATTTGTGATCCTATCTTGACAAGTCTACCAAAATCTTAGTCACATGACTGGCAATTTGTCTATAACTGTGATATGGTTAAATCATGCTAGAAAACAAGGCAACCTTTTTTGCCCGCCTAGAATCCAGGCTAAGTCCTTCTGAACTCACAGTGATCCGTGGTGCCTATTATCTGGCAAAATACGGTCACAGGGCTCAACTGAGACAGGAAAGGGATGCTGTTACCGGAAAGCAGCTAAGATATTTCGAACACGTCCGTCGAGTTGCCCTTATTCTTATGGACGAGGCAAGCTGTTTTGAACCAAGCCTAATCTGTGCTGCCCTGCTTCATGATTCCATAGAGGATACAGATGACATTAACGCCGAGATTATTGAACTCTTCTTTGGTCGTGGCGTTGCCCAATATGTCCAGCTTCTAACCAAGACAACTGACAAGCTAGGACAGCCAAGTTATATTGACAAGTTATTCTCGGCTCCATGGCAGGTTGTTCTTATCAAGGCCTGTGATAGGTTGGATAACCTTAGATCCCTTCACGAATGCCCAAAGGCATTTCAGGAAAAACAAATCAAGGAAACCAGAGAAAAGTATTTGCCCCTATTTGGGCAACATGCTGACGATGTTAAGAATCAACAGGATTCTGTCTTTGATTAACGTCCTTCTAGAAGAGGCATCTTAAAAGACTGGATTGTTAACAATAATGAATGCTCCTGCCAAAAAGTATGCACCCTTGTTAGGACTTGTTCCTGGAAATCTATATAGATTTAAAACAAATTTTCGAATCTTTAATTGTTCTATAGAACAACCTGTCTATCCGTTGAATTTCATAAGGAACAAAAATAAATCCTGGGACTGTAAGCCCGGCTCTATTTTTGTATTTGTTAGTCTTCTTTTTTTATCTTCCGATTCATCTTCAGATTCATCGGTTATGGAACTTTTTGTTTTTGATATTGAGCATGGTCGATTTGGGTATACTGGCACGTTTCCAAGAAGGAACCTTGATTTTTGGATAGAGATGATAGAGATGATAGAGATGATAGAGATGATAGAGGTTAACAATGAAAACAAACAATAATTTTTTTACTCCCGGTGAATTATATAAAATTAAGCCCGAGTATAAAAGAATTTTGATGTTTTTAAATCCCGCAGGTAATATTTTTTTAGACGATAAAACCTGGGTAGAAGAGGACCACGTTTTGATTTATATAAATCAATCGATTGGAAGCCTGCAACACAGATTTTTTAATACAGCAAATGGAAAAGTAATATATTCCTTGTCATATCCGAGAAACAGATATAGAGACAACTTTGCATGTCTTACTTTAATAGATTCTGAAAAAGTAAGAAGAAGGGCATCCTTGTGACTGATCTGGCAGATGGAAAAGGTTATCAGCAGCATCTTTTTATTGCTGGAAGTCTTTACAAAATTCCTCCTGGTATTATCTATAAACCTAGCCAGTGGGCAAAAACCTCAAACAACCAACATCCAAGCCACACAGACAAGTCTGATGGAAAGGCCCCGGTAGATTCTGATTGGTTTGAAACAAGAAAGCTTGAAACGGCCATGTTTATAACAATTTCTAGTTATTTGCCTTATGGTTCTATGGAGCCAATCTTTATTCTTAATGGCAAATTGGTCGCAATGCCCTTTATATCCTACTCGGAAACAGAAGAATTTGCGAAAATTACGATTGGTCCATTATGACCCTTGCAACAAATAGTCCTTTCATTCCTGGGGAACTGTATGAGTTGCCACTTGGTATCAACTACAGACCAATTCAAAGAATAACCACAGAACTACATAAGGATCTTAGTGCTAATTGGAGAATTATTCGAGACGACGATCAGGTTGGTATGTTTCTTGGATACTCCCTTTATCATGAATATGAAAAAAGAAACGAGAGTCTAGAACCTGTTTTTATTTTCGATGGAAAATTAATTGTGCTTGAAAGGGGCATTACAAATGGAATGCTTGGTATACAGAAGGTTTCATTGCTATGAAAGTTTCTCTTTTTGATGATAGGGAAGATGGCCTGATTCCAGGAGAATTGTATCTATGGACCGCAAAGGAGAATGGTGAAGAAGAAAAAGATCCAGGCAAGAAAGTCCAGATGAAACACTTTTTCGCAACTCCCTACCTGTCAGAATCTTTAGGCAATGGATTTGTTCTTCCCATGAAATCTCTTCTTATTCCATTGGACGTAAGAACCGTTGATATCGTATATGATGGACAGCTATGCGTGGAATATCGTTTTTTGTTGGGAAGTGTGGGCACTCTAAAGGAAAATCTTGTCAGGCCCTATATTTGGTCTGAATTGTTTGGAGAGTTTGAAGAGATTGAAAAAAGACTTTTGTCATGTTTAAGAGGGCCAATATAATGTTGGACACTGATAATTGCACAGAACCTAAACCTCTCACTTTTGTTCCGGGATCTCTGTATATGTTTACAGGACAATCCGAACTGTATGGATGGAGGTTTCCATATACGCCGACCAGCAGCAAACAAACCATTGGTTTATACCAGGGCGAAACTGTAATGTTTTTAAATAAAGGTCCAGATGACATGACAAATCATCAGGGTTTTATGCTATGGAAATATTCTTTTTTTAATATATCAACCAGGGCTTCTCTGTATGTTTATACAGGAAATATCTCTAGTCTTGAAAACTATCTTTTTTCTAAAAGAATGGTAAAAATATGCTAGACCAAAAAGACAAATTTATTCCAGGTTGTTTATATTCTCTCATAATCCTTGGCCATCTTGGTGGTTTGTCTGCGCCTTATATCCCTTCCTCTGACAAAAATATACCAGTTAGTTTTAGTTCCATCAATTCTAAAAATAGCATCTTTTTATTTGTTGAAAAGCTTATATATGCCAATGACTCTGAATTCTTTCAACAAACATCTAGGCCGAGTGAATCAAAGTCTATTCTTTGTAGATATACGTTTTTAAATCTATCCACAAATCAGTGGATATACAGCTATCATTATGGTTATAATGATTACTTGTTTGAAGAAAATCTGTTAAAAAATAAGAACATGATAAGAATATGCTAAAAATTAAAGAAGCCAAAGAGAATGATCTTGCTCCTGGCTCCTTGTTTATTATTAAAAAAACTCAGGCCTTTGATGAATGCAACAGATTATTTTTTATCTTCGGCCCCATTTAGATTCTCCTCGATTTGGTCTTGACGCCTGCTGTGTTTCCGATGAAAGTCCTCTGATTTATTTGTCAACCAGAATAAAAAATATTCGTAATATAAACTACAGACAACACTGTTTTTATTTGCCTATAAAGAATGCAAAAATTTATTCTCAGCACTATGTTGATAATGGAGGGCCATATTCGCATGATAGTCTTTTTAAAAGCCGCCTAGAAAAAATAACAGATTAACCATGAATAGCAATGATAATATGATTCCTATTCCTGTGCCAGGAAGTCTTTATAGGGCAGAAAAAGGTATATCAGATTTCTTTTATTGCTCAGCAGAAGAAGATGGAAAGAGGTATATCAGATTTCTTTTATTGCTCAGCAGAAGAAGATGGAAAGAGGCGAGATAAAATGGTTGATAGCAAAGTTCCAAGTCATCTTCTCCATGCCAGTGACATTCTTGTGTTTCTTAGTATAAACGAATATACTCTAGAGAAGATGATAGAATATGAGTTTTATTCGCACGCAGAGAAGAAAAAGTTTAAAAGAAACATGATTGTTGAATATGTTTTTTATTCTCCAGCCCTAAACACAAGGCTATTTTCTATCCTTTTGTCAAGCGATTTATATGAAATAGATTTTATCGAATCCCTAACACTGCTCGCTGGGACTGTTGGCCAGTATGGCAAATAAGTTATTATTAATCGAGGGCGAGGCTTACAGACCAACTAAGACCATGTACTTTTATTATAGCCCAATAACAAAAACCTATGAATCAGATAACAAGGTTACATCTCGTGATCAGGATTCTATTTTAATCTTTTTAAAAAGAAATATATACAAACAGGGCATCCTTAAGTTTGTACCAGAAAGTAAACTAAACGAACTTGAAGAATATGTTTTTTATGATCTAATGGAAAACACAACAGTCTACCATTCTCAACTTTTTTGCGGTGCTGGACAAGAGACAGAGGTAGGAGAATTTTTTGATTGCCTTAAACAAATATCCCATGACCAATAAAAGTCTTGATGCCTTGGTTCCTGGAAAATTATATAAAACAAGAAGATATGCAGAATTTTATATAGAGGTAAAACAACCCAATCACTACTTTCTTCAACCAAGCTGGACGGAGCTACTTTCCTATGATTCAGGCGATATCTTAATATTGCTAAGGATAGAAGACAGGATCAGAGATTCTGTCTCTTGTTCTCGTGAATATACTTTTTATGATCCCAAGAAAAACATGAATGTATATTATCCTACAATTTACTACCATTATGACCATAATGCTGCCATTCAGTGCCTTCTTGACTCACTTGAGGAAATGTGTTAAAATAAGTCATATTACAAATGTCTTATATTTCTTCCTATCCTGCCGCAGGAACCCTGTTTAAAGTAAGATCAGACCAGGGAAGCCCTCATTTGTCTCCTTCGGAGGATGACAAATCCTTTTATTGCATAACTCTGTTTCGTACGCCGTTTCTTAAAAAGAAAAATGATGATGATAATTCTGTCGTTACAACTAACAAGGCACCAAGTCTTGTTGGTCCAGCAACAATGATGGGAATGTATAATAACAGGGCATTCATTACAATTTTTTCCAGCGATTATATAAAGAAAAATCCAAATATTCTTATTTCCAATAGAGGAGCAGTTTTTTATAACTCGGTTCTGCTTTACATGGGCGAGAGATCTCTTATTGCTCCTGAGAAGAAGGAGATTCGATATGAATTTGAATTTTATATTCCCATGCTGGGCAGATCTTATTTTACCTATGTCCACACAAAAGAAGATGTTTTTGCAGAGGTCTTTAATAGGCTAGAGGAAATCAAATAATGATCGATAGATTGATTCCTGGTAACTTGTATATGGTCGAAAGGCAAATTCTCTTTCTTCGTTGCCATCCCCTGCAAATAGGAGGCGGTAACTTTAAGACTTTTGTGCCCGGAGACTTGTTAATGTTCCTTGAATTAATCCCAATACCATTCGTTGGCCTAAAAGAAAGACCTGACTTGAACAAATTCATTTTCCTGGATCCCAGGGAAAACTGTCTTATAACAAACGTCATGAGGGGGAGTCTATTTTTGATCCCATTGTTTATAACAAACTGATTCCATATGAATAAGCTAATACCAGGAGAATTGTATAGAGTAAAGGAAACTATGTTGTTTATGTTTCAACACAATCATAAACTCTGCCCAGATAATAATCCAGGAGAACTTCTGGTTTTTATTAAACTGAGTTGGGGAGATTTTTTATACCATGATTTGGCCTCTGTCGTCTTCTTGGATAAGAATGGTGCTCTTATAATGAATGCCATGAGGGAAGCCGGTCTTCAACGCACAATTTATGACAAACTTGAAGGACCAATCATTTTTCATGAATAACAATAAAAATGGTCTATTGCTGTTGTTGGAGGAGGAATTCCTAGATGGAATAACCTATATCTTTTGGTGGATTGTCAGCCTTTTTGGAGAGTTAAAGGAAATTGTCGAGGACGGTTTGGACCGATCCTCCTTCTGCTGGTTTCGGTTCCTTTTTCTCAAAGATCCGGTTCCAGGACAGTTATATAGAATTACACACGAATATCAATTTTTTAACCTGGTGCCTTATGGGCCAAAAAGATTTGCTGTTGGCTTTTCACTTAAACCATATGGCGTCTTTAAAGCCCCTCCTATTATTCTTCAACCATCTCTTATTTTAGAGAAATCAAAAGACCAAGTATTAATCTTTTTAAGAAAAGACAGTCACGAGATTGAATATCAGTCTCCTGAGTATGCAAGGGCAAAGCCAATTCATGAATATGTTTTTTGGTGCCCACAATTAAATAAAACTCTATATTCTGCCAATGTTTATTCTAGACAGGACAAATATGACTTTTTAAGAAACATAGAGTTGATTGATGATGGTAGAGGTGGTGGTGTCAATAGGGATCATGAAATGGCGGCAGAAGAAGAAGAGGTTCAAACAAATGATGAATAACAATGGAGTCAAGGACTGGCAGTTTATTCCAGGCAATCTTTATAAAATCATTGATAATTTTGGCCTATATCTTTATAATTATCCGATTTGTTCACCAGGAGGAGCAGGTAAGCCGTCAACCGGGAGGGTTCATTATAGAATATTGCATCCCAACAGAGGTGGCATTCTTTTTTGTATTAAAGAAGGCACGCCGGCTTTTGGCAACTATGCGCCAGAATTGCAATACTATTCCTTTCTTTATAATGGAAAAATATATTATACAGATCCATTATGCCTTCTTAATAAAATGCTTGTTCCACATGATTAACAAAAAATCATCAGAAGAAGAAGAAGAAGAAGAAGAAGAAAGAAGAATATTAATTCCTGGCGCTTTATATAGACTACACATGAAAGAAGGAGAAACTTCTCTTTGGGCTTGGAAACATACCTATGACTTTATTAAGCCAGACAATAATTTGTTTAAGAATTCCATAAAACTTAAATCAAATAGTATATTAATGCTTATTGAGTTACCGAGGGAGATAGACTGGCCTAATGGAGGCCTTATTGAATATCACTTTTTAAGTCTAACAGCAAGCGAAGAAGAAGAAGAAGAAGAAGAGGTTGGTGTGAGAGTCGGCAGGGCAATTCCCATTTGTTGTTGTTGGATGTATTTTAATTCTCCTCTATCCGAGTCCGAGGGGGAACGATTTGTCCCGCTTGTTGTTACTTGATAAGTGATGTTGGAGAAAGGGTGGGGACATGTATTTTCACATATTAGAGTTTCTCATATTCCAATCAGGCCAACAGAGAGACAAACATTCTTGTATTCTTAATAAAAACATGGAGTTAACCCATAATAAATATTAACAAATAGTGGGGATAGGGGTTCGGCCCAATTTCTCATATTCATCAAGCCCATTTCTCATATTCATTTTGGCCAGATATGCCCAATTTCTCATATTCAATCAACTGTCAGCGATCACTGCCAATTAATGATATTCCCCCCTTGTCTTGGTGTTGGTGTGAAGTTTATCTCTCCAGCCGGCGGAGGAAAAGTTTATAAGGTTTGTTAATTTTCGGAGATTTATATAGAGTTTATAAAGTTTATGGATATTACCAAATTCCCCTAACTCCCCTATAACCCTTATCTTTTTTTAATAGCCAATTAAGTTTTAATAGCAAATTAAGGGATTTGCCCTTATCTTTTTTTAATAGCCATCCATCAATCAATCAAAAGGGCCTCCTATACACACCGGGTAGTGTAGGGGTACCCCTTGAAGGGGTAGGGGAGGTAGGTCTATTAACCAGGGCCCCCCCACGTCCAGGATGTGACGGTCATTCAGGGGCAAAAACAGGGGGTTAGGCCCCTCTGCACACTTTCAGAAAAAATCCAGATTTAAAAATATTTCCAAAACCACAGACAGAGGGAGAAAGGAGATTTGAAAAAAATAATTTTTGATATTTTCCAAAATCAAAACAATGTCTCATATCAGACCCCATTTTTGAAAAAATTTTTCTGGGATTTTTGGCCATCAAAAAAAAAAGGGGGGAGGTGGGGAAAATCAATCACAATTGGAGAGAAGCAGACCATTATGAATCATATAGGGGACAAAAGGCAATTAACTTTCACTGACTGGCTAATGCAAAGAAAAATCAAGATAGGAACCAACCTTCCTTCCTTCCTTCCTTTTGTTTTCTATAAAGGCCTTATTAAACATATTGTTAATTGCCGGCTCCCTAGTCTTTTTTTCTTCTTCCCCCTTTTCTTCTTCTTCTTCTTCTTCTAGACCCCTAAAATAATCAACCCAATAAATTAATCTTCCCTCATACAAAAATATAGGATAAACACTTGAACTAATAACACCATGTTTATTGGTATAGGGAATCATGGCAACCGCCATCATCCTCAACCCTTTTTCCATGTGTTCTACATTTAGAGATAGAGGTATTTGTTCAAAACAGCAACCATGCTTATTTATGGTAACAATTCTTACATAATAATAATAAGCCAGATTTGATTTTTGTTCTTTTTTCTTGACTTTATATAAATTTCCTGGAACAAATATCATATATTTTTGTCTTCTTTCTTCAATACCCATCTATAGCACAATTTGTGTGCAAATTCAAGTGCTGGTGGTGGTGGAGGAGGGAAGAAAAAGAAATAGTATCTTTCTTGATTCCATCCCATTCCATCTTTCCCTCCATCCTCCCTTGCCAAAGAGTCCAAACCCTGCTATTCTTGTTTGTGAAAATACCATGATCTCCTATCAACAGCAACAACAGCAGATGCGGTTTCGTCCTGGGCATCTCTACAGAATAAAAACCACCACCAAAGAATCTTGCCACCAATATCTTGCCCCAGAAACCGACATGAATATTCCTTTAATAAAGAATGATATTCTGATGTTTATCAGAAAGATAAGGCCCCATGAGCAGATATATGCAGAAAAAGACAAAACCTATGACTGTCCTGGGGATCACCTATTCTTTGATCCCCAGCATGCAAAATTGATTGTTTTTTTGTCTAAATCTTAGGGAAGGAAACGGAGAGGAAATGCTTTCTGGCCACTTCTCTTGTCTTGAAAAACTGGCAACAGAAAAAGAACCTCAATAAAAAAACACACACATCATGTCCTCCCTCTCTCCTTCTTCTTCTTCTTCTTCTCCTTCCGTCTCCCTTAATCCTGGAAGTCTTTATAGAGTAAACCCCCTGGGCAATGGAGGCGAAGTTTGGTTTACCGGCGAGCCCGGAGGCAACAGCAACAGAAATGAATTACACTGTCAAAAGAATGAAATCATTATCTTTATAAAAAAAGATATAATCAAAAAGGATTATGAGGCAACTCCTTCTTTGGCTATTACCACCAACACCGAACGTCTATGGTTTTTTATTCCCTCGCACAGAAGAGTTGGAACCCGGCATGTTTTTGATGCAATTGAATATACAAGATATATACCCGTTAATTAAACGATATTATGAATAAGCCAAATTTATCTATTATATTGCATAAAGACTTCCGGGAAGAATCAATTTAAAGGCCATTTAAAGACAAATTGTTCATGCCGGCCTCCAGCTACCCACAAGGGATCAGAACTCCCCAGAAAGGCTCACAGAGCCAGGAAACCCTATACCTGTTAGGGGTGCCGGGTGCCCTCTATTCCTCCCTTGATTCAATAGAGGGAGTTGCAATTTATATGTCTCCATATTCCTCTCCTGAATCCTATACTTCTTTGGCAAGGAATGATTTATTGATTTTTATTAGAAATCTAAACCCAGGAGAAAAGCTGTTCGCCCCAGAGCCTGGTACTGGCCAAGAGGTTGCTGAAACATCCTGTGGAAGTGATGTTCTTTTCTTTAATCCAAAAATAGGAAGACTTATAGTGGTGTGCCAACATCGATATAAATTATTGTCGCTGAAAAAGGTCTAGGCACCCTTCTTCTTTTTCTTGTCATCATCATCATCATCATCATTTTCTTCTGGTTTTATGTCATGGTGTATGTCTACATTTATGATGTAGCAAACCTTGCCCTGATAAAGAAGCTTTATATGATCCTGATTGTTTTCTCTTTCAATGGTTTTAATATGATCAATTAACATGAAAATTGAATTAAAAGAAAGGATTGTTTGCTCATAGGTAATATCATTATAACCGACAAGTTTTTTTCTTGTTCTCCAAAGGGTTCCAAGCTCAAGTTCTGGCTCTCCCTTCTTGGCATCAAATTCCTTTAATAGGTTTGATATCGGGCCATAGTGCTTTGCTGCCAATTCGTCTATATGAGAATTGTGTTGCGTCCTCCTTTTTTTATTGCTTGCCACTGTGGATATCCGGCTGTTTTTTCTAGGCAGCAAGTTTTTCCATATAGATCATATCATCAGCATCTATGATAAGTGATCTACCCTCAATCAAAATCTTTAATGTACAGTTATAGGTGATCTCTTTTACTGTTTCATTTGTATATCCTACAAACTGCCCTTGTTCTTTTCCGTAATTATCTGAATACTTTTCCCAAGGATTTTTATAATAATCCACTGGCAGAAGATCTTTTTGGTTGCCCCATTGTTGCCGACTCTCCTTTTTTAGAGGAAGGTTATTTTTCCAGTATTCATTGTAGTCAGATTGTTTATATGTAAATGGTTCTTCATATGCCGGCCAGGAGCAACCAGAGTTGTCTTCTGCGGGCTGTTGTTTTTGAGGCACATATACAGTGGTGGTATACGAAGTATATTTGATTTCAGGCATCAGATATTGCTGATTAAAATAATATTTGTTGTTTGATATTTCATTACTATTCCAATCATAGTTTAGGTGTAAGTTTTTTGTCCATATATGCTCAAGGAGAAAAAATGCAGACTTTTTCTCATTAAGATAAACAAAGTCATAATCATCCTTTTTGGCAATTATAAGTGGAAACTCGCTTTTTACTCTCCATAGGCTTCCTATGGGATAATCCTTTTTTATCTTTGTCTTTTGTTTTGGCAAATTTTCTTCAGGAGTTGTGCAATAGGGACCGGCCTTAAGTTGCCAGTCGTATGCGTTCTTGACCGGATTGTTCCATGGAGAAACTTGATTACTTTTATAGGTGATCATATATGGAGAATTTGTTGGCACGGTGGTCATGTTGTTTGTTGTTTCTGTTTCATCTGCCGGTTCTTACTATATGCTAAATACAACATGTCTGCAATACTTTCCTGAATGTCTTCGCTTTCAAGCATTTCCCTTATATCCTCTTGTGCAAGCTTTACCTTGAGTCTTATTGCCGTTTGTTGCAGCAGGGATTCGGTAGCAAGAATAAGCTGATTTCTTGCCGTGGCATGATTCATTTTATAGCCAAATTTGGTCATAATCCTGGCCAGGCTTCTAAAGTCACACCCGCCAATTCCTTCTCCAAGGGTAACATATGTTTTTTTATTATCGCTTTTCATATCCTATGCCTGCGCCTTCTTTCCAATTAGGTCTTTTTCTTCTAAAATTCCATATCTGAGAAGAAGAATCATTTTCTTTTTCTCTGACATGTTCTCAAGAACTCCTCCAACAATTGCAGTTAATTGTTCTTTGTCCATTTTATGGAATACAGAAGAAGAGGAAGAAGAAGATTCTCCTCCTATTGCTGTTCGCCCGCTGCCGGCGGTGCCGACCCTGCCCCCACCAGAGCTACCACCAAGATGAATGGCTCCTTGTTCTGTCTTAAACAGGATATCCTCAAGACAATAATTGCCATCAGAAGGATCTGCACCAGGAGAAACACTTGGGGCACTTAGGGATATAATCTGTTTTGATTTCAGGGCGCTGCCAATAGAACTTAGCATTTTTTCTGTGACCCCGTATTTTCTTTCCTTCTTTTTGCTTTTTTTCTTCTTGCCGTTGTTGTCGTTTGTCCCACCTGTCTTTTTTGAAGTCTTATTATTTTCGTCGGTATCATAATCATAGTTTTGATTATATTCGTCCTCATTAAAAAATAAGATAGAGGCAACGTCTTTCTTTTGAAGCTTAAGTTCTTTAAAGAGTTTGCTTTGAGCCGCTCTAATATGACTTGGTATTTTTATAATAGGATTTATGTTGGTAAGATAATTGTTTATAGCCTGTCTAAGCCACCACCCGGAGTAGGTGCTGAATTTGTATCCAAGAGCAGGATTATATCCTTCAATGGCCGCCAGAAGGCCGAGAGTGCCCTCCTGAAATAGTTCCTTGCGAAGATCCTCTGAAATGTATCCGTATCCAAAGGTATGAGAGGTTGGTCCTGACGGAAAATATTTGGTTAATATGTAACTGATTAGGGCCTGATTTTTAATTACAATTTCATTTCTAAGCTTTATGTCTTTTCTCCCACCCTTTATATAAAGCTCAAATAGCTCTTTATTATTTTCGTGAGCCTCTGATTTTGTTGTAAGCTTGTTCTTTTTCTGTTCTTCTTTTTTCACAAATAAGTTTCTCTTTTTCGCTATCTTTCCTATCTTGCTTGTCTTAAGAGGCAACCATTGCCATTATGCAACAAGCAGAAGCAGTATTGGTGTTAATCAAAAATATATCATCTGATGCTTGTGTTTTATACCACATTCATCATAGACACAGTTTGAATTAATTCATATTCAAGGTAATCACCAATTTGAATATGTCAAATTAATGCATTACAGGCAATAGAAAGTGCTGTTGGATATATAACTGTTTTGCACGCAAACAAATTTTTCGTTTGCCTTGTTTATTTCAGTTAAATAAAGAAAAACCAATCTTTCATATTCTTTTAAAAAATCAACAGCATAGGTTGTTCTTCTTAGTCGCTCTCCTGGCACTACCTCTGCTGTTTCGGAAATAACAAAATCATTTTGTGTTACTGCTGTTGTTTGAAGATAATATTCATACAGCGCAGTTTCATTAAAACACAAAACATGATCTATTTTGACGCTACAATCAAAACTAACTCTTTTTCCAATTATGTCATAAACTACAGGGGTTAGTTCACCAATTCTTGCTCTAAGCTGATCAGAATTATATTCTGGCTTCAATGAGGTCGGATCAACTGGCTGGTAATTAATATGGCTTAAAGGCTTAACACAACCATTCAGCAGGACAAAAAGTAAAATCAACAAAAGAAATAGCTTATTCTTCATATCACCATCATAGATAATATTTCTTTTGTTGTTTAATTTAAATAAGTCTTTTTCTTTTTTTCAAAAGGCAAGCCACCTTCATCGTCAGATTCTTCTTTTTCTTTGTCAACTGCTCCCTCTTCTGCCTTTCTGACCTGTTGCATTGCCTCCTCTGTGGCCTGCATTATTTCATTTTGAGTTGCATTTACTTCCTGCAACAGGGCAATCTTAAATGCCTTAAGAACATTTTCAACGGCAACTATGGTTAGATTATAAATGTCTTTTGATAAAATTGCCTGTAGGTTCTTTCTTTTAAGATCATTTATCTCTCTACAAAGAATATAACCAACAGCAAAAGAGAAAAGAGAATTTAACAGCAAGATGGCAAAAAGTATCCAGCTTGTCATTGTCACCATGGCGCAACCTCTTTTTTATGTTTAAAGTTTAACCAAAATAATTTTTTGGTTTTGTTTGATTGACACAAACATTCTGTTGCCATGGATTCTTCATAATGGCAAAGAACACCTTTTGCATTATGCTGTTCACATTCTGTTAATGCCGCCGTGGTATTTTCATTATTACCAGTTTGACTATGATCATTGCTGCTACCGGAAGCAGAGGAAGAAGAACATGCCAATATGAAAAACAAAATCACCAAAAATCTTTTCATATCAACCAAAGCCAATTTTTCTTGATGGAGAAGTAGAGGACTTGTTTGTGGTTTCTACTGTCTTCTCTACTTCTTCGCCGGCATTTAATTGTTTTTCTTTTTGTAGCGAGACTTTAGCTTGGGCATAAATACTTGCAAGAAGAACAGGTTCGTTTTTATGAGGATATTCAGCAGAGTCGTTGTTCATTAGTCTGCGATAAATTTTTGTTGCCTGTTCAGGAGGAAGTCTACCAACCTCAAGATTATAAGAAAGTCTGCCGTCTCTTAATAGAGCCTCGTCCATGTCTGTTTTCTTTGCGTTGGTTGTTGCAACAACTCTTATGTCTAACAAGTCTCCAAGAATGCCTGAAGTAAGATTTAACACGGCACTAATTGCCGGCATGTTTCCACCATTGCGTCTAACCAAGCATTCGTCTGCATCCTCGACGATAAGAATAATGGGATTTATAAAGGCTTCCTTTTTCTCAGATTCAGAAATAAGAGGAAGAACAATATCTGTTTTAGATACAGGCTGTCCCGATGGTCCATAGGACTCCTGTGGCTGATCTCCTGATTTTAGTCTTAAAAAGACAGGAATGATTGCAGGGTCGCTAATTCTTTCAACCATGTTTGGGGGAATTACAATAAAGCATGCATTTGGCGTTTCTGAAACAAGGCTTCGAACAAAAAACGTTTTTCCAGATCCTGGATCGCCCTCAATAATGGTTAACTTTCCCTTTGGGTTTGCTGATTTAAGATCAGAAAGAATGGCTTCCATGCCAACCTGCACGTCAGGAGCATAGTTTTCTTTCTCAAATCTAGAGGCGGCAAACCCGAGCTTCTTTACGTCAAGACCCTCATAGTCTGTGGCAAGCACATACACATTTCCCTCATTTGTCTTTTCTCTTGGCGACAATTCCTTTGCAAAGAATTCAATTTCATTCTTAAAAAGTAACAAGGGATCTCTCGTGTCTGATTGGAGATCTACGGATATGCCAAACTTAACGCTGATAAAGTTTCTTTCACAAGAAACATAGGCAACAAAGTCGTCGCCTACAAACATATGAAATGTTTCTATCACATTATCTTCCAGGGCAAGCAGGTTTCCATTTCTTGACTTTTGAATAAAGTCAAGAATAAGAGAAGTCTTTGTTACATCAAAAAAACCTGAAAAGACTTTATCATAGATTACCTTTTGTTGTTTAAAGCTCTCTGCAAAAAACAATCTAAAAACCATGGCCTGGAACCAATCAAAAACTCCATGGGTACCAAACTGACCAAGTTCAACAAAATTGCTTTTTAGCCAGCCAGGAAGAAGCTTGCCCCGAATCGTGTCCGTCATTACCATTTTTGTCTCTACTGCTGCTGCTGTTGATATAGGATTTTCCATAAATTTGTTTCTTTATTAAATTTGGTCGGCTCGTCTGGACTCAAACCAGCTTTGCGCACCAATCTGATGCATTACGAAGATTATAAATCTTCCCGCGAATCTTCCGCCCCGAGCCGTGAATTGGTTGTGTTGTTGCCAAAATTTAGTTTAAAGTTTTTCCTTTTTGAAAGCGGGTTGATAAAAACAATTCTCTCATATAATCAACATGTTCCTGTTCTGTTTTTGTAAGATCCTTAAACTTTGGATCTAGAAGCTTCCTTTCTAAGGAAACCTGATTAATCACAGAAACGGTTTCAACTACCTTTTTTACATCCAGCGACACTCCTGATATGGCAATCATTATAGCCAGATCCTTATCTAGCTTTTCCATTTGCTGAAAAATGGCCTCTTCTAAAGAGAGAATAGGCAAGGAGCCCTGGCCGTTGCCACTTTGATTTCCATCGCCGCTGCCACTAAATGAAAACATTTTTATGCTGCCAAGACTTTCTTTTTTGTCGCTTCCTCGGGCTTACCAAATGAGGTGAAAGTATTGTTAATTGTCTGTTCAATAAGTTTTTTTCTGCCAAGATAGGTTTCAAAATTCCAAATCTTAAGAGGAATACTACAGGCAGTAAACCAAACAACTCTTTCACTATCTAAGAGAAACTTAAGTCTTACCCAGGCAGAGACAGGAGTCATTTCGCCAGGAGCAATAAACTGTTCATTTTCTACATACATACAAACCGTATCTACAGGAACAGCAATCTCCTCTTGGCCATAGGCTCTTTCTTCGTCGTCCTTTAGGATTCCAACAGCATCCGTTCCCATAAATTCTTCTTTTGTCTTAAAAAGATTTCCCTCGACAAACGGAAAGGAAAGTTTAATCCGTGGCTGAATGTTGTAAGATATACCTTTTGACATATTCTTATTCTCTGGACGAATCTTCATTTGAGGTAGAAGTCTCTGCCTCTACCGATGCAGCCAAGAGGGCTCTGCGACTAGTAGCCTTTTGTGGGCCCTTAAGTCTTTTGGACTCGGCCAAAAGTTCATTTTTCTTCCAAACAACAGGCCCGCCATTTTCCTTGGTTCGCTTTTTAAAGAGAGAATATGTTTTGTTCTCCTTTGCAAGGGCAGCAAACTCTTCTGCCTGCCTGCACCTGTGGCAGTAGGTACCATTTCCATTGTGACCACAAATTCCAAATCGTTTTCTCATAATGAATCTATTATAGCCTCTCTTTGTTAGGAAAGCAAGAGTTTTTATTCAGGTCTAACGATTGTCCAATGAAATTCTTTTCTGTTCCTTTAAATGGTCTTTTAACATTTTGTCCAATTCTTTATTAAGCCTTTCTACTTTGGCTCTTTCTTCATAATATCTTCTTTTAAGAGTTTTTATACCACCAATTAAAGATAATCCATCAAACTCAGAATCGTTATAAAGTTCTTGCCTAACCTGGTTTAAAACTTCTCTTGTTTGATTTTGCTCATTAATTAAACGATCAATAATCTGGGCATCGGTTTCCTTCTTTTCTTCATCTTTAATCATGAATAAGGATAAATAGCAAAAAGGAAGCTATTCTTCTGTGTTCTTCTTTTCGACAGGAGGAGTAGAGCCACTGTCGTCCTTCGGCACTTCTGCCTTTAAAATAAATTCAAAAATGTCAACTACGTGCCCGGAGGTTTGAATAACAAGAGAAAGAATTACAAGAATTACAATGGGAATGGCAATAAGCCAGGCTGAATAGGCCAATTTTGTACCCAGGATAATCCAATAGGCTGTAACGATTCCGTTTACATAGTGAATCCACCATCGATTTAGTGGAGCAAAGATAAAATCAAACTTATCTGGTTTGACCGCATGAATTTTAACTCTTGGCGGCAAAGCAGGAGAAGAGGAATCTGGCTGTCGTGGCGAGACTTCTTTGTTTTCTTCTTGTTTGTCCATTGGCCTATGTCCTTTTAATTTGACAGATATTAATCTTAATACGAGCATCTGGTCTGTATAGTCTTACGGCTGATAACGTTTCAATCCAAACCTTTGCGCCACAAGAGAGAGGCTTCTCTGGCCTGTAAACCAGCCTAGACGGGCCATCTATATAGATTCCCTGTGTCTTGTAAGGGCCTCCACGAACCTGTACGGTTAACACGGGAAGACTCGTGCCTTCCTTGTGATTCTTTTTAATTCGATGCTGGTCCACATGAATTCTTTTGACCAGACCTTTGCGTAGAATTTTCACATATCCTCTTCAAGTCTGACCGCCAAGCCAATTGGAATATAGGGCAAGCCATCTTCGGTAAATCCAAAGTATTGAACTGTTAGCTTCTTTCCAATAAAGGACTTGCCATGCTTTAGCCATTTGGCACGCTTTTCAAATGTGCCCTTTGGTACAACCTTAAAGGTTCCGCCCTCTTTGGTCTTGCATTTGAAGATAATACATTCCGAAAACTTTCCGTCACCATTGGTAAAATCAATAATTTCAAATTCATCATCCATGAAAGCCTTGACCTTAAGAAGCTTGTCGCTTCTATAACCAAACTTGTAGACGCCATCCAAGAGCCTTACAATGGCTCCCTCGTATCCGTCTGCAACGCATTCATCATGAAAGGCATAGATTTCTTTTTCGGATCGAACAGTTTTTCCAGAAACCATTACAACCTTATTTAGAACAGAAGAGTTTCTCTTAAAAAAATCCTTTAGATTCTTATTGCGCTCAGACCAGAGTCCGCCATCATTGTTTTCATTGGCATGGATATAGTCATAAACATGATATTCCATTTTAACGGATTCGGGATTAAAGTTCTTTGTGGGGCGGACAAGAGTATTGATTTCTTGTAGTCCTGTTCCATGGACATAAAGCTCTCCATCAAGAACGTCGCTTTCTGGTAAATCAGAATTTTCAATTTCCCTACAGACATGAGGAAGAAAATATTCTTTTCCGCCTCGACTGGTGAGTTTAATTTTGCGGTTCTTACCATGACCAATCCAGGAAGCAAGGGCCCTTGTGCCGTTTAGCTTTGCTTGAATATAGGCCTCAAAATCATCTTCGGTCAGGCCAATAAATCGTTTTCTATCTTCAAACTTCTTAGCAAGCATGGGGAGGAAAATTCTTTCCTCTGTCTCTTCAATGGTTTCGCTGTACTTTCTTTCTTTCTTATATAGCCACATAGACTCGGCCTCTAGAATGGCCTGTTCCCCTACCGAGGTTTCGTTTGCACGGCCGAGGTTCTTTTGAACAACCTCCTTACAGGAGGTCTGTAGTAGGCCTTCTAGCTGCCCCCATTCAGTATAAACACAACTTCCCTCTGCCCAAACCGTCCAGATATTTGTGGCTCCCTTGGCAGTCTTGTGGTAGAGAGTAGGAAAAGTGGTCTTTTTGGCTTTTGTTGACATATTACCTTGCTCAAATAATCAATGATTTCATCTAGTTAGGTGGGTGGGTGGGTTCGGCGGGAGTCGGACCCGCACTGAGCAACTTAAAAGGTTGATGTGCTACCATTACACTACGAACCCTTCGTATCTTGCATGAGTATGATTCTACCACAATTTCTTATAATGTCAATAAGATATTATATTGAATTATTGAGCCTTTTTTTCTAGCTCTTTTTGAGGGGTTATGTTGTAGCCTTTGATACTACCAAGATTGTCATAATCAAATCCGGTCATAATGGCAATCTTTTGTTTTGGAAAGTTTCCTCTTGCATTTGCATAGCAGGCCTGGCCAACGATCTCTGTAAAGGCAGCAGGCACGGCAGCAGGAGGAAGCATTTTCTTATGAGCATTAAAGGCAGCAATTTCTCCCTTATCACTAAAGTCTACATTGGCAAGAATATGAACAATATAATCATGAACGGCTCGAAACTTTAAATTCTGTTCATGAGAGAAAACATCATGTTCATTAAAGTCTGTTGATATCTTAAGAATACCAGTTTTTTCTACATCTTCCTTCATTTCCTTTTGAGAAGAATAAGGCTGTCCGGCAACAAATTCCACCTTTATCTTAGAAAGCATTCTTTGGTACATTTTTTCTGTATGGGCAATTAAGGACTTATAAGAGGCAATTGCCTTTGGGTCATGGTCAGGAAGCTGGTCATAGGCATCAGCCACAAGCTCACAAAAATTTTTATAATTTTTAAGTGCCAGTTTTTCTGATATTAGCTCTTCTTTAATCAGGGCCCTTAAAACAATAATGTTATTAACATTGTTCACAACATTCTTAAATATGATCTCCTATTGGTTCAAGCGCCTCACGAACATCTTTGTCTACGGCGGTTTTATGCCATCCTGACGAGCAAACAAGGTTGCCGTTATATAAAAAAATCAAATTAAAATAATCAGAAAAATACATGCCAGAATCTCTTTTTTCACCCCTGATAACCATAACAATATCACCAATTTTAATTTCTACCTGTCTGTTTTTGCATCTATAAAGATTCCCAGGAATTAATAAATTGTATTTGGCAGGCGATTCCATTGCCACAAACTATCCTTCTTCTTTAATTTCATTAACAAAACAAAGACGGTCTAAAACCCAAGAACTAATATAAACAATCTTTCCATTGACTAAAAATGAACACAGGGTTTTTGAATCGCCGGCCGATCCAAAAAAATTTTAATATCAAACCAACAAACAGACAAATATCTTTTGGATAAATTATTATATGTTTATAACCTTCTCTTATGTCTCCTCGTGGGGAATATATGGCATTGACTTGTGTCAAGATTGACTTCATCTCAATCGAACCAATCTTGTATAGGCTTCCAGGAATTAAGCCAGAACTGTTCATTATCATATTGGCGAAATAAACCCTTCCTCCAACAACCTCCATCTTCTATTACAGACCGTTTTTCCATTTAAAACAAAAAAATCATATTGTGTTTGGCTTGTTTTTATAAACATTATAATATCATTTATTTTTGCCTCAGTCTGATGACCCGGCTCGAATTCTGGTCTATATTCATTATATTTTTCTTGAAGAAAAAAGATTTCTTTGAGAACACGATAAAGCCTCCCTGGCTCAAATTGTTGCCGACACTGTTGTTGATTCGTGTTTGTCATTTTTTTAGCAAACTATCTCTTCAAGAGCGAAATATTTTCGTTCAAGACGCCACTTTGAGAAAAAAATAATTTTGCCTTCAACCAAAAAAATAATAAAATGTGGTTGCAGAATCAGGTCGGCCGATTGTAGAAGTTTTAATATGCAAAAAAATACTCTTTGGGGCAACGGTATGGTCGATATTGAGGGTTGTTGGAAATTCGATTTTATAAAGTGGAAGGCGCATCCTATATAAACTTCCTGGTTTATAGCAATTAGAATTTAACATAATTTTTTAAGCCAATATAAGAATGGCTGTAGCCTTTGTTGCAAACCACTTTTCCATCAAAAACAAAATAATCAAAGTCCTTTGAATTTGTTTTAATAAACATAATAAGGTCATTAATCTCTGAGCTTATAATCCGAGCATGTTCGTGTATGTAATCGTCTTTAAACTCCCCATATTCGCTTTGATAAAATAACATTTTGTTTTTTGTTATACGATAAAGAGAGCCAGGTATAAGAATCTCGCTGCCATCTGTTCTCATATTAAGGCCTGTTCTCATATTAAAGCTCTTCCAGACTTCTGCTAATATAGTTTAATTCTATATTTGAAATTGTTGCTTTTTCTAATTTCCCATTATGGAGAAAAACAACTTCATTAAAAGATCTGCTATATCCTGGCCTCTTTTTCTTTTTTACATCAACCAAAAAGATAATCTCTTGTACGTTTATAAGCCCAAAGCTACCAAAATATATCTGGTTTTTTATTCTGTACAGGTTTCCTGAAACAAAGAAATCCGTCATTATCTCTTCTTCTTCTTTTCTGTTCTTAAGCCCATTTTTTCTTGCATATAAAGAAAGGCCTCTGCATTGCCTATGGCATCAGAAACAGGATGATGAGTATGCTTGGTTTTTCTAAGCTTCTTAAAATTAACAAACATGTTTTTTTGCATTCCCTTATAAAGGGAACCAAGATTGGTCGAGCTAAAACCAAAGGGGTTTTGTTTTAAGAACCTATGAAAATAATAGTTTATAAACTGCCAATCAAATCCGTTGTTATCTGAAATAAATCTTACCGATATGTCGGTAGGGCCTTGTTGTAGATTCTGTCTTAGCCATCGATCAAAGTCTTTCATAGCCAACTCTGGCTCTGGAAACAAAAGAGTTTCTTCTCTTGAATGACCCGAAACAGCCAGAGCACCAGGTATCCACAAATCTGAAACAGGCTTTAGCTGACCATAAAACGTTCTGTTTAGGCCGGGCTCAACAATAACGGCCCCAAAAGAAACCATGGAGTATTCTCCTGGGCAGGGTCCATCGGCCTCTACGTCTACCATTATATAAGTCATAATGGCTATATTATAACAGAGCTACTAAGATCTGTAAAGCACTAACAAAAAATTATAATTCCACCAGCTTAAAATGTTTTAAAAACAAATGTTCTTTTCCTGTTGGTGTGTATAAAATTTGTCCGGTTGTTGGTAACAGCAATTTAAAATAAGTGCTGTGAATAAGTTTGGTTTTATCTATAAGGCAGAAAATAACATTCTTATCAAAATATTTTTTATCAGTATGCCGCCTTCTGTTTGGTTCTTCTTCAAACAAATAACCAAAAAGCTCTGTTCTGTAAAGCTCTCCAATTTTAATCTGATTGGTCATGTTGTTTTTTTAGTTGGCAAAATGCATTCTCTTATGCTCTAATTGTCATCGACTAAGACATCACAACTATTGGCATCCCGAGAAAGAATTGAACTTTCATCTATAGCTTAGAAGGCTATGGCTCTGGTCCGTTGAGCTATCGGGACAAGGGTATAATTCTATTAATAATAGAAATGACAGCCACAGGCATATTGAACAAACTCATAACGTTTTGCTGGGTCTTTTGGTTTCCTTCCATAACGGCGTTCACGCTAGATTGAACTTCCTCTGCCACACTCTACACATTCCTTTGATCTGATAAAATACCAGTATGGTCTTTTTGACTTTCTTTTTGAAGATCTAGGCACAATTGATTACCGCCCCTTGGGCCTTGAGTCGTCTGGCACATAGGTAATCACCTGAACCAGCTTGCCGTTTGGCGACATGCGGCTTAGAACCTTGCGCTTCAATCGAATGTCGCCCTGGACCGGACGATTGTTGCTGCCGCCGCCATTGTGTCGGCCATTGCCACGCTTTGCTGCCCTGCCATTCTTCTTTGAAGAAGAGCCGGCCGAAAAGTCTGACTTAAAGGAAATAGACCTTCTCTGACCAATGATATGCGGCTTGTAGCCTGGTACGACACTACTTGAAGTCTCTGAGTTGCCCTTCTCGTCTTCGTCTTCCATGGGAGATGAAGAGCCGGCCGTTGTCGTCGATGGGGTCGAACTTGCATACCAACGACGGGGCGGAATCAGAGAATAGGTATTTGAGAACCAAACTCCACCCATCCAGGTGCCCTGAGTCTGATTGACGGTTACAACATCAAGCTCACTGGACATGAACACCAGCTTGTTGCCATGACCGATAATTTCCTTAAAGTGCTTAAGATGGTCAAAGAAACCAATATTTCCATTTTCGAAAATATGGTTTCGAAGCTTTTCTGCAAAGAGGGCCGAGTCGCTCTTTACGGCATCATAGCCAACGTCTGAAAAGGTGCCATTGTGCATCATCACGAGGTCCATGCCGTCACCGCCGTCCTTGCTCATGACGGTATATGGGTGGCACTGCTCGACCGCCGTTTCGCCCCTGGTACGGAATCGGAAGTGCATGGCATAGGGCTTGCCTTCTCGTGACTTGATAATCTCCTGAATCTCCTTGAGACTTCCCATGGTCTTTTGGATCATCACACGACCATTCTCTGGCCACATGATACCAAAGCCGTCAGAGTTGTTGGCATTTGCCGCAGCAATCATTCGTGGATGCAACTTGCGACCCTTCGGATTCCATACGATTAGACACATTGTTTTTTTATCCCTGGTAGCCTTTCTCTCGTTTTGAGATACCCCTATTATACATTAAGCCAAACACTTTTGCAAGATAATTCTCTCAAATTCTTTTGGTGGGTTATTCCAGGTTTTCCAGAATTCCTCAGAAGGCATCATATTATACAGTTCGGGTATGGCTGTAGGAAGCCTTTTGTACCATTTGCGATACTTTCTAACCATGGTATAGAAGAGGATATAAACATTGGCTTTCTTGGTATAGGTTTTTACGTTTATTGGTAGATTATATCTCTTTATAAGCTTGACAGCCCTTTTTTCGCAGTCCAGTTCGCAATTCATGACAACCCTGAAACAGCGGTCAAGCCTTTTCCTGGAAAGCCTCTTTTTCTTGCCAAGCAGCCAGGCGTCCATGTCGTCCCAATAGGAACTGTTTGTAAACTTGTTGTCTAAGTGTTGAAGAAAATGACAATATTCGTGAACAAAGATTTCAAACCAACTTTCATCCTTGTCGTTTATGCGGCAATAAAGAATCTTGTCTTGTTCGCAGAAATATCCATTTGATTTAATTTTGTTGGCTCCAGAAGAGGACAGATTGCCATTTTCTTTCTTTGCATTGATCTTTCCATAATCAAGTTCAACGCTGATGCCGTGCTTAAAAAGATTCTTCAGAGCAAAGGAAACAAACTCTTCTCTCGTCATAGAAGGGATCGATTTTCTTTTTGTTCTTTTTGTTTTCTTTTTGGTTGCCACTACCCTATAAATAGGAAACCTGGTTATTGGTCAGAATTTATTATATTCAAATAATGGAATATGAGATATTCAAATTCTGCGAGGAAATTGAATTTCTGTTAATAAAACAAGTGATGGTGGGCCGAGTCGGATTCAAACCGACACAAACCCCGTTATGAGCGGGGGACTCTATCTGTTGAGCTATCGGCCCCAAAGAAAAAAGAAAGAAATTTTCAAGTTGGCGTCCCTACCGGGGCTCAAACCCGGATTGCCAGGGTGAAGGCCTGGATTCCTAATCTGTTAGAAGATGGGGACAATGTTTTAAATACGATCAAAAATTTAGCCTTAGATATTTTCTAAGTTACCAACAAACACCACGGGGAGGTATTCTGATTTTGTTTGTCCTCCCAGGGGAGGATTCGAACCTAACCATCTTTCGCTTTAACAGAGCGATATACTGCCGTTGTACGACCTGGGAAAAGAAATAAATTAATTTTTCATAGATCACTAGCCATTAAACAATTACATCTGGCGCTTCATCAATCCATTCAATCGTGGTCTTTCCACCATGGCCATGAATGTGAATCATTTCTACGGCGCTGTGGTAAATGCCAATGCTGCTTGTGGCAGTAACCCACTTGATCATGCAGGTTCCATCAGAAAACTGTACACCTTCTGCCACGAAGCCAACTCCGCTGACCTTTGACTCGTCCTCGTTTCTGCGAAGCTTAAAACGTCTCAGGCCAGTTGCCAGAATATCTTCTGCTTCAATTAGAAGCGGCTTACTATGACTCTTTCTACTGGCATGCATGATTGTTGTTTCTTCTTTCCCATTCTTCTTTCTTGTTGTTGCTACAGACATATTATGTTCTTTAAATCCTATCTTGTCAAGTCATAGGAAGGAACGTAGTCGCAACGAGCCTTGTTGTTGCAGGTGCCGTCTTGCTTGTTTGGTAATACATGACCAAAAGCCAAACATAGTATTCCTATATAAAACATTAAAAATATTGATATTAAAAATATTCTTTTAATAAATTTCATAAGTTTAATTATGGCGGCATAAACTTCAACTTTATACAGAATTAACAATGTCAAAACCTGGCAACCAGGTTTTTAAGCCCAATTGCCAGGTCTCTTTTTTTGCAGCAGCAGGAAGGGAGGTTGCTAAACCGCAGCAAATTTTTTTATGTTAAGTGATTTAAAAAAGAAGAATAAGAAGTTTTTTCTGGTTCTTTTCCTCTTTTACTTTCGTGCTCCTCGTGAGGTACCAGTCGCCAGCTTGTCTGGCGAAGAAGGCTTTCCTTCGACCTCTTCTGGGGCCTTGTTGTCTGCCGTAGCGGCAGAACTTCCATCGGCATTCTGACACTGAGCCAGACGAAGAACCAAGTCCTTGGTGTACTTGTGGACTCGAATCAGGTTCTTTCCTTCGCTGTGACGAGACAGCAACGAGAAGGTGTTCATGGCAACCTCAGGAGGTGCATCATGCATGAAGGCAGAAACCTGGCCGGCCTCATCTTCTGACAGGTCGTGCTTGGTCAACAACTCGCCAAGCTTTGAAGAACATTCGACGTATTGTTCATTGCTGATACCAAGCGTGGGATTGCTGAGACGCTTCTTGGCGGTTTCCCAATTCTTGATAATGTCCTTGGCCGAGACGTGGCGTTCCCGTTCCTTGCAAAAGGTATGGAAAGCCGTTCCGACTTCAACTCCGAGCATTGAGCCTGCGAAAACCCGGAACAAAGGATTTTCTGTTTCCTCGAAAAGATCGAGACGACGAAGCTCTGCGTCCAGCTTAATCCATGACCGGCGATCAGGATACTTCTGATTTGGCTGGAAGGCTCCACGATGTTCCAGCTTTGCCTCATTCTGACGAATGAATTCCGTGGTTGCCTGGTGGCACTTGGTACTGGCATAGGCCAGCCATTCCTTGACAGAAGGCTCAAGGGTTACGGTTGCACACCGAGAAATTTCGGCCGGGTCACAGGATTGAACCTGGTACTCGTCACCAACGTTTTCTGCAACCACAACTCGGGTTTCAGGATGCAACTCATAGCCATAAAAGGCCTTGGAATCAAGAAGCTGGAAAACCGCCTGCTTGACACCCTCAAGGGCACGATTGCGCTCGTCCAAGAACAAAACCACGGGACGAACACAGGCCTCCACAAGCCAGTCACAGGCCCGGAACTGAGTGCTTGCATAGGCCAGTCGGCGGCCGGTTGCCTCATCGAACTCGTCTTCTCCCTTTTGGAAGGGAATGCCGATGGTGTCGCCTTCTGTCATTTGAGACAGGCGGCGTTCAATAACCGGCATGCCTTGGTCATATTCCCAACCATAACGGGCCTGGTTCTTCGGATCCTTGTAGAAGTCTGACCGAATTTCCTCTGCGGCCTGGTAAACGCCTTCTGACTTTCCGATTGCGTGTCGTCCACGGACACAGATCGAAATATCTGGCGAAATTGAACAGACCAGGCTCTTGAACCCCTTCATGTCTACTGGCAATGCTGAAATTCCTGCTGACATTGTTTTGTTGCCTCTTCTTCTCTTTCTGATTGTTGTTTGGTTTGCTTGTTGCTACTACTACTACTACTACTACCGAAAGTGTTTCGTTTGATGTTCTGTATCTTAATTCAGGCGATTTGATTTGTCAAGATTAAAATCTATTATTTTTCCTCAAGGGACATTTAGTGCCGCCTGTGTTGATCCTTGGCGAAGGTTACTACACCCTCATCCTCTAACAGAGCCATTGCATCTTGGAGCGTAGCAGGCGGATCACCTTCTGGGTCGTCTACATATAAATCATTTGCCCAACTCAGAATTTGTTCTGGCGTTACCAATCTATGCTCTGGATATAGAATGCGGATTCGGCGTTCGTCTGCGTTATTGTTATCATTCATAAAGATATAATACGACATTCTATTGGTTCTGTCAAGTATATACCAAAAGATTTATTGTATGTTAAGGTATGGCTATGTGGGACAACAGATTTTTCTGGACAAATGGTTCTTGACACCCTCAACCAAATGAGCTAGGATACTTATCAGAACACTTGAGAATGCCCGAAACAAGGGCAGAAAGAGCCAGCAGGAGAATAATGGATATTCAGAGTCAAAAGGCAGACGAGCTTCCAGTGGGCACATCAACAGATACGGCACTTCCGACAGGCAAACCAGACAGTGCTGGGGCGGTCACTAACGGGGAAGCCATTGCCGAAAAGCCCAACAAGCATGACAGGCTAATGAAGCATGATCCCGAGAATGTCTATCAGGCAGGAGAGTTTAACGGCGACTTCATGAGGCTTTATCAGTCTGAGCCTTTCTTTGCTGGCGTGTCAGCAGAGGTTACCAAGATTATCGACAATCGGGTTCCTACGGCCTACATGGGTGTTCGCGCAAATGGCAAGCTGTATGAATTGATTCTCGGCTTGAATGCAAAATTTTTCCGCAATCTGAACGAAAAGGAACGCCAGGGAATTCTTAAGCACGAGCTTTATCACCTGATTTTCCAGCACGTTCTTAGCCGCTCTGTTTCAGAAGAGTCTTTGTCAAAACTTTGGAACGTCGCAACAGACTTGGCAATAAATTCTATTATTGGCGCACCCAATCTTCCAACCCTGGCACTTATTCCCGGTATCCGTCCTATGGATCCAAAGACAAAGAAGCCTTCTACTGATCCTGTTGCAGACTTCATTGCAAATGCTCCTCCGCTTCAGGCGTCTGATTGGTATTTCGATGGCCTACGCAGGATTCAGGAACAGCAAGGCGGTGGTCAGGGTGGCGTCGATATCATCACTGGCTCAGGCCTTGATACCATTGATGATCATGACGGATGGAAGGATCTTCCAGAGGATGTTCAGAACGAAATTCGTGATAAGATTCGTAACCTTGTCCAAAAGAATGTTATTCGAGCCGACCGAGACAACTCATGGGGCACGGTTCCTCAAGAGATTCAGGAAGAAATCCGCAAGATGGTTTCTAACGAGGTTGACTGGCGGTCGGTGGTTCGAAACTTCATTGGTCGGTGTAGGACCACAGATCGTGACAGCACGATTCGAAAGATTAACAAGAAGCTTCCCTATATGTTCCCTGGCGTCAAGCGCCGCATGGTAGCAAACTTTGCCGCCTTTATCGATCAGTCTGGTTCCATGGGCGATGAAGATATTGCCCTGTTGTTTGGCGAACTTGAAAATCTTGCCAAGCTTACCGGCATTGACGTTTATGTATTTGATACTGAAATCGACAAGAAGTCACATATGTCTTGGAAGAAGGGAACCAGGCTTCCCACGGTCAAGCGCACACGTTGCGGCGGGACAGATTTTCAAAGCGTTGCCAACTTCTGCAATCTTGCTGAAAATCGAGGCAAATGGAGCGGAATTTTGGTATTAACTGACGGCTATGCTCCTAAAATGGGGGCGATCAATGGTGCAAAGGTTTTGTGGGTTATCACAGAACACGGCACCACAGATGCCGTGCGCGAAGGTGACCTGATATGTAAAATGAAGGCAGAAAAAACCTTCAAGAAACATGGAATGTAAAAGGTCAATATGATTATTTCTGTAAAAGAATCCTTTGAGGGATCAGGTGATACCGACCACTTTCTGTTGGATACGTCTCTAATCGCAGATCATAAGCTGAAGAATAAGTTTGAAAAGAATAAGGATGGCAATGTGGCAATTGTCGGTCTGGATTTTGAGGATTATACCGATATGCGCGAAGTTGCAGAGGTAGAGCCGCCACAAATGGTAGATGCCCTTGTAAACGCTTGGATTGATTAAAACAACTAACAATAATGAAATAGGAGAATAAAACAAAACATGAAAACATATCAAGAATGGCTAGAGCTTGCCGGAAAGAAGCAAACCCTTTCTCAGGAAGAGGCAGATCAGGTTGTTACTTTTATCAAGGAAGCAACCAATAACAAAGAATCCTTGAGCTATGGGGTGCTCTTTGCCAAACAACAACCAACATTCCGCTTGTGCATCCAAGACTCAAGGAACATATTCTTAAGGTTGTGCAGGAAGAACATTCCTGATTAACTAGCCGGATTATTTGGCGGCTGTATGGACCAGGAGAAAAAGAGAATTGTCATCCTTCGTGGGATTCCAGGCGCAGGCAAGTCAACCTATACCCAAAAACATTTTCCTGACGCAATTGTTTGTTCTGCCGACAACTTCTTTGTTAACAAGCAAACTGGCGAATATAAGTTTAAGCCAGAATTAATTGGCCATGCTCACAATGCCTGTCGAAGAAAATTTGAGCAGGCCATTAAAACAAAAGAGCCTCTTATTGTTGTGGATTGCACAAACACTATGCTAAAAGAATTTCAGCCATATATTCAACTTGCCCAGGCAAATGATTATGAGGTTGAGGTTGTTCGACTTCAAGTGTCGCCTGAAACTTCTGCCACAAGAAATCTTCATGGCGTACCGCTAAAGAACATATTAAAAATACAACAGAGATTTGCCGACTATCCAGGAGAGCAAATCGTTTCAACAGAATAATGATTAAATTTATTCCCGGCGAACTTTATCAATTTCAAAGCCTTCCTGAAATTGGTATACAATTTAATATTCTTGCTGGTAGTGGCGAAGGGCCACGCTTATTACATCATTTTAATATGAAAAATCAAATGATGCCAATTTTGTTTATAGAATATATTGAAATACCTCAAATTAAGTCTGGCATACCTGTTTTTCTCTATGATGGAAAGAGAATTATTTTTAATTACAAGTACGATAGTCAGTTGATTAAAGTAACATGAGTATGCTCAGTAGACAGGCTAATCCGTTTCTCTATTCATCTTGGCACAAACAGAAAGAATCTTATGAAGAATACTTTGAGAAGTATTCTTCATTTAAATTGATTAAGGGCGAGTTATATAAAATAATGGCGGCGGTTGATGATGAAGATTATGCGTTGCATATTCTTAATGAGATTCGACCAATAACAATACGATTTGTTAGTAGTGGAATTTTAATGTATATCGGCAATGCTCAATTTTTATACCAGGGCAAGATCTCTGTCCCATCAATTGGTTTATTGCCAAATATAAAACCCTTGTGCTATGAATAAAAAGAAGTTTTCAGATTCTCAATGGCTTGATTTAGAAGAGTCTTATGAAGAGTTTTTCAAAAGAATTTCTGGTTATGACTTGGTGCCAGGTAACCTATATAATAAAGACCCCTGAACCCGTATTTCCCTTGGGAACAAGAATAGTGTCCCAACCATGCCCCACGAGTGATCATCGAAGAGCATGGCGAGGAATTTTTAATGACCTCATCACTGTTCCGGCCGGTGAGATTCTAATGCATGTTAAGGTTTGTACTTTTTTATATAGAGGAAAAATTGTAATTGCCTCAATAGATTTTTCAAATGCCTTAGAACCGTTTAATATGTCCTCTTGACAAGAAAAATATCAGATTTAAATTATTCTTATTCTTAATTTAACAATAAAGGAAATATAACAATGAAATCAAAAAATCATGGTCAATCTCTTTTTGAAGGCTTTTTCGATGGACTATTTGCACCGATTTGGAACGTGTCAATATCACCAATGGATCGCCTATCTCCTCTTGAATGGACATATGCTGAAATTAGATCAAACACAAAGCAATTGGAACTTAAGGACAATAGAATGATTGCAACCTTTGAAGTTCCGGGACATGCAAAAGAAGACCTGTCGGTAAGCTACTGGTCAAAAAGTAGGATACTGGCGGTTATACCAAAAGACGAAAAGGCAACCGCACGACATTCCTACAAGCTTTTTGTTCCTTATAAAATTGAGGAAACCTCTCTTGAGGCAACCTGCAAAAATGGCATTTTAACAGTAACGGCAGAAATTGCCAAGCCAGCAGAGCAGCCAAGCAGCGTGACAGAAATAGAAGTCAAGTAACCCTTATCTTGTTCTTTTCTTTTGTCTTTTTCCAGCATTCTGTCTTTCATGAAGATCAACAATGTTGCCTCCAAAAAGATGTTGATTTTCGTGCTGGAATATCCTTGAGGGATAACCTGTAAGTCTATCTACATAGTTCTTTACATTGCCACTTTCATCAAAAGAGAAATAAGAAACATTAATTTCTCTGGGCCTGGATATTGGCAACTGTTTTCCGGGAACAGAGAGGCATCCCTCTATATCTGTAACTATTTCTGTTCCCTCCACTGGTTTTAATGTTGGATTCATAATAAGTGTAAAGGATCCATTGAATTGCCAATAGAAGGGATCATCAAAGCCAACCATAACAAAGGCCTTTTTTGATATTCCATATTGGGGCAGGGCGAATCCAACCCCGCCGTCTACATCGCAAGTCTTTATCATTTTCCAGGCCAGGGCCTTCATCGCTTCAAAGGCTTCATTGGGATTTGAAACAAAATCCACATCAAGGGCCGTGCCATTTATTTGTTTATAGTCAATGGCATGAACAAGCCTTGTGTCTTCTGGAATTTTTCTAAAATCAAACTTAAGAATATCGTCAACATTTTTTGCTGATTTTTTCATGTTGGTTTTTGTTTTTTATATTTTTTTAGTAGCGTCTTACAAAGATCCCTATGCTTATCTACTACTCCATTAAATGGTTCCACAGATTTTTCATTTACCCAAAAAAACCTGAAACTCGATTTGTTAGAAAAGTCAGACACCATAACCTTATAATAGGTTTCTTGCGTTACTCTATAGTCTGGATGGCCTATTATCTTGGTTTCTAAATGAAATAAAACAAGTTTTTTATATAAAGTGTTCGTACCAAGATCTGGACCCATATAAATAAGTCCCGGAAGATCCATTCCTCGATATGCAGTATGCAAATCTTTATAAACCTGGTTTTTAAATGGTTTTAAATTTAGATATTCTTCTCTTTCTTGCAGTCTTGCTTCTGAGAAGGCAAGCCCTAAAGAAGATTTTTTAAATTGCAAAAGAGTCATTATTCATCCTTTTAGAATAGAAAGGGGCCTTTTCTTTTTTTGTTTGCTCCTACGTTTCTTGTTTGATGGCTTCGACATTCCGACAGCAGGTTTAAATAAGACTGATAAGATCTTTGCTATTTCATCAATCTTTTGTTCTATTTTTGCCATCCTTTGTTCTGTGCTTTCTTTCCTGTTTTCTGCAAGGGCCTTAAGCAAAGTATTTAAACCATCATTTTGATCTTCAGCGGATTTTAACATATTGTTTTCCATATTTAAGGTTAGTTTCTTATATTATATGACAAAAAAAATCAGTTTAAAGCGAATTGTTGAAAATGTCGTTAATGAGGAATTCTCTATATTGCTCACAGAAGCAGAACCTTCATCAGATCTTGACGGCCTTGATTCCCTGATTGATGACGGGGGAGGAGAAGGTGGCGACAAAAAAGAAAAAGATGATGATACCTCAGAAGAAGACAAGGTAGGTTCTGATGAGTCAGGAAAAGAATCTGATGCCGAGAATGGCGGCAACGACAAGGGCGAAGGTCTGGATCTTGGTAGTGGCGGGCCTTCTGATGGTGGTGAAAAGGATGACACGGGGGATGACAAAGATTCTTCTGAGGCCGAGCCTCTGGGTGGAGGCTCAAGCAGCGGCGGTGGCTTTAGTTTTGGCGGTGGTGGCCTAGGCGGCGGCGGTGGAAGTGACAAAAAGGATAAGGCACCAAAAGAAAAAGATTCATCTGATGACGCAAAAAAATCATCAAAAAAACCAGAAGACATTGCCTTGCCTACCGACCCGATTCAGTCTACGGTTGATATGGCCTCTGGCATGCTTGACACGACCAATGATGATCAGGTAGTCTTAAATGCCGTAAAGGCCTCTATCCAAAGGAATTTTGGGAATGTAGAGGATGCGGCCCCAATTATTCAATATTTATGGGATACGGAAAATCCTATATTAAAGACCGTGGCCAGAAAACTTCTTTTGTTTATAAGAGAAAGATAAAAGAAAAAGACATAAATCCCGTCTATTTATTGAATATACTATGGTTAAAATAACAAAAAAAGAACTTCAAAAGTTAATTGACGAGGCGGTTAAGGCAAAATTGGCTCTTAATGAAAGCACCGACTTTTCTGCAAAAAGACAAATTGTTCATTCGGCTCAGCATGCAAGCATGGAATTTGAGCGAGAAATAACAAAGGCACTAGGCCTTGTTGAGCCTGATAAGCTTCAGCCGGCCCTTCAAAAGAGATATTTTGAGATTGCCGAGGAAATGAAAAGGGGCATTATAAAGTCTGTTGTTGATGCCGTGGGTAGATTTGCTACCCTGCCAAGAAATACCAAGAGCAAATAACCAATATGATAAAAAAGAATAACAATCTGTCTTTAAAAGAAGTTTTTGCCCTGAAGACAGAAGATAAGGCCTTTTGTGCCATTCATGAATCAGAACCCTGCACCTGCAAAGAGGCAGATGCCAATAAAGATAAAGATGATAAAAAGGACGACGATGATAAAATGCTGTTTGATATGCAAACAGAGAATGTTAAGCCAGGTTCTTCCTCGGCTCCTGGAACGACAGGCGGTCTAAGCAAAGAAGGCAAAGACAAAAAAGCCTCCTTGACAGGTCATGGTGGGCCTGATATAGCCAAGTGGGATATGGAGAATGCCTCAAATAAAGAGAAGTCTGAACTAAACAAGGAATGGGAAGACTTTGATGATAAAGACAGACAACAGGGCCAAGAAAAAACATTTAGAAAGAATCATTTGGTAAAAGAAGATTTTGATCCTGCCACAAGTCCATCATTGGGGACGGCCGAATCAGAGGCTTCCTTCGAAAGACATAATCAAGAAAGAAAATCATTTAAGGTTACACTTAGAGGCATTGAGTGGGATACGGAAACAGACGAGGGCCATCAGGATCCAAAAAAGCTTGGTCTACCAAAGAATGAAACCGTTACAGTAGATGATGTTTATAGCGAAGACGATGCCCTAACGGCCGCTCTTGATCAGGTTTCTGATCTGCGTGGATGGCTAATTTATGGAACAAGAAGAGTTGACATAAAAGAAATTCCCACAACAACAACAACAACAACAAAAAAACACCAAGAATCAGAAGAAGGAGTTAATGAAGAAATGAGCAACACAACAAACGAGGGCCCTAATCGTCAGGGTACTGGTGCCAGAGTTAAAATGCCTCGGGCTAAGATGCCTGGTGGTGGTCCTGAATATGAAGAAGATCCGGCAATGGAATCCGGTATGGATATTTCTTTTGATGATGACGCTAGTGATGTTTCTTCCTCGCAAGAAGACGGAGAAGAGGGCATTGAAGATTTCCCGCTAGAAGGAGACAAGGGAGAAGAAGTCTATCCTGGCGATGAAGAGAGTGAAGCAGAGGCCCTAAAGGATTTTGATCTAGAGGATGAAAATGAAATACCGGCAGACTGGTTTGAGGACGAAACCTTTGTTAAGGATCTCCAAAGACACAAGGATTATGAAGACGGCAATAACCGAATTCGGGACATTGGCGGATTCGTGGATCCTGACGATCTTCCCTGGTAAAGAATGATTCTTTTTATTTCTCTTCTTCTTTTTCTATTGGATTAATAAGTCCCCGCTGTATGGTTCCGACAGAGGGAATAACTCTAATCCCTTTATATAAAAATATATGCCTTTTTGAGTCAATACAAAATAGGATTCCTCCCGTTCCCAAACTAAACATTGCGGTATTCAGGGGCTTGTCTGAAATAATTTTATGAAGAAAGCCAAACCCGGCATCTTCGTTTGAATTCAATCGATAAAGTTCTCCATTAATAAAACCAACGCTGTTGTTCCTTTAATCCTCTTCTATTGGAAGAAGAAGCCCTGATGCCGAAGTACCCTTTGAAGGAATTGCCCTGATCCCATTTACTAAAAATATAAACGTCCTTGCATTAATGCACATTGCTATGGAGCCAACAGGCAAAGGGGTTTCTAGCATTTTCGTTTTCAATGGTTTGTTTGAAATAATTTTATGGAACCATGCACGGCTGGCGTCGTGATCGACAATTCTATATAATTGTCCTTCTATAAATGTCTTGGCATGGGATGGCACCATATCGGCTCAATCACTTTCTTCCACTAGTACAAATGGATTACTTTGCATAACAAAAACAGCAGGAATCACTATTTGCCCGTGAATTAGAAAATAGTTTCTTTCCAAGTACAATGCGATTTGTCCATCGCAAATTTTAAGCATTTTGCCAAGCCTAAATGGTTCTCTATTAAGAACCTGATGAAAGGCAGCATAGCCATCAAATTCGGGACTTAGTGTAACCCTATATAGATTTCCAGAAATAAGCCTGATATAAATGCCCATATAAATTTATGAAATTAATCTCATTAAAGTGTCAAGAATGCTATCGTTATATTCTCCACGATCGCTTTTATGCGAATTCATGAATTCTTCAAAGGAAGAAACCCTCCTAAGATAAAGGGCCATCATATATGGCATCCAGGCCCCGGCAGTTGCCTGAATCGCCAGGGCCATCTGCTTTCGACATTCCCTTTCATCCTTTTTATCAGGCGAATTATTCTTGGCCGTTTCCAAGCATTCTGAATATAGCTTATTCGAATTATTTATAAACGATCCTAGACGTTCCTTGACCAACCCTGCCTCTGCTACCAGGTGCGCAGGCAAGAGCGGCAGAGCGTCGTCTAGACGCTCCAGAAGGCAAAGTTCAAGCAAGGCACGGGGGGATCGAATGGCCGATTCCTTAATGCGAGACAGGGCAAGGTAACCGGCATTTTTCACCTTAACTCTATTAAACTGATAATCCATTGCAACAATTCCCTCATATTCAGAAGGGCTGCGATTGGCAACGAAGTCCAGCATTTCTTTTAGGCTGCCAAGAGAATAACTTTCACAAAGAGGAATGCCTTCAAGCCTTCCCTCTGGGCTATTAATGTCATATTCCTGGCCGGTTAGGTTGTTGCGAATTGCGATCAGATAAACCTTAAAATCTTTGTGCTCGACCACAACTCGATTTGCAGGAGTACAGAGTTCAAGAATATAGGTGTAGCCAATCTTTGGCTTGGCAGCCTTTAGCCAATCAGAAAAAGACTCATTAAGGGTAGTTTCACAAACTGCCTTTTCAAACAACTTGCGAAAGGTTAGATTGCCAAATCCGTCAATAGGAAGATCTGCCTCTGGAACAGAGCGAGTAGAGACACACCATTCTCCTAAAGCATAATCAAAATGCAGGGCTGTATAGCTTCCGTCCAATTTGTTAAAAAACTTTGTAGTCTTTGCCTCGAAATTAACATCTGCTGCTGCACCCTGACCAAAATTGAAAAATCGATTCATCCCACGAGCAAGAATCTTGGTAGAACCGACAATTTTTGTCGGTTCAATAACAAGGCTGGCTGTGGCATTTTCAGGACAAAGCACCAGACCTCGACATTCGCAGCAAATAGGATTTTCGTCCCTTGCCTCAATCATGTCATAATTTAAGGAAAATTTATGGCCATGAATTCTATAGTTGACAGCGTGCTCTTCTTTAAGCTGTTCAAGGCTATGAGTTTTAAGATATTCTTGAACCAACATATTGCTCTGCCCTTTGTCTTGCCATTATAGCAAATTAAAACAATAAAGTCAAGCAATATAGAGGATATTATATTTTGACTATTTTTCTTGATTTTTTAGCACGTCTGCATAATTTCTAAGCTGTCGGATAAGTTCATGAAAAAACTCTTCTGATGGGCCCTCTTTTTCATGTTGCTGTTGCTTCTTTTTAGAACCATTGATGATTGGCTTGTATTTTTTATAAAGTTCTTGAAAGGAATCTTTAAAGCCTATTAATGTTTCCAACAGGGCTGTAATACTATCATGTTGTTCAAGATCTTTGTCTATAACCTCTTTATGAAGATAGAACTTAGAAATCCATAAAATTTTATTTCCGGCGGCGACAATTTTTACTCTTGTATTTGTTTCGTCTAAAACAAGGCAGGCATCACCAAAGGTTTCTATTCGATCATAATCTTTTCTTGTTTTTGCCTTTTGATCAAGCGACGCAGGAATAATCTTGTGTTTTCTTAAAAAGAATAATCGACCAACATAAGACTTGTACTTTGCCGGGATATCTGTTTTTGCTGGCATAATGCCAACAAATAAATATCTGCTGCAAAATTAAGTTACTTTATCCTTGACATTCCCGCTTAATAAGCAAAGTTCGTTTGCAATTTTTAAAAGAGATTTTGTTTCTTCTTCTTTAGAAGAAGAAACATTGGCTTTATTTAATAGCTCAAATGCAATATTTGAAATCGCTAATGCCATTTCGTTTAATTTTTCTTTTGTTAAAGAGTCTTTTGTTTCCTGTGTAAGCTCTTTATGAAGATAGAACTTGGAAATCCAAACAGGATTTTTTAAAGCTCCCATTACCAAAACCTTAGTTTGACTTTCGTCGATAACCATAACCCCGGCTTCACCAAGTTCTTTCGAAGAAACTCCTGCATACATTCTTTTAATATTTTTTAATGAAAATATTCTTCCAACATAAAGCTTAATATTTCCAATTTTTCTTTTTCTCATAATCTAACTCTAATGGAACGCAATTGAGCGATACCCTTGTCGTTAAGAACATAGGCTGTCATTTTTGGATCCAAGGACCAATCCCCTATCTCCATTGCAAGATCTTCTGGTGTGGGATTAATATAAAATCCATTAAACAAAAAGACTTTTCTAAGTGCTTTTCTAGATAAAGTTTTGTTATTCTCTTTTAATTGTCGGGCGGACAATTCTGCAACGTCAAAAGAAGACCAGGTAATTTTATTACATCTTTGCCAGGCCTGAAAACATTGCGAACACAATTCAACATATTCCTTAAGGCCGTTGTCGCTCATAGCCTTTTTGTGATAATTCCCATCGACAAATCGTATGGAGAAAGCTTCACATTGACTCGATCCCCTGGTACGATATTAATTTTATGAAGTCTGATCTTTCCGCTCAGATGGGCCCGCACCTGGGTTCCTGAATCAAGCTGAACCATAATGATTCCCTTAATGCTGTTTGTGACAACCCCAATCTGTTCTACGTGAAGAGAATCCTGTTGCTGTTGACCGCCACTATTGTTATTTTTATTATTAGTCATTGTTTTGTTTCTTTTTTATATCCTTTGTTGCCATTTGAATTGTTTCGTTAACATCGCCCATAAATTCGTCAAAAGACTTAAATTTCTTTTCTTCCTGCTTCTGTTGCAGAGGCTGCAATCCGCTTGGCAAAAGATTTGTTTTCTCTTTTTCCTCCTGTTCCAGCTTCATTAAAAGCTGCATCATTAGCATGGTGGCATTTTGCTTATTAAGACTGAGGATTTGTCTGCTACCATCTTGTAGTTGTACCGAGAAGTTGAATTCCCAATCTTTTTTTGTGCGATTTAACATTTTCTCTTAAAGAGAAGCAGAGGTCATAGATTCGATCTTTGTTGCAGTTATTTCTAAAGCATACTCTTCTTCGACAACAGGAATATCAATCCTTTGTAGTCTATCAAACTCTTTATGCATTGCCCTGGAAAGGACTCGCATATCTTCTTTTTTAACGCCCCCTTGTTCAAGCAGGCTCATAACCTTGTCTGTTTTTGCCCGATTAACATCTTCGACAATATAGGCAACCTTGTCAATGCTTACCTGGTATTCAAATTCCTCTGGCTTAATTTCAAAGGCTACTAAGTCAGGGATTCGAACATAGTCATTAATCTTTGAAAAAACAATTGCAAACTTATAGTGAGACATTATTGATCTTTTCCTTTGGTAGTGGCGTTGTTATTTTTTGTTTCATAGCCATCCTTGTACCATCCGTCGCCCTTTAAAATAAAGGGTATATCTTTTCCTGAAATAAGTCGTTGCAAAGAATCTATTGCCTTACAAGCCGGACAATCGGTTTTGGCAGAATCCTTTATGGAGTGCTCTATTTCCATTTGCTTTTTGCAGGCCTTGCAGCAATATTCATAAATCATTTATGATAATTCCTTGGAGGCGGCATAATCCTTAATTACAGGCAATAAAAGTTTAACAAGTTCCTTTTCTGCATAAATCATTCTTATCACAATTGCTCCCTTGTGAACAAGGCAACCGTTTTTTGGCATATAAACCAACCCTGGTGATAACTCAACCACCGAAGATGATTTGACCCTGACGCTTGACTTGTTATTTTCTTTTGGCATCTAGGGTTCCTGATAAAAAGGCATCCAGAATATGGGCATTTGATCCCTGAATAAATTCAGGGAGCCTTCGTTTGGTTCTAACGTTTACCAAGGCCAGTCGAATCTTTTTCCACTTCATTCTCTTTGTTAGCTTAAATGCTGCAACATCAGAATAAAGAGAACCAGAGCTATGAAGTTTCCATCCTCTTTCAAAGGTTAGGTCTGATTCATAAAAATGCTTTTTATTTCTTGCGATAATCTTATACAGCATTTAGCTAGCCTTCATTTGAAAGGTATGAATGTCCATCGGCATTTCTCTAATTTTCTTTTTTTCTGCCTCTTCTCGTTCTGAGGCGACAACTTTGTTTTGAGTATATCTTTCCCCCCACCAATCTTCGTAATCTTGACGGAGTTGTTGAACGGTTTCTTTATCGTCGTTTTCTTCCTCTTCTTCATCAAGAATAGAGGCTGCCGTGTCCAGAGCATCATCTAAATTTTTGTTATATCCGTAGCCCTCATCATCTTCTTCGTCATCATCTTCCTCTTCGTCGTCGAGCCACTCTATTTCATCGTCTGACTCTTCTGAAAGGCCCTCGGCCTCAATAAGTCCCTCCTCGTCATAATCCTCTTCCAGAGAAGTTTCCTCGTCACGATCTTCCTGCTCGATTTTGCTTAATTTAATTTCTTCCTTTCCCACATCAAAAAACATTTCGTTTATTTGATTCCTATCTTTGTTTCCAGGAAGCAGAGTGGCCGTGATAATTGTTTTTTCTTCCTTTGTAAGGATTGCCGGGCTTTGAATTATTCTTGTTGCATCCTCGGGCAAAAGAAGAATCTGAGAACTTTTCATCGGTATAATGATTTGAGAAGGAGTTACGGTTTCATTGCTCACGGCTGCTGCCTTCATCGACCAACTCTGCGTCATTCTGTTTCTACAAAGCCAGGTACGGATGCTTACATCCTGCTGGCCAGGAAACATTGGTAAATCGTTTGTACGGGTCCAGAGGTACATCCATGCCCTTGTTACTTTATATTGGTTATTTGCATCGTTAAGATTGAAGACCTCTATCAATTTTCTGGAAAAAAGCAAGCCATCGCTTTCGACAGCATCAATCGTATCTAAAACATTTTTATTTACAGTATAAAGCTCTCCGCAGATTGCAAATCTTGAATTATCTTTGCCGTCCTGGATAACGGCAGGAAAGGCATCAAGAGTATGCATGGTATAGTTGGTATCAAAGGTAATACCTGCGCCAGCAAATTGTGCTCCACCATTTGTCAAAACCTTGTGCCGTTGGAAGCCTCGTTTTAGGCTTCCATAAACAAAGATAAGAGTATGTGGGTCTTTGTCTGACTTTTCCTTCATTGCGTTCACTTTACCATCAAATAATAGTGCATTTTGTCAGAGTTGTCAAGTAATAACTCTGGCTTATTGGTCAGGGTAGCTGGCGTTGCACCAGCAAGATTTCTCGGTTCCAGGCCGAGTGGCCTACTACCTGGCCCTTACCCTGTATCGTTTAGGTGGAGGCAGATAGAATCGAACCATCAACCGCAGAGCGGCAGCAGATTTACAGTCTGCCCGTGGATACCTTCCACTAATTTACCTCCCATGTTTTTTTGAAGGCTTGATAACGGGCACAAATCAGAAACTTATGCAGCAAAAAAGCCGGCTATCAAGCTATAATGTTATTATCCCCACAGGGATAAAGCTTGAAGTAACCCGGACTTTGCAATTGATTTTCCACGATTAGTTGTTTTAACTATACATCAAACAGAACAAATTGTCAAGTAATTTTTGTCTTATATCCTTTTGGCAGGTCATATCCATGAATCTCGTGCAAGTGCTCCATCATGTTTGTAATACTATAGGTATAGAACGTGGTAAATTCACATTCTTTCCCACGACAGCAACAGGTTCTTTGTTTTTTGTCTGCCTGGCACCATCGGCAAGACCAGTGAGAGCGATATCCAGAATTATCATTCATTCTTCATCGCCGGGGGCTCTTCTAAACCCATAAGGAGAATCATTGTCGTCATCCAAGACTCTAATTTCGCCTTCTTCATCTTCGTCGTCCTCGTGTCCACGACTTTTTCTTTTTGATCTTTTTTTATGTTTTTTATGTTCTTCATCATAAACTTCATCAAAGGCATCGTCTATGCCAAGAGCATCATCAAGAGCAAAAGAATCATAAGACTCTAAAAGACCAATGAGTTTTCTATAAAACTCATGTCTTGCTTTTGGCTCTGCAATTGTTTCAACGGCAAGACTAACAAGTTCGGCTCCAAGATTGTTGTCGTCGTCTGAAAACATAGATTCTCCTATTTGTAAGACTGTGAACTTTTGGAGAATATGTTATTATTAATCTTTTGTCTTATATCCCTGATCACGATAATTTACAAAATCTCCATGTGGAATATAGGTATTGGCGTCCTTGTCCCAAAATCCCCAGTCTTGAACTCTTTTTCCAGTAAAGAATATGGTCCAAATGTGATTGGCTCCTGGGCGCTTTGTTACTCTGTGAAAGGTATTGTGTTTGATATTATTAAAGGTATATCGTCGGATTAGGCGATTGATAACGGCTTCGTGGACATGCGCCTTTCTTTCTTCTTGATATCCTCCTGTTAAAATAAAACTAAAGGCATTTTTCCAAGGATGATTATGAAGTTCTCTGTCTTCGTCGCCCCGATAAAAATAATGCAAATAAATCCCAAATCCCTTATAATGCCCCGTTGTTTCGCCTTGTTCGTCTAATCTTCGTGGGGTTATATAAAATCGCCTTAAATACTTTTTGCCATCAACCCTAATTTCTCGGGTTCGACCTGGAAAGGCCTCTGTCAGGGCCCAAAGAAACCTGTGCAAGATTCTGTCAATTAAATAAAATATAGAAAATTCTCTCATTGGCTATCTGTTGTTTTCCTCCTATTGTTCGGTTTCAGTTTTAACTGGCAACCTTACGACTCCCTCTCGATCCCACTCGTCCTTTTTGTTAAAAACCTCTTGATTTGTTATAAATGACAAATAATGAATATTTTGCTTTTCTGCCTGCTTTGTTAGGTGAAATTCTTGAAGAATTTTTAGCGAAGGACAATAGGCATGCCATGTATCTTGGGCAAAGTAAACAAAGGCAAAGTCGTTATAATCAAAGTGATCAATTAAAATTTCTTTGTTTTTCTTGACAAGCTTATTGATCTTTGAACTAAGAACATAGTCAATCTGCTCAACTGCAAGTCTGGCAAAATCCTCTTTGCTTACGGCTCTCTTTTGTAATTGCTCATATTTTTTTGGATACCAAAATCTATCTGAAATTTCTTTGCCAAATTCAAAATCCTTTGTGGCAAGAATAAAATCATAGTACCACTCATCTGCCTTTGAAAAAAAGATGTAGGTAGGCGTTCCGTTGCTTGAGGCCTTTTCTTCCCTCAAGACAAGACAATTGTCATAACACCAAAGAAATACAAACTGATTTCCCGGATAATAGTCTACTACCTGATCTCTTGTGAGTTTTAGTGTCATGATATAAGCTTATCATGACTTTCTTTCAATTGCAACTATTTTCTTTTTTTGGCTCTTTTCTGTCTTGGAATAACGTCAAATCCAAGCTTGGTCGCTAGCTTTTTTAAGGCAATAATCTCCTTGTCTCCCTTTTGTCCCCTTTGTGATTTTAATTGTTGATTTTCAAAATCAAAGAAAGAAACAAGCTTTTTGCCAGAATTGTCGTCTACTAAAATAACAATCGATTGAGGCCTTAAGTCTGTTTCATTGGCCGTATGAACCACCTGTACGCCCAACATGGCGTCTCCTGACCACCTGGCGTGACCAGGATAGGGATCCTCTTCTTCGCCCTCTATGCGGCTCACAACGGATGCCACGAATCTCTCAGGGTGCCTTTTTATCCAGTCTAAATTATGTGAATTAATTATAATAATTGAATTTGATGACATTATCAGTTATATTCCGTTCCATGGTTTCTTAACAAGTATTCTTCGCTTACACTTTTGAGTTGGACTCTCCCAAGAGAAGAGTCCTGTCGTTCGACGGCCGATCGGACGACTACTCCCTCTCTAATATTAAGAGATAGTCCGCTGGTTGTTTCTTTACCAGAAGTGAATTTCAGAACCACTTCTTTGGAATAGGGGCCACGATAAAGAACAGGAACTCTTTCTAGCTTAAGTTCGTGACAGGCCTTGCCCAATTCAAGGTCATTCAAATAACGCCCTTGTCCTGGCGTTCCTAGATAAATGTCAAAAACACGAAACCCAAGATTTCCCGAGTTATAGCCGTAGGTTAAATCTTGAACGCCAATGATTTCTCCTAAGATAAAAATAGGAGTATTTGTATAGACGGCTTCGCCATAGGAAGAATATGGAACTTCCTTAAAAACATCGTATTGCCTATAAACTTTCCAATATACATTATTTTCATTAATGCCTTGATTTTTAATCTTGTATGCCATTACCTCAAGCTTGTCTTTGTGAACAGGATCAATCTTGGCCAGGGTTTGCAAAAATAACTTTTTGCATCTTTGGAAAAAAGAAAGTGGTAAAGCCGGAACAGGAGTCTTGTAGGCAAGGCCTCTGGCTGCCCGACCCTTTGAAGAAACTACAAGCCTGCCCTCTTCTACATTTTTTATGTCAATTGGCATAAGTCCATATAATGCCAAGCTGCCGTGGAGCTTTTCGCAAATAACAATTTCTTCGCCATCAACAAAAACATCAGGATATTTTTTGATGTTTTCAATATCATAATTGATTGTTCTTTTTGGACCGGCATTCCAAACATCGCCAGACATACCAATTGGTACAGGCGGTTCATATTTCGACAAGCCAAGTTCCTGAAAGCAGTTGTCGCCTTCTTTAAGATTTTTTGAAGTTGGGACAAACTTGATGGGACAGACAATTCCCTGACTAAGGGTGCCTCTTAGCTTTATGGCCTTAATCCGATTTTTTCCTGCGCCGGCCAGCCTATCAACGAGGCCAAGTTTCTCAATAAGCCATACAGGAAGAACAACCTGTTCGGGCAGATAGACAGCAAGATCTCCAGTTTTAAAATCTCCCTTTTGAACAATTGATTGATAGCCTGCGATCTTGGCAATTTCTATAAAGTCCCCCTTGGGGTGCTTTACAATCTCAAGCCTTACGACAGGTGCTCCAATGGAGGACAAACAAAATCTTTCCTTTTCTCTGGCGGTACCTTTTCCGATACCTTTGATAGGTGATATGGATTATAGGTTATTATGATCTGATTGTCAAGGAGAATTTTAGAAAAAACATTTTCTTCGTGAATTATGGTACCAACGAATATAAAGTATTGTTCTGGCTTTATGTCTATAAGATTTCTTGTTCGATCAATTCGAGTATTTGTTAATATGTGGTGCAAAATACCCGAGGTGCTCATATCCTTTTTTATTTGATAAAGCTCTCCCTGTGCAAAGCCATAATTGTTGCCTGCCATGTTGTTAACAATATAACTTAAATTTAGTTATATGTTTTATGGAGTTGCTATGGGGGCGACTGGAGCCTGCTGCGTTTGTGCATTGGCGGGCGGAGATTGCTGAACCTGTCTAGAGGGAGCGACATTTTGTTGTTGTTGATCCTGCCCGTGTTGTAGTCCGGCAGTTTCTTCTTCTGCTCCGATTACGACTTTGCCAAGTTCTGTGAGCAAGAAATTTAAACTTTCTCTTTTTGATTCATCCAGATCCTTAAAAAAGGTAGTTAATCTTCCATAAATTTCAGGATCTGTTAATGATTTTCCGCCACGAAGCACATTAAGCTTTTTGATTACATCGTCCACAGTAAATTCCGTCTGTTGATTTTCTGGTTGTTGATCAACAGGAGTTTGAACTTCTGGTTGATTGGTTTCAGGGGCAGGAGGAACAGAAGATGGCGGAACGGCCTGCTGTTGCTGTTGGCCATCTTGTTCTTGCTCTGCAAGAACGTTTATAACGGCTTCCTGGATTAGATTCTCTAAAAAACGCTTTCTTTTTTCGTCTTGAATAGACATATTATTAACATAAATATGGAGTCACAAGACAAATGCTGTTATTGGTCTTCACTTTGATTGAACACCAGATTACAGCAGGCGTCGCCATTAAGCAATATTTTCTCTATTTGAAAGAAACTAATCGTATATCTTGTGTCCTCTTTTACAGAAAGGGCCTTTTGATTTTGGCTAAATTCTATATTTGTTATAAATACCTTTCGGCTAGATGAAACAATATCATTAATCTGGATTGCCTTTTGGCAATCCAGAACAACCGCATAGGTTTTTATACCAGTAACCGGATCTATAGATGCTCTTTTCAGGAAGCCTGAATATCTGGTTTCTTCTGGCTCTATTGAATTAAGAATCTCTTTGACTGTCTTTTCTGAAAAGACAGCATCTCTATCTTTTGATTTAAAAATAGAAAAAGAGATTAAAGGCTTGTTTTTTTGTTTTTTATTTGTTTGCCTTTCCTTTTTCTTGTTTGTAAGATTTTCCAAGTCAATATCCTCTAGGTTGACCTCTTCACTAACAATAAAGGTTTCACCGTCCTTGGCCTGAATCCTTGGTGACTTTTTTTCTTCTGGTGTTTTCATTATTATTCGAACTTTCTTGGGCGGCCTCTTCTTTTTTCGGGAAAGACCTTTTTGCTTACTATAGATTGAAAGATTTTAAACAAATTATTTGATTTACCAATGTCTTCCAAGAGAGCATTAACGATATCTTTTTGATTTTCCTTGTTTGACAATGCAGTAAGTTGTTCAAACTCTTTCTTCTCCATTATCTTGATATCGTTTTTTGTTATGATTCTTTTCTCTACGAGCAGAGCCAAAAATCCTTCAATATTATTTGTATACTTTTTCAAGTCAAAGGCAAGTTCTCTTGCCGCCTCTAGCCTCATTTTCAATATCTTTAAGTCTATATTCCTAATGGCCTCTTCATCTAAATTTTCAAATAAAACTCCACCTGTTAAAGACTTTATTTTTTCGATTCCGCTGGTTGTAAGTTTGCAAACCATCATAGGACTTAATCCTCCCAAGGAAAGACCTATCTTTTTTAGGGTTGTTTCGCCCATTTGATATTTGGCAACAGGCTCATTTCCTGTTGCTTCTTTTGAAAAGAAACTATCTAAAAACAAATCAGATGAAGAAAGAGAAGATCTTTTGTCGGGGCCTTTACCAGCCATCTTCTTTTGCTTAAAGCTTGATATTGTATTCCAGAAGTCAACCAATTCAATTGGCGTTAATGGAAATCTATTTGCCGAATTTCCGACGTAGCCCAAAACTGTATTTTCATCAATACTGCCTTTATACCAGGCAGAAGCCTGGTTCTTTTGAGGATCAAAATATTGATTTAAAACCCAGGCAATAAAGGATTTTTTATCTGATATGGTTTGAAATATAGGATTAATGAAGTCTAACATTTTTTTGTTAGACTTCAGCAATCGAATCCTCGTCAATGAAATATCTAGAGAATCATTTTCTTCTATTGTGTTCATATTCTTTGTACCGCCTATTGACAATAGTACAAAGAATTCCACTTGTTGTCAAGTGAAATCAGAATAAGCTATAAGTTGTTTTTAGCTTATTACTATCTTCTGCGCTTTGGCGAAGATACCGTTGCTGTTGATGGAACATCTTTATCAGTATATCTACGACCAAAGTATAGGCCGAGAAGTGGCGTTAAGACCATCATTGCATCGGATGCAACAAATGGAGCAATTGCTAGCCCAAACGGATTAACAAAAACTGCCGCCGTCATATGAAGTATAACAACTGAAAAAGCAACCAACACCAAGGTAAGAGAAGCCGAAGGCTCCCCGTTTGTATTTTTCACCCAAAATCGATTTAAATCCATGATAATGTTTCTCCTATATTTGAAATGCTATTAATTTGCCGCAACCAATCCTACGATTATACCGGCTAAAGCTCCAATACCAATACCTCCCCCAACAAGAAGTGCATCTCTCCAAAAACTAGAGTTATGTTCTCGTATATCCTTATTAATGGATTGAAGTCGTTCAATTTCTTTTTCTTGGCTATCAAATCTGACGTTATTTTTTTTTTGTTCAGATTGGGCAGTAACTTGAAGCTTTCCGGTTTCGAGATTAAGCAGGCTTAAATCTAATTCTCTTTGTTTTTCTAAAACAATTTTTCCTCTTTCTTGTTGATCAAGATAGTCTACAAGAATATGGGCAATTGCTTCTGGGCTTAAAAGAATGCCATCATAGGGAGCAGTATTTTCTTTATTAAGCCATAACTGATATTCGTTTTCTGATAATTCCAATTTCGGGGTATATGATTCAACCTTTGGCATATCTTCAAGTTTATATTGCCTGTCTTGCTGTGCAAGAGCCGTGGTAGTGGTCGTAAGTGAAAGTAATAAAACAAACATGCCAAAATAAACAATTGTCTTTTTCATTATTTACTCTTTCCTTCAATGACATAGGTTGGTATACCAAAGACCTGTGTTACTTTTGCCGTCAGGCTTGTTGGGTCTTTCTTTGCATCCACAACAATCTTTTTTCTATTTGTTACACTTTTTTTAGATAAATCATTTATCTTGTTTTGATAGTCATTTTCTATTTTTGTTAAATCTTTTTTGTAAGATTCTTCTAGAGCTGAATTTTTCTTTTTTTCCTCTTCGTTTATTTTCTCTAGCTTAACAATATCTTCTTTAAAGGATTTTGCCTGAGCCGTGTATTGTTCCATTAATTTATCATAAACAGTAGAGGCATTATACCATTTCCAGGCAAAAAAAGCCGCCAATACAATAAGGGCAACAAGGGCAACTGCAAGCCAATTTGTCTTAATCCACCTAACAAAGGAATTCATATCTAAGAACAGTTTATTCTTCTTTCTTCGTTTGTTTGTTTTCTTGTTCAATTGCATAATATATTGAATCCTCATCAAGTAGTTTGGAGGCGACATTTCCTGCCTTTATTTTTTCTCTTTTTTCATCGGCGGCTTGTTTAACTAGACCCTCTATATCAGTCTCTCTTGTTGATAGTTTGTCCACAATAAAGGAAAAAAACTCTTGCGGACTAAGACCAGATTCAAACAAAACCTTTCTTAACTCCTTAAGCTTTGTCCCAGAGAAACTTAAAAGAATTGATTTTCTTTCCAGGGGCACAATAATAGAATAAAGGCTTTGTTACTCTTTGCTTAGTGCGCCCTGGGCATATGGAGTTGCCATGGTCGTTTCTACTTCCCTGTGATCCTGGGCATTTTGGGTTCTTAGACTAAAGTTGGTATCAAGAATATCCATTAATTCTTTTGCGGTTCTTGGATCATAGTTTGTCGTTATATAAGATTCTACACGATTAAGAATAATATCTTTTGGATTCATTAACTCATTAAAGTTGTTTACTAGCCTTGCTATACTGGCAGCAAAATTATTTAGATTGATTTGCGGAGTATTAATAACCGGCTGATTTTGATCATTTCCAGCAGGAGAAGAAGGAGACGGCTCTTCTTTTGATGTATCTTCATCCCCGCCGCCGCCGCCTGCAACGTCCAATCCGGGGTCTTCTTCGTCGTCTGCTTCGGTTATTACTCTTAATGCCTCTGCGACCACTTGTCCATAATGCGGAATACGACTATTTGCCGATTCCAAATTCTGTTGAATTTGTGGAGCAACAGCCGGCTGTTGCTTTTGAACAAGCGGGGCCTGTGAAGCCATCTCTTTTTCATAATCACCAGCATTTGGGATTGATTCTTTTTCATAACGAATGAAATAACGATCTATGACCTGATCCATGGATAGGTCTTTAGGCGTCTCCACAGGTGCTATGTCGGCAGCAGAGGCAGGGGGTGGTGCTGGGTTGTCTTCCTTGAGAAGATCGTCTAGAAAGGCTTTTAAATTATTCTTCTGCTTCATAATATGATAAATAGGGATCCCCAATCAAAGGTATTCTTTTATTCTTTTTCTTATTTTTTCAAATTTTAAAAGGACATCTTCAATATCATTAATTTTTGTTGCTTCCGTTGCCGGATTAAGTAGGACTTGTATATGCTTAAGAAATTCAATAGATTTTCGAGCATAATGCTCTGCTGCGATTAAATTATTTTCTATTCCTTGTTCATTTGGCACTATTGTTACCAAATGCCATTTTCTTTGCTTTCAGACCAATCTAGTTCTTTTTCAACCTCGTCTGACGTTACAGTGCTGCCCTCTCTAACCCCAAGAAGCTCAAATCCTTCATAAACATAAAAATGAGAAGACTCGGTTCCTTCACTGTCTAAGGTAATATCTCCTTGATCGGTATTAATATCGATCATTAATTGAGAACTATACCAGGGAGCCTCTTCTGCTACCGAGTCTAATAAAAATGCTTCTGGCATTGCATAGTTGCTTCTAACATCGCCACCCATATGCTTGCTTACAATCACAACCCCTGGTCTATTAGGATCCTCTGTTGCAGGACCAAGAGTCTGATAGACACAAGTCGGACCCCACCAGCTAGAGTTATAGGTGTTTTCTCTTTGGCCTATATTTTTTCTGCCAGCGGCCATTTCAACATCCTCTATTGTTGGATCTTCTTCTAGACCATCTGCTATGGAAACGCCATAAAATTTATTAATATAGGAAACAAGCTCTTCTACAGAAAGTTCTTTTGTTCCAGGCATGATTTCTGATACACTGGCATTATAAAACTCTTCTAGAGTTCCATTAAAACCTCCCTCTGTCATAACTGATTTTGTGACACTAATAACCTTTGGTTTGTCTGAGTCATCTTCTTCCTCCTCTTCGAAAGAAGGAGATTCTGTATTCTTTTTTTCTACTTCATAAAGAGCCTCTCTTATAAGATCTCCGAGTTGTTCTTTTGTGATTTTCATGTTTTTTATAATCCTGTTAAATTCTCGATTGGTGCATTTGATGGCAGAGGTTGTTGTGCCTGATTCAAAAGTTTTTGTGCCTCGTCCTTGTATGTTGGTAGAATCTTATAAAGAGTATTAAGTTCAGATCTTTCAGCAACTATCATTCTTGCCTCTATAACATCCCAATTAAACTCTCTCATCATTGCTACAAGATAGGCTTTTTTATCAATATTATAATCTCTGAAGAAGGCGTGACTCCACATGTCCATTACAGCAACCGGAACTGCCCCAACAGGAACTCCTTCTCCGTGACCGTCTATACAAACATTCATATAACAATTCTTATATGGCTCATAAACAGTAATTGCCCAGCCCTCTCTTGAAGACATTGCACATGCCATAAAATCAAATTGCCAATTATCAAAAGAGCCATAGTCTCTTGCCAGCTTCATATAGGGCAAGGAATCAAGACCAATCTCAGAAACAAGATCAGAAATATTGCCAAAATAAAGCTCATGAAGCTTTATGGCATTTAGATTGGTACATTCATCAAGTTTAAAGGCCCTATATAAAGATGAGAAGCTGTCGGCAGAAAATTTATTAGATCCATCAAGCTCAGAGCTTACTCTGTTAAAGGTATCTGTATATTTGCGATATAGAGCCTCATGAGATTCTTTGGTATGTTTTGAAAGATTTTCGGTCTTTAAAACAAAGCCCCTTGGTGTAATAACAAGCGCCTCGTTTAATTTGTCTGCGTTGCCTGTCGGAATAGCACTTTCTTTAATTGTGACCCTTTTTGATCTTGTTGCCGCAACGACCCCGTTCTTGTCAAGGCTTTCTTCAACCTTTTCCTTTATTAGGTTTCCAAGGGCCGCTTCTAGAGAATGGTTAGAATTTTTCATAATTGTTTATCATAAATAGTCAAAAACATTTAGAAAATTAATTGTCCTTTTGATTTAATTCGCCTTCAGGAGAAACGTGATTTAATAAACTTAATTTGCCAAAAGAGGCAGATAGACCAAAATCAGACTTTTTAAAGCTGCCCACAATAAGAGAATTATCAGGAAATGGAACATCTTTTCCGGGTATAAAGTTCCATACAAAACAGAGATAGGAAACCCCCGAATCTCCCAGGAGCTTTAACCTACAATACTTCTTACCTGTTTTGGTTGTGGCAAACTTACATTCTTGAGCAATGGCCCAATATATAGTTTTTTGGTTTTCAATATCATCAATTGATTTAATATCAGATTCTTCGAAAAATTGCCTTACTTCAGGCGTAACAATCATTCCTGTTTCTATGGAACCCAGAAGTTCCTTTGCAAATTCCATCTTTTCCGAAGAGGACCAATCTGTTATTGTTTTTGCCTCACTAATAAGTGACTCTAGAACCTCTTTATGGTTTTTATTTTTCTTTCTTGAAATTGCCCGCTTTAATGTCTCTGCACTATCCACTACAACATGATGTAACTGCCTATAGTTCTGAAATGGTTTATCGGTGCCAACCAGACCCATACTATCCAGAGCTTCTAGTTTTATCAGGGAAGACATGGCCTTTTTATTAAACTTACTGTGTCTCCATGTAAGGGCGTCAGAATTCCATAGAAGATCTTCTATGGAGTTGTAGGGTCTGTATTGATAAATTTCTTTTTGTGCAGCAGAACCTATTCCCTTAATTGAACCAAAGCTTGGTATTAGTTCTTTGGTTTGGTCCTTTACAGCAAATTCTTTGTCAGATAGATTAATATCTGCCTTTGTCAGGTTGTAGCCAAGAGCCCTTACTTCTCCAAGGGCGACTGCCTTGGGATCGTCATAGCCGGCGACCTTACCTTTATCTTCAATACAGTAGTCAACATAGGTTGCAATCCATTCCTCTGGATAGTAGGTAAGAAGCCAGGAACAAAAATAGCTGATAATTGAGTATGAAAAGCTGTGAGATTTGTTAAAGGAATATTTTGTATACTTTTCCATCTCTTCAAATATCTCTGTAGAGACATGCTCTGGGATATCATTAACCTTTTTACAGCGCACAACAAATTCTTCGCACAATCTCCTTCTTTCTTTTTCAGATTCCTCTCTATTTGCAATTTCCTTCTTTGTAAAGGCCTTTCTAATATCGTCTGTTTCGTCAAGCGGAACGCCTGCTAGTTTATGATAAATTTGTTGTAACTGCTCTTGATATAGAATAATTCCTGAAGTTTCTTCAAGTACCTCTTTAAGAAGAGGATGCCTATACTCGATCTCAGTAGAATTTTTTCTATTTCTTAAATAAATCTTTTCGGCGCCAATGCTATTATGAACCACAAAACCACCTGCAATAAAATTGTGATTAGGCCCCCCAACTTCGATATCATAGGTTTCTTGAACACCGACCAGTCTCTTGTCCAAATATTTTATTGCTCTTATATCCCTTGTCATGGGCAGTTCGTGTTTTTTCATGCCTATTCGAACTTCTTTTTCAGTAATGGTTCCTTCTGTTATTTCTCGATGGTGATTGGGGCAAACAAAGCACAGATTATTTGCTGAATTATTTATATATCTGTTGCCGTTGACGTGATTTACATCTAAGCTTCCATTTTGCCAATTACAAAAAATGCATTTGTGTCTGTAATGTTTAAACGCAATATTATTAAAATTTCGTTCTCCGAGAATTCCTTTTCTTCGTGACCTTACGCTCGAACTACGATTCATAAACAACAAATATTCTCCAGGTACAATGTCTTTTAGTCTTTTCCAACCATCAATCGTTAAAAATCGATGATCCAAAGTAGATTTAATTTTTAAAAATCTAGGCCCTCTAGAACGACGATTAGTAGCAGCATTATAGGTGGTTAACCTTGCTCTAACTTCAATTTCATAAACTTCTTTTTTTCCAGACCTACATACTCCTACTATTTTATTTGAAATAATTTTCTTACTTTTTTCGTCAATAGAACAAATATCATATTTGTATCTTCCGTGCGGAAGAGGAAAATTAAATTCTCTATAAAGCTGTTCAATAGTTTTATATTGGCAAACTTGTTTTTTTACCCCAGGCTGCCCCCATTTACTCACTTTTATTAAAATATCTGAATCGCCCGATAAACAAAGTGGCCCAGGCCGAAAAAGTGATGTAATGGCCGACAAATCGCCAATACAGGTTGGCTTGATTTTTGAAACCATCTCTTGTACCTGTGGCCTTACAAATTGAAATATGCCTGCAAAGTTTTTCTTCCAATAAACATGCTTATAAACCTTTATATCATCTAGACTGTTTTCAATAAGATTTTTTTGATAAAAGGTTTTAACGTGTTCGAAGGTAGGATATTTAATTCCTTGTTTGTTTTTTATAATTCTCTTAATACAGGACTCAAACATTCTAAGAGTGCCCAGACCAAGGATATCAAACTTAAGAAATCCAAATGCCTCTAAATGTCTGTAATTGGTTCCCTCTGTCCAGGGAGTTTGCAACACACCGCCAGATTTAACAATCGGCATATTCTCTCTGGCATTTTCTGTTATGATAACGCCACCAGCATGTCTTGAAAGGTTTCGATTATTCTTAAAAAGAACCTTAATTGTTTTTTCAAGCTCAGGATACTTTGCAATCATATTTCTAAATGTAACAGAATCATTTTCAGCGGCTTCATAGGTTAAGAACCATTGAGTAGCATCAAAGCCAGGCTCCTGTCGGGCAGCAGCCTTTGTTTCTGCTTCAATCTGTTGGGTTATTTCATTGGCCTCTTCGAAGGTAACTCCATTAACTCGGCAGGCATCCTTAATCAGAGATCTCATTTGAAGTTGATTAAAGTTAGAAACAGCAATAACGTTGTCTTCGCCAAAAAATTCAGAAATTAATTTTAAAGCGACATCTCTATCAGACACATCAATGTCTATGTCTGGATTTCCCTTTTTATTCGGAGTTAAAAATCTAGAAAACAACAGGTTGTGCTTAATCGGATCTATATTTGTTATCCCTAGTACAAAAGCTACTGCCGAAGAACCGGCACTACCTCGACCAATTCCGATTAAGCATTTCTTGCTTATTAACTCTATTACCTTATAATATGTCAAAAAATATTTTGAGAAATTCAAGTGTTTAATAACGGTTAATTCTGTTTTTAATCTTTGAATATATTCGTCCCTTTGATCAACCTGCCTCCACCTGGCCCCTTCCAGGACCAGTTTTTTTAGCTGGGCAAAGGCCATGGCGTCCTCGCCTGGATCGTCTCCTAGAGTCTCACAGAGCCTCTGAAGGGCATCCTTATCAACAAGAGTCTTGACCGAGGGAAGTTTAATTCTTTTATCTATTTGAATATTTTTGTCGATTTGATTATGAGCAATATCATGGGTACGCTCTATAGATTCGGCAACCAATTTATGATCATAAAAGTCATATTCTTTTGAATATCGCAAAAAGGATTCCCATACCTGTTCTGCATTTTTTGGATAAAGTTCACATTTAAGTTCATCAATAGACTTTGGAATTTCTACTTCCATACCAGTTTTTTCTTTGCTGCCCACTTCTTGTTTTTTATTAAATTGAAGACGAGCCATTGCTCGGTAGATTTCTCTTTCTCTCCAATGATCAGGATGCGAATAATGAGCATCCACTGTCGTAACAAGTTGGGCACCTGTTCTTTTTGAACATTCGATTAGGTGATAGTTTACAAGATGTTGTGCAGACAAACTATTTTGCTGCAATTCAATATAAAAATTCTCTTTTCCAAGAACGTGTTGAAATCTTGATACCGTCTCTGATAGTTCTTTTTGAATTTTTTCAAAGTTTTCATCATTGGGTTTAAACTGTTCCCAATCTGTTATTGTCTCTTGATTGTCAAAGACAATTTTGGCTAAAAATCCGCCGACGCATGCGCTTAGGGCGATAAGATTTCCCTTGGCATGTTTCTCAAGAATTTCAAAATCCATTCTTGGATATCTATAATATCCATCAATAAAAGAATAGGAAGTGCAGGCAAAGAGTGCCTTTAGACCTTCGCTATTCTTGGGTAACAGGACAAGGTGATTTCTTTGATAGAGGGGATTTTTCCATCTATTGGATTTTGATTCGCTTTCATTTTCAACACCTGTATCTCCCTGAAGATTTTCGTCTAGTTTGTTTGTATCTGTTAGTATGACAAGATCTTCCTTAGTAGAGGCAAAGGGATCCATAAGACCCTGAACCTTTTCTTGGAACTGTTTCTTTTTTTTCTCTTCTCTTTCTAGAGACTTTTTCTGCTGCTCAGAATCATATAGAGTTTGCCAGTCCTTTAGACTTGAAACAAAATATGTCTCATTGCCATAGAGTGGGCGAAAAGCTGAGCCAGACTTTTTAAGTTTGTTTTCCCAATAAAGATACTGGTGAGAAAGACCATTCATGTTGCCGTGGTCTGTTAGGGCCAGGGCATCCATGCCATTTTTTATGGCAAACTCTATATGGTCTTCTGGTCTACCAATTGCGTCCCCAATCGAGAAAGTCGAATGCGAATGAAGCCCTACGAATTTTTTAGGCTGTAGAATAATGCCGTTCATTATAACTTGTACTTAACACCAAGGAATAGATTTGTCTATAGCCTCTTGTTGGTTAAGCAAAGTTTTCCATATTTTCTTTGTATTATAAACGTATTTCTTTCGAGTAGGTTTACAGGTGCCTCCGTTATACATGCTTAATCCACCCACTAGACTTCCATTGCACTTATCAATAGAGGATCTAAGTTGGTCTGCTGCAAAATCAACAATCTCTTGTTGACAATTTCCTTGTTCCTGCCTGCATAATCTTCTATATCTGGCATCTTGAACAAATCGAGAAAGCTTTCCTCTTTTTGATTTTGGGTTAAGCTGAAATATTCCGTATTCCCCACATTGGCCCTTAACAAAGGGATTGAATCTGGATTCGTTATAGGCAACCGAAGCAAGAAGCCATGGATTTAGATTATTCTTTTCGGCGGCAATTAAAATATAATCAACAATCAAGGATATTCTCTGGTCGCAACCACCGATTGCCTTTCGACAGCTTTCCCTAACAAAAAACTCTTTTGTGCTTTTAGATCTACAGATTGATAGACTTTTTATAATAGAATCTACCATTTGTTGTTTTGTTGATAGCTCAACAAAATCTATTGTATATAAATTCTCTTGGGCAAGGGAAGAACCGGCCAATGCCCAGCAGGAAAGACAAAGGAAAACGAATATTAAGACTTTCTGTTTTAACATTAGTGAGATGGCATATCCAAATATAATAATCGATTTTCATCAACTATGTTTACTTGATAAGTACCATCTTCTTTAAAGTCTACCTTGAGGGGAATTTGCCAGGAATTGGTTTTTTCCCGATTCATGATCATTTTATGAAATGTTTCGAAATCTCTTCTAATGATTTCCTTATATGCCTCTGATAAAATCAGAGAACCAAATTTTTTGGTTAATTCTTCCTGATACCAATTTAATGTTTTTGCAACATGAGTTTTATAGACTCTCATTTTAAGCGGGCGGGGTGAACTAACGAGGAGGGACATATTCTTGTATGTTTTTCAGTACATAAGTATATCACAGAAAAACTAAGCTCTCCACAACAAATGGGCTTCTAACCGAGGTAACATGATTTTCGGCTGCCTCAAGAGCCAGAACAATGCGATCCCTGGCAGGAATGTTCATGCCTTCCGTAGAATACAGGGATCCCTGGGCATGAGAATTGCCAGATCCTACAGCCACATAAGATCTAATACTTTCGCCTATTTGGAAATCTGATTCAACAGTAAAGAGTCTGCCGGAATAACCAAGAATAAAGGTTCCGCCGTGCTCGCTTTGTTTGTCAACGGTAATAAAACCCTTGTCTTTAAAATGCTGTCTTAGGGCATCGACATATTCGTTTCTCAAATAAGAATCAATGGAAGCCTTTGGATCTCTTAAGGGTTCTACGAATGAATATTGTAAAATGTCTCCCATTCTGAAGGAACTGGTAAAGCCATAAATAAAATTGTCTTTTACAAAAACTTTTGGGCCCTTTCTGGCATCGATCCAATGAGAGGATCCTACTGCCGCAGAGTCTCCACCAACAAAAATTTCTGTTCCACCAGTTTCTTTGTTCGTCTCAATTAATCCAACTATACAGGTCATATTTTCTATTGATCTCCTATGTGCAAGATCAATAATGACTGAAGACTGGTTTGCTTTAAACTCTATTCTGACAAGGGTGAGAAGGAATTTCCGCAGCCACACTTATTATGACCTCGGGGATTGTCAAACAAAAACCCTGCACCAGTTAAGCCCTTTTTATAACCAATTTCTGTTCCATCAAGATATGGAAGACAAATTTCATTGGTCACAATTTTGATTCCATTTGATTCAAAAACATTATCTGTCTCTTGAACTTCTTTATCATCAAGAAATAGATTGTAGGCCAGGCCCGAACACCCGGCACCCTTAACCTCAAATCTTACATAAAGATTTGAGCAGCCTTCCTCTTCAACAAGCTTTCTTATTTGAAGGGCCGCTTCTTCTGTAAGAGATATGCCTGAACGCTCTTGGGCGTTCATAGCATTTTGATATATTCGTACTTGTCCTTGATATTCGTGCTAAAGAACTTGCCGGCAGATTCTGCCTCTTGAATACCCTTAAGCACACTTTCTGGGACGCCACAGTATTCATATACCTCGCCGCCTTTAAAGTAGACTTTCAGACTTTCAAGCAAAGGATCATAGTCTGCTCGTGAAATCAAGGAAGAACTTGTAAAATATGCAGACTTAATCTTTGTGTAGTTGTCTACAAGAACCGTTCCTTCTCTGGTGTTGCTGTAATTTTGCATAATGTTATTTTGTTCTCCGTGTTATTAACGTTGTTTCTATTCTTGTATCTTAAGATGCTTTTGTTTTAAAGTCAATAATCAAATTAGACAAATAATTGTGATCCATAAAAGACCAGTCAAAAGAAATAGAGGCAATAGTCTAGTAGATAGTCTGGTAGATAGGCTGAATCTAAAAAATCATAATATCTAATTCGCTTATTCATATGGACCATATCTGTCAATTGTTTTTTGCATACTTTCTGCCCCGGCCGGATTGGCAGAATGAACCATTGGTTTATTCTTGGGCCAAAGACCTTCTTCAGCCATAATCTTAACAAGATCATATCCTGTTGGCTTTCCCTCACCAAGATCGTGATCCAGGGAAAGGCTTTCAACGGCGTTGTTCCTTAAAATATCTGCTGCACTTTCCGCAGAGGCTATACGAATCCATCCTGGCGGGGCCATTCTTTCATCGTCTAAAAACACTTTCAAGGATGCCATGTTCTTTGTATCTCACAAAAAATGAAGAACATGGCTGGCGTCATCGGCCAGCCATGTTCAGAAAACGAAGATCAACACAAGCAAGAGACTGTTTTTAATAGCGACCCACAGGGTTGATCCTGATCGTGGTTTCCTGGCAGCAAGGTTTTTTTATTCAAAAAAACTCAGACCACCAAACTCAACGAACCGTTCGTTAAGCGGAAAATTTCTTGGGTTAGGAGACACGACCAATTTAACTAAGAGAGGAAGGCCTCTGTTCCCCAAAATCTTATGTAGAAGATTCTTTTTTATAGAATCTCGAATGCCGTGACTACGCCGCTGTGTCTGTGTGACCAGAAGCTCGTACGACCGTTTGCGCCGTCGAGAGCAAGCACAACCTGGCCACCACGACCACGAAGCGTGCGACCGCCTGTAACGGTAAATACACCATCGACTTCAGGAGCCGTAGGAGCGGTAATGCGAACCCTGGTGCCAACTGCCTCGACAAGACCTCGGGTCTGTGTCTTTAGTTCGGCTGCACGAACCGCATCTGGTTCATACGAAGGCGGAAGCCCTTCGAAATCATTTGAGCCATAGAAGGTTCCGCCAACCGTGATGTTGAGAACCTCGTTATGACGAGGAGTACCGATTGTAACTTCCTCGCTTGTTCCGATATGCTGTAGGTCGGCTAACCATGACCCACCCTTGCCTCGGCCGCAACGCTTGTTGACAACCGTGAAGTCGCCATCAAGATTTCGAAGCGTGACCTGAATGGTCTGGCCTGCAACAAGTTGCTCTGAGATGATTGTTCGTAGCTGATTCTTATTCATGATGTTTTTGATTTACCTCTTTTGTAAAAAATGTTAAGTTAAGTTTCTTTGAGTGAATGATTTTGTTTTGCTTTCGTTCTTTCTCAATTACAGATATCAATTTAGCATTTAGTTAATCAAATGTCAACGATTAAATTCAAGTTTTTTGAAGAAAATTATAAGTGGCTGTTTTTAAACAAGAAAGCCGGGTCAGCAATTGCTGACCCGGCTTTCTTTTCAATCTACAATATACAATTTATAATACATAATAAAAAATACGGCTTTCCTTAGCGAATGCCGGATGGTCTTAGAAATGACGTATAATAGGCACCACCCATCAAACATACCTACCACGTCCAAACACTATCGACACATTCCATACTTTTCAAGTACGCCTCCCATGGCTTGTTGATTGTCGGCTCTTATATACTTCGTGTCGTTTTCAATAGACCTATTTATAACCCATGAAGGAAGAAAAGTCAAGTTCTGTTTCTTACAATAATGAAAAAATTTTTGAACCTGCACATAGACTCGGAGATTTGGTAAGGGCCCAAGCAGATACCTACGGCCTTCCTAAGAAATGCCTAGAAAATCCAGAAAGAACGATATATCCACAGGATAACGTTCGTATCAAGAAAGATACAATAGGAATGGTTGTGGGATATTTCTGTGTAAGCTGGCATACGGTAATGTATACGGTTCTTTGGGGAGGATCCCTGGGTGGGCGAAACCTATTGGTTACTGAAAATAAGATTATAAAATTAATTGACAAAACCTTTTGAATCTGTTAATCTTTAGGCGTGAAAAGATATGTAGATAGGCTCCTGGAAAAGGTCGAAAAGGACTTTGAGGTTATAAGGGAAGATTCTGTTTATTCCTATGGGGGCGACGAGATTATTGAAATTCCCAAAGGAGCAACCCATATTCTTACAGAAATTGACCATAGCGACTGCTATTATGAAAGCGACACGCCGAGCGTTAAGATTTTCTTTTGTAAAAAGAAAAAGTAACAATGAAACCTGGCGATATTATAGAACTTCCTTTTGATTGCTCGCTACTCGCTGCGAATTTGAATTCTTGGCAATACTGTAAAAAGAGTTATCTTCTTTGTGTGCATGAAATGCCAATTACTGCGGCGGCGGCGCGGGCGGTGGCTTTGGTGGTGGGGGCGCAGGCTACGGCGGCGGCGGCGGTGGTTACGGCGGTGGCGGCGGCGGCGGTGGCGGTGGCGGACGCGCCGGGTGCGGACCCAGATGGTTGGACAACCGTAGACAAAATTTATAAACAAGCCAAAGAAGAACTAAAACAAACAAAAGAAATTCAAGGATATAATTTTTGGTCATTGGAAGGGAAATGTCTTGTTTGGCTTTCACATTATGATGTAGAATTTTTAAAGAACCATAATCAAAAAACTATTTAAATTTAATATGTCTTCTTCTAATAAAAATAAGAATAGCAGCAACAAACAGAAAAAGCTTCGCAAGCTACGACTTGTTAGAAATCAGGCTGCCCTTGCTGCCATTCTGCGTACCTCTGCTGGTATTATGCGTGACAAAAGAAAGAAACGCAAAAACAGGAAGTCTTGGAAGAAAGAGATTGAAAGAGATTTAATTGACAATGAACGATAATAGCAACCTTCCGCCAGACGTGCCACCCTCGCTTATTTCCTTGATCCCAACCGCATTAAACAAGGAACATGTTGTTTCTCTTTTATCTGAGCTAAAACTTATTAATCTTTCCCTTGAAGAGTTAGGCAAAATTTTGTATGTTGATTTTGAATCAGGGGATTTGTCCAAAAGCACTCTGACAACCGGGCTTGCCCTGTTTTCACAGCAGGTTAACGAAAATAATAAAGATAATCTTTTTCATATCGGACCATATCTTAAAACAAGTTTTGATATGGTAAAGAATACCCCGGTTGCCTATAAAGACATGCTGCCTCTTGTCGGGGCCTGGGTAGACGGACTCCTAAGACTTGTTATTGTGAACGCCCATCATTTTGATAAAACCAAGCAGCAGCAACGGCAGACCAAAGAAGACGAAGATGTCTCGACGACAAAGAAACAGCAGGTCGTCCCTTATCGAAAAAATCAAACTCTCTTAAATCATCTTAGAGAGATTTATGGATTCTGTCAGGTTGCCAAGACAGCAGAAATTAAACTTCAGGAAATTCTTAGATCAATTGTGCAAAAGGAAAAAGAAAACACTTCTTCTTAGATTCCGTCGTAACCGAAAACTGGCTCGAAGGGATCTCCATATTGATTAGATCCTGTAATAAAGGCCGGTGCTCCGGTTTCTGGATTCATACCTGAACTGGATAGTGTATAAAAGGTTTTTTGCGGAATCATCGTTAGGGCGACCGTAAGACTTGCCGTGGTATTTACATCAGGCGAAGTTAGATATATTGTTTTTACTCTAATTCTAAAAGTAACCTGATCTTGTGACTCAAGAACATATTTGTTATCGCTAAGAACCCCTTCTTCTGTCCAGCCTACAGCCAAGGATCCTGATCCATGATTTTTAACATAAATTTCACTTGTTAAAAAAGGAAAGTCAACTCTGCTGGCAGAGGGTTCTGCCTCTACGCCAAAATGCTTTGACCAGGGAAGTCCTGATGCCAAATATTCAATTGCATTATTTGGGCCAGAAGAGGGATATTGAAAAACCATGGTAAGGTTAATTATATCTTATTTCTACTTGGACCCACTATAAATTCGAATATTGTCAACAGGGAACCAGCCAAGCTTTTGATATTTGTCTAAAAAGATAGGCACAAGTTTTACCAGATCATTGCCTCCATAGGCCGTGGGGCCCTGGTAGTCGTGTAGGTAACTTGCATGCACCGTAATAGGATCTCCCTTAATAACTCCTGTAGAGCCAACCAGAACCCCTCCCTGACGTTGTACGATGACGCTGCCATCAGGAGTATATTGTTGACTTCCATCTTCCTTTAGAAGAGGTGAATATACCATAACCATTTCATAGGTTCCATCGGCCTTTTTTGTTTCAACCCAGAGATATCGGTTACCAACTGTAATTCTATCATTAATCATAATATTATCTTTCTATTACTATTCTCTTCTTTTCTTGGGACGGCATCAAAATTGCCGTTCTCATCAAATATAAAATCAAAAGATCTGTTTGGATTCTTTTTCTTAAAAACGTTTACTTTATCAACAATCTCTTTGGTTCTTTTTTCACCAAAGGCAGCCTCTAATAATTCTAATAAGGAATGTTCCATTTGATGTTATTGTTTTGAGTTATTGTCGCTTTCATCATAAGCCAATACCACGGCATCACAGGCCAGCATTAGGCTAACAACAGAAACCGCATTCTCAAGAGCATGCTTTGTTACCTTGCAAGGATCTATAATTCCTGCCTCGATAAGATTTCCATACTTCTTGGTTGCCACGTTATAGCCAAAACATTTTTTGGCCTCAATAACCTTTTCGTCTTTTTGATCCTTTGATTTTTGTTGGATCTCTTTAATAATTTCATTGATGTTTTCACTATCAATAAGTTCTGTGTCTAAAACAAATCCCTTAAAACCAGATTGATGTTGAATTAGTTTATTTGCCACTACCTCTGCTGATTCGCCAGAATTTTCGATAATGATTCTGAATGGAGCCTCACAGGCATTTGCAACAAGTTGTAGCCCTGCAACCTCTTCTTGCGAAAGTTGTTCTTCAAAAAAATCATCTATCGGGCTTGAGGACAAAGTTACTGGTAGTCTAACCGACCCGGTTTTTGTTTTAATGATCCCGGTTTTTATCATGCTTTTTAAATGTTGTGCAGCATAAAAAAGTGCAGTTCCACCGCCAGGAACAATTCCTTCCTGTGCCGCTGCCTGTGTGGCGTTAACAGCATCTTCTACTCTGTCCTTCTTTTCAAAAATTTCTACCTCTGTGGAACCACCAACCTGAATAATGGCAATTCCACCAGAAAGCTTGGCAAGTCTTTGTCTATATTTGTCTTGTCTGAGCGGGTCTAAAACCGAAGTTTCACTTGTTAATGAATTTCTTATGGAGTCTGCCCGATTTTTAATATCTGTTCTAACTTTATCGTTTTTTTCATCAACAATAATCGTACAAAAATTTCTACCAATTATTGCCTTCTTGCATTGTCCAAGATGTTCGAGTTTAATTTTCTTAATTGATAATTCGCTGGTTGCCCCTAAAACCGTTTGCGTTCCAACAACAATCCCGAGATCGGCCAGGAGGTCTGCCCGATTTTCTCCATAACTTGGAGACTTCACGGCACAAACCTTTATTACTCCCTTTACCTTGTTAACAACCAGAGTATGTAAGGCTTCGCCTTCTACATCTTCGGCCACGATCAACAATGATTTTTTTGTTTGATCTATCTGTTCAAGAACAGGCAAAATTTCAGACAGGCTAGAAATCTTTCCGGTCGTGATTAACACATATGGATTTTCTAGTTCACAAAGTTGTTTATCATTGTTTGTAACAAAGAATGGAGAAACAAATCCCGCTTCCAACCGAATGCCCTCTGCAAGTCTTAAATTTGTTTTAATGCTTTTTGCTGGCTCGATTGTAATGAGCCCGTCTATACCCACCTGACTTATGGCGCTTGCTATAAGTCTCCCTATCTCTCTATCTCCATTTGCGGCTATTGTAGCCACGCTTATAAGTTCTTGTTCAGAGGTCATTAATATTTTATTATCATTAAGATAATCTAAAACAATCTCTAGAGCAGACTCCATTCCTCTTTTTACAAAAACCGAAGAATATCCAGAGGTAACAATTTTGGTTCCTTCTTGAAGAAGAGCATGGGCAAGAACCGTTGCCGTGCTTGTTCCGTCTCCTGCCTGATCATTTGTTTTGTTGGCAACCTCTTTTAGAAGTTCTGCACCTATTGAAGCAAGTTTATCTTTTAATCGAATAGATCGGGCCACGGTCACTCCATCTTTTGTGATTAATGGTGCTGCAAAAGAAGGAGAAGAGGAGAAGGCTCCTATGCCCTGCCGCTTTGCCTCGTCCAATGCAGCATGTTCGATTATAACACCATGCCCGCCAGGACCAATTGTGCTTCCTACGGCTCTAGCCAGAATTGTGGCTCCTTCTAGAATTTTTTCACGAGCCTCTTCAGAAAAGATAACCTGCTTGTTGTTACTATTACTCATAGTGTATCCAATCTAACTTTATATCTTTCTCCATCAGGTCCACGGATTGTTGTGGTTTGATGCTTTTCGCCTTCTATTGTTTCACTATCTTCTAAATCGCTTTTAAGTCTGTTTCTTAATTCGTCCAGACTTGGAGGAGAGGAGGCTGCTGAAAACAAGTTGGGATTTGTTGTCGAGGGCTGGTGAAATATGCCATTGCTTGGCAAGGTAGAATCTAATTGTTGTAAGATTGCTTCTGGATCAAATGAGACAGAATCTTCAAGAGTCAATTCTCCCGTATTTTCTTTTTCTTCTTCTTCTTTTGTTGAAATCTCTGTGGTGGATGGTCCTGCAACCAAGGGCAGGACTGTCGGTACTGTTTTTGTTGATTTGCCATACCAAATCTCTTCTCTCTGTGATGCCGTTTTTACCAAATTTTCAATAAAGGATTGAAGACGTTTTGTTAAAATGCTTTTGATCTCATTAAGATCTGTATATACCTCTCCATTGATTTTACCAAAGTCAAAAATCTTTTGTTTTGGATCCCCTTCCTTGCCTACGGCAATTTTCCAATTTGTTGACTTTTCATTTAATGTTTGAACCGTAACCTGTTCTACAATTCTTGCCGGCAAAATTACCTGAGTCTTGCTAGACAAAATATAAACAATTTGTCCAATATAGTATTCAGGCTTATTTGACATAGGCATAGTCACAAAGAAGGTTATTATCCTTTTTGTTTATTATTTGGTGCCCTGAACATTTTTAAGATAGTCTTCTGTCAAAACAAGAATGATCTCGCCTTGATTTGAAGTCTTTTTCTCATAGGGTGTCAGATCAACTCTTTCTAGTTGTTCTCTAAGCTTTCGCTCGTTTGAGAACCCACCAAAATTCGTATAAACATTAATAAGTTTTTCAATTACAGAGGGATGCAGTTTCATGATTGTTTGGTTTCCTTTTCTTCTTCTCTAAGTCTTTCGATCGTATTACTTTCCTGATGTTGTTTGCCCCACTCACCTTTGGCAATGGCCGTGCTGCCCATGAGAGCCTCTAGATTTTTGTTGGCTCCACTGGTAGCCTTTTCAAGAATATTGTTTCCAAGTTTTTGAGCCTTTTTAAGAGGCATAAGTCCAAGGGCAGTTCTAACCTTGTCAAAGGTTTTTGGATCAAGCCTATCTTTTAATTTTGTCATGGAAACAAACTGATGAATCATCATATCAACAATTGGAACAGATCCGTGTTGCGTTTCTACTTCAAATTCCCCTGTTTCTTTATATTCTGAAATAAACAAAACATAGGGCATTTCCTCGTCTTTATTAATTTGAATAAACGGGATAAGATTAGTTTTTCCTGATTCATCAGACTCATAAAGAATGATTGGAACCTTCGGTTGTACGGGGGTTTTTGGTTGTTCTGACATGATATTTTATCTTAATATCTTTTTTGTTATTTGGATGAATCAAGTTTTGTTTTATAGACTTTCTCGGTCATCGAGAATATCAACAAAACTTTCATAGGCATCAAGCTGGGTTACCTTCTTTTTAATTTTTACGGTTCTTATTGCCTGCTTCAAAGTCTTCATGTCAAGTTTATCCTGGAATTCCAGGATTAACTCTTTCTGATCTGTTTTGAGAGTTTCGATTTCATTTTCGATATTGTCAAAGCGTTCCATGAAACTGTTAACAACCTTTTTGAGTTCCCCTAACTCCGTAGGCATTCTTAGTCCTGATTGTTCTGATGTTGTATTTGTTGTTGGTGAGGGCATAATGTTTTAAATCTCCTAGATGCGATGTGTGGTGGTGGTGGTGGTGGCGTTGCCGATGAACTTGAATATACATTTTTTTGGTTGTATGTTTAAACGGCTTATCAAATTATCAAATGCCTTTTTCTTTTAACAACAATTGTTTTAATTTCTCATAATCCATCTGCAAAGTGCGATCGAGAGCACCCCTCAAATTTCAACGCTAGGGCACCTGTGCGCCTCTGAGAGGTCGCCAAATTGCTTGGGGCTAGCTGACTATGGGTCAGTCTTTGAACGCCTTAAAACGCTTTTAAATAATTCTGAATATCAGAAATTAACTTTTTGTTATTTGATTAATTTTTGGTGTTAACAATTTGTTTATTTCTGCAACTGCTGCCTGGGCTTCTTTTTCAATTCCAGGAGTTGTTCTTGAGATTTCTTGAATATGCTTGATATAAAAATCCCTATAAACCCCTTTTAGCTCTTGTGCAAGATCTTGGTCAAGCTCTTTTTTCTTTTCAGGTGTCATATTCTTCGGAAGTTTTCGTTCAATGCTGTTTTGTCTAAACTGTTCAAAGCCTGAACCAAGCTCTTTTTTAAATTGATCAAGAGTGTTTAGCCTAGAAATTTCCCTGGCTCTGTCCACGGCAGAATCTATTCCGGCAGTTTTTAAGGCTTTTACGATTGGACTGTTTTGCAGGGATTCAAGAACATCCGGTTGTTTTAGAAGTTTTTGAATTAGATCATAAACTTTCTGATCAAGTTGTTGTCTTGTAAACCCTGTGGCAGCAGTATTTGGTGCTGTTGCCGGTGCAGGTTGTGCTTCAAAAATAGGCTTTTTATTTTTATATTGTTTTGATTCCCCGTAACCGCCAATGTCAAATCCGCCACCGCCGCCCCAACCGTAGTCATCGTTGGCAAAATCCTGGCCATAGGAAACCGAATCTGCTCCTGGGGGCATAACTTTCTTGCTAAGTTCTTCTGCTTTTTGTCTCAGGGCCGCAACCTTTGGATTTCCCCCGGAAAGAATTTCCAGCAGGCCAAGAGCCAGGGCAGGAGACTTCAGGGCAACATGGGCCCCGATCGTGAGGGCCGGATTAAACATCAAAGCCAAACCGGCAACGTCCCTCGTGCGCAGGGTATCCCAATTTCTTTTTAAAACATCTGCATATTTCGAATTTAGGGAATTAAGCTTTTCTTCAATTTTTTTGTTTTCTTCTTTTCCAACCCGAGTAACCTCCTCGGATGCAACCCAGAACATTGCGGCATAGGCTGCCTGCCTTGCAACTTTTCTTATATTTCCAAAAATATTTGATATGTTTTTCTCAAGCCCGTACTTTGCAGTTTTAAGAACATCGGTAAATGGCTCGATAAAAACCCTGGCCAAAACATCTGATTCTTTAAGCAAAATCAAATCTTGAGAAACAAATTCCTCTTCAACAATCGTTTGAATTGTTTCTTTTAACACAAGATTGCTGTTGGAAAAAGCCTTCTTCAAGTTTTTGTTTTTTAAGTTTTCGGTCATTTTCAAGCTCAATATCTTTTTGTTTCCGGTTTTGCCTTGGGTTTTTCCTGTTTTCCTGATGTAGCTTGTCTGGATTGATTTCAAGCTTTTGCCCGGTTTTCTCTTCCCAGTAGTTAATTACTGCTTTATCGAACAAATTTAAAATATGTTTTTTTGTGCTGAAGTGTCTTCGGGAAAATAAAGATCTGTGTTTTGGCGGGAACAAATTAACAAGTTGTTTTTTGATCAGGAACCAATCCCTGGTCGAAGTCCCGATGTAATCAAATGCATAATCCAAGAGATCTTTTATTTCTTCAGGAAATAAAAATTGCTTTTCTTCTCCCGGCCAGACAGCCTCGGTTTGTGTTTCTAGTAATTTTTCCATTTTGATTTTGTTTAAGAAAGAAAGTACCAAAGAAAGAATATATCTCTTAAGAATATATTATATAAGAATATAACATAAGAGAAGAGTAATCTCTTCTAAGAGTATTTAAGAACATATAATATTATATAAGAGTATTATATTAAGAAAGAGAAGATAAGAATAAGATAAGAATAAGAGAAGATAAGAATAAGATAAGAATAAGAGAAGATAAGAATAAGATAAGAATAAGAGAAGATAAGAATAAGATAAGAATAAGAGAAGATAAGAATAAGATAAGATAAGAATAAGATAAGATAAGAATAAGATAAGAATAAGAGAAGAAAAATACAATATTTTTTAAGAAATGTATAAAGAAAAGAAAATAAATCTTTTTAGATAATAGAATTCTTAAGAAATTTAGAATAAGTTATATTAATAAAATATATTAAAAATAGAATAAGTTATATTAATATAAACAATAAGAAATTAAATTTCTTATAATACACAAGAGAAGAGTAATTTATATCGAGCTAGAGACATGGCATGAGATAGAAATTTGATAGAAAACTTGTTGTCATTTCATGACAACAAAAATCTATCTAGGCACACTATCAATATGTCTCATATTATATAAGAGAATCTCTTATGAAAACAAGAGATTAAAAGAGAATAAAATAATAGCATACTATCCAAAAAAGCGTAAGCTTTAAAGGAATCTTTAAACCTATTAAATTTAATGATTATAAATAATAAAAGAACACTAGTCCAGAAAGTCTGATAACTGCAATTGTTCTAAATTGATTTTTTCTTCTTTTTTCTTTTGGTTCTTTTCTTTTTCTTCTTCAGAAAAAAAGAAATATTTTAAGTTCTTTTCTCTATCCTCCAGTTGAGAAGAAAACTCTTCAGATACCTGTTTTGTTGATCTGGCAGAAACAAAGGTTGTTTCTTCTTCTTTTTGTATTACTTTTTCTTCTTCTTTTTCTTTTTTGTCTTCCATACCATAATATGGTTTAATTCCTTCAAATAGACTATTATTGTTTTGTTTGGTCTTGTTGTTGTTGTTGTTTTCCCTACTACCACCAATCTCAATAATTGGGGGCAAAATCCTCACAGAAGAATCTAGACTTTTCCCAGATCTTATGGCCTCAAGCATGAGCTTTATGCTATTTGAATTATCAAGGGAATAGGGCGAAAGCCTTAGAGTTTTTAAACGTCCCTGAGCCCTTAATCCAAGAGAAACAACAGAGCTTCCAGACTCAATAAGCTTTCTTGTTCCTGATCTGGCAGATCTAATTTCTACAACCATGTTTCCCTGAAGCCTTGGCACAGGAAGATTTGCCGGATTTTCTTTTAACCAAAAAAGACCTGCCCCCCCAATTTGAATATAATAAACATTCTTTTTTGCATAATGATTTGCAACAAAATCAATTGGAACAGAAACCTCTGTATTTATCAATAAGCCATTTTCTCTTGCGGCAATCCAGGCCTCTTTTGTGCAGGTAAAGGGAAACTTAATTGCCCTTTCATTGATATTTGTTGGTTCTTGCTTTGACAAGAACTCCAATAATTTATCAAGTTCTTCCTTCTTTTTTTCAATTGTTTTTTTAAGCAGCTCTTGTGTATCTGCATCAAATTTTGTGGCAAAAGAAAAATTGCCGGTTTCTTTTACATAATGTACCGAGGAGCCTCCCATTTGGGCTTCTGGATTTAACTTTATCTCAACATTGAAAATCTTACCAAAAACATTGATATCTGCATCTGGGGCGCTCTTCCTGGAGCCTCCAGGCTTTCTGATGTTCCCTGCTGCCTTGGCCTGCATTAGCTCTGATATAATTTTTCGTTCATACTCATGACCTCTCAGGGAGGCAATTTTGCCTGGTAGAATAATGGCCGGGTTACCAGAAGAGGAGATGGCTTCTTCTGTGAGCATGGTTGGTTTTTTTATAGAATTATCTATTGCACCGTCTATTGCATTTTCCATAAGGTTTAAGATTGATTTATCTCCGATGCCTAGGGGGGAGTGCTGTTGTCGTTGTTTAGGTTTGGACTGCTGTTTTTGCTTTAAACTATTGTCTGGGAAATATACCCTTTTGAGATTTAGATCGAAACCATTATTGTTTGGTAAATTCATTATATTGTGAATTCATTGTACTAAGTTGCGGTTTTATTTGATAATTAGAAACACGGAAACCATACTTCTCTTCTTGTCTCTTTAAACTTTAAATCATAAATTCAAAAATGCCTTCAAATAGAAAATCGGCTTATGGCCCCTCAAACATAAACAAATTTTTTAAAAGATTAACAACAATCTTTCGTTCGGGCCCTGCAATTCAAAGAAGAGTTAAGGGCCATGATCCAAAGGCCTATTATGACTCTCAGGTAATTCAAAACAACTATGGCTATAAGGCTTCTGCTCCATTTGGATTTGGAAGAGAAAATTCTCCATTTTCTGTGCTTGGATCCTATGGTCTGCTGGACAGAATAAGCCGTTATTGTATTACAGGAGATATGTTGGTAGCTACTAACAAAAAAGAGGGGCATACCAGCATACAAGAGCTTTCTGAAATATATGAGAAAAATAAAAACAAAAAACTAGAAGATCAAGAAGTTTTTTATACCTTCTCTTTTGATCCTGAATCTAATAAGCTTGTTTTAAGAAAAATTTTAAATGCCTTTTATACAAAAGAAGATGAAGTTGTTGAAGTTCACTTTGATAATGAGGCAATTTTAAAATGTACAAAAGATCACAGAATAATGCTGAGAGATGGCAGTTATAGGCAGGCCCAAGACTTAAAGGCCGATGACGCCATTATGCCTTTTTATAGAAAAAAATATGACTTTATTACCAATTATGAAAATAATAAGGTTACAAAAGTAATCTTTACAGGTAAAACAGAAAAGGTTTATGATTTAACAATTGAAGGAACTCATAATTTTGCTGTAATAGATCCGATAAATTTAAGGCCTTGCGGAATAATTCATAATTCCGAGTTCAGTGAAATGTGTACCATGCCTGAAATTGCAGCAGCAATTGATACATTCTCAGAAGAAATTGTTGGTGGTGATGATAGGGGAAAATGTTTTCATATCTTTTCTGAGAATGCAGAAGTCAAGGCTGCTCTTGATGACTTGTTTTATGATACGGTCAACGTAGAGTTTAATCTTAAACTCTGGGCTCGTAATGTATGTAAGTTTGGGGATATGTTCTTGTATTGTGAAGTTTATCCTGACATTGGAATTGTCAATGTAACCCCCATTGCCGTCAACGAAATTGAAAGAGAAGAAGGATTTGATTCTGAGGATCCGGCTGCCATTAGATTTAAATGGTTAACCCGAGGAAACAAATATCTTGAGAACTGGCAAATCATCCATTTTAGAATTCTTGGAGATGACTTATTCCTCCCCTATGGTCATTGTCTAAGTGCTGGAAATTACATAGCTTTTTCAAATGGACAAAAAGAAATTCAGCATGTAAAACCAGGAGACATGGTGCTAACTCTGGATCAGAAAACAAGGAAACAAGTATCAACAAAAGTCTTAGACGTTGTTGCATCTGGAAAGAAAGAATGTTTTAGGGTGTCAACTCAACATAATTTCATCGACGCCAGTAAAGAACATCGCATTATGCTTTATGACAAAAACAAATATGATTTTATCTATAAGCAAATAGGAGATCTTAAGTCTGGAGATTTGATGGTCTTAGGTCATCATCACAAGACAAGCAAAAGAAAGAAAATAAATAAAAAAATACCAAAAGATAGAATAAAGGCAAAATTTATTTGGAAGAATATAGCCTTAATTCCTGATTATGTAAATGAGGATATGGCAAAGCTAATTGGGTTTTTACTGGGCGATGGTCATTATCAAAGAGTTAGAGGAAGATTAAACTGTGTTGGTTTTTCAATGGGTGTTCACGACGAAGACAATCAAAAATATATTAATTTATTAGAAAATTTTTCTGGTCGAAAAGCAAAAATATACAAATACGGATCCAAGCAGTATGCCTTTGGCAGCAGAACAGCAATGTTTCACTCCGCAATGTTGGCAACAATTTTACAAAGACTAGGGTTTGTTGGAACGGCTCATACAAAAAGAGTGCCAAGTTGGATTTTTTCTGCATCTAATAAAATTAAAAAAGCTTTTATTGAAGGATTTGTAGATGCCGATGGATGCCTTAACACAGATAGGTGGAATTGCGAAAGATATTCTATAGAAATATGTAATGAAGAATTATTAAAAGATCTTAAAATTGTTATCCAAAGTTTAGGATGGAAATCTGGAAAAATAAAAAAACGAACAAGATTTACTGATAAAATTGCAGGTGTGGAATTGGTAAGTAAAAACAACTCTTCATATGTTTTATATTTTTACAAAACACAACTTAAACAAGAAAAATCTGTTCTTAACAAAAATGATAAAATTCTTCAAAACAAAAATATTTTAATAGAATCAATTTTATCAATTGATTCGGTTGGAGAAAAAGAAACCTATGATATCTGGATCGACCATCCTGATCATAACTTCTATGCAAACGGCACAGTGGTTCATAATTCAGTTTTGGAGTCTTCTCGTAGAGTTTGGAGACAACTTTGTGTTAGTTCTGCTACGCAAATTTGGGTAGAAGGGGATGGCTGGAAAAAGGTTGAAGAGGTACAAAAGGACGATGTAATTTATTCATTTGATTACACAACTAAAAATCTTGTTAAGGCGAAGGTTAAAAGTTTAACAAAACAAGGAGAGCAAAAACTTGTAAGAGTTAAAACCAATCATCGAACCATAGATGTAACACCAAATCATGACCTTCTCGTTCAGAATAAGGATGGAAAACTTCTTTACAAAAAAGCCTCTGATATAGTTGAGTCAAGAGGTGTCGTCGGACAGACACATAGAAATGCAGATAAACTTATTTTGCCAAATACTGCCCGATTAAATTCTGAAAGAGTACACCAAATAAAGTTAAATGAAAAAGACTACAGGGTTATGCTTAAAAAAGGCCAGAAGATAAAACTTGATAGAGAGTCTTTAACGAAATATAAAAAAATTCATAAAGATAGGACAAACATATACAAGTTTATTCAAGGAAAGAAAGGCTTATCTTTTTCCAATTTTGAAATCTTGTTAAAAACAAATCCTGAATTTAAAAAATATTCTTATGATTTTTATATGAGAAAATCTCACAAAAAATCTTTCTTGGGACCAGACAGAACCTTCACAGTCACCAAGGATTTTATGAGGCTTTTTGGTTTTATGCTGGGAAACGGCTGGGTTTATAGAAAAGTTGATCGTATTGGATTTGCTCTAGGGCCTGATGAAAAACAAAACAACTATTACAAAAATCTATTTAAAATCCTTTTTAATAAGTCTTTAAGAGATTCTAAAAACGTTGGTAAGAAATATTCAAGCGGACAGACCAACTGTTCTTCTATGGAATTAATTTCTTTGTTTGAAAAGGCCGGATTTATTTCCGGGTTTGCAAACAAAAGGATACCAGGTTGGGTTTATAGCATGCCACAGAACTATCAAAAAGACTTGATTCTGGGTCTGCATGAAGGGGCCGGATATAACAACAATACGGGAACAATTTGTCTATCAGGTAAAAACTTATTGGAAGATGTAAAGATTTTATGTCAAATGGCAGGAGTTCCTGTTTCTGGAGAGGTTAAGTTGAATTCCTTGGGCGACACAAAATTTTCTAAGTTTTTTAATAAAACCGTTACAACCCAAAACGTTTATAGACTCTATATAGACAAAAACTTTCTTATTAATCCAGAGTTATTGCAAGAAAGCAAAGAGGATCATGTTTGTGAGGCAGTTACTCACGTAGAAGACTTACATACAACAGGCGAAACCTACGATATCGAAGTAGACCACCCAATCCATAACTTTGTTGCAAACGGCATTGTTTCCCATAATACCAACATGGAAGACGCAATGCTTACCTATAGAATTGTGCGTTGTTTGCAGGGAGATAGCAAGATCTATACAAAGGGTGGCGAGGTAAAGATAAAGGATGTAAAGGTTGGTGACGAGGTTTATTCTTTTGATACAAAAACCATGGGATCAACTCTGTCTAAAGTTACAGGCTGGGTAAACAATGGAAAGCAACAAATCTGGGAAATTAAAACTTCCACAGGAAGAACGTTAAAAACAAACTTCAATCATCCCATTCTTGTAAGAGACAGAGATAGCAAGGGCTTTGAAGCCTTTTATGTAAGCACAGAAAAACTTATTCCAAGCAAGCATGAAGTCTTGATCGGTCTACAAGGAATGATGGTCGAGGATAGTCGGGCAGTTGCAAGCCTGGCAAAAGAAAGATTTATTACATCAGAAACGATATCAGAGGTTAAGCCGACTAATGAGTATGAAGATGTTTATGATATAAGTGTAGAGGATGAAAATCATAACTTCTATGCAAACGGCATGGTAGTTCACAATAGCCCCGAAAGGAGAGTCTTCTATATTGACGTTGGAAACATTCCACCAAATGATGTTCCAAATTATATGGAGGCAGCCAAGGCAACCCTGCGTTCAAGGGGTGTGATGGATAGGGAAACAGGCCGAGAGGATCAGAGATACGGAGCAATGCCAATTGCCCATGATACAATTATTCCGCTGCTTGATGGAAGAAATATTCCAATTAAACAACTGGCAGAAGAGTTTGAAGAAAACAATAACAATAGGAAAAACAAGAATAATTGGGTCTTTTCAATCAATGATAAAACTCATGATCTTGTTCCCGGCAAGGTTGTTTGGTGTGGAAAGAACTATACAGCCCAAAAAATGGTCCATGTTGAACTTGATGATGGAAGCACAATAAGAACTGCTCCTGAGCATCCCTTTATTCTAAGAGATGGAAAACAGATCAGGGCAGACAAGCTAGAAGAGAACATGTCTCTTATGCCGTTTTATAGAACCTTGTCATCGACAATATATGGCAAAAACAAGCTCAACAAATATCCAATGGTTTATAATCCAAGAACCGAGGAATATGAGTATGCTCATAAGTTTATTGCAAATGATGTATGGAAAGAACAAAAAGAGCTTCTGACAGAAACAAAACTAAATGCAGTCCATGGAGAGAATCATTATTTGATTGTTCACCACAAAGACTTTAATAAACAAAACAATGCACCAGACAATCTTGAGTGGATGGGAAATGTCGATCACAGCAAGTTACATGCTGCACTTAATAAATCAGGTTTTGAAAAACTGATGGAATATGTAAAAACTCCCGAAAACAGAAAAAGAGTTGCAGACAATAATATAAAGCTTGGTTTGGGAAAGAAACTTGCTGCCAATTATAATGGAACCGCCCTTCATAAGGAACATAACGAAATAAGAAAGGTTGCCCAATTAAAATCGTGGCAAGAGAATAAAACAAATAGATCAAAGGCCATGCAGTGGTCCTTTCCAGAGGAGTGTCTTGAGATTGTCAAGGAGATGGTTTCACAACACCCTGAGTTGGGAAGAAGAAAACTTCAAAAGTCTTTGATGGCAAACGAGAGGTTCTTCAATCTTTTCAAGGAAAGCAATCTCGAAAGAAGAAATATTAACAAATTCAGCGAGGGTGGTCTTAAGGAGATCTTAAAGAGACACGGTTATGAGGATGGCTTAAATTCTCTGAAGCAGGAAGTCATGGGAGAGAATTATGTTAAATTGACTTCCAGATTTGCCAATAAAGAAGAAAATTTAAACAGGGCCAAAAAAAATCATAAGGTTAAGTCTGTGAAGTTTGTTGATGAAGAATGTGATGTTTATTGCATGACCGTAGAAGGGCCAAATGGCGAGAACGACCGTCATAATTTTGCTACGGTTACAACCCAAAAATTAAACTCGAAAGCTTCTAGAAATGCTGTGCAAGGCGGCGTAATCATTACCAATTCTCCGTTAGACGACTACTTTATCCCCGTACGTGGCAATGCCCAGGGAACAAAGATTGATACTCTATCTGGCGGCCAGAATACAACTGCCATTGAGGATGTTGAATATCTTCAAAACAAGCTGTTTGCCTCCCTGAAGGTTCCAAAGCCCTATCTGAACTTCATGGAAACCCTGGGAGCCAAGGCCTCCCTTGCCCAAATGGATGTTAGATTCTCAAGAACAATTCAGGGCCTACAAAAGATTATGATTGCAGAACTAAACAAGCTGGCAATGATTCACCTCTTTGCCAAGGGCTTTGACGGAGAAGATTTATTGGACTTTGAACTAAAGTTATCAAATCCAAGCTCTGTTGCAGCCCAACAAAAACTTGAACTCTGGGCAGTTAAGTTTGATATTGCAGGTACGGCCAAGGAAACCAAGCTTGTTGATGAAAAGTGGGTTAAAAAGAATATCCTTGAATTAACAGATGGAGATATCGATCTTATTGAAAAAGGATTGGTTACAGACAAGGTTAGAGAGCTTTCTGCCGAGGCCATGGAACTCAAGGATCCAGAGGAACCGCCACAGCCATCAAAAACGGTTAATCCCTTTGATACAACCAACTATGAATTGTTTGGCAAGGACCAGCCTCCAAAGCCATTTGGAGCAACCCTAGAACAAGATAGTGATAATGCAGAAGTGGTGGCAGTAGCTTCTTTCGATACAAGCACGGCATCAACCTACCCAGAAACAGATGAAGATAGAGAAAGGAAAATGCCAATTAAGGCAACCCCATTCCTGACAAAACATAAAAGAAATAGAATTAGAAGATTGGGTGTTGGTAAGGGCCGAAGCAATATGGCAATGCCAGACCAGAGAGCCATGCTGAGCCCAAGAAACAAGTATACCAGGGATATCCACGGCCAGAGAACAGAGGCCCTAGACCTGTCCTCTCTCAAGGCCTCCCTCTTGATGGAAATTCAAGAAACAGAAGGGCAGCCAGAAGGAAATAATAAAAACATAGATGACGACCTTCTTAAGGGAATATCAACAACTCCACGTCTAAACAAGGAAATTAGATCTGTATTCAAGAATATGGAAAAATCTTCTAAACAGGACTTTGGTGCAACGAGAAAGAAAACCTCTGGCGGACTTCTTACAGAACAGGAAGAACGAAACAAAAAAGGCAATTTGCCCTTGTTAGAAGAAGAAGATATAGAAATTGAGATTATGGCAGAAGAGAGGCCAGAAGAAGCAGAAAAAGAAACAATGGAAACCCTTGATCTTCTTTTAACAGAGGCAAGCCATCCCAATCATCAAATGACAATAGAAGAGAGTCTTGTTAATCCTGAAGATATTATTCAGGAGTTGGTAGTAAAATCAGAAGAGCAGGCAATTAATGAAGAGGAACTTGCTGGAATTGAAGAAAAAACCCTAAAAGATGTTTTTAATAAAGATTCCTAATATTTATGACATATTGCTATTTGAATCATGATTTTAAAACACAACAAAAAGAGGAATTCAGGAATGCTGGCCGAATTCTTCTCGGCCTTTATAGCAGAATCTATTATCCTAAAAAGACATGACAGGGTTTCTGCCTCTAAGGATCTCTGGAACAAATATACCAAAAAAGGCACAGAGCTTCGCAAAGAGCTTGCCATTTTTTCTGCAATTCAAAACAGAAGCTTTGAAAGCAGGGAGGTTGCCTGGAGTTTTCTCAGGGAAACAATTAGGGATAACCTGGTTAGCAAAAAACTTATTAATCAAGAGATTTTAGAACAAGAAAAGACAAGTCTGATCCGAGAACTAGGTTCCCTTGGTCTTAATCAAAACAATAAATTTTTTGATAGAGATATTCCTGATTATAAAAATTTGGCAACCGTACAAATTTTGATTAACAATTATCTTGATAAATCAAATTCTTCAAATGGCAATAGTGGAAGTCCTGCTCTTTTAGAGAATATTCTTAATCCTGCCGTTGCAGAACTTGAAGACAGGGTTTTAAAGCTAATGATGACGACGACAACAACAACTGACAAGAAGACGGCAGCGGTTCAATCGCAACAATTAAATTCTGCCGGGGCTGCTCTTAACCTAAAAGAGGCAGAGGTTGATGGACTTGTTGTTAGGCTTATGAGAGAAAAACTTAATAAGAAGTTTTCAAGGGTGCTTACAGAAAGCCAAAAGGACATTGTTCAAAGATATGTCTTTGGCAAGGATCTTCCCTATTTGTCAAGTTATCTTAAGAACCTTAACAGAGAAACCATTGAGCTTGTTTCAGACGAGCTTGCCAGAAAACAAAAGAACAGCAATTCGTCTTCTTCAACGGCAATTCAGCAAATTAAGAAGTTAACAGAAACAAAGACCATGCTTGAAGAAAAGGGAAACCTATTTGGTAAACCAACGGCAGTTGCCGTCCTTGATGACGAGGCAATTGTCTTTTATATGGCCGTGGCCAAACTAAATGAAGAGCTTAAAAGCAAGGAAAACGTTGGAAACAATGTGGGCGATAGAGAGGCGATAGCGACAAAATAATATGAAACTATTAAAAGAACTACAGGATTTTTCCTATGATCACGAAGAGGTTAAAAAGTCTCTGGCAGATGATAACAAAGACAAGCCTCTTATTGTTCAGGGAGTGCTTCAAAGAGCAGATGCCCTTAATCAAAATGGAAGAATCTACCCAAGAGATATTCTTGAGGCGCAATTAGATAGCTATAAACTTTTGGTTAAGGAAAGAAGGGCAATCGGAGAATTGGACCATTGCCTAAGCGAAAATGCCCAAATATTAACAGCCAATCACGGTTGGAAATATCTTAAAGATATATCCGATAAAGAAGAGGTTTATACTCTTAATACGGAAACCGATGAAATTGAAATAGAACAAATTAAGAAAAAAATTGACACAAAATCTCATTCGAAATTGATGTTTCATATAACGAACGGCAAAACCATGGACATGCTAGTGTCTCCCAATCACAAAGTTTTAATGTGGGACAGATATCACAGGCCGTACAAGGTAACTGCTATAGAATTATATGATTTGTGGAAAAACAACGACTCTAAGCTTTCTCATTCCTATTTGAGAAATTCTGGAGTTTGGAAAGCTAAAAAACAAAAAGAGGAAAATTTTACAATACCAGGAACACAATATTCTATGCCATTGGATGTTTGGGCAGCCTTGTTTGGAATTTGGACAGCAGAAGGGCATGTTAGTGGTAGTCGTGGTAGCAAAGGTAAGGGATACAGCGTTGGAATAACCCAGAAAAAAGAATTTATGGTTAAGAAAATTAATGAGCTGTTATCCAAAACAAATATACCGTGGAGAGAATCCACAAGAACAGATCAGGTATACGGAGGAATAACTCATGATTGGAAAATATCTGGTAAAGATATACATGCTTATTTTAAGCAATTTGGAAATAGCAAAACCAAATTTATACCAAGAGAGTTTTTAAGAGACTGGGATAAAGAAACTTTGTCTATGATGTTCGATTGGATGCTCATGGGTGACGGAAGAAACAGAAGAGATAAAAAGTCTGGAAGACTTATTAAAGAATATTCAACAATATCTCAACAACTGTCAGAGGATACCACCGAGATTCTTTTCAAATTAGGAGCAGGTTCCTTTATAAAAAGATTATATGCGACAAAGGATATTAAGATTCAAAATAGAGTTGTTAAAAAAGAAAATCTTAATACGCTGTTTACAACGGCAGAAAACATTACAAATTCTCATATGAGATGTTGTTTTGTTAAAATGGAACCAGTTCAATATTCTGGTAGACTTTATTGCGTATCAACAAAAAATGGCAACTTTCTTGCAAGAGACAAAGGCAGACCATATTGGACTGGAAATTCTGATTCTGCGGTTGTAAATCTTAAGAATGCCTCACATGTTATAACAGAGATTTGGATGGAATCTGATGGAACCGTTAAGGGAAAAGTTGAGGTTCTTGAGGATCTTCCAATGGGACAAATCTTAAAGAATTTGTTTAAGGCAAATATCAGAGTTGGAATTTCAAGCAGAGCCCTTGGGTCTGTTTCAAGAGACTCAGGAAGAGATGCGGATATTGTTCAGGACGATCTTCATCTTGTTTGCTTCGATATGGTGAGTGAGCCTTCAACTAACGGCGCATGGATGACCATGACAGAGGGAAGAGAATATTCCCAGGAGGATCTTAAGAAGATCTTCTCAAGACAGGACAGGGTTAACAGGGCAGTATCAGAACTTCTAAATTTGAATAAAAAGATAAAGAAATGAGAATTACCCTTAAGCAGCTTACGACTCTTATTAAAGAAGAGATCCAAAAAGAAGATTTAAATCAGGTCACCAACAATAAAAGAAAGATTATAAATCTCTCTATTACCCTTGGACAGGATGAGGACGGAAAGAAGTCTTGGTCTATCTTTGTTTCTCCCCTTTTTGAAAGGGACTTAAATACTTTAGAAAAACAAACCGGGGCAACCTATGATAGAACCTATAAGTCATTTGTTTTGCCGGCCGTTGAAACTAGGCCATTATTGGATCAAAGAGTTTATATAAAAAATATGTTTAAAAGCGTCATATCAGAACTGGGCTATGAACCAAAATATACACCAGAATTAAAGGGAAACAAATGAAGATTTCAAAAGAACAATTAAAAGCCGTTATCAAAGAAGAGGTTATTAAAGAAAACCTAACTCGACAAACCTTTCAGCTTATTGCCGATGTACTAAGGGCGAATAAGGATCATGGTAACTGGGAAACTATTGTAAATGATTTTGCTGCCAGACTGGCAAATACAAATCCCAAATTTGATGAAATCAGATTTTTGGCTGCCTGTGGTATGAGAATTGGCGGACTGACCGATGAAGATTTTCATGCTCGTCCTGCTCCTACCACTTCTCCTGCCCGCACAGTAAGACCAAGAGTTCCACCACGTCCAAGAAATAATCTTCGTTAATCTATTATAAAGCATTAATTTATGAAATTGACCAAAACAGACCTAAAGAAAATTCTTAAGGAATGTCTTATTGAGATATTCCAGGAAAATCCGGCAATGCTGGTGGTTTCTGAAGGAAGGAGCCAAGTGACTCGTAAAAAGGTTAATGGCAACTTAATAAAAGAAATTCCTACCACCAATACCACAACTGCCAATAGGCCAATTGCCGAGGATAATAACGACAATAACTTGTCTTCTTCTTCTAGAATTAACAATCCCAGCCTAAGAGAAAGCGTTGATTTAATAACAAGGCAATTATCTCAGGGATCTTCTTCTAATAGTGATTTGATTAGAAGGGCCCTTGAAGATACGGCCCTTACAACCCTCCAGAATCAACTGGGAGGCCCTTCAGGAATGTCCCTGGCAGAGGGCGGAACAGGAAATGCCTCGCCTGAGATCCTCGCACAGGAGCAGCAAGAACTAAAAGCCTTGGCTGTTGATGGAGATCTTGGCAGATGGGCCAAGATCGCCCTAGCTACCAGCAAAAGATAGGACAGTCTATCTCCGGCATTTATTAATATTCTTTTTCTCTTTTTATAGCATATTTAAGTTAGAGAAAATAGAAAGAGAAATATGCCATCACACAGACAATTGACCGTAGAGGTTCCACCAACCACAAGAGGAAACGGCTCTGCTGATACAAAGAATCTAAAAACAATCTTTCCGGGTTCGCCAATATATACAGGCGAATTAACCGATGATGTTGTTCGTAAAATGGGACAAGAGCTTCTTGTTGACGGAATTGTTAATGATGGTGGCCATACCTTTGGAGAGTTTGATAGAGACTATCCAGAGGCCCCAAATCTGGCAGATGTAGAAACAGGCGGCGGTGGCCTGCCGGGCTCTCCCTATGCCCCAAATATTGCTGCTCCTCCAGAAGGAATGAATCCAAAGGATATTCCAGTCGAGGGTGCTGCTGCCACGGAAAATGCCAGAGGCTCAGGATCTCCATTCCCAGGTGATGGTCTTGCCTCTCCGGCAAAAACAACAAAAAAGATTGCTGGTCAAAAATTGGGCTCTCTTATCTTTGGCTCATCTGAATCAAGAAAATAATATAATAAGAAAGAATTAAAAAACAATAATCATGTCAGATCTATATAAAGAGGCTCTAATCGAGGCAAAGGCTCTTAGGCAATTGGCCGAAGAAGATGCAACAAGAAACATTGTAAAAGAAATTTCCCCTCTAATCAAGAAAGCAATTTCAGAAAGAATTGGCTCTTTGACAGAGGGAGCAGCAGGTAGTGATGATGATGATGGATTCTTTTTTGAACAAGATACAGATGCCAGTCAACCAGAGGATCAACAAACCCAGCCAGTAGCATCGCCACCTTTAGATGCCGCCAATAAATCATCGGCATTAGCCCCTACTCCTATTCCTGCCAAGGTTCCACAAACTGCCGCTGGAGCTGAATCGGCTCCATTGTCTCCGGGAAAGCAACAGAATGATGGAGAGGAAGGTTCAGGATTAAATGCTTCAATGCCAGGTGAAGATGGAAAAATCACCGTAGATTTTGAAGATCTGTTTAAGGGAGTTGAGGATCTATCTCCAGAAGCAGAAGACACAGCATCTCCATCGGCATTGTCAGATTTAGGAGATGCTTCAGGCCTTTCAACAGGAGCCACACCAGGGGCACCAGCCGATACTGTTCCTCCGGCAACGCCATCATCCTCAAGTCTTGAAATGACGCCCACTATGCCAACAGAGGAAGAGAATGAAATGCAGCCATCTGCCGCTTCTCTGCATCCAGAATCAGTTTCTTATGATTCTTTTGAAAAGTCTCTGTATGAAGTTTCTGAAAGAGTGGATCGAGTCTATTTTAAGACTTCAGTTAATGAGGTTGTTCACGAATCTCTTAAAAATCAACTATTTAATCTTATTGAGAAATTAGACTACCTTAGAGAAAAAGGCTCTATCGATGCCAAAAGGGCAAAAATCAACGAACATAAACTTGAATTTTTGTTTTTAAAGCTGAAAGAGGCCAAGGTAGCAAATAGTTATATTACAAATACGAAGGAAACTAAAACCAGTATGACAAGCTTAAAAGAATTCGCCGCAAAACTTTTTGAAGAAGAGTCTAGCACCTTTGCCGGTAAGGGCAATGAAGACAAGACCAATGAACCAACAACTGCCTCGGCAAAGCACGCCGCAAAGGTTTCTGGGGTAAGTCCAGAAGTTGGAGATGGTCCAGAGGCTCTTAAAGCAGCAGATGGCGACAAGGATGTTGTGGTTAAAGAGGAAATGCTCCCTGGTACAGCCGGCAGCGTTGATGCTGATGCACTTCCCGGTACTGATCCTGATCACAAATCAGAAGAGCAATGGGCAGATGGTGAGCCGGGCCTTGATGAAAAGAATCAAGACAAGGTAATCGAAGAGGCTCTGGACTCTCTTGAAGAAGAGGTTGAGGCCAAGGGTTCTGCCGGTTTCGGAGACACTTCAGAGGAACCCTCTGTTGAGTTTGAAATTGATGATAATGAGCTTATGGAAGCCATTCGTGAAATTCGTAAAGAAAATGTTCGTAAAAAGGTTACAGCACTACGTCTAGAAGCCAAAAAGGCAAAAGTCCAAAAGGGCGAGCCCAAGGTTGAGGCCTCAGAAGAGGCCTGGGAAGAGGCAGAGCCCGAGGCTGGCGCAGATCCTTCTCATAAAAAGCTAAAAGAGGCTGCTGATGATGGTGAAGATTTTGAAGTGGCAGCAAATGATCATGATGTTGTAGATGACGCCATGTCGCCGCCATCTGCCGATGACGATGAAATGTTCCATGATGATAGTGAAGATGAAGTAGAAGCAGAAGGAGACTTGGTTCTTAATATCGATCTACCAGACGAAGTAGAAGATGCCCTTGCTGGTGTTGATATTTCAGCACTAGAGGATATCGATGTTTCGCTTGTGGATGTTAATCTTGGCGCAGGTCATGATGAAAATGAAGAGGATTCGTTTGGCGGAGTTCCCTCAGACGAGGAACACGAAGAAGCAGAAGAAGATCTAGAGGGTGCTGCCGAAGAGCACGACGAGGCTGCCGAGGATCTTGAAAGCGCCGCCGCCAATGATGAGGACGAAGAAGGCAAGGAACTGGAGTCAGAGGCCTATAAAGGCGGCTGGCCACCACCAGGTTGGCACGGCAAGAAAGAGGGCGAAGAAGATGGTCTTGAAGAAGCCAAAAAGAGCAAGAAGACCATGCCCAAGAAAGATAAAAACGGCAAGTTTGTTAAAAAGAGCGATAAAAAGAATGATGATGTTAAGAAAGAACATGCCGTTAAACTTCATCGTGCCCTGCGTGAATCACGCAATGAAAATGAATCCCTTAAGCAGAACCTTAAGGATGCAAATCTGTTCTTGGCAAAGAACGTATATTTTACAAAATTCTTGCAGAGAGGCGATCTCTCAAAGAAAAACCTTGGAAAGATTGTGGACTATCTTGACAGTGCAGGCACTGTCTCAGAAGCCAAGTCTATTTATGGCAAAATCAAAGCTAAACTAGCCGAGTCTGCCAACAAGGCCTCTTCCAAACAATTGACTGGTTCGGCCTCTGGGTCTACCAAGTCAGGAAGTCAGTCTGCTGAATCACTTAAAGAAAGTATCAACAGACAGAATAGTGCGCAAGATAGTGACAGTCCTGTTGTTTCAACGGTTGAACGTTGGCAGCAACTCGCTGGCATCAAACCATCAAAGGTACAATAATTCAAATAAATTTATAGGAAATTTGAATTAAGCACAATAATTAATATCACCTGTTAAAAATTACTACAAGGAAATAAAAGGAAATATCATGAAAGAACTTACTCTAGCACAACTCGCAGAAGGTACACACAGACGCAGCCTCGGGGCTGACGCACCACGTCTTCTTAAGAAATGGGGCGATCTAGGTCTGCTTGAGGGTTTTGGCGGCGTCCGTAGAGACACCATGGCCAGACTTCTTGAGAACCAGGCTGCCGAGCTTCTAAGAGAATCAAACACTCTGTCAACAGGCGGGGCAGGTCTTACCTCAAGTGGTAAGGTCACCGGCTTTACAAACGTGGCATTCCCCATCGTTCGTAAGGTTTTCGCAGGTCTTATCGCAAATGAGATCGTGTCGGTTCAACCAATGAGCCTTCCATCGGGTCTATTGTTCTATCTTGATTATACCTACGGTTCAAGCGTCGGTGGAGATGCATCAACCTCGGCCAACAAGTTCTCAACAACTGCCGTTACTGATCCAAGCACCTACACCAGCCAGGATTCGACTTATAACAATCCTCGTGGAGCAGGTATTCGTTCAGGTTCTCTTGCAACCGGAGGTCAGTATGACCTGGTTGGTTCAGGCTATTCAAAGGTTCACAAGCAGACAACTGCCATCGTACTTGGCGACAATTCAATTGGTTCATGGCTTTCAGGTTCAACCTGGACACCAGACCTATCGGTAGTCAATGACAATGACTTCGTTGGTTATAATGCTCGTTTCGCTTCATATGATCCACAGGTTGAGCGAGATCTCGCTGCCAACGTGCTGGACTATGTGTTCGTTCACATTTCCGCTTCAGAAATCACCGATAATATTGGCGGCGCAGATCTAACGAATGTTGACCAAGTTGCTCTTACAGGCTTTGGTGAGGATGGTAACTCGGCAGTTGCCTGGGGCGAAAAGTACCAGGGTGGTCGTGGAGTTCTAAACCTTCGTAAGCTAAACAAGCGTGGTAATTTCGATTATGTGACAGGTTTGTTTACACCTGATCCACTTAACGGAAACCACGTTCAGTTTGTCGTGGCCGTTGCAAATGCAGGAACGCCACCTGATACAGATGGTGATCCGGTTACAGGATCAGCAGCAATCTCGGATGCTCTTAGCGTTAACTCAGACGGTTCAACCCTAACCATTCCTTCATTTGAATCAGACTTTAACTTTGATTCAAGCCCCCGCATTCCAGAAGTTGACATTCGTATTGAATCAACCTCTGTAACGGCGGTAACAAGAAAGCTACGAGCAAAGTGGTCACCAGAAATGGCGCAAGACCTTACTGCCTTCTATAGCATCGACGTTGAAGTAGAATTAACGAATATTCTCTCACAAATGATCACCCTTGACATTGACAGAGAAATTCTTAATGACCTATTGACACAGGGTAATGCAGCAAACCTATACTGGAGTCGTGCTCCGGGTAAGATTGTTAACAAGTACACGGGTGCCGAGGCTCTACATAGCTCAACACTTGCTCCAGGCCCAATGGTGTTTGCAAACGTTCAGGAATGGTACCAAACCCTTCTTGAGACGATTACAGATGCGGCCAACACAATTCACAAAAAGACCCTACGTGGTTCTGGTAACTTCATTGTGACTTCACCAGAAGTCTCAACGATCCTAGAGCACCTAGTTGCCTACAAGCCAGCCTACAAGGTTGATGCAGACGGCCAGGTTACAGACGGTCTTTCGATCGGTGCAGAGGCCATGGGAACCATTAATAACCGCTATGAGGTTTACAAGGATCCTTACTTCCCAAGCAACAAGATCCTAGTCGGTCTTAAAGGAAAAACCTTCCTTGAGAGCGGTTATATCTATGCTCCATATGTGCCACTAATCTTGACACCTGTTATTTATGCACAGGAAGATTTCACGCCAAGAAAAGGCATAATGACAAGGTACGGCAAAAAGATGGTTCGTTCAGATTTCTACAGCACCATCACAGTATTAGATTTATCCCTAATATAGATAGTCTTTTCAGATACTTAGCGAAGGAGGCGAATTCGAAAGAGTTCGCCTTTTTTGTTTGTTCAAGGGTATTTCAACCGGCTGTTTAAAACCATTCTAACTCATTATAAATAGTTGCAAAGTAGTTTACATTGGTCTGGCAACCTGCTATACTATGTTGTATATGGAAAACCAATCACTAATACAACAAACTCCCCTACCACAACAACCAGCCCGATCCTATCTACAAACCAGGCTTTATAACAAAAAGGGTATTTATAAAATTGTCAATAAGGAAAATGGCAAGTTTTATGTAGGAAGTTCTATAAAAATAGCCAAAAGATGGTGGAGTCACAAAAAAGCACTCAGACTAGGAATTCATCATAATCTTCATCTACAACGAGCCTGGAATAAGAACGGAAAAGATAGCTTTGATTTTGTTGTTGAAAGAATTATACCTGACAACTCTTCGGAAGAAGAACTTCTTAAAATAGAACAAGAATATCTTGATAAAAGCGTTGGCCAAGAAGATTGTTATAATATAGCAAAGGTGGCAGACAAACCAGACACTTCTCTTAATCAAATTCCTGTTAAGCAAATTAACATATCAGATGACTCTGTTATTAGAGAGTGGAAAAGCATTGTTTCTGCCGCAAGTGGATTAGGCCTAAACTCAGAGAGTTGCATTGCCAACTGTTGCAAGGGTAGGCTTATAACCTATGGCGGCTATAGATGGGAGTTTGCAGAGCCAGAAAGAGCGGCCTTCTTTACAAGAAAACAAGGACAACATGGTGGTCATGGCAGAAGAGTAATCTATAAGCTTGATCCAAAGACAAACCAGGTTATAGAAGAATATGAGTCTTTAACAGAAGCGGCCGAAAAGAACAGTATAAAGAGTTATCTTCAGGTTTTGGCAGTCTGTAAAGGAAAGCGTTCCACGGCGGGCGGTGGCCTGGTTTTTTGTTATAAAGAAAATATAGGAAATAAACAAGAAGCCAAGGAAGAGTCTCTTTTTAATTGCAGGGTTTGTGGAATTGGGAATATTAAAAACCTAAGATCCCTTGCCTCTCACCTCCAGATCGTTCATAAACTTAAATCAGAAGATTATACGATAAAACATCTTTGTCTAGAAGGCAAAAGACCAATCTGCCAAAAGGAAGGATGCAACAAAGAAACAAGATATTCTTCTTTTTCTTTTATCAAGACCTGCAAGGAACATTCAAAGGAGGCAATGTCTCTTGGTGGACAGATTGGTGGCAGGGTAAAAGAAACCTGGAACAAGGGCAAAACAAAGGAAACAGATATGAGGCTTTATCAACAAAGCCTTCTTGTTTCTGGGAATGCCAAAATTTATAGTAGCGGAAAGGAAGAAATTGCCGATTATCTAAGGACAGGCCTGGGAATTCAACAAATTGATCTTAATAGAAGGGATATTATCCCTCCCTTGGAGCTTGATATATTGATACCCGAAGCCAATATAGCAATTGAATATAATGGTCTATATTGGCATGCCAGAGAAAATGACGACGACAACAACAATAACAGAAGGCTTCTTCATTCTACCAAAACAAAAAGGTGTTTAGAACAAGAAAAACAAATATCTCTTATTCATATATTTTCTGATGAATGGGCCAACAAAAAAGATCTTATTAAATCCATGATTTGTTCAAGACTTGGCAAAAGCCCAAACAAGGTATTTGCCAGAAAATGTGAAATACTGAGAGAACTATCTCCAAAAGAGGCAAAAGATTTTTTTGAAGAATCCCATATTTCAGGCCACGTTAGATCAAACCTTTGTTATGGGTTGATTTATGAAGACAAAATTGTTGCTGCCATGTCTCTTAGAAAACCATTTCATAAGGAAAAGTATGAAAAAGAGTTTGTTCTAGAGATTGCCAGATTTGCCTGCAAACCCTTCTATACGGTTCCAGGAGGCTTCTCAAGACTATTGAAGGTGGCAGAGGATCGGGCAAGAGAAGAAGGCTTTAAATCGCTTTTATCCTATTGTGATCGAAGATTTGGAGAAGGCAAAGTTTATCTTAATAATGGATTTGATCTTGTTGGAGAAACTCCTTCTCCTGGTTTTTGGTGGACCAACGGAAGAGAAAGGTTTAATCGATTTAAGTTTAAGGCCGACAAATCTAATAACAAAACAGAAAAGGAGGTGGCAAAAGAAAACGGAGTTTATCGTGTATATGGTTGTGGACATAATATTTATATGAAGAAATAACCAATCATATGAAAATCACCAAGATCCAACTTAAGCAAATCATTAAAGAAGAATTGGTTTATCGTCCAGAAGATTATCGAGAAATGAATGATTTTATGAGATCACATTTTTCTCAGGCCCTCAATAATCGCTATTTGGCATATCCTGAAGAGGGTGCAATTCATCTAAAATCAAAATATGCAGATAGATTAAAGTTTTGGACAGTGCAGGAAATAGAAGAATATCTTAAGGATGCCATTCTTGATGAAGGAGTCACCACTTCTCCCGCTTCAACAAGAGAACAGGATTATGAAGACGAATCTGAAGAAGAGAGAATGCAAAGACTTGGTGACAGACAGGATGCAGAAGACCACAATTATGGCCATGATCCCTTGCATGGCAATCGTGGTCAAAGCAGAACGACGGTCGGTGGGGGTCTAAAAAAAGAGGCATCATCCTCCTCTTCTTCTGTGACAATGACACCACAAGAAGACTCCCTCATCAGAAGACGCAAGGAAGACCAGGTTATGGCAAATATTATAAAGGCACTTGTAAGTCTTGAACAGGCAGCCAAGGATGCGGTACACGTTAAGAAGGGCCTTGCAGGAAGACTGACAGACATTTTTAAGGAACTTGAGGAACTTGGAAACTACTATCTTGGAATCAATTATGCAGACGACGAGGATGTAATCAACACGGAACAATATAATAATAGAAAAGGTAGATCTTCTGCGCTATCTCTTAAAGAGGTGTTTGGTAATGGTCCAAGGTTATATAAAGAAGAAATTGTTGAGCCCAATGCAAGATATCTTAATTCAATTAAGCTTCAAATGAGGCGGGCAAAAAAAGAAGAAGATATGTCTTATGTTGCCCTTGTTCATAACAATATTATGAAAGTCTTGTTGGGCATTGGTGCAGACACAGAGGAAGGCCTCTTGTACAAAGCAGATCCCTTTATAAAGTTTCACTATAGAATGGCAAAGAAGGAATTTGATGCAGGCATCCTAGACCCAAACACGGTACCCACTGGCGTAGAGCTTCTTAAGCAGGAAAGAGAAAGAAGGGCAGCAATTCCAAAACCAACCTTTGAACGCCCAAATCTTTCTCCTGAAGAATGGCATAAGGGAGAAGTTGATGCGGCCTATGGAAGCCCAGACAGACCTCCCTGGGGACTTGGTTCATAATAATAATGATGAAATAGAAAAAAGAGAGAATAATTAATAACATAATCATGAAAATCACACTTAAACAACTCAAGAAGCTCGTTAAAGAATCCGTTCTTGCCCAACAGCAGAAGACAGCCACTCTCAAAGAAATGCCCGTAGAAGATCCAACAGTTCGTGCCAAGCGCAGAATGATGGATGCCTTTAATCGTGGTGGAGCAACAGAAATGATTAATGCAACAGATAGGCGCATACAGGCAACCAGTAGCCCTGAAAAACTACATGGAATAGTTGATGCTATTCGTGAAATTCTAACAACCCAAACCTTTCTTGATGCTCGCCTTAAGACGGCGCTAAGAGGACTAAGTTCAGAGGCACTTGTGCGTGCCCAGCGTCCAGTGGCCCGCCCAAGAGCCAATGGTCCAACTCGTTACTAAGTCCAATAACAAAAACAGCCTTCTTATAAAATCTGCTTTATTAATATTTATATAAACAATGAATAAGCGTTCTATTGTTTATGCTGCCTTTACACTTTTTTGTGCCCTCTGTATATCTGGTGTAGCCGGCTATTATTCAATTGTTGGTTTGATGGCCCTGTTTTCAGGAGCCGCCATTTCTATTGCCATAATGGGAGGGGTGCTTGAAGTAGGCAAGCTCGTTACAGCCTCCTGGCTTTATAATAATTGGAAGACAGCACCAAGACTTTTAAAGTCCTATCTGTTGATAGCAGTTATCGTTTTAATGATGATAACCAGCATGGGAATCTTTGGATTTCTTTCCAAGGCACACCTTGCCAAATCAACTCCCATCGACAATGTTCAGGCCAAGGTAGAATCTCTTGATTTTGAAATTGGTCAACAACAAAAGAGAATAGATAGGGCCTCTCATATTCTTCAGGGTTTTGATGCTGCTGCTGATGAATATATTAAAAGAGGCTATGTTACAAGGGCCCTTAAACAAAGGGCAGAACAAAAACAGGAAACCGTTGATCTTCAAACCGAAATAAAAGAGGCAACCACAAAGATTGATGACCTATCAGAAAAGAAGTTTGAGGTACAAAAGGATCTCAGGGGTTTTGAGGCAGAGGTTGGTCCTGTCAAATATATTGCAGAACTTGTCTATGGAGAGCAGGGAGCCAAGGCACACTTGGATCAAACCATCAGATGGGTTATTATGATGTTAATCTTTGTCTTTGATCCCCTTGCGGTTATGCTTGTTGTTGCAGGAAACATGTCTCTTAAGGAAGCCCTGTTGTTACCAAAGAAAACAAAAGAGGTGCCTTCTTCGGTAGCAGAAACAACAACATGGACAAGGGAGCAGATTGCCGAAAATGATCGATTGGCAAATAAGTTTTTATCAAAAGCAAAACCCCTGCCCATGGCACAACAGCAACAAGAAGAGGCCGTAGACATAGAAATCACAGAAGAAGAAGAAGAAGAAAAAGAAATAGTAAATGGGTTGCCAGCTCTTGAGAAGAAAGCTGTAAATATTCCAAATTCTTCCTCCTCTTCCTCCTCCTCCTCATCATCCTCATCATCCTCTTCTTTTTATTCTGCCGACAATGAGCAACAAAGGCAAACGCCACCACCACCACCACCACCACCACCACCATCATCATTACCACCAGAAGCAGTAATAGTAAAAGAAGAAGCAACAGAAGAACAGGCAGAGGCAAATATTGATGATATTATTGCAGATGCCATTGCAGACGCATCCAAAAAAACGCCATTTAATATCAGCGGACCAACGGCCGACTCTTTTAAGAGAGCCTTTATAAAATCTGTTAAGGCAGGTTTTTCTGGTGATGGCAATAACAAAAAGAAATAATAAAGATGGTGGTATATCTTTTTGCTTAACGATGTTATTATTGTTTTATTGTGACAATAACCTATAAGCAGGGAGACGTTACAAGGCCAGAGGCCAACGGCACTGGCGAGCATTATATCATTCATGTATGCAATAATCGGGGAGGTTGGGGTCGTGGCGTGGTGCTGGCCATATCGGCACGTTGGTTTGAGCCAGAAAGAGCCTATCGAGAATGGTTCAGGGTACAGGAACATCCAATCTATGGAACCTTTCAGTTGGGAAATATTCAAAATATTCAAGTTGAGCAGAATTTAAACGTCATTAATATGCTGGCACAGAATGGATATGGAAAAAACAATACCAACCTTCATTACTCTTCTAAGGAGCCAAATGCCAAACCTCCACTTAGCTATGAGGCCCTAGAACAGTGTCTTACAAAGGTGGCCAATATAGTAAGGACTAGCGAAAGCAGAACCATTCATATGCCCCGAATAGGCACTGGCTTGGGTGGTGCCTCCTGGGTTCAAATAGAACCCATTATTCTTCGTACATTGGGCGGTCTAGATGTCACCGTTTATGATCTATAACCACAAATGCCATGTAGGGAAAGGTAGTAGGCCAAGTCATATTTTCTTGACATTTTAGAAAAGGGTGATAATATGGAGAACGTGAAAAGATACGTCTGGAATAAAGCCTATGGCCGCAAAGACGAATGGGAAATAACCTTTGGTCCGCTTGATTTGTATGTTGCAAAAAGCGGATATTGGTATATAGAGACACCTGGTCATGGCGAAGAAATGAATAGGATAGCAGAGGGCACTTCCAAAGATATTGAGACTGCAAAAAAGGATGCCCTTGACAAGGCAGAGAAAATGTTGGATATTACTCTTCAGCATATCAAGGAAGCAAAGAAAGAATTTGTCGTTGAATAACATGTTTGTAAAATTTAGAAATGGTTGGTTTCCTGTTAATGTCTTAAATGATCCCTCTCCTGACAAGGGACCAGGCTGGATTCGAGTATCCTGCAATCAGATTTTGCATGATGTTCCAAGGGAACTTTGTAGACAGGAAACCATTCCTGATATTTCAGAAAATGAGAGAATTCAAATCTTCTCAAGACTAATGTCCTACTAGGAGAGCATACACGCATTATGACAACCCTTGTGAAATCTTCAAAGAAAAAGAAAAGGCAATCTAAGAAAAGGCCTCCCTTGGATATAAGACACACCAAGGCATCTCTTTCAAGCGAGCCTATTGAAAATCTCTTCGATGCATTCGAAGAAAATAGAAGACTCCTTGTGCCTTCATCAAAATTGTTTCCAGACACAACAGACAATTTTCATGATTTTCTCAGTGGCAATGGTCCTGTTCCTGCGCATCGCCACGTTAATGGCGGCGGCTGGGTAGCAGATACAGCCTATGTGGCTCCTACGGCCTATGTTGGCAGGTATGCCACGGTTTTTGATCGTGCCAAGGTTTATGATCTGGCCGAAATTTATGATCATGCCTCAGTCTGTGGTAATGCCAGGGTTTGTGGTTCTGTCTTTATGGCACGCCGGGTCTGTGTAAAAGATCATGCATATATTAGGGATTGTGCCTTTATTAGTGACAATGCAATTGTTTCTGATAAAGCCTTGGTTTCTGATTTTGGTCATGTTTCTGATCGGGCCTGGGTCAAGGGCAACGCAGAAGTCTCTGGCCATGCTACGGTTATAGGCAATGCAGAAATAACAGGGAATGCTAGGCTTGATGGCAGTAATATGGCCCACGGAACATCTAAAATTTCAGGATTCTGGTCTAAGTTGTTTTCCTTACATTTTTGGTTCTAACAAAAAAGAAAAAGAAAGAATAGGTTACATATAAATTATGGCAATTCAAGAAAAACTTCAACCCTTTGAGCCTCGCTCTGATAACAAGAGAGGCAACGGGAAAGGAAGAAAGAGCATGTCTCGTCGTCAGAGTCAGAGATTTGAATCAGAGGATTCATCAACGTCAGATGAAGTCACTGGCGAGCAGCAACAACAACGACAGGAGCAAGAAGAGGAATCCTATTCCTTTAGGCCACGAACGGTTTGGGAGGTTGTCTGTGACTTCTGTGGAAGTCTTTCAGGCAAGACAGGCAGGGATGCTGGCATTGCAGCAGACAGGGCACGAAAGGTTGGGTATGTTGCAATCCATGTTGAGGGAGATCAGATCCATGATCCAAAGAAGTGGGCCTGTAGGAAGTGCCTGGGAACAGATAAGGAAATCAACTAAATGAGGGCTTCTATTTGGCAATTTTGAAAGGAAACAAAAATCATGTATAGCATTGGAGCAATTGTTCTTGGAGTGGCTATTGGCCTTGTCGTGTCAGGAGTCTTTATCTTTTGGGCAAATAAGAATCTATGATGGGTTCATTGTTAATTCTTGCCTATTGCGTTGCCTGGTATGGTATGGTTTATATGATCCTTGCCCTGTGGCCATCCGAACATCAAATTCAAGAACGGCAATTTCGCCGTCGAAAGAAACAAACAAGTAGGAAATAAAAAAATATTATGTTATGGACCTTTATTTGTGGAACGATTACAGGAGCCGTATTGGTCTTGGTAGCCTCATGGCTTTTTCTTGAATGGGATGATCGTAACAGAGACAATCATACGATAACTTCAAGCCCATTTCTTGCTTCTCGACGAGAAAATAGAAAAAAAGACGATCCTTCTCTTGGTGGCAAAAGGCGTATTGGATTTAACTGAAATGTTATATGTAACAATTGTGGCTGCCGTTTGGGCTCTGTTGTTTATTTATTATTAAACAAACATGATCACCTTGTTGGAGAAGTGGCCACAGGCTGTTGTTGGTTTAATCTGGCAAGGAAATAACAACGACAGGCTTCTCTTGGCCATATCAAGAAAGAATAATCATAAAGACACAGGTCTGCCAGGGGGCAAAGTAGAAGACGGAGAATCTTTAGAAGAAGCAATGTGTAGGGAACTAAAAGAGGAAATTGGGATATCTGTTATTGGCATGGAGAGGATTTTTCAGTATCCATGCGGCATCTTTCAAAGTCATACTTTCCTGATAAAAGATTACGAAGAAACTCCTACCTCTTTAGAGGATGGAGCCATAATCAAATGGGTATATCCTTTCGAGATTACCAGGCCAGAATGTTCCTTTAAAGAATATAATAAGGCTCTTTTTGAATATCTCAATATTCCTATTAACTCATAATTCCAGGTCTTTTAAAGACCACCGATAGTTGAGTGTCCTCGGGTAAGGGCAGGGAACACTCAACGTCTTAGAAGGGCTCCTGGCGGCCTTAACGGCAAGATTTTTGACCAATCACATAGAGTTTTATAGAGGATATTGACGAAACTTTTTTAAAACCCTTGATTGCAGGGATCTGTCTTTTCCAACGTCTGTCCAGAGTTTTGGATTCTTGTGATCAACATCAAAATTCCGTCCATAAATCACATAGGAAACAGCATGCATTATCTCATGAATAACGGTAGAAGGATCTTTTTTAATAAATCTCTCCCCGGTTATTCCCATAAACCACTTGGCTTTTGGCGATGTTTTAAAGCAGGCATAATCAGGCAGGTCCATGGCTGCCCATAAAACATAGGATCTATCAAAGGTCCAAAAGGCATTTGTTGTTTTTTCGTCCCTTAAAACAACAATCATAACATTGTTTAACATGTGATAAAGTTCTTCTTTTTTGTCTTTTGACAAATTCTTATATTCTTCTTTTGTTACAACCTCATAGGTCAAATAAAGCAAATAAGAGGCCTGATCCTCGGATAGGGTTTTATCAGTATCAAGGTGTATTTGACTTTCTATTTGGGTAATAAAAAATCTATCACTATTAATAACATCAAAATAAACCCCAAAATCATCTTCCTTGTAATAAAAACTTGGAACGGTCATGCAGCTAGAAGATGCATTGGGATTTGGCTTTGTGAAGTATTCAAAAACCTGTTTTGTTTTTGAAACATAGGGGGCTCTTTGTTGATAGGCCTGAACGGTTTTTGGTATAAACAGGGGAACAAATAAAATACCAAGACAAACAGAAAGTATGGTTAGGTGTCTTATAAGGGCTTCTTTAAAATAGGGATTGTTGCGCTTGCTATCAGTTATACGGAAGAACATTTCCGTGATCCCTTTCGTATTCTCTAAAGGTTTCTGCCATTAAGGATTTTTGCTTATCCAAGAAATCCCATAGCAAAGGATTTTTGTGGTCAGAATCAGAATCGCCAAAGGTGGCCGATGAAACCATGTGAATCATTTCGTGAACTATAACATTGGATCCTCTTAGATTCCAATATTGGGCTCGAATAACAGAGGACCAAACTGCTCCTCTTGGAATTTCATAGCAGTGTCGTCTTGAGAAATTAACAAAGGCACCTATATGTTTTGCAGCCTCTTGATCTCCCCAAAGCTGACCAAAAACTTCGTCATCATTAACAACGACATAGTGACCAGATTTTAGATACTTATAAACCAGGTCATTATGAGGCAGACCAAGATTCTTATGAGCCCGGGTTAGATAATAGGCAAATTCTGCTGTTTGTTTCGCAGATAGACCAAAATAGTCTTCAAAGTTTTCAACATCAATGGTCATCTCATATGGTTGCAAGGTTACAGGATCTAGGAATATCCCATTTCCCTGAAAGTCTCTTTCAAAATAGGTTTGATGAGTGCAGTCTGAATGCTGGGGCGTATTATCCTGGCCTGTATCAACATCAAAGCCACCATCACACCCCCCAATAAAAGATAGGGATGTCAGAGTTGCAAGACAGAAAAAAAGAAGACACATGCTGTTTTTATTCATTAAAAATACCTCGTTGTTTTTATATTACTATTTCATTCTTATTATGGATACTTAATCCTAAGCAGAATGATGCTTAAGCCTAATATAGGCTATTTAAATAAGAGAATAAACAAATATGACAAAAAACAAAGAAATTAAGCTAACGGAGCAACAATTCGTGGCCCTTGTAAAGAAGATGGTCAAAGAATCTGTTCAAAAGGCAAAGAAACAATTGCCTGTTCAAAAAGAAGGAAAGAAGCTTTCAATAGACGAGCTTAGAAAAATGATTCGAGAATCTCTTAATGAGGTTATTCAAGACTCAAAGAAAAAGGCCGTCACCAAGGCCACTCCTAAAGGAAAATAAGAAGAATCTATTTTCCTTCGACTTTGTGATCTACCAGGTTAACATTTATTGTTAATTCTGGATATTTTTCTGTTAGTGTTTTAATAACAATTAAATTAGTCAAATTGTCATCCCAGACTTCTAGATAGGTTATTCTTGTTTTAGAAATCTCTTGATCTAGCCAAGACTTTTTTCTGTGGGCATTAAGTTTAACAGAATCATGGTGTTTATTGTGTATGCCAACGGCAGCAATTACTGGAACGTATATTCCCAGCTTATTCATGAATCTCCTAACAGGACTTGCCTCGGTTCTTGCCGTAAGAATGCAGGACTCTGATAGATTTGATTTTAAGGATTCAAGTATGTCTAGGTGAAGAACAGGATCTTCTACATCCGTATATTCGCTAGAATCTATGTATTCTCCCGGCTTTAACTTATAAATTTCATTTTGGTAATCAGTTTGGCCAATTGGTATCTTTTCACCAGTTATCTTAACAACCCACATTTTTGGGCCCATATCCGTGACAAGGGTACTGTCAAAGTCATAGGCAAATAATCTCTTATTCTGATTCATCGATAAGTTTCTTTTCCCATAATCGTTGTCCTGAATCATAAATACGAAAGATTCCTTTTCTTTTAGCATTTTCTTTTTCAGAATATTCCTTTTCGGCGACACACCTAAGACGGTTAAAGCAACTATATCCATCGGTCCATTCCCACCCAATTGTATCTCGTTTATGAATAAAATTAAAGTTTGTTAAAAATTTTCCTATACCATATCTTAAATCAACCCAATAATGAATAGCCGTACATTCTTTCGGTAGATTGGTTTCTATTATTTTTAGAAGCTTGCCAAATCCACCAACTATATTTGTATTTATTACAGAACAAAAGCGTTCAATTTTACAAATGTTTTTTATGATTTTATAAGACATAACAGATACCAAAACATTATTATCTTTTGTTTTTAAACCAAAATGTTTTGCATTTTTGCTTCCCTTTAAATGATTTTTAAGTAAAAAACTATTGGCTTCTTTTTGAGAAATTTTTTCTATATAGCATTTTCTAGCAAAAATTTTATCTTTTGTGTTTCCTATAGAATTTTGGCAAATCGACCAAACAATTGGAAAATTATGTCGTACTTCGTTTTCTCTAAACTGCAAAATTCTTAATTGGGCCTCTTCAAAAGATTCTCTTACTTCTTTGTGACTGTGTTTATTATGGTATTTTTCGCTGTGCCAATAAAGTCCATCCACATTAACAAAAACATTATCATTTAAACAAAAGTCTGGTCGAAAAAGTCTTTTGATTTTTTTTGGCTTTTTATTAAAGTGAGATAGACCAGAAAGATTTTGAAACAGATGTTCTAATCCTGTTTTGTGACTTTGATAAACTTTTATTTTTTCCATCATATTCGATTCGTTGATAATTTCCTGGCCAGGAAACCAGTGTACATTTGTAGCCTTTGTTGGCCACGGCTTAACAATATATTTTTTAAAAAATTCTTTAATTGTTAATAGCGTGATCCCATCATTTAATAATATTTTTTTTGACGTATCAAAATTGCGTTTTTTGCTTTGAGAATAATATTCTACTCCATATTTTCTTAAATTTGTTTCTTTCATTTTTTTGCGAACTTCAATTGAATGGCTTGGAGATTTGCCACCGTATTTATTAATATTTGTTTTAACAATTGTTTTACGAATTTCCGATCCAAGAGACAACGGAGATATAACACCCCAATTTTTTAGACTTGTTATCTTTTTCTTTTCTTGAAATTCTTTTATTTGAGAGGGATTCTCAAATCCATATTTTTGTTTCATTGTTTTTTTTCTACTTTCGACCACTTCTTTCCATGTTCTTTTTGGTTTTATTTCTTTTTTTGGTCGTTTTTCTAAAGTTTTTCTATATGATTTTTTTTGTTTTTCTTTGCGTCTATCAGGATGCACCGATTTAAAACGAAGTACATCCTTTGGCCTGCACCCTGAAAATGGTTTATTTATAATTCTATCAAAGAAACAAGCAGGCTTCCTCCAGCCCATATACCCATTTTCAAGCAGAATAATATCTGGATGGTATTCTTCGAATCTTTTTCTCGCCTCTTCATAGGTTATCCTCGTCGTGTTTCTATTTATTATAGAGAAATTCATATGTCTTCCTTTAATTCGACAATCAAGCCCACTTCTTTCGGTTTTTTTGATAAAGACCCGGTATTTCAAAAAGACGCAGACAAGATTGTGTTCTATATCTTAAGGAAGCATGGAGAAGATGTATTGAACGTTGAACTAACAAAGAAGATGATATGGTGTTGCTTTGAAGAGGCAACCTTTACATTCAATGCAAACATAGTTGAATATCAGGCCAAGTCAAACCTAACAAGCCTTCTGGGAACCCAAACAGGCTCTGTAGATCCAAATGATCCCAATACGGCCAATCTATCAATAAACCTAACCAACAATTATATTAAGCCAAATTTAGAATTCCTGCTTCGTCAGGTTGAACCCTATTCGGCAGAAATTGGCTATGGTCAAAGCAGGGGTTCGGTTTCAGGCTCTATTACTCTCATAGATGGCAAGCAGGACTATGATTTATATACAGATCTTGTAGATGGGGCTGGAGTGCCAATTGCCAGTCAGATGCCTTCTGGTAGTAGAGGCGTCATGAAAATCTTGGAGGTGTTTCACTTCGCCCCAATTCAATATGTTTTTAACAGCAACCTGGCTTCAAACTTTATTGCCTCGGGCCTTCCTGTAGAAAGTTATATACCAGATACAAGATTTTATATCTTGCCGATCTTCGAGGACGTTCTTAGAGCAAGTATGTTAAAGGAGGCTCAAAGGGTTAGGAGATCTCATTATCGATATAGAATATCAGGTAGGGATATTCGTATTTTTCCTATTCCAAGGCCGGCCGTAGAAAGAATAAACAATAGGGTCTGGATTAGAGTTGGCTTTCCTGCATCACCCACATCAGAGATCCTTGCAAATGCAATGGGCGTTTCTGGTAGCATTGGAGGTATGGGCGGAATTAACATTCCAGATGATACCATGTTTGGGGTTAACAGCCCTGCCAATATTCCCTTTGGTCTTATCAATTATTCAAGTCTAAACCCTTGGGCCAAGAACTGGATCTTTCAATACACCTTTGCTCTTTGTACAGAGATTCTGGGAAGAGTAAGAGGAAAAATAGATACAATACCAATTGGTGGAGCAGAACTTAAGCTGAATGCAGAGTCCTTGCTTACACAGGCAAAAGAAGACAAGGAGAGGCTGTTGGTAGGAGATACAGGACTCACGGCAAAGTTGGATAGCCTAACCTTTGCCAAGTTGGCAGAGCTGGAGGCAACGTTGGCAGAAAACAACATGAAGAAACTTTTGATGGTGCCGATGCCACCAAATGTTACATTGACGATTGCATAGCGGTTTAAAACGTCCCCTTCACATGCTAGGCTAAAAAAACAACCATCTTAACAATCATAGGAAAACAAAAATCAAAATGAAATTTTTATATGAAGGAAATTCTCTTAAGTCAGGAGTTTATAAAATCGTTAATATAATAAATGGTCGCATTTATGTTGGTTCTGCAAAAGAGTTTAAATCTCGTGGCAATGCCCATTTAAAATCCCTAAGAAAGGGAACCCACCACAACAAGTTTCTTCAGAATGATTTTAACAAATGCGGAGAAGAGGCATTTGAATTTCATATTTTGGAGACAGTAGAAGGACCACAAGAAGATAGGCTTTTGATTGAGGAATCATATATTGAAAAATATTATGACAAACAAGCCCTGTGCTATAACTTCAAAAAACAATCAAAAGGAGAAGGCCGTTCTTGTTATTCAAAAACACCTGAAGAAACAAGCAAAAAAATATCGGCAGTTGCTCTTGCCAATTGGGCAAACCCAGAAATTCGAAAGAAAATGATGGAAAATAATAGACTTGCGCAAACAGAGGAACATAGAAAAAATCTTTCAGAAATTCGAAAGGAACAATGGAAAGGCAATGAAAAAAGAAAACAAGCCACATCTGAAATGCTCAAAAAAATGTGGCAAGAAGATCCTGATAGGCATGAAAAGACTCATTCAAAAGAGGCTATAGAAAAGCGCCGACAGGCATTATTGGAGAATATAAAAGAAAAGCATAAGCTGGTTTGTTCAAGGCCAATTCTAAAAGAACTTGATTTTGTTGGAAAGGACACAAGAAATTTCAAAGGTTTTCAAAATGCAAATCTTCTTTCGCCAGGTGGTATTCTTTACAAAAATATAACAAATCTTCAAGATTTTGCCAATGAAAATAATCTGTCTGAAACAAAGGTTAGGGACATAACGAGAGAAAGTCTGTGGTTTTATAAAGGCTGGACTCGATATAAAAATTATAATAATGAGGAATGGAATCAAAGCAATTGTTTAAACACTATTGAAGCCCGCTCTCTGACAAGACTTTTGTCTCCGCTGGGAGAAGTGGTAGAAGGCTACTCAATAGTTGAGATTTGTCAGAAACACAGTCTTGAGAGACACAATTTGCGCCAGCTTATACGTGGCAAAAAGAAACATGGCAAATATCGAGGCTGGGTTTTGTTTTAAAATGTCCTGCATGTAACATGAAAATGAATTAAAAAATGGCAAGATTATTCATAGGTTCTAAAGAACAAAATTTTATATCTGATATTAACAGGGAGTTAGTAAAAGATGTAATTGGCCAATACATTGTTTATTTTCCCATCTCTATGCTTCAGACAAGGGTTCATGAGGTTTATGAGGAGGCAATTGAAAAGATTTTTGAGAACCCAATAAAGCTTGATGTTCTTGCCGGCCAGCCAACGAGATCTGCCAAGTGGAATGCCTTTGGCATGGAAGGAGATACTTCAATTGAGCTTTATATTCAAACAAGAGACTTGGTTGATAAAGATATTTCTGTTACCTCTGGTGACTTCTTTGTTTATGGTGAAGAGGTTTATGAAATATTGAATGCAATAGACGTAGACAACATCTATGGCCAGGTCGAATATGATAAGGCGGTTAAGGTAACCGGCAAGCTATCAAGAGTCGGTCAGTTTGATATAGAGACATTTAAGGAGCTTTTGTTTAAAAGCAAAAACTTTAATGATAGCCAGGTTCAAAATAAGTTTGTTCAACAGAGGGGCCTCCCAGAAACCGAAGAGGGGCCTACGGCAGACAAGAGAGAGATTCGAGAGCACCTTGGCAATGATATGGCCGAGATTGCCCTTGGAGATGGCCCAAGAAAAATAGACACAGAAAAGAAGGATGATCTTGGAAATCCAAAGGATGAAGCCTTTGAGGAACAGGGCAATAATGGATTCTATAATGAATAATTTGGGCCAACTATTGATCTATTTAGAGCAAGACATGCAGGCTACCAATCGAGATGATCTTGGCATGGGACTGGCAAATCCAGGAATCCGCCCCCTTAATCCAAAAACGATAACAGAAGAGTTTGTAGAGAATATAGCAAAAAGACTTGGCTTGGATCTTAGAAAGGTTGTTATGAACGAGCTTCGTCTGGGCGTCATGGAAGAGCTTGGGAGCATGGCAACCTATACAACCCAATCCCTGACCAGCGAGAAGCTTCACAAGGCTGTCTATGCTGCCTATAGTAAGCTTATGTCTACACCAAATCTTTATTCAGGAGACGAACCAAATAGAGACAAAAATAATGACTTTGCCCATGTTCTTACAGGGCAACAGCTTGCGCCATATCATTATAACACAAAAGGTTTTAATGAGCCAATTGCGACGGTGACACAGCAAGAGGTGCTCTCACTAAGAGAGGTTTATTTTCCCGTTGTTATAAATGAAGGGAAAAAATTCTTTGATTTTAATGAGTTTAAGAAAATAATAAATTGGGAGGATCAACAATACTATTTGGCACATAGAGTTCCAAAAGAGGCATATCTTGGTCAGGGCTCTTCAAGGGAAACCTATATGCTTTCAAACAACAAGGTTTTAAAGTTTGCCTATAACAAGTTTGGATTAAGACAAAACCAGGCCGAGCTAGACGTGTTTACAAATCCAAAAACAAAAGATCTTGTAACGAGGATTTTTGATTATGATACAAACTTTGAACGTCCTAGATGGCTTGTTTCTGAGTTGGTAAAAGAATTAACAAGCGACCGGGACTTTGAAATTTTAACAGGAATTCCTTTTGAAGAATTTAATGCCGTCTGTTGGCAACAAGAGAGCCTCGGCCGCGTGCTCAACAGATATAAAGACAATTCTTTTTTAAAAAAGATTGTTAGTTTCATTACAGATGTTGGTATATACGCTTCGGAACTTACCTATATCGGACATTGGGGTAAAACGGCAGATGGAAGATTGGTTGTATTGGATTATGGCATTGCCGTTGAAGGTGGCAACGAAGAGCTAAGACGGAGAATAAATAACAATGGTAAACAGACAGTAGAAGAATCTGCCCGGCTTCCAAAAGGCCTAAGAGAAGCCTATGGTTCTTTTCTTTTGGAAAAGAAATTTCTTGATTTGCAAAGGTTTAAAAATTTACAGTCGGCAGGAGATGCTGTGCATTTCTCAAAAGAAGAGGTACAAGAACTTTATCTTAAAAGACACGGAACCTTTCTTAACAGTGGAAGTGCCAGAAGAGTTTATCTTGTTGATAATAAAAGCGTTTTAAAGTGGGCAAAGGGAGCAAGAGGCCTGGCCCAAAACGAAACAGAAGTAGATGTTTTTACCAATCCCAAAACAAAGCCGGTTGTTGCCAAGATTTACGATTATGATCCAAAGTTTCAGTGGTTAGTTTCTGAAATTGTTAGACCAATAACAGATTATAATGAATTCCAAAAATTAACAGGACTGGATTTTGAGCAGGATGTTGCAGATTTGTTTTATGTAACAAAGTTTCCAGATAGGCTAGGCGGCAGAGAAGAGTTCGCCAAACATCCTCGTAGAATTCACAATAAATTCTTTCAAAGTATTTTGTATCTCATGGAAGACACAGGACTGCTCAATGGAGATCTAAGGACCATAGAACACTGGGGCAAGACAGCAGACGGCAGGGTTGTTTTGCTTGATTATGGTCTTTCTCGTGAAGTTTATCAATTACACTATAACGGTTAATATCTCTATTTATTAATAAATGGCCACAACCAGACAGACGATAGAGAGGGATCCCAGAAATCCAGAACCACACCTAGATTCGGGATATGAGGGAGATTCTCCTGTAACAGACTTTGCCATCGCACCGGCCGGAATCGAAGATGCAGATGTTGCTCTTTTTAATCTGTTTGACAAGGACATAGGATTTTCAGCAAAAAATATTGCCTCGGCAAATAAGAAAATAGCCATAAAAAAGCCATTTGTTATATTCGCCACAGGGGAACGTTTTGCCGTGGCCAAGCGTCTTCGCCCGCCAAGAGATAGGAATAAGCAGATAATGCTTCCTGCCATATCAATTAGACGAAAATCATTTACCCAAACTTCAGAGGATATTAATGGCCGAGGAATAAACCAATTTACTGGCACATTAAGAATAAAAAGAAGAATTACAAAGGAGCAGGATCTAGATTATCAAAACTTTATCAATAAATTGGCCTTAAAGAATATGGACAATTCACGGAGATCCTCCCTGAGAGCCAATCAGGGCGAGGCAGGAAGAGATCCAGAGATTGCCTCTGGTGGTCTTTTAAGCCCAAGGCTAGGAAACAATATGTGGGAAATTATAACAATTCCACAACCTCAATTCTTTACAACAACCTATGAGGTTGTTTTTTGGACCAGCTATACCCAACACATGAATTATCTAATTGAAACCCTTGTTGGCTCATTCTTGCCGCAGGTTAGGGGATATAAATTGACCACTGATAAGGGTTATTGGTTTATGGCCTATGTTGGGGACAGTTTTTCTGGTTCTGATAATCTTGATGACTTTTCTGAGGATTCCAGGATTTTGAGATACACCTTTGAGGTAACAATTAAGGGTTTTATTCTGGCCCCGAATCCAGAAACAGGAATGGTTCCAATTCGCAGAGAGGTGTTATCTCCTGTCGTGGTTTTTGATACTTTTCCAACGGCTGACATTATACCAAAATCGCATCTTGAAAAAAATGAGGCCCTAGAAAATAAAGACAAATATGTTTTAAATGATATTGATCAGGCAGAAGAAGGAAGGCAAACTTCTACCACTCTTCAGAGATATGCCTCTCACAAAGAGATATTGGATCCAAGGACAGGCAGGCTTATTAAAAAGACAGTTTCTATCTTAGAATCAAACCAAAAAAAGGGAGAAACGGTGTTTTATGCCTCAGACCAAGAAACCCTGGATGAGTTTTTAAAAACTCCTTAAATATAAAGAATACAAAAAGAAATAACACGAATTTCAATATTTGGGAACCTATTTAAGAATTAGCAATAATCTAATTTTATCTTTAAAAGAGGTTAATAAATAATGACGAGTCAAGTGTTTAAATTTCCAGGCTTTTTTTCTACAGAAGTTGACTTAAGTGCCGAAGTTCAAGAGCCAGTTGGTATTCCTGCGGGTATCATAGGGGCCTCAGAAAGAGGCCCTGCCTTCGTTCCGGTTACGGTTGGTTCCTTTCCTGATTTTAAAACAAGATTTGGCAATTTAAACCCAAGATTTGCTGCTCCCTATGCTGTAATCGAACATCTCAACAGTAGGTCTGCCCTTACTTTCGTGCGTGTTTTGGGGGCTGGTGGCAACACAACCGCCGATGATATAGAAACAACAAGAACACAGGGAACGGTTGTAAATGCCGGCTTTAAGGTTAGTGCCTCCTTGGCTTCAGAGCCAATTCATGGTGCCGTTCAGTTTCTTGTGGCAAGACACGAGATTTCAGTGAGTGAATCTTTTGGACAGGCAGGATTTTCACATAATACCAGTCTTTCTGGCTCAGATGCTCGTCTTGTAAGAGGCGTTATCTTTACGGCCAATGATACAAGAATTCAGGTTCTTGATCATGATGAATCCTGGGCCATTGGTGCAGATGATGCTGCGACCGCAAACAGTACAACCAAAAAGTTTAAGATTGTTATTTCTTGTTCCTTGGGTGCAAGCTTTGCCGCCGATGAAGGAAATCCTGGAATTAGAATTGTAACCGCCTCTCTTGATCCTTCAAATGATGATTATTTTGCCAAGGTACTTAACACCGATCCAGAACAATTTAGCACATATAAGCACGTTGTTTATGCAAACTTCGCCGTAGATGACGCCGTTGCAAGCGTAGGAACAAGCAGCGGAGATGTTGTTATTGCTTCTGGCTCTGCACAGACCAGCGATCTTTCAGGAGATACGGGTCTTCCTTTCTTAAATGCCTTTGGAAGATTTGATACAAGATATAAACAGGCAAAGACTCCTTCAATTATTTCTCAGCCCTTTGGCATTACCGAGCACAATCTTTTCCATTTCGAAGCCCGTGATGATGGGGCTTTTCCAAATAAGAAATTTAAGATTTCTATCTCTGATATTAAGAAGTCCTCAAATCCAAGATATAAGTTTGGCACATTTACGGTTCTTGTAAGAGACTTTGAGGATACAGATACGAACATTAGTATACTTGAACAATTTAATAATGTGAATCTTGATCCTGAATCAGAAAACTATATTTGTCATAAGATTGGCGACAGAAAAGCCTTTTATAACTTTGATGCAGAAGACGAGCAGGACCGTAGACTTATCGTTTCTGGCCGATATGCAAACATATCAAAGGTTGTTCGGGTTGTTGCCTCAGATGAAGTCGAGCGCAAATTGATTCCAGCCGAATCGCTTCCATTTGGCTTTAGAGGCTATGAAGTTTTAAGCACAAACTCTAGATTGCTTGATCGATCTGGCTCTCTTGCTGATTTCGCAGATATCAAAAGATTGCATGCAAATCTTGGCACTTCGGGTGCAGATGCAGAGTTGTTGGCCGCCGTTGTACCACCAATTCCATTTAGATTTAAGATTACCCGTGGAGCAGTATCCACAGAGGCTGGTAAGCTAGAAGGTGCTCCTGGCAACTTTGAAATTGTTGACGGAAGATTCTTCTGGGGCGTTAAACTAGAAAGAATTAAGGATGTTCTAAACCCAAATCCTGTAACAGAGCCAAATGCTCTTATTGCAGCCTACACTCAATTTAATGGAATTTCTGAGCTTGATGCTGTCGTAACGAGTTCTATGAATCAGGATAGATTCCACAATCACAAGTTTACCCTGGCCAAGGTTGCATTTGGTAATACCAGTTTAAATGATTTAACCTCTTCTGCTGAAGCGCACATTAAGGAAGCTGCCTATATAAGAAACGGTATTCCTGACGTAACAAACTATATGATTACAGATGCAGACGATGCAACCAACAGGATTACCTTTGCCACTCTTGTTAACAAGGGAGCAACTGCTGCTACCTTTAATGCATTTTCACAATTTGCTAAATTTACTCTGGTTCTTCAAGGCGGGTTTGATGGGGCAAACATTCTTGACAAGCATGCTGCCACCTATGACGATAGAGCCTCTTCAACAGAAGACAGAACAGATGGTACTCTAGGAAATGTTAACGGCTCATTTATTTCTCCCGGATTTGATTTTAATCAAAACGGAGTAGGAATAGCCAATAATACGGTTGCCTCATATAGAGAATCGGCCAAGATTATTACAGATGCAATGGCATCTAATGTTAATGTGGTTGCTGTGCCGGGACAGAGAGATCCACTTGTAACCGATTTTTATGCCGACAAGGTTAGAGATTATGGTCTGGCATTATATGTAATGGATGTTCCAAACTATAACGCCGCAGGCGAAAGAGTTTTTGATGGAGAAACTGGAATTTTTCCAGATCCACAGAAAACTGCAAATGCCCTTGAAGGCAGGGCAATTGATAATGAATTCGTGGCTTCTTATTTCCCAGAAATTGTTATGGACGACGAGGCAAATGGAAGAAGAGTAACCGCTCCTGCTTCTGTGGCAGCCGTATCTGCTCTTGCCTTCAACGATAGGGTTGCCTATCCCTGGTTTGCACCCGCAGGGTTTAACAGAGCTGCTCTTGATTTTGTTAAAAGAACAACCACGAGAATCACCCAGCCAGAAAGAAATAGACTTTTCTCGGCTCATATCAACCCAATTGTTAAATTCCCAAGAGAAGGTTATGTCATATTTTCACAAAATACTTTAGAGCAGCAAGAGTCTGCTCTTGGTAGCGTAAACGTTGTAAGAATGCTTAATGATCTTAAGCGCCAGGTTATCGATATTGGAAATCGCCTAATTTGGGAAAACATTACTCCTGACTTGAGGGATCAATTAAAAAATCAAATTAATTCAGTAATGACAAGCGTTCAAATTAGACAAGGAATCCAGACTTTTAAGATTATCTGCGATAGTTCGAACAATTCTGATGCAGATATCAATGCTCATAAAATCAATTGTCGAATTGTTTTAAAGCCGGTTAGATCAGTAGAATTTATTGATATGAATTTTGTCATAACTAGGTCCGGGACCAGTTTCGTATAAAAAGAATAAAACCAATAGTTATAGAAAAGAAATAGATACATAGGAAGAAATAATGTCACAAATAACATACAAGAGCGCAGGAGTTACGACAAGGGTAATCAATAGAACTGGTCCAACTTCAATTCGTCCTGCCGGTATTCCGGCTGGAGTTATAGGCACTTCTCAAAAGGGACCAGCCTTCGTTCCTGTAACCCTTCCAACGGATTCAGACTTCGTGGTAGATTTTGGTACATCGACAGATGATCAGGCTGCTGCTCCCATGGCAGCCATCGAATGGCTAAGAAATTCACAGGCATTAACCTTTCTTAGGGTTCTTGGTGCCGGTTCAGGCAAGGCAAGAGAAGATGCTGGTGACAACTCTGGCCGTGTTGTTTTTGGCGGCTTTGTTGTCGGTGCGGTTCTTCCACAGGCTCCTGGTGGTGGTCTTGATGATAATCAATATGTAACCGTTCCTGGCGAAGGAGATGAAGGCAGAACCTTTGTCCTTGGTTGCTATATGAAGCAAACAGGTTCCTCAACAATTTTTTCCGATGCTGGCCTACCAATAGAAGGAGTTCCGGTTGTTCGTGGTATTGTTTTTGCAGCTTCAGGAGTGTATGCAACCCTCTCTAGCAGCAGAGTGGCAGACAATGCACCAGATGCCACAGGCACTTCTTCAACGGCTTCAGGGAGCCTTACAGGCTCTCTAAACATAGCCAACGGGCGTCAAGAATTTGTTGTGCTTCTAAATGGACACAGCAATCCTGATCCAGCCTTTCCAAATGTTATTACAGCCTCCTTTGACCCAACGGCACCAAACTATCTTACCAAGGTGCTTAATACAGATCCTTATAAGGTCGAGCAGGCAGGCCACCTCCTATATGCTGATTATAAAATTCACCCAGCCCTAGCCACGCCAACAGGCTCAGGTGTTGTTTTAGAGGATTTTGGTGTAGGCGCAGTCTCGGGAGCACTCGAAACTGAAGACGTTGTTTTCCTATTAACGTCAGCTTCGCCAACTAGAAACTCGGGCTCAACCACGATCCCAAGTTTTGAAAATTTTGAAGACAGATATCGTACTGCCGAATCTGTTTATGTGGTTTCACAGAAATTTGGTGGCCAGGAAGAAAATCTGTTTAAGATTTCTGCCCTTTCAGATGGCAAGGAACCAAACTCTAGACTTAAGTTCTCAATTGAGAATATTATCCCAGGCACAGATGCAGAGCCTTATGGCAAGTTTGATCTCCTTGTAAGAGATTTTAACGACAATGACAAGGCTCCTGTTGCAGTTGAGGCATGGAGAGGATTAAGTCTAAATCCTGATTCTCCGCAATATGTTGCTCGAATTGTTGGAGATACAAAAACCTTCTTTAATTTTGATGCAGCAATTGGCTCACAAAAGCTTATTACCGAAGGCAATTTTGAAAACAATTCAAGATATATGAGAGTTGAAATGGCCAACAAGGTTTCTGATGGCGAACTTTCTCCTGCCGCAGTTCCATTTGGTTTCCGTGGGGTTCCACACCTTGTAACTTCTGGGTCGGCTCCATTTAACAGTTTTGATGATGGTGATTATCTTTCTGTTTCTGATCCCTTCTTTAATATTGTTCAATTGCCTGTTCCTCTTAGAGAAAGAATTACCAGAGGCTCAACGCCAAATAGAGTTGTTGATAAGGCTCTTTATTGGGGCATTCAATTTGAAGAAAAGACCAGCGTTGCAGAGCCAAACCTAAGCACGGCCCAGGATACCAACATCCTGTCGTTTAACAAGTATTATCCAAATTTCCATACAGACTTTATGAATATGGTCTTAAGCAATAACCAGGGAGTTGCCGATTCTGCCGAGAATGGCATTCTTGATGCTGATAGATTTAATCATAATAAGTTCTCCCTGGGAAATATACAAATTGCAATTAATGCCTTTGATAAACCAAATACACAAAAAATGGATGAGTGGATTTATGTAAGAGATGGTAATGTTACAGTGGACAGCGACACTAGAGCCCTTTCTGTAAATGATTTGACTGATGCCGCAACACGCAATGTTGCCAAGTTCTCCTTCTTCTTGCATGGCGGATTTGATGGAACAAATGTTTTCGACAGAGATGCCGTCAACATGACAGACTTGGCCGTGACAGAAGAAATGACCTATGCAGATCGTGGCCTTACTGACGGACCAACGGTTGCTGCTTTTAATAAGGCATTGGATATCTTTGAGGATGTTACAGAAATTGACATTCAAATGATGGCAGTTCCAGGAATTCGCCATACAGTAATCACTGATAGGGCGCTTCTTGTTAATGAAAACAGATTTGATTCTGTCTTTATTATGGATGTTCCACAGTATGATATTCAGAATTTGCCAATTTCTTCAAGTAATCAGATTTTGAGCGTTAAGAACACCTCCAACCAACATACAGCCCGTGGAATTAACAGCTCTTTTGGTGCTGCCTATTTCCCAGATGTTGTTCTTAGAGATAGTTTTACAGGAAGAACCAGAGTGGTGCCACCCTCAGTCGCCGTTCTTGGTGCCTTTGCAAAGAATGATGCAGTAGCCCATCCATGGTTTGCTCCTGCTGGATTTACCAGAGGCTCTCTAGACACAGTAGAATCGGCAGCCGTTAGACTGTCTAAAGAAAACATGGACACTCTTCAGGATGCAAACATTAATCCACTTGTTTCTTTTGCAGGTTCAGAAGGAGTTGTGGTTTGGGGACAAAAGACACTTCTTCAAACTGAAAGCTCTCTTGATAGAGTTAACGTTCGAAGGCTTCTAATTGACATTAGACGCAAGGTTAAGGCCGTTGGTTATAGAATGCTCTTTGAGCAGGGTCGTGAAGAAACCCTTGCAAGATTTGCCCAGCTTACAACCCCAATTTTAAAGGCCATACAGGATCAAAAGGGAGTTGAAAGATTCTTGGTTAAGATCGATACAACAACGACCACTCAGGCAGACTTAGAAAACAGGATTATAAGAGGATCCATATTTATTACGCCTAGCAAGACGCTTGAAACGGTGAGCATTGACTTTGTGGTTACAAACCAAGTGTAATCAAGGGGAGTTTTAAGAGGCAATCATGGCAATCATGGCAATTAAGACAAAACTCACAGAGAGGCATTTGAAAGAAATTGTTTCTTCTATTGTATTAAAAGAATCTTCTTTTGGTAGGAAAGTTGCACAAAAACTTGGCTTCCGGCCCTACGTAAAAAAGCAAGAGGTAAGATTGGATCTTGATCCTGTAGAGGATCAGGAACTCGAAGCCTTTGTTAAAGGAGAAACAGACAACCTTTCTCAAGAGCTAGTGTCTGTATTAACTGATTATTATAGTGATGAAATGCCCCATGAAATCCAGAAGGCAAGATCAGGCGATCCCTATGAATGGCTAAGAAACAAATTAGAACCCCTCTATAGACCGGCCCCCGTTAATGAAGAAATGGGACATTCTAGTCTTTATCAGGAGCTTTTAGGAATTGATGCGACAATGCATCATTTTGAATCTGATCTCTATGTTAAGGATAGCAAAGAGGTTAGAAAAGTCTTGGATGAGTTTCCAATCCAAAAGAAAATTGCCCAAGTATTTGCAAGTGCCCATGATGGATCAACCTGGATGGAAATACCCTCTGCCTATGAACCATGGCATACGGAAAAAAGGAACAACGTGGCAAAAAGATCTCTTGTTGGTACGGTAGGCGAACATGCCGAGAAGCCCCGAAAAGATAATCACAAAGTAAGGGTTGAATGTATGGAATGCGGCAGAAAGTTTAGTACAAATTCAATGAATCCTACCTGTCCGAAGTGTCATGGCACAGATATTGATGTTTTAGAAGAAGGTCTGAAGGAAGATGTTAGAAAGGTGCGCATACGCTGCAATGGTTGCGGTTCTCGATTTGGTATAGGAGATGATGAGAGAAACATAAAGTGTCCAAATTGTGGCGAGGATGATTTTGATCTGGGTTCTATTTTTGACTATGACGAACAAAAAAGAAGACATAAAAGTTCAAATAAATTTGGAAGAAGACCCGCTTTGGAAGAGGGCCCTAGAGATCTTGCTGGCGGAAAAGTAGAAGGCAAGGATCTTCCAGGTGTTCTTCCATGCCATGATTGTGGAGATTTGCCAACGCTTTATGATGGATCCTATTGGGGATATACAATTAGTTGTGGCAACTGTTATGACGGAGCCCCTGATAGCTCTAATCGTAATGAATTTGTAGATGAAGTAACCAAGGAACAGGCAGTTGATGCCTGGAATGAAATGCAGCAGGACATAGCAGATTCCTATGGCCCGCCCGACGTAGATCTACAGGCGCCATAATGAACAATCGCCCTCCAAGAAGACAGAAGCCCTGGATGCAAGAGGCTGCCAGAGAAAGTCGTGAGCTTGCAAAGAACTATCTTATAAAGTATTTAGAAAACCTTAACGACTACATCTTTACGGCAGCAGAGGTTTCGCACAATAGGGTTGTAGAGCTTGCCAACGAAACTCTTTTAAAGGCAAACTTTGACCTGCAAAAAGAAATTGAACTTCATGCTTCATTAAAGGATAGGACAACAAGGGGCTATCATCATTTTGATAATAAAAAAACTTCTTTGGATGCAAAGGAAAAAACAGAGGTAGAGGAAGCAAGGGGTTATCCGGGTCATTTTAATAACAAAAGAACCTCTTTAGATGATGGCGACGATGATTTTGGCTGGGGATATGGCGGCGCAAAGAAGAAAAAACGTTATAATCCCTATGATGATAAAGAGGAATATGAGCCCGATCATTACCACAATCCAGAAATTCTAGATCAAGAAAAAGAGCCTCTTAAAAAAGAATCCAATGATGATGACAAGGAAGAAGAAGACAGGGATCTTGATACCGACAAGGTTCTTAAGGATGCAATCTTCTGCGAGGATCAATATATAGAGGATCCAGAAAGACGGGCCCTTGTTATTGGAAATGCAGAGCTTACAGATAGATTAATGGAGGCAATAAAGGTTGTTTTATTGCAAGAAATTCTTGATGCCTTTATTTTTCATGGAAAGGGAAGAAAAGGATTTCCCTCAAGGGAAGAATTTATGAAAATTTATGATAGCAACTGGGCTCTCCATAAGGTTCTTATGAATCGAAGCCCAGATTATAGAATTGCACCAAAACTTCAAACCATGATAAAAACATTATCAAAGAAAATCAGAACAAAGATTCTTGAAAAGATTTATGCCATTGCCCAGGTAACCTTTGAGGCCAATGATAGAATTGTAAAGAAATCAAAGAATCCAACATTTTCTGGTGCTGTTAAAATGCCCTACAAGGCAGATGCCCATACCATGAAACAAGAAGGTACGGTTCTTCCTTTTATGAAGAAAAATGATGACGACGATGACACAGAAGAGGACAATAATGCAGATAACTTTCTCGGAAATCCAGAGGGCTACAGAAAAAAGAGTTTAAGACTTCTTTCAAATCTTGAAGCAGAGATGGCTCTTTCTAAGAAAGATAGACTTGCCCTGAAGTATGCCTTTTCTTTGGCCGGCATAGAAAAGAATGGAAAAGAAAAGGATCTTCTCAGTCAACAGACCATTATGGCCCTTCTTAATGTTCTTCCAGTAGGAGAACTTACCTATAACGCCTATATGTCTGTAGAAAATATAGTTGAGGCCTATTATAAGGACTTTGATCCAGAAGAATGGAATAAGTCAGGCGAGGATATCGATGAAAGAGCAAAAAGACTTGGAAAGAGACTTTTGCTTAAAATAGGAAAATAAATGCCTGTTGATCCTTCGGCCGGCCTACTACAAAGAAGAAGCCTTGATTTTGAGCAGATGGGGAGGATAACAACGGATCTTTATGAGCCTGGAAACGGCAATATTTATAACAAGCCAGAAGATGATGATGGTGGATATTGATTATCTGCTGGCGGTTCTTTTTCTAAAAGATATTTCCATATGAATCCGCCGGCAGATGGTCTTTTGCCTTTACAGCAGGCACAAATTGTAGAATAGACTATTCCAGTTTTTCTGCTGGCTTCCTTTAGACTGGAATATGTTTCAAGAGATATGGCTTGATTGAGTTTGTCAAATTGTTGTACTGATCTTTTGCTTGGATGATTTTTTCTTATTTTCTCTATTGTCTCTTGTGAATGTCTGCCAAAAAAGCCAGTGGGCTTTTTTGTAATTGCATCAATTTTTGACGGAAAAGAACCATCCTCTAGCGGATCTCTCCAGACAAAACCAGCAGAAGTTTGTGCTTTTCTATACATGCAACTACTGATGCCTTTGTTTTTCAATTGTCTTTCTGCTTCTGATACGGATTTAAAAATCTGAATTAAATTTCCCTCCATATCATATTGGGCAATTTGTCTGGCATGATAGGCAATTGGTTTGTCTCTTTTTGCTATGGTTTCTTTTCTTTTAAGAATTGATTCTGAGCTTTGGTGCTTTCCATAAAAATGGTGTTTGCTCCCGGTTTTTCCAAACATTGGATTTTCTTTGCCAGATTTAAAGTGATCTTTAATTCTTTTTTTGCTTATCTCAGACATTTTGGCCCTGGTTTCTATAGAACACGGTTGTCCAATAGCAGATCGTGACATCTTTTTCTTGGTTTCTTCTGAGTGTCTTCTTCCAAAAGCCGAGCCAGCCGTAGGACACATGTTATAACAGGTCTGCTGTTTGTCGTGGAAGACATTCAAATATTCTTGTTCCTTTATAAGAAGATTAAGTTGCCAGTTTTCAACAATTTCTATTATGGTAAAAGCCAAGCTTTTTGGGTTTTGATTATAAACGTTTTGAAGATATTTATTTGGATGCCTATTCCTTTTAAGTTTATGAATATGGTCATTAAATCTTATTCTGAAGTTTCTAGCAGAACCGATATATAACTTATTGTTTATGATATTTTTAATTTGATAAATTCCAGATTTTTCTATCATGCCAGAGTCACCAGCAGCTTCTTTTTGAACAAATATCATAGAAATTTTGTTAATTCTAGCATACTTAAAAGAAGAATAAACTGATATTCAAAAAGTAAGGAAATTATAGCACAATGACGATCACGCTAGATAGCTCTGCCCTGTTGCCAAACAAGTTTGAACCACTGGCAAAGCGAAGATTCGTTTTTGCCATAGAAGGCATTGATTCTTTTATTGTTAAGTCTGCTGCTCGCCCTGGTTATAAAACAGAGGAAATTCCTATTCCCTGGATTAACTCAACCAGATATGTTGCCGGAAAAACCACCTTTGATACTCTTGCCGTAGTCCTTCATGATCCTATTGCCCCTTCAGGAGCCCAGCAGGTCATGGAATGGATTCGTCTTTGTTTTGAATCAGTTTCAGGCAGAGCCGGTTATGCTGACTTTTACAAGAGAGACGTACAGATCAAGATGTTAGATCCAGTTGGAACAGTGGTCCAACTTTGGGATATCAAGGGTGCCTTTATTACAGAGGCCAAGTTCGGAGATCTTGCCTATGACTCTGCAACTGACCTGATGGAGATCACATTAACTTTGAGATTTGATAACGCCGTGGCACAATACTAGACACTCTGATTCGACAATGTAGTGGCGACGTTTTCTTGGATCTATTCTGCTTGTTTCTTGAGCTACCATATTATCGAAGCCGATAGTTGAAAATGGCAGCATCACATTGTTGTTTACATTTGTAAAGTTCTATGTTAGACTAATTTTCATAACCCAATAAAATGGCGATGGAGATTAAGTCGATATGGAAAACAAAACAGCAGCAATTGTAGCATCAAAAGAGGAGGAGGAAGAGGAGGAAATTAAACCTCATGTATGCCCGCTTTGCACAGCCCTTTTTCCCTCTTTGCTTTCCTTGTCGGTTCACTTTCGAAAAGGCCACAAAAAACCATCGAAAGAACTTTATATCTTATTGAATGGCTCGGAACCAAGATGTGCCTGTGGCTGTGGAGAAAAAACCAAGTTTCTTGGAATTCGAGAAGGATTTCGAGAATATATTCGTGGTCATGCTGCTCGTGTGAACAACAATTGGGGTCACAATCAGAAGGCAAGAGAAAAGTCCCTTGAGACTCGAAAGAAAATGATTGAGGATGGAACCTTTCACCCATTCTTTGAAAAAGAAACCGGACAACATTGGGCACAGGGCAAGACCAAGGAAACCAATAAAAGTATTAAGAAGATGGCCGAAAACAGATCGGCAGATCCCAGGTTAAGTGAAAGGGCAAAGAAGTATTGGAAAGATGGAACTTTTAAGGGAAAAAGCGGACCAGAGCATTCTCAATGGAAGGGAGGAATTGCTCCGTTGCACACAATGTGTAGCAGCAGCAAAAGGCTTTATAAGGAATGGAAGCGCCCCTTCTTGGAAGCGGCGAGATTTGCCTGTCAGGAATGTGGAAAAGATTTTTATAACAATGGCAATAAAAATCCAAAATTAAACGTCCATCACAATCAAGAATCTATGTCTTCTATTGTTATATCCGAGGCAAGGCGATTGGGTTGGGCTGATCACTATGCTGTTGCCACGCCATACAGCATAGAAACCTTTCAATTAAAACAAGAAATTATTAAGGCGGTTACGGATTATCATTTGACAAACAAGGTTTCTGGTATTGTTCTTTGTCATGATTGTCATAAGAAAAAGCATAAGAGTTTAAATTTTTAATATGATAAAAAAGAAAAAAGTAAATAAAAAATCTGTTTTATTTTTAAAGGAAGGCGATTTATTTTCTTTAAAGGGAAGAAGAAAAACAAGGTATTATTCTTTTTGGCGATTTAAGTCAGATGCAAGTCTGGAAGATATATGCGCTTCTGAAGGAGGGTTTATAGATTGTCGTGCAGATCTAGAGGGCTATACCGTAAAGGCCGGCACAACCCTGATGTATATGGGCCATTCAGAAGAAGTTCCAGATGGTATATTGTTTTATGAACCACAAGCAAGCCAGTGGATTGGAACACATGAAGATAATTTTATATCTTTGTTTTTTAAGAAATTAATATGATCCCAGGAGACTTATATCGATTAAGAATAAAGACCAAGCCCGTGGCCTGGCATGTTTGTGAATTCTTTATAAGAGAAAACAGAAAAGATGAAGGCGGTATTGATAGTAAATGGTTCTCGTTACTTTACCCTGCCAACCCATGAGGGAGCAGCCACTCTCTTGATGTATCTTGGTGAAGGCCCCGCTGATAAGACTATTGAAGAACCGTTTTCATATAAAACATTTTATGACTTTGGAACAAAGAGATCCTATGGAACACATGAATCTGATATTGAAAAAGACTTTTTGATTAAAATAACCTAATATTGTTATATGAGGCCGGTCACAAAAAAGAAAAGAAAACAACAAGAATAAGGAACTTATTCCAGGAAGTCTTTATAGAATCACAAAGATACAAGAACCGGCTGCCCCGCAATCCTCCTCTTGTTATCGTTAATCCATATGCCCCATCATCGTCAAACATTTCATTGTTGGATGGAATATTGATATTTTCTTCCTGGCCCCCTACAGACGTTGATCAGATCATAAGAAACCCAAGCCATATTCACAACAACATAACCATCTGCAACACCGGAGCATCAAACATAGGAGGAGGCAATCTAACAATGAATATTGGGATATTCATGACCGGCACAATTCTAATGTATGTTGGCAAGTGTTACAATGCAAAAGAATGCAAAAGACGGCACCTTCTTAATGGTCTTGTTTTTGTGGGGCCTGATGGAAAAAGATGGGTTACCTATTCCCAAAAAGAAGTTCTTGAAAATATAGTTCTTATTGCTCAATAAAGTCATTGGCTTTATATAGGAAAAGCCATATTTAAGGATATCACAATATGGCCAAAAAATCAAAATCAAAAAAATCATCACCATCATCAACAATCACGACCATCTATCCTGCTACTGTTGTTTCCCCTCCTTCTGGTGGAAAGGTAACAGAGGCACTGGATGTTCGTTTGGATAGAGTACAAAGGAGTCCACACGATCCAAGAGATCACGAGGCAGAAACAATTTATCAGGCCATTAATCTAAATGACCTTCCAGACAATCTTGATTATAGACCAGAGCTTCTTCCCATAAGAGATCAGGGAAAGCAAGGTTGTTGCTTTGGAATGTCCTCTGCCGCAATGAAGGAATGGCAGGAAAGAAGGGATGTTCATTTCTTGGACTATATGAGCCCCCAGTTTATCTATAATAGTAGATCTACAAAGGGTGAGGGAATGTATCCAAGAGATGTGATGAGAATCCTAACAAAGGTAGGCTCTGTTCCAGAAAAAGACTATCCCTATCTTACAACCCTACCAATTACAGAGGCCCTTAAAAAAGAGGCATCAGAATATAGGGTTCAGGGTTATGCTGTTGTTAAGAGCATAGATGCCCTAAAGAAGGCTCTTGTAAAAAATGGTCCCTGTCTGCTTACAATTCCCGTGTACAACTATGGACCAAGAATGTGGAAACAGGCAAATGACAAGCAGGCTCTTCTCGGCTACCATGCAACTTGCATTGTTGGGTATCTAAAAGACAAGGGAGGATTTATTGTTAGAAACTCTTGGGGCAAAAGATATGCCGATAATGGTTACACCTATTTTCCCTATGAGGATTGGGGATTGCAATCAGAGGTATGGACAACTGTTGACTCTGAATCGGGCAAGCCATTGCCATCAAAAAAGAAAAAGAAAGCCGGCTTCTTTGAAAGAGTTCTTGACTTTGTAAAGAACCTATTTTGAGGGTTGGCCAATGACTCTCAAAGAAGACCTGATTGAATCTTATCCAAAGGTTGCCAAGAAGCTTGGTCTAACAGAGCATTCTCTTGAGCTTGGAGGCGGGGCCTGGGGTTATGCCTACCAGTTAGAATCAGGTCACGTTCTTAAGCTTACAACAGATACTAAAGAGGTTGCGGTTAGTGCAAGACTTAAGGGAAAAAAAATAAAGCATATAGCAAATATTTTGGAAGTATATAGATTGCCAGAGATTCCCTATATGAAGGATTGGTTTGCAATCATACAAGAAAGATTGTATCCCTTGTCGGCCCACGAACAAGAGTTCTTCTGGAAGCTGCATGAAGTTTTTGAGGGAACGCTTACTACCAATGGTCTGGAAAATGAAATTGAAGTAGCAAAACAAAATGAGGAAGGAGACGATGGCTTTGTAAAAGAAGACTTGCCATTATTAAACATGTGTCTAGAACTGTCAAATGACCTACTAAAAATGGGAATTTATCTATCAGATGTTCACGGCGAAAATGTTCTTAAAGATAAAGATGGAAATATAAAAATAATTGATCTTCGTGGCTTTTCATCAAAAAAATCAAAAATACCAAAAATAAAAAATGAGCAGCTATTAGTAGACCTGATCAGGGAAGAACTTATAAAGTTAACATTGTTATTATCAGAAGCGCCAGAAGCATCTAAGGATGAAGTCTTTGGCCAATATTTATTTGCACCAGAAAGAAAAGATACGCCAAAGCCAAAAGAACCAAATACCAGAAAAGAAATAGATTTAAAAAATGCCATGAATGTTCATTACCACGGTAGTCCATCAGCATTAAATCCTTGGATTAAAAAACTAGATCAACTTAAGAATGCAGGAAAATATGAAAAAGTTTTAGAGGTTCCTCAAAGATATCAGTATGCCTATAGATTTATGGAGGTAGATCCAAAAATTCTTCAACAAATGTTGGGTGGCAATAAAAAGGCAATTGACGGACAAAAAGAAAAGGATGGAAAATGGAGATCCCAAGTAGGTGGAAATTTTTTTGCAGGCCATCAATCCAGAGATCACTTTTCCTGGACAGTCAATCCTGCCATTATTAAGAAAATAAAAGAGGATTGGGGAACGTTGCTGTATAGCAAGGGAAATAAGTTTTTCGTTGTAATGAGGGCCAAAATTCATGGTGGAGGAAATGACTTCTTATTAAATCCAGACATTCTTGGCAAATCAGAAATTGCTGATGAATATGGATATCAAAAAGAGGTTATTTCTATAGGAGATATTAAACTTGATCAAATGGCCTATATTTGGGTTAGATCTAATGTTAATTCACAAACCTTTGACGACGAAACAGTACCAACCCAAGACAAGCTGGCAAGGGGAGCCATAAGAAACATTAAGCTCGCCAGCAGCAATAAAAAGAAATAATTATAATTTGTCAATGAGCACGTTTGAAAAAGAAACATTTTTTAAGGATGCCCTAATTGAGCATCACCCAAGTCTGGCAAACAAACTTGGTCTAACCCCGACCTCTAAATTTGATTTGCAGCAACTTGGCAAGGGAGCCTTTGGAGAGGCATATCTTACAAAATCTGGTCATGTGGTTAAGCTTACAACAGACAGGTCTGAAGCCAGAGTCAGTGCCAGACTTAAAGGAAAGAAGCTTAAACACATATCAAACATTTATGGTGTTTATAAACTTCCAAGGATTACTGTACAGAATCCCAAGCCAAGAGACGAACATGATACCTGGGAGTTGGAACTTTATGTCATTATTCAAGAAAGGCTATATCCCCTATCCAAGGAAGAGTTTGCCTTTTTTGAAAGGGTTTCTGATCAAACTTTTTTTGAGGGCCATTTATTAAATCTTAAGGATGTGATTTATAGAGTAAGAAAAGACAATCATCATATTTTTTCCAGGAATGATCTTCCAATGCTGGTAATGTGTTATAATACGGCCAAATATCTCAATAAGATTGGGGTTGAGTTAATCGACATACACCAGAGAAATGTCTTAAAAGACAAGAGAGGCAACTTTAAGATAATCGATCTTATGGGAAATACAATAACCGATATTCCATTGGAAGATCTTAAAGAGGAACAAAGGCAAAGAGCAACAAAAAATAGGTTAATAAGAGAATTTGTTAAACAAGAAATTCTCTGCCAAATTAATAGAGCTGGCGCTAAGAGTTAAATTCTGTCGCCAGAGCCCCTAGAAGCCATTTTAAGACACTCCATCAATGCTGGACGGGTCCGACTACAGGCAGATCTATGCTGCCCTTAAAACGAATATAAATAATTCTTTATGCATTGGTGAGCAAAGTGCAATAATTGTTATAAAACCAACAACAATGGCTTTATAATAAATTATAGCAACAATTCTTTAATTCAAAGGAAACAATATGATCAAAACCGTATCGGCAATATCAATAATTTTATCCCTGGCACTTCTGGCGGCAAGTAGCGTTTCTGCCAATGATCAAAACAACAAGAGAGCATATTCTGAATATGTTAAATTCGCCGGTTACCAGGTAGGAAAAACAACCGTCGAAGAGGTTGAACAGACCTGCTTAAAACAGGGCGGCACCTGGAAGGTATATGAAGATGACCAAATTTTAAGAAACTGCAACTATGGCAATGGTGGGATGGTCAAAAAAACAAGCTTTTATTCCCAGGAGCCAACAAAGCCGGGCCAGATTTACTTTTGGTTTCAAGCCAATGGACAAAGACTTCAGCAGGCAAGTTTTCTTTGGGGAAACTTTGCTACCTGGAACAGGGCAGAGGATACCAGACTGGCGCTTTTAACTAGCCTTAAGGGCCTGTTTCCACTTGGAGTTCATAGAGTTAGTGACGGCTATTATGTACTTAATAGTACAGCCCATTCCCTAAGAACCTTTGTTGGCAGACAGCCTATTGCCAACGAAGAGCTTTATGATCTTACCGTGAATATTTTTGTGGATAGCAACTGAGCAAATAAAGAAAGACTTTTAATATGATTACGGGCAGAAGTGCAACAAGAATGAATACCTCCATTGAGCGGGTTTTTCGCCGCCTACCAAATGGACTTTATAAAGAATTTTATCTTCACTATCTTCAGTTCATAAATGAAGATGGCTCTCTTCAGTCTTCTAAACTAGACAAACAAATTCCAGGAAGGCTTTATAAAAAATCTGATACACAGATCAGTGCCTATGGCGAAGTAGAATACCTGTTTCCGGGAGACGCCAAGCCAACCAGACTTGTTGCCCTTGGTTATGACATTGAAGACACTCGATATGGTCGATTTTAAGTCTCTTATTATGGGCGTTGCTTGTTGTTTGATGTGCTCGGCAGTTGTTTGGGCCCAGCAACAACAGCCGGCAATAGATGAGAGGCCATTTCCTGCCTGGGAACAGGATGAAATTACAATTTCAGGGCATTCTGTTCAAGAGGTTTCAGATATTCTTGGAGATTGTAAATCCTATAATAAACTTTTTCCGCACATATATCGTTCTGTGGGACTGTCTAAAAGTGAATGTTATCTTGAAACCAAGGTTTACCAAGATATTCTTTGGATGCGGGTTCAGGTAAATAAAAGAACGGGCTTTGATAAAAAAACAGTAGATATTGAAATAAGAAAATTATCAGGAAATGTTCCTGTTTTTGAAGGGAAGATTGCCCTATCAGAATATCAGCAAGAAAAGGGAACAAGGGTTTTTCTTGGACTTCGAGCAGATCCAGGCTTGCCACATGTTTTAAATTCAATTGTTCAGGGCTTTATTAGGAATAATGTTTTGCGCAAGACTCTTGTGAATCTTCAGGTAAGAATGCTTCTTGGAAAATATTGAATATGTTTAAAAACAGAGAATATAAGTCAGGAACCAATTGGTGCTTTTGGCGTTGGACCTTTGTTCCAACAAACTATATCACCAGGTTGCACCTGTTTAAGACTCCATGGTTTGCCATTTGTTTGCACTGGCTTAATCACCCTGATCCCGAGCCCTATCTTCACGATCATCCTGTATCCTTTTTGTCTCTTATTCTTAGAGGACAGTATACAGAAAGACGAATGGCGGGCCTGGAAACCCACAGGTGGTTGAACCTGATTGGTGCGGGTACTGCTCATACAATTGTTTCTGTGTCTCCTGGAACCCTCACAGTCTGTCTAATGGGACCAAAGGTAAGAGAATGGGGCTTCCACACAGAAAATGGTGGTTGGATCTATTGGAAAGAATATAACACTAAGAAATATAAGCAACAGAAATAACATCTTGATGATCAAAATGCCAATTATTCTGGTATAATCAATTCAGAGATTGGAACATTGTTTCTCTGTTCCCCAACCGTCTTTGTTATTGTTAACATCATTTCTCTGTTTTCAAGCTCAAGGGCCAATAAATAAACAAGATAGACAAGCTGCCTTTGGTTTATTCCATAGTCTTTTATCTTTTTAACAATTTCTCTACATTCCATTCTCTTGTTGGCAGGAAGTTTAACTTCAATGTTTGGATTGATATATTTCACTCCCTCTTCTGGCTCGTCTGCAAGCAGGCCCGAAGGAGAAAGCGGATCTATAACGTCGTTATTATTTTCCATGATTCATTTAATAATGAGCCAAAAATAAGAAAAAGTATAGTGCGTACATGAAGTTGAAGCGGGAAAACTTAAAACATTTTAAACTTGTTTCATGTTAGTTGTATAATAGAAGACATGAATAACAGCAAGAAAAAACTACGTTCTAAGGTTGGAAGAAATGATTCAATAGCGGTTATACCAAATCAGTGGACCCTGGTAAAATCAACTCTTCCAAGCGGAAGACAGTATGTTGAATACAGGGACTTTGATCCCTATTATGATAGAAATGATTCCAAAAAAGAACGCCATATCTTTGAAGAAGAGCTACTTGTGATAGCAGAGCATCTAGAAAAAGCTTCTAAACAGGTTAGGATTTGGGCAAGTCAGGCTATCGAGGATAGACAAAATGAAGAAAATGGAATCGAAGTAGAAGAGATTTAAAAAGAAATCCCACGTTCGTCTCTTTCAAAATTTTCAATTTTATAAAGATCATTTCCCAATATTTGGCATGTTTTGCCAATAACAAGATCCTCTTTTGTTCTTTCTTTTGACAAAACAACAAACCTCCCAAAAAGCCCAGCCTTTAAAATAAAGCGGGCCTCCTGCCAGGTATGTAACTCGCATTCGTGTTTCTCAAGAATCTTAATAAGATTCTGTGGCAGTTCTAGTCTTATATCATCTATTGTTTCTAGGGATCTAGAATCTTCGTTCATTGAGGGTGCTGCCTGTGAAACACAAATTTCTGTTATTCTTCTAACGGCCCCACAGTTGTTACACTTGGCATAACTTGGCTTAACATTTGCGCTTTCATCAAGCTCGCTGAAAACGATAAATTTATGACTCGGCGGGTTTGTTGAATTTTTAAATTGACGAATAAAGCAGTTGCATTCAATAAGATGCGTTATATAATCGGCTTGATGTTGTTTGGGGACATTTGGAATAACCTCTTGCTTGGAAGAGAGAGTTTGGTTATCGAGCGGTATATTGACGGGTTTCGGCGTCACAGTAGGTTCGACATTAAAAGAAGAAGAAACATCGGCAGGCAATTCAACTACAGTAGATGATTTTTTTGATTTCTGTTGACCAACGAGTTGAATTTGTATCTTATCATTATCAATTCCTGACACGGCTAAAATAACTAGCGAGTTTACTCGTCTTTAACTGCTGAAGTTAGAGCAGAATCAAGATCCTTAAGGAAGATATCCATTTTATTCATATGCTCGCTGTCTAGAGCAAGTCTAACAATGTCAAGAATTTTTGCCAAGGAAGGACGATCCACGGGAATATTGTTCTTTTGAATATAGAGATGTACGAAGTCTATTGTTCCTTCCTTGACTCTATCCATGTGTTTATGGAGAGTTCTCTCTACTTCTAGTGAGATTTTGTTCTTTTTCTGTTGTGGTGTGCTCATAATGACAAATCCTTTTATCAATAATATGTGATATTCCATTCAAGATGTATTATTGTGTTTGCTTTTTATTTAGCCAATTTAGATAAATTTGGTAATATTTAACCCTGGTGGTGTACATGAGTGGAATTAAAAAAAGCGGCTTGCTCAGAGAGGAATATGAGAAATTCATTGAGCACAAGAAAAAACTCCTTGATAAGGCTGCCTATGGTTGGGTTGAAAACAATGTTATTTTGGTTAATGAGCAAATAAACAGAATAACTGTTAAGCGTATTATAAATGCCATAACCAAGTTTGACGAAACCTTCGGCCCCTATAAAACAAAAATTCCCATGATTGCTGCCCAGCTTAATGCGGCAGAAGATGATCTTCAAAAGGTTATAACAGGCAAGGTAAATGAAAAAAAGGCCTCTGACACGCTTAAGAGACTAAGCTTTCTTTATAATGCCTTTTCCAGATTTTTTACTTCAGATCTTCCGGTTCTATTATCTTCACATCTTTTCCTGGCCCCAAAAAATTCCCCAGACGTTAGACTTGACTCTTTGCAACCTGGAGAAGGCACAGAAAAATATAATCCAAAGGCAATAAAGGATGCCTTTACCTTTGCCCTCGTTCCCAGCAAGGAAGAGCAAAGATTTGTTAGCGCAATTTACAGATCTAGAACAATACCCTTTATTGATGCTCCTGGAATTGCAACCCAACTTCTGGGCCTAAGTTATAACGAGTTGGTAAGGCTTAAAGAAATCGGGAAGGTTCCAATGGTCGTTGCCACAGAAGAAGTGGAGCCGGCAGAGCCGGCTCCACCAGCAGAGGCAACTCCATCATCTACGCCCGCTGAGCCAACAGTGCAGCCTCCTGCCAATGCTGGTAGTGCTACCGCAGATGCCGTTGAATCTGTTGATGGCGATATTGCAAAAATATTAAAGGAATGGGATGAGCCAACAGAAGAAGAAAAAGAAAGGGAGTTTCTTGGCGAGGCAGGTGGAGAGTTTGTTCTTGATGATAAAAAGCTAACAAATCTTGGTAGCCAGTTTAATAAAGTAACTCAAGTCTTTGCTCCCTATGCAAAGCGCATGCCGCAAACAAAACAAGTGATTGATGCAATCAATAAAAAAATAAATGACGTGATGACGCAAAGAGGTTCTGCCGCAAAGGACAAACTTTTAAGTATTTTCGGTAGAAACGTAGAGGCAGACATCCTAAACGTCTATGGAGAATTAAAGGCCTTTCTAAAGGCCTGGCCAACAATCAAGGGCAGAATGGGAGACTATCCTGTAGACCGCGCCCTGGATACAGACAAGGCCGAGACACAGCCTCCTTCTATAGATGACCGTGACAAATATGAAGAGACTTCAAAAGCCGTTATAAGCATGGTTAAGCGATCGGTCACAAGAAGACTCCTTAACTTTAGAAAACAAATTCTTTCACCCGATGTATTTGCAAGTGAAATTACGGCCCTGTCAGCAAATGAAATAGATCAGGTAGACTCAGGATTAAAACTTCCTGAAGTGTCTCAAATTGATCCTTCTGGTAGATCCCAGCAACAGCAGGCAGCAAAGAGTGCCTTTGGCGGCGCAAAGCCTGCCAGACCAACTCAGGGCACAGAACAGGCAGGAGTAGAGCCAACAGGCCAGACAACAGGCAAGCCACTTCCAGGAACCGAACCGCTTAAGCAACAAAGTTCTGAGGAGCTAGAACAAATTGCCTTAAAATTTATGGACAAAAACAAGATACCGAAGGCTAGACTTGGAGATGTTCATACCCAGCTTATTGCCCTGTCAAAATCTGGATTTAATATAGTTCCAAGACAAGAGTAATAAGCCTTATTCCTCTTATTAAACGCCCCTACAAATACTTAAGTCTATGTCTGGAGATGGTCAAGACTTTCGTTATGCTGGAAAAAGAAACATTTGGCGCAAGGTATATTCTTATAACAGACAAAAACCAAAAATATTAAACTTTGTTGATATCCACTCTTCCAAGAGCATTTCATTTGACTTAAATCAAACCTACAGACACAGGGACTATTTTGTAATAAAAGACAACGACCTTCAGGGCGTGGTTATTGTCAAGTATGCCGAGTATGATGAAGGATTGGTTTACTTTGATAATGAAACCTTTGTAACCGGAAACTACAATTTTGAGTTCTCTGGCGATCCCTTTGTTGTTTTCTCTGTGGAACCAACTGAAAATAGTTCTTCAAATATTAATGCCTTTGGTTTAAGCCTTCCAATTTCTGGCCAATTTGTCGTAGGTGTTTCTGCGCCATTTTCTGGTGCGGTTAGATATAGGGCAGTATTTTCAGATCTTTCACCAAACTATCCGGCCCTGGTTCTTCATGGCGGTTCTCCCAAAACAAATAGTCCATTTACGGCTTCATTGTTTACAATTTATGGCGGAGAAGTCGATGTGACAGATCAATCAGCGTATACGGCAAGTTATACCATTACACCAGGAACTATAGAATACAGGGCCTCTGCACACGATTCGATTGGAAACAACACTGCCAATGTTGAGCTTACAAACGAATCCTTTAATCTTAGCGGATCTGCAAATACAATTAGTTCAAATCTGACAAATAAAATCCATTTTATCGTTACTAGTCAATAATAAAAATTATGTCTATATTTTTAATTGACCTATTAACAAAAAACGAAGTTTCAGAAGTAAGAAATGCCATAAGTTTAGAGCCAAAAGAAAGCTGGTCAGAGGGTGCCACAACTGCCGGGTTTGGAGCAAAGAGTCAAAAGAAAAATAGTCAGATGCTAAAGCCGCCCCAAAAAATATCAGATCTAGTAGAGGACAAATTAAGAAATACTCCATCATTTTCTAGCATTGCCTGGCCAGAAGAAGTAGAAAGAGCTTTTATATCAAGATATGATTCGGCAACAAAGGATCATTACGGCCTACATGTAGATTCGGGAATAAGAGGAAAGTTAAAAAGAAGGGATCTTTCAGTTTCTATTTTGCTTAGTGAGCCAGAAGAATATGACGGTGGCGAAATGGTTTTTAATTTTGGCTCGGTCAATTCTACTTTTAAACCAGCAGCAGGAACGGCAGTTGTATTTTCATCTTTTTTAGAACATCAAATTATGCCAATTGTCAAGGGAGAAAGATTTGTAGCCCTAACCTGGCTAACCTCAAGAATTTCAGATTCAAGAAAAAGAGAAATTCTTTGGAATCTGGCCAAGGCCTCTAATCATGTGGCCAGGGGAAACTTAGATAAGGCCGAATTAGAAAAGCTTTTAGCTTTTTCTTATGCAAATCTTACCAGATTGTGGCTTTGATTAATATCAATAATTCGTTTTAATATAGTCTGATTTAGTATCTGTATTAGCCATATTTAACTTTACGGATATGACAAGCGATTTTCGTGCAGATCAAATACAGCTTAACAAGATTATAAGCTCGGGTTCCACGGGGACCGGAGCAAGCATATTAATATACCCAATTGAATCTGAGGATGGATTAAATCCAAATACAGGACAAATTAATCCAAATGCCTTTGATTCTGGAAGCATTGGCTCTGATGTGTTTTTATATGTTTCTGGAGCCGTTAATAGTAGAGACGAATCAGATAGTCATGGTGTAACTGTTTTTGGTGGAGACGTTTTCGTTTCAGGAAATCTAAACCTTGGTTCAGGCTCTATAAATCCTCTTGAAACTAAACTAACAGGAGCCCTGGTTGAGGGAGATACTGAATCTTATAATTTTATAGGCAATGTGGATGTAACTGGTTCGGTTGATGGTTATCTGGATGTTTTAATTAAGCCTGTTTCTGGTATCAATCTCGGTCAGGGAGCAGAGGTTTTTGCTTCGGCATCGGCAACGGATACTTTAGATTTTCGTACTCTTGTTCAAAAGCATGGAATAGAAGTTTCGCAATCTCAAGAAAATGTTGAATTTAATACGTTAACCATTAACAATCTACAAGAAAAAATTCAATCAACTCTTATAGATGATGGAAATGATGCCAATCTGCCAACGCAGCTTTCATTTGATCCTGCAACAACTGGAAGTGTTCTTTTATTTTTGAATGGGCTGCATGCTCTTCAGGGAGATGGACAAGAATATACCATCACATCTTCTGGCGAAGATTTTCGTACAATTCGGTGGCTCAACGGTTCTGGCGTGGCTCAAAATGTAGATGCGACAGACGTGTTTGACGTATACTATGTTGCCTCAGATTCAGAACGAATAAAGATAAATCAAGAGCAAATAACCACAGAAGACGTTTTAAGCGGCTCAGACGTGGACCTTGTGGCAACCTTATTTGATGTGCCTATTACTTCTAGCGTTTTATTGTTTTTAAATGGAATTTATCAAGCGCAAGGATCAACCAAGGATTATTTATTAACAGGCTCAGATAACCAAACAATCAGATGGCTTGCCGATACAGGCACGGCAACTCCGCTTTCTTCAAGCGATATATTAACGGCCTTTTATTTTCAAGCAGATTCAAATGTGGGCCTTGTCCAAGAAAGAATAGATTCAGAAACTATTTTTGGCATTGACCAAAATCTAGGTACATTTCTTAGTTTTACACCAAAACATCCATCTTCAGTTTTGCTTTTCTTAAATGGAAGCGAACAGAGACAGGGCAGAGATTACCTTTTAACAGGAAAATCCTTTAGAACCATCAGGTGGTTGGCAGGAACTGGCGAAGCACCAGGCATGAACAACACGGATCTGCTAGATGTTTATTATCTAAAGCCAGAGCAATATTCTTTGCCAGATTTTCGTTGGACCTCTGTTGATTCGTCTCTTTATACAGATAAGGATGTTGTAATTGGACCAATTAAAGAAACTAGCGCAAAAAGCATAGGCTCGGATGTACACGTTTTTATATCAGGAACAATTTCTTCTGGTTCATCTGGCGACAGAATTCCTGTTTTTGGCGGATCTGTAAGATTTTCTGGTGCTTTAAACATAGGAAATGATGATGCAACCAAAATTCAATCAAGAAATGGCGAGCTTTGGTTTTATGATCCGGTTATAGCCGGGGGAACAACCTTCTATAAACATTATTTGTTTACTTCAAAGCTTCCGATTGCCCTAACAAACAGCATGGCTTTTTCAATTACAGAGGGTCAGGCAGTTTTTGAGCCCCCAGGCGGTAATCACGAAATGATGCTTGCCATAGCAAATGATGCAACGGGTTCTAAATTTTTAGGAATTGTTCCACAAGCCATTCCCGAGGGATGGACAGGCACGATTGCTGCCGGGTCTGTTGGTGAGGTGCAACGGGCAGGAGATGCCTTTATCACCGCCTCTCTTCAAGAGGGAACTACTTGGTTAGAAGGAGATAGAATTTATCTATCAACTATAACAAGTGGAAGTTATACAAATCTTATGCCTACCGGATCTGGTGAATTTATTGTTCCTGTTGGAAAGATTGTTCTTAGCAATGAAGCTCCAGGTTTGGATACTTATATGGTGATTGAAAAGGGCGAGATAATCGAAATAGACTAATGACAAAAAAGGTTATAACAATAGATACCTCCACCAGAAGGCAGCATCTTGTTGATGTTGATTTGTCTAATCTTATTTCTATCGGGACAGGGGTTTTGCACATTTATGTCGATTCTGCTTTTGGTGACGACACTAACGATGGCTTGTCTCAATTGAGCGCAATTCAAACACTTGGCAAGGCAGAAACAATGATTCCTTTCATTGTTACAAATCCAGTGGTGATTCATTTAAAGGGACTGGATTATGTGGCATCTAAGTTTAGAAAAAGAACCCTGGCAGAATGGGTTTATTTTATAGCAGATAAAGATTGGGATTCTACTGTAGAAACAACAATTTCAACAGGAACAACAGGAGCCTCAACAGGAGCCCAGGTTGTTAAGGATTCGGGCTTGATAGCAGATTCTTGGAATGGCTACACCGTAGAACTAACCTCTGGTGCGGCAAACGGTGCCAGAAGAACCATCAGGAACAACACTACGACAGACATTGTTCCCTGTATTACTTTTTCGCCCGTGCCGGGCGTTGGAGACTCGTATAAAATTACACGATGGAATACTTGTAGAATTGTTTTTAATACGCCTGCCGCCACATCTGAATCATTTTTTGAAGGAACCTCCATGCAATCTCAAAATACGGCCCAAAGTGGAGGTTATTGTTTTATTGGAGTTGGATTGGCGGCAAGCAACTCTACTGCTAGACCAATTTTTTCAGATTGTAATTACGCTTTTTTTGGTTGTGAAAAAACATTTGATGGCGCCACAGCAGACTATGCAGGATGGTTTCCTAGCTTTTTTAGATCAAATGTAGGATTTGGAGCGATCGGAAATATTGGAGCGCCAATTTTTTTGCTTAATTCGCCAATAAGTCTTTCAAATGCAAATCTATGGCTTGGTTGGGGGGCTCATCAGGATGCCTCGGATCGAGCTACCTTTGCTTTGTTGCAAGATTTTAATTTTTTGATTTTAATTGGCGAAATAAGATATCAGTCAAATGGCGATAGCAAACATTCGACAATTAAATTTATTGGTCGAATTGCACCGCCCTCTGCTTCAAGTTATACAGCAGGTTTTGGAATTTTTCATCCGGCCACAGGAGTGGCCATTGTTGGCTCTTCGCTCCATCCGGCCACACAACTTGTTGCCCTTAGTTCTGATGATGCCATCCATGCAGGAACCTTGCTTGGAGCATATTCGGCCTATCCCACAAGCGTACGAATTGACAATGCGGAACTTTCTACGGTTACTGGAGCCTGTCTAAGAGTAACAACGGCAAACGTTGTCTTGGCAGGAGATGTAACAGGACAGCCCTCTGGCGCAGGGCTGGCGGTTGCCGTTAACTATGGCGGAAAGCTTTTGCTGCCAACTGCCCCGGCCCTGGGTCATGCAAGTAACCTTGATTGGGATGTGGGGAATGGCTCGGCACAAAATAAGGGCTATTTTTCTAGTGCGGCTAGTATGATAAATCTTTTTACATTATCAAGCATTATAAGAATTCCATAGGAGAAATATTTAAATATAATTTATGACAACAGATTTTGGCAATTTAAGCTCTTCTATAGTTTCTCATATTCCTGGAACAGGCTCAACTCAGCTCGGAAAGGCACAGGGCCAGGTTACAGGCTCTAGCGATGTTGGCCTAACTCCACTGTTTGAGGTGCAATTTGTGCCCCTTACAGGGCAGGCCGATGCAAAATATGCAACACCAAGAGTAGATGACAAGCATAGGATATGGGCACACGTTACAGCAGATTCAGCGATCACGGCTTCGATTTCAAACATTCCACACACGAGATCAATAAATACAACAACCAGTTCGACAGACATAGGAGTTGCCTCGTTGTTTGAGATGCAAACGGCACCAACTGCTAGTGCTGGAGCAAATGCTCAATTTGAATTTGCCAGAGTAGATTCATACCAGCGTTTATGGGTAAGACCTGTCCCTGCAAATCTTTTTACGGTTACAATGACTCTTTCAGCAAGTTTAACATATGGAACAAGTTCTTTGTTGGCTGATACTCAGGCCATAGCCTCTGCCGTACAAGAGGCTGGTGGCTCTGCAATTCTTGATTCAATTTTTGTCCTAGACGAAGATGCCCAGGGTGCTTCTTTTTATCTATATATTAGCAGCACAAATACTTCGTTTGGCACAGAAGGATCTGTTCCAAACATTTCAGATGCAAATCTAAGAAACGTTGTGGCAGCAGTTGGTATATCGACTGGCGATTATGTGACAATAAGCGGTGCAAAGGTAGTAAACCTGTCAGGGCTTAGTATGCCGGTTAAAGCCGCAGCAGGAGACAGCAATCTTTATGTTGCCATAGTAAACGGGACAACAAACACGCCGGTATATACTGCAACTGGTGTGCAAGTAAAATTTGGGTTTAAGTATCAATGATTAGTTGTGGTAGAGGAAATCCTGCCGGCATTAACGGCAGAGGAAGGCCAAGTCTAACTTACAAGCTTGGTGCTCCCGGTTGTCGTCTGACAAACTCTACGACACAATCAATGTCTTCTGGGGGTGGGTGGGTTGTTGTGACCTTTAATACAGAAGATCATGACTTTGGGGGCATGCATAGTACAACAACAAATACGGGAAGAATAACCATACCGGCAGGCTGGCCAGGATATTATCTTTTTTGTGCCGGTGGTCTAGGAGCAGATGTTGGAGATGAAGATGGACTCCATTTTGCAATTGTAAAAAATAATACAAATATAGATTATATGGTCGTCGGTGATGGCCCCGAGACGCAACACGGCTATGCGTTTTCCAAGGTTGCCAATGCTGTTGCCGGAGATTACTTTGAATTTCAGACCGTGCAAGTAAACACATTTACTATGTCAGGGCAGTTTTTTTCAGCACAATGGATAGGATTTTAAATAATGAAATCCTTAACTTCAAAAAACGATGATAGCATTAATCCAATTGTGCCAAGATGTGAATCTACAAATTTTAGTGGTGCCCAATCTGTTCCAAATGGAGGTGTAGCAACAACGATTACTCTTCCGGTTGAAAACTATGATACACATAGTATGCATAGCCTTACAACAAATACAGGCAGAATAACAATCCCTGATGGCTGGCCTGGACAATATTTGATTTGCGGTAAAATAATTTGGTCTGTGACCAAGGCAAACTTTACTACAGATCATTCTTGTTGGATAATAAAAAACGGTGCAACCACCCTGCAAACCTGGGGAAAAACCAACATATATCCGTATTTAAACTATACATATTATTTTTTCGAAACAGTTGCCTTCCTTGTTCCAGGAGATTACTTGGAGATTCAAGGTAAGCACTCTTCTTCCGGAGGAAGTGTAAACGCATATGCAAGTCTTAACATTCATTATGTTGGCGGCATACCATGGTAGCCTTAAATGGTCATGATTTTGTCACGCCAGGCTGTAGAGTAACTGCTGCCGCCGGCACTCTCATTGCAGGTAATTCAACATATGTGGCAATAGTCTACACGGCACAAACCTACAATAACGGAGGCCTTCACAGCCTTACAACCAATACAAGCAGAATAACAATCCCTGATGGCTGGCCTGGTATTTATTTTTTTGCAGGAGAAGTGGCAGCAGGCGCATATGCTCTACCACCATATCAAAGATTTTCTGTGGCCCTAAGAAAAAATGGAACGACAATACTGTCTGAAACAAGCGTTGCTCAGTCAGGAGCAAACTTCATTGTCTCCTCCATCGTAAGGCTTGTTGTAGGAGACTATGTAGAAATGTGCGGGTTTAATGTAACGGGCGTTGCGCTCGGTCTTACTCCCACTCTTTCCGTTGTATATCTTGGTGGCTTGCCCTAGCTTTCTGTTGTTATGATTCCACCCGAAGAAATTAAAGAGAAGCCAAGCTTAATCCCCAAAAGGAGTCCTACGTAGACTGCCAAAGAAGAGAAGCTGTGTCCGTATCTGATATCGAAAAAAATCTCAGTAATAAACTTGAAAAAAATTTCTTCAAACTCATTTTCCGCCATGCTATAAATTCCGCTATGATGAAGCAAATAATCTCGGGTTAGGTGATAACACCAGTCGTCGCTGTCAACAACGCCATAATTAAACATGCCTTTTATTTGTCTTAGCTTGGTATCTATTATTATTCTTTTTTGATCCAAAGAGGCAGGGCTTTCATTTGGCAAATAAAAATAAACAGAATTTGGAGATAGGCTTTTAATTCTATTGTCCATGAAGCCCTGTACGTCCTCAACAAATTTATTTTGTTCTCTTTTTTCTGAGAGGGCTTTTATTTGAGCAAAGACTGCCTTTTTTGTTTTATTGTTTTCAAAGGAAACCTGGTGTTTTGACTTGCTACTTTTTTTGTTAAAGGCAACGGTAATACGATCAATTGTTGGCAAATTTTCAAACTTAATATATTTTGATAGTTCGCCTCGCAGATATGAAATAGGCTCCATACCGCAAACCGCACCAATGTCATTAATAACATTGAGGCTATCTATATCTTGTTTTAGTTTAATTGGCAAAACCTGAAGTTTTTCTTGTCTCCAATTTGTAAATAAAGTGGAGACAACCTCCTCAGAAAAGCCCTGGGAAACAATAATCATAGGTTGTTTTGTTTCATAGGCAACATTCAAAAGTTGATCAATCTCAGAAACCTTTTCAACAAAGCCATCAACAACAAGGGCCTTGCATTCTCTTTTTTCCCAAACTCCACCCGATGGCTGCTGAGAAAACATTTCAAAAGATTCTAACAAGTCAAAGGTATAGCCATCCTTTAATTCAAGAATGTAGTGATTATTCTGTGTTCCATTTTTTATAAAAATCTTGCCTTCTAGGCCGGCCAATTCAACTGCTTCAATACAGACACGATGCAACTGCTCTGTACCTTGTGTTGTGAATTGGGCAAAAAATGCTGATTGGCTTTTTATTGTATTTTTTGTTGGTATAGAGGCACAATTTTGAATTGCTTCCTTGATTTTTCTCATGGCCTGTTCTAGGCTCTGCTCAAAATCATCATCTTTATGAAGAATTGTATTTAACAGCTTTTCATTTCTTAATATTTTTTCAAGTGCCAATAAGGCCCCGGCAAAAACCATGCGAGAAGCATCACAGGCCAATAATTCTGATTGGTGCATTGTTTTGCTTAAAAGCCTACATATATTAACTTCTATTTTGTTGTTTAAGTCGGGCTTTAGAATTTCGTTAAGAAAATGATAAGAATTATTTTTGTCTATAAGAATTAAATTTTGTGTTATTAGGCTCTCTATATTCGTATAGTTTTTGACAAACTTATCAGAGACTCTTGTGAGTTCGGCCAAGAACCCTTGTCGATTATTAAAATTGGTAAATTTATTGATTTTGTTAAATTCTTCCATATTTATATCTTATAATACGTTATTGTTCGATTGTTGGATTGGAATAGTATGCCCTCGGCACAACAAGAAGAAAAAGAAATCCTTTCCCTATTAAGAGAAATAAAAAACTCACCAGCCATGAATGGGGAATTTCACGAGCTTGTTAATAAGGTAAATGAAATTAAGGATATTCAAGGAAAAATTGTTTCTGATCTTAACTCGGTTATGATTAAACAGGATGAAACAAAGGAGAAGATTGGAGAAATAGGACAGGCCCTATATAATCCTGATGATGGCATCTATCGAAGAATTCAGGATACAAAAAATATAAGTGCCGGTCTGGTTGACGAGATAAGAGAACTTTCTGAAAGTACCAAATCATATAGCAGCAGATTGATGATGGTTGAAAATCTTGAAAACAGTTTAAAAAAAATAGGCGGGCAGGGTTTAGAACACCTGGATGGAGCAGTTAGACTAAACAAGAATACAAACAAGGTTTTGTGGGCCTTTCTTCTTGCGGCCATAGCAATTATTGTTAAGGCGCTTTGGCCGTTGATTTTTTAAACAATAGCAATAATAAAAACAGTGAAAAAACCAAAAGCTCCGATCGCTTCTTCTTCAAGATTAAAAAAGGCCACAGTGGTAAGTTCTCCAAAGGCTACTCCTTCTGTGTCTTTAGAAGAAGGAACAAAAAAGAAAAATTCCTTTATTCCGCCATCTTGTTACTTCATTAAGATTTCAAACGAAGAAACCCTTTCTAGATTTTGGGAAGAATATCAGGGATTTGCTCATGGCGACTTTAGTGCAAGCCCACATTTTTCTATGGGAGATCAAATTAAACCAAAAAATTGTCCCTTAAAAGAAAATGACTTTTTGATTATCAATTATGACAAGAATATAAAGCCTTATATGCTTTTAAGGTATTGCGACGAAGGAAAATATAGGTTTGTTAAAGAACAAAGATTCGAAAAATTAAAACCCCTTAATGTAGAGCAGGTCGTTGCCTTTGAGCTTCTTACAGATCCTTCTGTTCACTTTGTAACTCTGATTGGTTCTTCGGGCACAGGAAAAACCATAATTGCAATTGAATCTGCCCTAGAACAGATCATGGGACCAAACAAAAAATATAAGAGGCTCGTTATTATAAGGCCGATCCATCCGGTTGGAAAAGATATCGGTTATTTGCCGGGCGATATGCGAGAAAAATTGGACGTTTGGATGAGCCCAATAAAGGATAATCTAAAATTTCTTTTGGAAGACAATGAAGAGATGGCAGCCTCGGTTGATAGCTTTGGAGGCAACAAAGTTCTTAAACCCGGATTTGAAACCGCTCGATACAACGGCCAAAAAAGAAATCGAAAAGGCAACAGGCGTTATCATGATGAGAAGCGACAGGCCAGTGGTGCCGCCACCCAACACCACCAGCCGGGAACCACTCTTGATTATTTTCTTAATAAGGGAATTATTGAGGTAGAGGCTTTGACCTATATTCGTGGCAGATCAATTAATAATTCAATCATATTGCTTGATGAATCACAAAATATTTCTGCGCACGAACTTAAGGCAGTTTTAACAAGAGCCGGGCAAAATACAAAGGTTATCTTTACAGGAGATATAGAACAGATTGATAGACTTGATCTTAGTATCAAGTTTAATGCCCTTACAACGGCCATTCAGAAGTTCCACGGATATGCCCTGTTTGGTCACGTTTCCCTACATGAGGGTCTGAGAAGCGAGCTAAGTGCCCTGGCTGCCCGCATTCTTTGACATAAAGCGTCGCCTTTATTGCTTGACATTGAGCCACAAGTTGCTATAATAGACCAGTGCCCAAGCGAAAGAGAAGGCGTTGAGTCTATATAAGTGCAAAAAGTGTGGCGTTGTGGAGAACACGGCATTGTCATATTTTTGGTCGAAACCAAGGGTTGCTCTATGCTCAGAATGTGATCCAGATATTGGCAAGTGGCACGGGAGCTTTCCTCGTGAGCAGGCCGACGAGAATTATGTTGAGGATAATGATGGCTTCTTGCATGCTTATCCGGTTGACAACCAACACCACAAGCCATAGGATATGAGCATGGAAACAGAAGAACTCTGGATGCGTTGTAGGTGCGGTGGTGCCGGGCGAGGATGGCAATTATTATAGAAATATTTTAATGTCTGCCCAAAAGAAAAAGGCCGATTTTAAGCTGGGTGCAATCGGATGGCTTGACTGGCTAAAAGAGGCCATTAACAGCGGCATCGTAGAGATAGATCAAGATTTCGGCTTTGATCCAAAACGTGTAAGAGTCGTAACTTTTACTAAAAAGTGAATTTAGAAAATGAAACCATCAAAAGATACACATCTTTTGTCTTGTAAAAGAAGGAAGTCCAAATACTTGATTTGACAGAGGATGAAGGGCATAAATAATCTATGATCTCGACTATTAAGAAACAAAACCAAAAATTTACTTTTGACAGAAAGTATTGCATTTATGCCGGCTGTAAAAACAAGGATCAACTGCCCGAAGGTGCAACTCATTTTGACTTAGAAATTGTTTATTCTCAAAGTGGAACACCCTATATTAATATGTTGTTATTCAAGGAATCAAAACAGGAATAGCAATAAGCTTGACAAGCTCGTGGGATTTTGCTAATGTCATTATATGCTAAAGGTTGGCGACGAGGTATTTGTTGAAGATCTCTCCATGGAGGGAAGATTTGGCTTTTATACGGTCGTTGTAAAGAAGTTTCTGGACAATAAGAAATTGGCAGTTTGTCAATGGAAGAAGCATCCCATTGAAGAGGAATATGAGGTTTCTTCTTTGATTCTACGAACCCCTGGAAATCTTAAAAAGCTTCTTCACGCAACGGCAATTCTTGAAAAACTGGAAAGAGGATAGAAAGAAGAACAAATGTCAGAAACCAAGGTTGTTGATACTTTTAAGCTAAAGAGCAAGAGAAAGAGCCACCCCAATGCTGAGAGGTATCCTGGCCGTCCTTCCATGACCTTTGGCACGGCTCTTAGGAAGTTCATGTATGACCTGGACAATGATCAGCTTGACAAGTTTCAAGAGGGTCGTCTTGTTGTCGAGGACGAAGCCTCTGCTGAGTTTTTTGATGGAATTCTGGTCGGGGACGTTGTTGGCCTTGGTATTTTGAAGGGAATTGATGAAAATGGTTCAAATCCCCGCCACGAACCGGCTGCCTACCAATTTAAGATTCTTGACATTGATCGAAAAAAGGATTTGATGAAGGCGCGAAACGTGACCTGGGAAGATGCCAAGAGAAACCCAGATTATCAGGGAATCGAAACAGAGATTGCCTTTGAGGACTTGTCTGTGGCCCTTGGAATGGGCTTTGGAGAAATTCTTGAAAGAGACGGAAAGCCGTTTGGTGTCTCAGAAGAGATTGAAATGGAAGTTAGAATCCACGAGGCCGTTTCAGGAAGCAAGGATGTTGAGGCAGGGCAGGAATCAGAAGTCGAGGCTTCGCCTGCCATTGCTCCTGCTGCTGACATTGTTGCACGGGAAGAAAAGGCCGATACAGCACAATGACAACGGCAGGCGAAAACAAAGAAGAGACAGAGAAGCACCAAAAGGCTCCTTCTAATTTTAATGATTTTTTGATCAATTTCACAAATGCCGGATTTTTGCTTGTTATTATTGCCATTTGTTTCGCCAGTTGTAACGACTGTTCTTCTTGTCGAAAGAATGTCTTGGAGTTTAAACACAGCCTGATGCAACAGGAGCAGAGATAATATATGTCAGGTTATAATAGATTGGTTCCATTTTCTCGAAAAGAAAATGCCGTCAGATACTCTATTGCTGGAATTACGTTAATTGTATTGTTGTTGTTTGGAGTTGAGTTTCTCAAGACGGCAAAGAATGAGGACGAAAACCGTGTGTTGCTGCCGCTCGCCATAGGATACGTTAATTGCCCTGCCTTTGTTCCCAATCACAGCATTTTTAAGGTTATTTCAAATTCTCCTCTTACTGTAAAAGTAGAGCAAAATAGAACCCTTGTGGTTGGGGAAAATTGTTCTGTAACTTTATATTGATATGAAAAAGAGAAAAGTAGGCAAAAGAGCAAGACGGGTTTATGATGCCTTTAACAACAGGAGAAAAAATTTATATTTTGGCGAAAAGGCAATTATTTATGCCCTTGGTTATTTTGTTGTTTTTGCTCTTGTTTTGCTTGCCGGATGCTATAGAATAAAATATAGGATTAGGAGACTTTGTGTTAAAGGCAAATAAAATAATTGTAAAGCCGCCAATAGACCTGGAAGAGCTATTGCATGGAAATCCAACTTGGGAAGAAGTTGTTAGGTTTTGGAAAGAAGATGGGGAGTTTTTTGAAGAAAAGTATCATATGGCTGCAATTAAAAGGTACCTTCGAACCCCTGAGCAAAAAATCCGTTTAGATGAAGCTGATATTTCTCTTGAAGAACTGATGAGCGGAAGTTATGGACATGCCTTTCATTCAATGACCCAAGGGATTCTTAAGGAATGGAACGAAAAGTTAGGCTTTCATTACTATGGATCCGAGCAATGAAAATTGGTACGATTAAAGAAGTTAAGGATCATGAAGGCCGAGTTGGTTTAACCCCTACTTGCGCCATGCTTCTTAAGTCTCGTGGCTTTGAGGTTTTTGTTGAAAGCAAAGCTGGCGTTCTTTCAGGATATTCAGACAGAGACTATCTTGATGTTGGTGCCAAGATTCTCCCAAATGCAATTGCCGTTGCAAAGATTTGTGATGTAATTGCCAAGGTTAAGGAACCTGTTGGTCGAGAATTTAATACCTGGCTTTCAGAGTTTAAGGGAAAGACTCTATTTGCCTTTTTGCATCTTGCGGCAAATAAAGGTCTGGCCAGAGAACTGATCAATAACAATATCACAGGAATTTCTTATGATACCATTGAAGACATTAAAGGAAATATTCCTGCTCTAAAGCCAATGAGCGAAATTGCCGGGCGGGCCTCTATTGATTTGGCAGAAAGATATTTGACAAGCCCTCTTGAAGAGGTTGTTATTGTGGGTGGGGGAGTGGTTGGCGAAGAGGCAGCAAGACAGGCACTTTTAAAGCCAGACATTAAAAGAATCACAATTTTTGAAAAGCGAGAAGAAAGAATTAAGGAACTTAATTTCTTATTCTTGGAACATTACCCACTGGTTAGAATTAAAAATATGGAGAAGTCTCTTTATGGTGGAGTTTCTGATTTAAGATTTGCCCTTAAGACAGCAAATCTTCTTATTGGGGCAGTTCTTGTTAAAGGAACCAGAGCCCCAACAGTTGTTGCAAAAGAGGATCTTGAGTTTTTGGTGCAAAAAAATGGAATGATTTTCGATATTGCAATTGACCAGGGCGGTTGTATATGTGGATCTAAAGTAACCTCTTATTCAGATCCAACCTATGTCTTTGAAAATAAAACCTATTGTTGCATCCCCAATCTTCCTGGACAGAGGCCAGAAGAGGCCTCTGTCAAGCTTACAGAGATAACCTTGTCCTATATTGAAGAATGGCTTGCCGCTTCAGAAGGTAGTAGACGAATTTCTGAGCAACTACTAAAGGGAATCAATACAAGAGAAGGAAAGATTGCGAACAGGGGCGTTGCTCAAGATCTTGACATGATGCATCACTACAAAGAATTAAAATGATTTATGCTGGTTCCCGGTAGTCTTTATCTTGTTAAAAATCCATTTTGGTCTGCTCAAGATAATGCCGAATTTAAGAAAAACACTGTTTTGGTTTTCATAAAGAAAGAAGTTGTCCGCTATAAGATCATTGTGGTAACTTTTCTTGTTTTTGGTCAAGTTTATAGTTCCGCTTTCAATCGCCAGCAGTTAAAAAATCATTTTAAAAAAGTTGACGAAGCCTTGTGATTCTTGTACTTGGCGAACTATATCGGATAAGGGAAACAGATAATTTTTGCAGTTATCACAATCTCTCTTTGAATACCGTTATAATGCCTGTTCGTTTCAAGCAGGGCGTATTCACGTATGGCGTATTCATGTATTATGAACTATGGTGCAATAATAAAATTGTTTCATGGAGATTTACAAAAGAAGAACTCGCAAATTGTTTTGAAAAAATAGTCCATGAATAATCATCCTCTGCTCCTCGGAAGTCTATATAGAACAAGATCAAATCTTAGCTTTTGGTTTCACTATCAGAAACAATCGGTCGAAATCCTAAGAAATACCATTGTTATGCCAATTAGATTTGTCGATGGCGAGCGTGTGCTTGGTGTTTCTGAGGCCTACTTTTTTTGTTGTGGATATGGCCTTGTAAAAAGAGCATTCTTTAATTTTGAATTTTCAGATCTATTTGAACTTTATAAAATATAAAGTAACATAGGTATAAATTTCGTTGCAAAGATAGGATACTGGTCATATTGCAATAAATGAATATGCCAATATATTATATTCCAACAAACACTAGGTTTGTTGGAGTGGCTGATTTTTTTTCTTCTGATCTAGTGGGAGGCGCAGAGCTTACGCTGGATGCAATTTTAAACAAGTGCCCAGAGAGGGTTTTTAAGATTAGATCTTCTCAAATTTTTAACTCATATAGAGACTTAATACAACAATCAAAAGAGCATGGCATCTATTGGATCTTTGGAAACTTTTGTGCCCTGACTCAAGACATATTAATAGAGGTTGCTACAAGCGGTTTAAAATACTCAGTAATTGAATGTGATTTTAAGGCATGCATTTTTCGCTCCAGTGGACTTCACAAACTTAATACTGGCAAGGAGTGTGCCTGTCACCTAGAAAAACCTGGTAAGCTTATAAAGGGCTTCTATGAGCGCGCAGAGCATGTTTTCTTTATGTCCCAAGGACAGCTTAATGAATATCTTCGACTTTTTCCCGAGATGAACAATTGGCCAAAAAACAAATTAATTGTTCAGGGCTCTACCTTTGATGATAAAACTCTTGATCAACTTGAAGGGCTTTATCAGGAAAGACTTAAGAATGGTCATAATGGAAAATGGTTAGTTTTAGGCGGCGGTTCATGGATAAAAAATCAACAAGAAACAGAAGAGTATTGCAAAAAAAATAATCTTCTTTATGAGGTGGTTGGTGGTGGCTTAAAACCAGAAGACTTCCTTATAAGTCTTTCTAAATTTAAGGGTCTAGTATTTTTTCCTAGAGATAAGGATACAGCACCAAGAATCACAATTGAAGCAAAGCTTCTTGGCCTTGAGCTTGACTTAAACGAAAATGTTCAACACAAGGATGAAGACTGGTTTAAAAATGGAGACATTAAAGAGACTATGGCCTATCTTAGATCTCGACCAAGCTTTTTTTGGAACAATATAGAAGGAATAGTATGACCGTAATAGATCCTAAAATTCGTCCTGAATACGATAGCTCTATATCCTATTCAGACGTTTTTATCATACCAAACTATTCAGATGTTTCATCAAGAAAGGAATTAGATATTTCTTCTAAGCTGGGACAAATAGAAATTCCTGTCCCTGTTATTTCTGCAAACATGGAATCTGTCACAGATGGAAATATGTGTCTCGCCCTCAAGAAGGCAGGAGCAATTGGGGCTCTTCATCGATTTATGTCAATATCAGACAATGTTAATGAATTTAGAAAAACACAATTATCTGAAAATGAACGTTTTGCCAGGTTGCCAAGTCTTGTTTCGGTGGGTGTAAATAGGGATTCTCACGAAAGAGCCAAGGCCCTTTATGACGCAGGAGCAAGATACTTTGTTATTGATATCGCCCATGGTCACAGTCTTCATATGAAACAAATGATTCAATACCTTAAGAACACCTTTAATGTTTATGTTGTCGCTGGCAATATTGCAACGCCGGAAGGGGCAAGGGATTTGGCACTTTGGGGAGCAGACGCAGTAAAGATTAATATTGCCCAAGGAAGCGTTTGTCAAACTAAAAACGTAACAGGAGTAACGGTTCCAAATCTAGAGTCTGTTCTTAAGGGAGTCGAGGGGCTTAGGCAGGCAAGACTTATGTCAGAACATGTTGCCAACAGAAATGTTTCAATAGTTGCCGATGGCGGGTTTGTTGAGATTGGAGACATTTGTAAAAGCCTCGGCGCTGGTGCAGATTTTATTATGACCGGAAGATTATTGGCCGCCTGTAACGAGGCTCCACAAGGAAGAACCTATAGAGGCTCGGCCTCTAAGGATGTTCAAGAAACATACAGGAATGACAAACAAATGCCAACGCCAGAAGGAAAAAGCGAGATTCTTGAACCAACAGGGCCAGTTAGTAAGGTTATCGAAGATATTGCCGGTGGAATAAGGAGTTCTTTTTCCTATGTTGGAGCAAGAAACTTAAGAGAGTTTCATGACAAGTGCAGATTTGGGGTGAGGTTTAACAAATAACAAAATTGAAATATCCGTTTCCCAAGCAAGAACAAAAAATAGCAGCAGTAGCAGAAACAAAAAGAAATCCAACAACAGAAGAAGGAAGAAGGGTTCAGCTTCCTCTTTTTAAGGATCCTACAATTCTTCCAACGGGAAAGTATCATATTTCATTTTCTGAGGTTTCTGATTGGATTGATTGTAGATACAGACACAAGCTTAAACACATAGATAAAATCCCTCCACCTGTACCTGATTCAAACATCTTCAGTGTTTATGGAAAAATTATGCACTCGGCAATGGAAAATTATCTTCAAACAAAGATATTGCCAAAGGCAAAGGATGTGGAAAATGAGTTTTGCGTCATGCTAAAGTCTAGTCTAAACGAGGAACAGCTAGAGAAGATTAAGGACAAAATACCAGAGTTTGTAAGTGCCATTGAAGATTCATTAAATCAAATTGAACCCTGGCTTCTTGAAGCCTTTGGAACAAGGTGGCAACTTGTTGCTACTGAATATCCCCTATTTGAGTCTATTGAAAAACAAACCAACATAAAGTTTAAGGGCTTCCTAGACACAATTATCAAGGTTAGAAGGGAGCCAACAAAAAAACTCCTGCTTCAATGCGAAAAAGAGGGTAGGCTCCCACCCGTGGAATATGACTATTATATTATCGATTTAAAAACTTGTAGCTGGGGCTGGCCAGCAAATAAGAAAAGAGATTTTAAAACCCAAATGCAATTGATTCTTTATAAGCATTATTTTTGTAAGCTTATGAACCTTGATCTCAAGGATGCCAAGTGTGCCTTTGTTCTTATGAAGAGAATTCCTGCAAAACAAAGAAGGCCTTTGGATCGATTTGAGCTTGTTCCTATTTCGGTCGGCCCAAAGGCAGTAGAACGTGCCCTTAATACGGTTGAGAGCATGTTAAACCAGGTTAGAAAGGGATTTGTCTTTAAAAACAGGATGGCCTGTGAACCCTTTTGTCCGTACAGGGGAACAAAGTTCTGCACATAGATATATTTGGCCCTTGGCGGCCCTGTACGCCATTCTGTGACATTTCCAAAAGAGCCTGATGGCAGGATAGCCATGGTATCGGATGTGGCTTAAATCGATTATAAATATCAACAATTGTGGAGAATATAGCAAATTCAAACATGTTTATTCCGGGAGAATTATATGAAACAAAAAACATATTGCGCTTTTGTTTTTCTGAAAAGCGTAAACGCCTTGGGTTTCCTGTTCCTGAGAACAGACAATTAATGTATATTAATTCAGAAGTTAGCAAATACGAAACCTATCCTAGGTTTCTTTATGAAAATGAGATTATTACTATTTTCTCTTTTTCCTATCTTGATTTTTCTTTGATTTCATAATAAACTTATTGCCGTTATTATGACATTAACTTTTAAGCCGGGATCTCTTTACAGATTTTATGGACAAATATATTATGTTCGTCAGGCTCAGGAGCCAAGGAATCAAAACGAATATATTCGTTTAAACGAAGCGGGCAAGATCTTTGAGATTTTGATGTTTATAACTAGTGAAAAAAACCTAGTAAGTGTCCTTCCGGCCCTGTATCTTTTTATTCACAATGGAAAGTTGGTTTATTTCCCAAATTTACATCTGGCCCAAGTCGCACACTTTCAGGCACAATTCAAAGAAATACAAGAGGATGATTCTTCTTTATGATTTTTAAGCCAGGGAATCTATATTGTTACCACATCACGGGCGAGATAAATAATTTTGTAATTCCATTCGAAGAATCTTATTATGTTGGGCATAATTCAGGATCTTCACTACTGCCTGGAAGATCCGTTTTAAAGAACGGCACCTGTTTAATGTTTGTTAGGGAACACGCATTTGATCAACACCATATTGATCCCATTTTCTTATGGAATGGCAGATTGGTTTTCTTTCTGTTTATGGCCAGTGAAAGATATGCGATGGTTTTGAATGAAATGCAAGAAAAATGATTTTTAAGTTTATACCAGGAAATTTGTATAAAACATCTAACCTCCTTTTATATACAACAAAAGCAAGAATTGATAAGGCCAATTCTGAAGGATGGCAGCCAATGATAGATCCAATAATCACGACCACTTCTACACTGATGTATCTTACTTGTGATAAAGAATATCTTATCTTTTTATACGATAAGAATATAATCTATGTACCACAAGATTATTGGTTTGTCGATTATATTAAAGAAAGAATTTAATGAAAATCTCCGTCTATGCGACCTCACGAAATGCTGTTTCTATGGATTACCCAATAAAGGAATCTATAAGGTCTGTATTTCCTTATTTTGATGAAATTGTTGTTTGTGATACAAGCGACGGAACAGACAACACTCTTGAGGTTCTTGAGGAACTTAAGAAAGAATTTGGTGAAAAAGAATTTAAGATCATAAGGGGCAATGCAAATTGGTCAGCCCAAAATGGGGGAATTTATGATGGAAAAATGAAGGCCATGGCGCGTCTTCGTTGCACGGGAGATTATCTTTGGCCCCAGGATATTGATGAGATATTAATGCCCACTAGTAGAGAGCAAATAGAAAGTCTATGTAAAAAATTGGACGAGAACATCCCGGTAATGGCCCTGCCCATCGTTGAGCCATGGAATAATTCAAATAGGATTCGCTGCGATGTTAATCCATGGAAATGGAGATTGAGCAAAAATCTTCCACATATTACACATGGAATTCCATTAAGCCTTAGAAGATATGAAGGCGGGCTGTTGTATGCAAAACATGGATGTGACGGGTGTGAGATTGTTGATAGCAATACAGGGCAAATGATTTCATTTGTTAATTTTATGAAACCAGAGACTGAACAGCTTCGGCAAAGGGCGACGACGGATATCTCTTATGCCAAAGAATATGAACAATGGTTAAATGGCGTTATAAACAAGTTACCAACCATTTATCATCTTTCCTGGTGGAGCATTTATGAGAAGATGAAGAAATTTCAAAAATTTTGGAGTAAATCTTGGGATAGTCTATATGGAGATACGCACCCTGACGGCTATCCATTTTTTAGCAAGCCGTGGAATCAAGTAACAGACCAAGAGATGAGGGAAGAGGCAAAAAGGCTAGAGGCTTCCAATGGCCACATTTTTCATGCGGCTTATGACGGCAAAACCATAAAAAATGCAGTTACAATTAACAGACCAGTTCCAGAAGTGGCAAGAGCTTGGTGCGACAAACACAAGGAATAATCTATGATAGACTTTGATCAACAAGAAAAAGAAATTCGGTTTAAGGCAAACCTAAGAAATGCAAGAGTATTAAGCCTTGTGGATATAGAGAAATATCTGGTTTCAACCCTTGAGGCCATGGCAGAAGAAACAAAGGGAATGTTGGATTGGAGTCAGACCAACCAAGGAATTCAAGAATTAAGAGAATTGGCAAAGAAAAGAATTGAAGAAGATTTTTTCTTATCATCAACAGAAGAGATAGCAAAGGCAAATGAACTCAAACCTGGCAAATAAGCTTATTGATCAATATCCTGATCTTTTTATTCTTAAACCCGATAAAAAGATTTCTTCCTTTACTATGACAACAATACCAGAGGTAGGCGACGGATGGTATGACCTGCTAGAAAGTCTTTGCTGGCTAATAACAGAGTATCAACAAAAAACAAGGCCAGAGTTTCCTGTTCGCTTTTCTCAAATAAAAGAAAAATTTGCTCACTTGAGAGTCTATGTTGACAGTTATGGCGACGGGTATGTCGAAGACCTAATCAACATGCACGAATATGTTTCTCAATATATTTGCGAAGATTGTGGTCAAGTAGCCGCTGTAGATAAAATAAAGACAGGCTGGCAAAGAACGTTATGCAAGGCCTGTTCTCTGCGGCATTTTACAAGGTATAACAAACCCTTACCCTGATTAGGGTTATCTTAAATATTCCGCCATTTCTTTCAATGGTTAAAGTAAGCGGAGTGCCAGGAGTTCCACGAATGTCGCTATCATCATAATAGCGAATTATATCACCAATTCTTAGGCCGCTTCTGTCGGCAGCATAGCCTTCAAATATGCTTGTTATGGTCGAAGTATAGCCATCAGGACCGATAAGCTTTGCAATTCCTATTCCGCCATACCAGTTATAGGGACAAACCTTGTCCGTATCTATTGCCTCATGCTTTTGCATTGGCATTGTTTTCTTCTTTGTGGTCTTCCTTTTTTCTGTATCTCCCCTTGTTATCTTTTCTGTTTTAGTTGGCGAGGGCAAAGGTTTTTCTTCTTTAACGACCAGATTGGGAAGAACCTTAATATTTGGCCGCATCTGTGGCGTTAATGGCTTTTCTGTTTCTTTTTCTTCTTCAATAGAAATGGTTATATTGTTGTTTTGATTGTTTGCTTTTGGCATTATCTTAAAATAGAATATACAAAAATGAATAATGGCGCTTAAACAAAGAAATATGATTATCGCATATTTTAAAGTCTTCTTTTTTGTTTTAAATTTCATTGACAAGGATACCAAAATTAGATATTCTAATGTTTGACCATTATGAAACCTGAAATAAGCATTATTATACCCAACCTTAATCATGCTCAATATATTACACAGGCCGTTGATTCGATTTTAAAACAGACCCTTCAGAATATAGAAATAATCATTGTTGACGATTGCTCGACTGATGACAGCCCAGAGATTATTAACAATATTTCTGGCGCAGATGCAAGAATAGCTCAACCAATTCTTTTAAAGGAAAACAGAGGAAAATGGTTTGCCCTAAACTCAGGCATAGAAAAGGCAAGAGCAGATTTGATAGCGGTCGCTGATGCCGACGATGTATCCAGTATATATAGATTAGAAAGACAACTAAAAGTTTTGAAGGATAATGGCTCATATCATAACCTCTGTGGTTTTGTACATTGCCATAGCCAACAAGACATTGACAAGGCTTCTCTATGGACGCCTTCTGGGCCCGTACAGGACAAGGATGTTATGGGTCATGAAGAAGTGCTTGGGCAGGTTTATAAGGGATTCAAAACTCCTGGAATAAATCATTATTATGTTGGTCAGAACTATGAGGTTCATGGAGCAAGCACCCTATTTTATAAACAGTTTTGGAATTTTGGGTTAAAATTTATGCCCGGAAATATGGGTTTGCGAAGCCAAAAAGCAGAAGATTCTGCTCATAATACTTCCTTAACTTTATTGCTTCAGAAAACATCTGTGCTTAAAGAACCGCTTTATTTTTATAGAAGAAATACAAGTACAAATGGTGCCTGGTTAGAGGCCAAGTGATGGCTGCAATCTTCTTGTACCAAATTTTGTTTGGCCTGCTTGGCTTTTCTTTAACAATTAAAATTATTGAATTCTTAAAATTTAGAAAGTTAAAAACAAAAATGCTGGCTCTAGAAAATAGGATTGATAAAAAGTTTATTCCTGGCGAATTATACAAAAGAAGAAATATTCTTCAACGGGATTATCATTATATGATATTTGTCAAAAGACAGCCAGGCTGCGGAAGATTCCAACATGACGAACCAGATATGGATTTTCTCTTTATAGAAGCCTTTTTTCTGCATGAAGATGGTATTGTTAGAAAAGAATTATTCTTCGAAGACCACCATGCACTTATAAAAAGCTATGAAGAAGAAGAAGAAGAAGGCTCTGCCGAGATATGAGTCCTATAATGTTGACATTATGGGTGTTGTTCTCGCTTGCTTTTCCATGTTTGATTTATGTCGCAAAAAAGCGGCAGTGGAAGAATAAATTAAAAAACAAAAGGAAGTTGCTTGAGCAGAGGGTCGATAATTTATTAATACCAGGAGAACTTTATCGATACACGGGCATAGGCAATCTACAAAAATATACGATAGCGACAATGTTTGTTGGCCGAACTTCATCTGAAAATTTTTTATTTCCACGCCAAGACAGCACAATTTCAATAAAAATGGTTTTAACTTTTTTGATAAATAATAAGTTAATAACGTATAGTCTTTATGACGACAATGATAAGCTTCCATTTGAAAGAATAGAAAATAGGAGAAACTAATATGCCAGAAGCAGGAATTCTTACACTTTTAACGATCACAGGAATAATAGGTTTTGTATCTCTTGTAATATATGCGGCAGATAAATTTAGCCCAAAAAGCGAAGCTGTACCATTTTTTTGCATTTCTGGCACATTGTTTTTGCTGCTTATGCAATGGTATATGGTTTTTGCACCTGAACATACCACACAAATCTTAACTCCATATAAGATAGACAATGTGGTTATAGTCCTTACAAAAGACAAGGAACCACAAAATATGACAAAATACTTTGGGCAGGATATTGATGTAGAAAAATATAATATAGAAATGAAACAAATAAATACTGATAAGATTGTTGGCGGAATTCACTGGATACGGGAATCTCCGGTATATAAGCTTGTAAAAAAGTGATAAAAGAAAAAAGCAATCATCATCATCTTGTCCCCGGAGAACTTTATAGGTGGCAAACCTATAACCTCTCCGAGAATAAACCATTAATAGTTTATGTCAAAGAAATCATAGAAGAAAGACCATATCTTTATGGCAAAGAAAGTTATGACGAAAATATAGGAATTTTTCTTTTCTTGACAGGATACCTAAATGATCCATGGACAAGGCCTGATAAAATATCCAGAGAAATTGTTGTTGATTATGATCGTTTAAAAACAACGTTTATAAAAATTTCACAATGACGCTTAATGTAGTAGCTTATTCCTTTAACCGCCCAATGCAGCTTGAGGCATGTCTGCGTTCCTTTAAGGAGAATTTTATTGATCTTAAAGAACTTCCTGGAATGTCCCTGTCTGTTATTTATAGGGCCTCTGAAAAAGATTTTCAAATGGGCTATGAAAAGGTAAAGAAGCTTCATCCTGAATTTAACTTTATAAATCAAGGAGCGACAGGCCTACCTCTTAATCAGCCAACCATAGCTTCTATTCTGGACGCCAATCCATACACAATGTTTCTTGTTGACGATATTATTTTTAAATCAAAATTTTCATTAAAGGATTCTATATTTGAAAGGGCCCTTAATAAAAATATACACATGTTGGCCGCTTCTTTGAGACTATATAAAGGCATAACAAAGTGCTATGCCTTAAGCACGGACACAAAGCTCCCAACAGATCTTTCACCGAGAGACAACCAGGAATATTTGACATGGAAATGGCAAGGTTGCGAAGGAGATTGGGGCTATCCATTTTCCTTGGATGGTAATATCTATAATACCGATTTTATAAAATCAATAATTTCTTGTTTGCCAGCATTTCAAAATCCAAACATGTTTGAAGTTCATTTAAATGCAAAGAAGGCTTCCCTGGGAAAGCTTTATGGTTATATGTCCTGTTATGAGGGCGAAAGTAAACTAATCAACATACCAACAAATCGAGTTCAGGTTTTATTTAATAATCGTTTTGAAGAAACTTCAGACATACATCAATTGAATGATTTGTTTGTAAATCACAATAAAAGAATTTCGCTAGGAAACACAACGAGGCTTGCGCAAGAGAACATTTCTGTTCATTGCCCAATTGTGTTGCAATTAGAAAATATGCAATTTTGATAATTTGCATTAAAATATACTGAAGAGGCATTATGACTGATAAAAATTTATTGTTAAATCTGGCTCCATACAAGATTAATGGAGTTGTTCATGTTGGCGCAGGAAAGGGAGAATATGCCAGGTATTATCACAGGCTTGGCGTTCACCAGGTTCTTTGGGTTGAAAAGAAAATGGGGCTTTATTCAGACTTATATCTTGGAACAAGAAATTTTGGCATGATTCAAAAGATTCTTATTGAAAATCTGTCGAATAAAACAGATATACGTGCCAAAACAAAAACCTTTAAAGATCTCTGGAGAGAACATGCTGCTTCAATTAATGTAGAAACAAACGAACTTCTTCACCTGGCCTGCAAAAACAATCAAACAGAAGTTCTTACAGGCCTAGAAGAAATGTTGGGTTATTTCAAATATGTTATTATTAGCAAAAAAGATGAAGATGAGACAGCAAACCTTGCACTTGAGGCATATCTTGGAAACAGGGGTTTTTCTTTAGATTCTTTTGCAGGAGAAAACTCTGAAGAAAGATTTTTTGTTAGAAAATGATACGCCAGACTAAAAGAGAAGTAAGTGTCTACTAACTGGAGACAGATTGGATGGTGTGATAAGTGCGAAATTACACTTGGTAATGGCGGCCCAAGCAACGGTGAGATTTGTGATGTTTGTGGATTTGATTCTAGACGAGCCGAACAGGAACGCTTGGCCGAAGAAAATAATAATGAAAATATATCTTTATTACAATCCTAATCAAAAGTTTGGACCGGGCAAAGTAGCAGAGAACCTCGTTAAGGGCCTTCAGTTGGTCTTAAAGGAAGGCAGAGACAACATTAAGATCGTGGACAACCCAAGAGAGGCAGACGTGTTTGGCTGTCTTCAGCGACCATCTAACGAGGTAGTTGAGTCCCTTCCGATGGACAGATCAGTATTTGGCCCCAATATTTTTGTTTTGCCAACTGAAGAAAAAGCTATTTGTTCCAAATTTAATAGATTCATTGTACCAAGCCTGTGGGTAAAGAATAAATACCTGGCCTTTCAAGGAATGAGGGGAAAAGATATTTCAGTTTGGCCTGTTGGAATAGACGCAGAGGCTTGGAAGCCAAATCCAAATATAGAAAAAGATTTAGACTGCTTTGTTTATTATAAGAATAGGGATAAACTTGGTTTAGACAAAATAGAGGCGGCTCTTCAAAAAAGGGCTTTAGAATATGAGATAATAGAGTACGGTTATTATCAGGAGGATCAACTGCTCTCCCTTTGCAATAGATCCAAGTTTGCCATCTTGTTTACAAACACAGAAAGCCAGGGAATTGCCAACATGAATATTCAAAGTATGGATGTTCCTTGTTTTGTATTTGATAAAGCCTTATGGACATATGAGCGAGATTCTTCTTTTACGGCCGCAGCAACCTCTGTTCCCTATTTTGACGATAAATTTTGTGGCTATGTTTTTGACGAAGAACCAATTCGCTCCTCTTTTCGGCAAGAAAAATTTGACTTCTTTTTATCAAATTTAAAAACATATTCTCCAAGAGACTATATTTTAAAGAATCATACCCTAAAACAGGGCGCTGAAAATTACCTTAACATCTTGTCAAAAGAGTCATGAAGCACAAAAGAAACAAAGTAAAAAAACCTTCTGCCCTTGTCCTGGGTTCCGAAGGTCTAATTGGCTCACATCTGGTTCAGGAACTTGGGCTAAAAGGCTTTAATGTACATGAGTTTGATATTAGAAATAATAAAACTAGGCAAGACCTTTCCAAGGAATCATCAAAAAAACTTCTACGAAGTCTAATGAAAAAGTCAGACGTGGTTTATTTCTTGGCCTTTGATGTAGGCGGGGCAAACTATCTTGAGAAGCACGAACACGAATATGCCTTTATTGAAAACAATATTTCAATAATGAAAAACGTTTTTGCTGAAATTAAGAAACAAAATAAGCTTGTTATTTTTACTTCTACCATGATGACAAAAATTCCAAAGTCAACATACGGTCTTTTAAAACTGCTTGGAGAAAGATATGTTGGCTCTGTTGATGGGATCTCTGTTCAATTTTGGAACATTTATGGAATAAACTATAAACATCCTGATGAGAAAGAAAAAAATCATGTTATGAATGATTTTGCAATCTCTGCTTTAAAAAATGGCAAAATAGAAACGAGAACCGACGGAGAAGAGTCTAGACAGTTTTTGCACGTTAAAGATGCCTGCTCTGCCTTAATCAGACTTGCCAACAAGCAGAGGCATGTAAAAACCTGGTTAAAAACAAACAACTTATCAGCCTTTGAGATTTCTTCAGGAGAATGGGTTAAAATAAAAGACCTTGCTAAAATGTTTGAAAAGGCAACAAAGTGCAAGCTGATATTTGCACAAAAGAAAGACAGAGTTCAAAAGGATGCCAAGATAGAGCCGGGGTTTGCCCTTAAGGCCTTTACAGACTGGAAACCAACCATATCTTTAGATGTTGGAGTTAAGGAGGCCTTATCATATTATGACACAAGTTTTAATAGATGATAACAGGGGAATAAAAGTAAGCACAATTACGCCCTGTTATAAAATGAAGAATTATCTTAAGCTCTTCTTAGAAGAGCTTCCAAGGCAACATTGTTTCGAATACCTAGAAGTCGTTCTTGATCACAATGAACCCTCTGAAGAAGAAATTTTGTTGGTTAAAGAATTTCAAGAAAAATATCCAAATAGAATCAGACATATTATAGCATCTCCTGTGGACCCAATTGGGGTTTCTATGAATAGGTGTATTCAAGAGGCTTCAGGCGAATATTTGGCTATTTGGAATGTGGATGATTTAAGAACCCCTGATAGCATTTTTAAACAAATAGAATTTTTGTTTAATAAAAGGGATTATGATGTGGTTCATGGAAATTTTGTTATCGTGAATAAGCCAGGATTGAAAACCGGCAAGCTTGTAGACCATTCTTTTACAATTGAAAATCCAAAAGAGCTTGAAAGAGGAATGCATCTTGGTCCATTTTTTATGTTTAAAAAAGAAGTAATTAATAAAATTGGTTATTTTGATGAGCAACTAAAATCAGGAGCAGACTTTGATTTTGCCATTAGACTTGCAAAAAACTATAAAATAGGAATGGTCCCAGGAATTTTAGGATATTATCTTGATGAACAAAAAGGCTTAAGTACCAGGGGAGATGGTGTTCAGCCCATTGAAAGAACAATGATTGAACTGAGATATAATATTTTAGACAAAATATCTCAACAATATGTGGCTTCTGTCGCAGAGAGAGGATATGATGTAAGGCATATGATAAATTTTGGTGATGCAAAGGAGGTTGGTTAGGTTTGAGGGTTGGTGGCGAATTTGTTGTTATTGAGCTAACCGAGAGCGAGGATCTTTATTCAACTTCATATGAATCAAAAGAAGATGCTGTAAACTATATTCAATCGTGTGATTCTAAATGTTATTTGATATCGGTGGTAGCACCTCTACAGTGCGTTTCTGATGTTGATGTTAAAGTCACCCCTTATACTTGACAAAATTGGAAATGATGAACAAATTTAGACCAGTTGCGTTATTTGCCTTCAAAAATGAAGAGAAATTTCTTAAATCACTTGTTTCTTCTTTGACAGGCGTCGTTGACGAGATTGTTGCGATTGATGATTTTTCTACAGATAGAAGTGTAGAAGTTTTAGAAAAGGCAAGCAGAGAGTTTAAAATTCCAATCCTTATAAGTCCAGGAATCGCAGAAAAGAAAGATTATCCTGTTGAGAAACTTAGACAAAAACTCCTAGAGCTTGGAAGACAGAGGAATGGAACGCACTTTGTTTGTCTTGATGCAGATGAGGCCTTTACTGCCAATTTTCATCTCAAGGCAAAAAAGGTTATGGAAACTCTTTTGCCAGGACAAAAAATAACAATGCAATGGCTGGCCATGTGGAAGTCTCTGGACCATTATAGAGATGACAAAAGTGTATGGAGCAACAATTTTAAAGACTTTATTGTTTGTGATGATGGAAAAATTTCCGCAGAAGAGGGACTAATCCATAAAGGAAGAACCCCAGGAAACAATTCTGAAGATATGCTGATACGCCTAAATCCAAAATATGGAGCAGTATTTCATTATCAATTTTCTGATTGGAAATCCTTTCAAATAAAACAAGCCTGGTATAGATGTATAGAAAAAACCCTGAGCAACAAGTCGGATGATTCGATAAATCAAACATATAAGATTACCATGGAGGATCCGAATGCTCTAGTGACCGCCATACCTGAAGAATGGCGGTCAAAATCCAATTGTCTTCCGAGTTTAAATCTTTATGAAGATCATCGAAAGAATAATTGGCACTTACAAGAAATAAGAAAAATGATTAAACAGCACGGAGTAGAAAAGTTCAAAGGTCTTCAGATCTGGCATATTTTAGAAATTCAAGAATTGTCTTCTGAAGGAGGATAGCCATTTTCTATAAGCCAATCTTTGCAAAGAGCCTGTAAGTCTTTTATTTCTTGTTTGTTTAGAGTTTTTTTATAGCCACCAATTTCTCCATTGTTTGTTTTATGATCCTTTGATAATAAGGTTTCAGGATGTTCTTTTTTGTCATTTAAATTTTTATCAGTTGGTAGGAATTCTAAATAATCATAAATTGATTTAAGCGCTATCGGATCATTAATTGGTAGATTAAGCACTTTTGAAACCTCTTCAATTACCACTAATGGCTCGGTCATATATCTTTCATAAACAAGTTCATAGCTTGTATGTTTTTTCCATTCATTAAAATAGGCTATATTTTGCTTGCATAGCGTTTGTAAAACTTCATCTTTTTTACCCAGAGTTCTTGTTTTTCTTTTTTTATAATCATTTTCTCGCCTTCGCCAACCAGAGGCACAAGAATCTCTAATATCTCTTTTTGTTGTGAATATAAGATTTGCCCATTTTAATCCAGGCTCACTTGGCATGTGCGTCTTTGTACAAACGATATCGTTCGTCGGCTCAGAGGCAGCCTTTTGTTTTAGCCACTCAAATCTTTTTATATGAAGTTTCTTGGCTGGCATTTGTGTTTTATAGATTTTTACAATCATGTTAAAAAGCAAAGTGCTTCCTGATCTCATCATTCCGGCAACCAAAATGTTCATAAAAATAAATATAGATATAAGTTATACAAAATTGATTTTATTCAGCAATTTGGTGATGGTGGCCAACAATGATTAAAGTTGCAGTAGTGAAATTTTGTGCTCTTGCCACTGGCGGCACAGAAAGGTTTCTTCAGACTATTGCCGTAAATCTAGCCAAGAAAAAAGAGGACTTCGATGTAACCTGTTTTTATTGCGATTCTGTCCCCTATGTTGGATCAAGTTGGAAACATCCTGACACGGATTCCTTCAGAAAGGCCTATGTTGAAAATTCTAATGTTAAACTTGTTAAGTTTGATTTGGAAGCCAAGGATATAACAAAGCCTCACCATCCTTGGATTAATACAAATTTTTGGTCGCTTTTTAAAGAAGAGGATTACGACATAATCCAAACAGGCCGTGCTGGTCATCCCGAATATCCCTTTACCGAAATAAAGAAAACTCCAATTATTGATATTATTACCCTGCCAGGAATGGCAGACAAAAATCCCCTTATAAAGAAATCAATTCATATAAGCCAGTGGCAGGCAGACTCTTGGGTAAGGGCAGGCGGCAATTCTAGTCTTATAGAAATTGTTCCCATATGTTCTGAGGTTCCTGAAATTGATAAGGCATCAAGTTTTAGAGAAAAACTTGGTATATCAAAAACAGACTTTGTTTATGGGATGCACCAAAGGGCAGATGATGGAATTATGTCTCCTGTTCCATTGCAGGCTTATGGCAAAATCGAAAATGAAGATACCCACTTTGTCTTAATGGGCGGGGGAGACAAATATCAAAAACAGGCACAAGAGCTTGGTTTAAAGAATTTTCATCATATTTCTCATTCCGGCGACGAGAAGGACCAAAATGATTTTCTAGAAACCCTCGATGTCTTCGCCCACGGGCGTTCTGACGGCGAGACAATGGGGTTGGCCATAGCAGAGGCCATGTACCACGGCCTGCCCGTAATCAGCCACGTAGCCCCGGCAATGGGCCATAAAGAGACTATTGGCAATGCCGGTAATGTTGTGGAAACAGAAGGAGACTATATTGCTGAAATGTTAAGGCTAAAAAACAGCCCAGAGTATAGAGAAGAATTAAGTGTTAATGCCAAAAAAAGATATAACGAATATCTTTCCTTGGAAACCAATATTAACAAGATAGAAAGAATTTATCGAGAGGTTTTAGAGAAGGAGAGATTAAACAATCTCTCAGGAGATTCTTTTTGGGAGCAGCGCTGGTAAAAAGGCAAACAATTTCAAGTTTAAAAAGCATATTATAAAGGGCGAGAGATAAATAATGACCATATCACCGGCAGAAGACAGCGGCGGCGAGTTACCTCTTTTGATTACATCAAATACTCAGCATACAATCTTAAAAGACAATGATGATGATGACTTGTTTATTAGACCAATAAAAAAACACAAAATCATCTTTATATCCGATATGCAGGTTTGTGTTTCTGGGGTTGGCGTACAGTCTAGGTTTCTTATTGAGGGCTTAATCAAAACAGGAAGATATACCTTTCGTTGTTTGGGCGGGGCAATAAAACATGAAAAATATGATACGGTTGCCATCAATCCTGATTTTATAATAAAGCCTGTTGATGGCTTTGGGTCCAAGGAGCTTTTAAGAAGCCTGTTGGTTACAGAAAGACCAGATGCAATTGTTATATTTACAGATCCCAGACAGTTTGTTTGGCTGTGGGAAATGGAAGACGAAATTCATCAGGTTTGTCCTATTGCATATTGGCATGTCTGGGATAACGATCCCTATCCTGCATTTAATAATCCCTGGTATGAGGCAACTGATTTAATCAATTGCTTGGCACAGAAAACCTATGATCTTATTAAGCCAAACTTTCCAGATAAAACTCACTATATTCCTCATACCTTTCCAAAAAATGTTTATTTTCCAATTCCACCAGAAGATCTTGATAGGACAAAGGCAGAAAATTTTGGTGAAGATAAAAAAGATTGGTTTAAGGTTTTGTGGGTTAATAGAAATGCTCATAGAAAAATGCCAGGAGACTTGCTTGTATGCTGGAAGAAGTTTTTAGAAAAGCTTCAGGCAAAGCACGGACATAACAACGCATTGTTGATTATGCATACAGACCCAAAGGATAAAGAAGGCCCAAATCTATTTGCAATAACCGAACTTCTTGGTCTTCAGGATACCGTTTGGTTCTCTACAGAGAAGCTTCAGTTTGACAAAATGAATCTTTTACAAAACTCGGTTGATGCAACAATTAACATTTCTAAGGCAGAGGGTTATGGACTTCAGGGCCTGATAGCATTACAGTGTGGAAAGCCAGTAGTTGCTCTTTGCACGGGCGGAGAAACAAGCAAGGCAATTGATCCAAGAGATGGCTCTGAAAATGGAGTTGCCCTTAAGCCTGTTAAGAGATCTCTCGTGGGTTCGCAATTGGTGCCTTACATTTACGAGGACTTTGCAGCAGACGAAGACGTTGCCAATGGACTTTTGAGGCTGTTTGAAATGACTTTTGAAGAAAAAGAAAAAATGAAAAACAAGGTTATAGACTATGCCGACTATGCCTTCAACTATGACAATATGATTAAAGATTGGGACAAGACTCTTGATGGCTGCATTGGTGACTTTAAAGAAAAGAAAAAGGCCGGGAGAGGCAATTGGACTTTGACTCCCATAAATCTAAAGGCCATCGAAGAAGGGGAGCAACATAAGTGAAAACTATAATTTTCAGAGCACCAGTGCTCACAGGTGCAGGTTATGGGGTTCACGCCCGACAGATTGCTAGATGGTTTTTAAATAGACAAGAAAATCAAGAGCGAGATATTCAGGTTGTCTTTGATCCGGTTCCCTGGGGAACAACTCCCTGGTTCGTCGATCCAAAGGCCTGTAATGGCTTAATTGGTCAGATTATTCAAAATAGCAACAAAAATAAAGATGCGATATATGATTATAGTTTTCAATTGCAGCTTCCAAATGAATGGGATCCATTTTTGGCAAAGGCCAATATTGGTCTGACTGCTGCGGTTGAAACAGACAGATGCAATCCCGTGTGGATTGATTGCATTAATAGAATGAGTGCCGTTCTTGTGCCTTCAGAACACATAAAAAGAACTCTTGAAAATTCTGGCCAAATTAAAGTGCCTCTAAAGGTTATTCCTGAATCCTGGTTTGAGGCTTGTCGAGCAGGCTCAGAAACCAAAGAAAATCAAGAATTAACATCCCTTTTAACAGAGGCAGATTTTAATTTTTTGGTAGTTTCTCAATTTACAGGAAACAATCCTGAAAATGATAGAAAAAATATTGCATATACCATCAAGTGGTTCCTAGAAGAGTTTAAGGATAATCCTTCCGTTGGACTTGTTGTTAAAACAAACTTCGGTCGTAACACAACGGCAGACAAGGCCGCCTCTGTGAGAACCCTGGCCGCCATTGTGGCAGAGTGTCAGAAATTGATTCAAAGCAAGGCAAAAGTATATCTTCTTCATGGCCACATGGAAGATACAGAGGTCGTAAGCTTATACACCAATCCAAAGATAAAGGCCCTTTTAAACCTTACTCGCGGAGAAGGTTTTTCACTTCCAACTCTAGAGGCAGCAACCTGTGGCTTGCCTGTAATCGTTACAGATTGGTCTGCCCAGACAGAATTTCTTAGGCAGGGAAAGTATATTAAGGTTGATTACGAATTAAAACCAATTCATCAAAGTAGAATTGACAACAGTATCTTTATTAAAGATGCAAGATGGGCCTATCCGGTAGAGGCAGATGCCAAGAGAAAAATGAGAAAATTCTTTGAAAGCCCTTCTGTACCGGCAGGATGGGCAAAAGAATTAAAAGAGAAACTTCTCATTTCTCATAGCCCAGAAGCAATTGAAAAACAATATAATGATTTCTTTAATGAATTGATTGCCAAAGAATAGGCCAATCGGATTTTATGAAACGATTTTTTGATTATGTTCTTTATTTTGCCTCAACCACCTTTTGTCTTGGACTACTTGGCTTTTCATTTTATTTTTATCCCCTAATCGCAACCATCGTTGTATTGCTATCACTACTTGGCGTGGCTTGTTTTTATCTATATAGATTCGTTATGATTATCATGATATTGGAAGATGACTTTTCTCAGGTTATTGACTCCCTTAATAATGTAGAGAATTCTGTTAATGGAGTCTTGGAGATGAAAATGTTCTTCGATACCCCAGAAGTTCAGCACCTTGTCAGAGGGGTTATGGATTCTGTTAGAATGGCCAAATTTGATCTTAATACCATGATCAAAAAGTTTGTTGATAGAAGCAAGCAGAAATACATTATAATTGAAGAGGACGAAGAGCAGGAAGAGCTGGCCATGTTACGCAAACAGGCAGAGGACAGAGAAAAAGAAAAAGGCGGCAATAGTGTTGAAAAAAACCAATAATAAAAAAGGCAACAGCAACACGACTGGCACCAGAAGTGCCGGAAAAGGCAAGAGGCATCAATCAAGACAACGCCGCCGCCGCCACCATCATCAGATCAAGGCCGTTAAAAAGAGATTAACAAAAAGGTTATCAAGCAAAAAACAAGCCACAAAAAAGAGAGCACATTCCTCTCCCTCTTCTTCTTTTAAGCTTGTTAGGCAAGAAACAAAAACAAGCAAGCCTACTGTCACTATTACTAACAAAAAAATTAAAGCTTCTTCCAAGGCACAATCCACGCCGCCACTACCAGTCATAGAGGCATCCTTATCGATGGCACACAGCGTCGTTGTGCCAGCAGGCCCAACTGTCCTGGTGGGCGTGGCCAATAATAAAAAAGAAAGAAGAATAATAAAAAGAAAGCCGGGCACCAAGTCAAACAATTATTTCGATATGCAAACCCAGGAGCATATAGTTGAATACCAAAAAGCAGAAACCCCTGCAAAAAAAGAAGAGTTATATGTCAAGCACATTCTCCCTGCCTTTGATTCTCTTGTAGAAAATCTAATAAACGTTTATGGCTTTAAGGTTCTTTATGAATCAAAGAAAAATCTTAAGGCAGAATGTCTTGAGTTTCTCTATACAACGGTTAATAAGTTTGATGCAACAAAGGGAACAAAGGCCTTTTCCTATTTTAATGTTGTTGGCAAAAACTGGTTAACCATAAAATCCAAACAAAACGTTAAAAGAATTAAGACCTATATAAGCGCAGACGACAGAGAATCCTTTTCCAAAAATGATATAGACCAGTTTGAATCATTTAATGTCGTGCCTTCTTATGAGGACATGCTTGCAAAGGTCGAACAAAACAAACTTCTTCATGAGGTTATTGGCGAGCTTACGCATAAGGTTAAAACAGAGAATGAGATTCTGTGTGTAGGTGCAATAAAACAAATTGCAGACAATTTGGACAATATTGATTTGCTTAATAAAAGGGCAATTTTGATATATATTAAAGAACTCAGCGGCCTGAGCGGGAAGCAACTTTCGACTTGTTTGTCAAGTTTGAAAAAACACTACAAAGACATTAAAAAGTCCAAAGAACTCCACTAGAAAAAACTCTTAACAAAGCCCGCCCTCAAAATAGATACAATGCGGCAATATTTAATGTGAAGTATGAGCATTTGGAAAGACGTAATTCTGCTTCAGGAAGGCCAACCCGGCAAAGATCCGACAAAAGAACAGATTACAGCAACGCTTGATCTTTTAAAGAAAACGGTTAAAAACAGCAAGCTTTTTGCTGGCAAGGTATATTTGGCCGGTGGTGCGGTTAGAGACATGGTTATGGGAGTTGACCCAAAGGATGTAGATGTGGTTGTTGAGTTAGAGGATGGAGGCATTAAGTTTGCAGAGTTTCTTGCCAGAAATCTAGGAATTTATAGACCCAATTCAAATCCTGTAATCTTTCCCAAATTTGGAACGGCAAAGGTATCTTTGGATAAAGTTGTTCATAACGGAATAAAACTAGACGGCGTGGATATAGAAGTGGTCAATACCCGAGAGGAGGAGTATGACCCTGGCTCCAGAAAGCCTACAACAAAATTTGGATCAATTTTTAGTGATGTGGCCAGAAGAGATCTTTCAATCAACGCATTATTGATGGATCTTATGTCTGGTGAGATACTTGATCTTACGGGCCATGGAAAAGAAGACATAGCAAACGGCATTATCAGGACTCCTTCAGATCCAGACAAGATTTTTAAAGAGGATCCTCTTCGTCTTCTTAGAGCCGCTAGATTTGCAGGAAGATACAACTACTTTGTTCCTGATTTTATGAAAGACTCAATTAAGAAAAATGCCAAAGAACTGCAATTGATTTCAGGAGAAAGAATTCGTGAAGAACTGGAAAAGATTTTAACAGGCAAAAATCCAGAGGTTGGCATGTCATATCTTTATGATCTTGGATTGATGCCGTATGTGATTCCACAAATCGCCAATGACAAACAGGGTACTTTACTGGCAGTTAATGCCGGAAAAGACTACCTTGGCAAATTGGCCTTAATGTTTGAGCATTTAGATCCCATAACAGGTATATCAAAAATTGGTTCTAAATTGAAATTCTCAAACGAGGAGCTTGGGGTAATAAGAGCAATTGTTATTGCAATTCAAAGAATTAAAAAAGAAAGTTATTCTGATACCAGCATTCTTAGGGCAGGAACCGATCTTTTTAGATCCAATAACAAACGATACATAGATCTTTTAAAGCCACTGAACAGCAGGGTTTCTGAATTAGAGTCTTTTTTCTCTATCGGACCCATTATTCATTTTTCTTCTGAAGAATTGATGGCAAAGTATGGCCTTAAGCCAGGACCAATACTTGGCAAGCTTCTTATTTATCAAAAAGAGCTTTGGTACAATAACCCGAATATAACAAAAGAAGAAGCCGAGAATAAAATTAACTTAAAACTAACAAGCGAGAAATACTAATGGCACAAAAAGAAAACAATGAATATGACGTAAAAAATCTTGACAAGGAAACAAAGGAAAAAATCAGGGCATTTAATAGCGTTTTAAATAGCCTTTCAAGCCTTCATGACAAGAAGAAACAGCTTTGGCAACAGATTTATGAAAATTCTGTAATTGATCGAAGAAATGCCTACATTATGTTTTATGACCTATATGAAAAGGTTCATGGAAATCCAACAGAGCATGCAATCCACGGAACGACTCTTGCGAAATATCTTGAAAGACTTAATAAGTCAAATGAACAACTGATTCAGTTGGCCAACATTCTAGATGAGGCCGTTTCACAGGACGAGAATGAATTAACAAGCGAAGGAAGCATGTATGAACGTCTAGAAAAAATGAATGATCTGGTTAGGGAAGATATAGAGGCCTCTAGTGCCGTTATCGAAGACGACGACGAAGAATCAAAAGAAGACGAAAGCAAAGGGGAAGAAGAGGAAGAGGAAGATTACATCACGGGCAATATAGATAATCTAGATAAGTAAAAAAACATGGCAAGAAGAATCGGAGAAAATGTTCAGAGAAGTCTTCTTGGAGGCAGGGCATCAAACCATATTAGTGACGACCTAGAGAAGGTAAGGCAGTTTGGCGGAAACCAAATCCCAACTCTTCAACGAGCAGTTGTTTTAGATGTGATTTCAGATCCGGGTCTTTTAACAGACGAAGAATTAGATGCAATTGCCTCCACCGTAGACAACGCCGACATTGTTGACGTAATGCCGATTAATTCTATAATCGCCAGAATTGTTAGTCAGGCAGGTGGAACAAGTCCACTAAACAATACAATATTGTTTCCTTTTTTCTCAAGTCACATAATGTTACCAATAACTCCTGGTGAAACTGTTTATGTAATCTACGAGGCATACCAGGAAACCAATGGTCCACAGGGTTTTTGGTTTACGAGAATAGCAAGCCAAAGAACAATTGAGGATGTTAATTACACACATTTTGATAGAAGATATGATCCTTCTATCAATCCTGGAAACTATTCAACTGAAGAAAGGGCAAAAATAGAAGCCAATGGCGGCAAGGACGTTCCGGCTCCGAGCTTTCCAAATGGTGGCAATACCAAGCAGACCCTAACATTAAATTTTGATCAAGATACTGCTCAAAAAATTGAACCCTACGAGCAAATAAAGAAAAACTCTAAAGCTTATCCTCTAACAACTCAAGAATCTGTTCCAAGGTGGAAGAAGCGCCCGCAAGATTTCGTTATTCAAGGAAAAAACAATACTCTTATTTCACTAGGCGAAGATAGAACCGGACAGGTTAGTAACCCAAACGATGCCAAGGGAAAGGCCGGAACAGTAGACTGCGTTGTTGGTAGAAGCAGAAAGGCTCCACTTAAGGAAACAGAAGGCAACTCCGCTCCTGAAAGAACAGATCCACGAATTGCAAAAAATACAAGAGGCGACCTAGAAACAGATAAATCGCCTCATCGCAAAGGATTCTCGAAAAAGGATAACCCAAAAGAAGGAGATCCTGACTTTGAAAATGATGCCTCAAGAATCTATGTTTCAATGCAAACAGAGGGAGACAAGAACTTTAACCTAAAACTTAACCCGGAAGATTCCCTTTCTTTGCCAGCAGTTGACGGAAAAACAGGTACCTTTAATAAGGCCCATATTGTTGAAAAATCTGATCATATTCGTCTCATTGCCAGAAGAGATTCTGAATTTGGGATAAAGGGAACCGTTCTTCTTGTTCGAGAAGGAGATCCCGACGAGGATCTTGGTTACTTTTTTATAGACGAAAATGGCCTAATACAAATCGAAAGCAAAAAGATCTATTTGGGCAAAAGCACAGGGGAAATTGAACCCTATATAAGGTGGACCAAATTTCAGGCAACGGTTCAAAAACTTCAGGATCAAATAGACCTATTAAGAGATCAATTAACCAAGCTTGCCAGCGAAACCGTACATGTTGCCTTTAGCAATGCAAGGGGAAATCTGGGAGCCCCCATTCCTAGCCTTCTGGCTGCCCTGGCACCTCTACAGGCCGTTCCCAAGAATCTAAAGCCCTTGGATGCCCTTAAAGAACAAACGTCTACAAGCGTCCTAGATTCGCGCAGTACGAAGATTTTTGGAACCTAGTCAACTATTCGCCAATTTCTTATATTCAAATATCTGAGAGATTTCTAATTAACATTAATCATATATATGACAACCCTTAGCTTTAAAAATGTGGGCATAAGAGAAGACTCTAGAAGAAACGATGTTATTACAAAGAACCAATCCCTAACCCCAATAGGAATAAAGACTCCATTGGCACTTGATTCTACTGAAAAAGAAATATTCACAATGCATTACAACGTCAAGGACGAAATTAAGGACAATATCAAAAATCTTCTTTTAACAAATCATGGGGAAAGAATTAATCAATTTGACCTTGGGGCAAACCTTTTGCCACTTATGGCAGAATACAACAACAAGGATGACTTTGATGCCGAGGCAATGATTAGGATTAATACGGCAATTTCAAAGTTTATGCCCTATGTTGTTCCACTTGAGTTTGATTCAACTCTAGATAAACAAGAGGATCTTAGCGCCCTGAGAAGAATTAAAATTCTAGTTGTTTATGCTTCTCAGTCTCTAAATATCGAAAGGGACCAAATAGAATTGGTACTAACAGTATTATGAGCACTGCATCAAAGAAGGATATTTTAAAGTCTGTTAGACAAAGAAAGTACCTTAACAAAGACTTCGATGGATTTAGGGCAGACCTTTTAGAGTATGCAAGAATCCATTTTCCAAACAATATAAAAGACTTTTCAGAAACAAGCCTCGGCGGCCTTCTTTTGGACTTTGCTGCCTATGTTGGGGATGTAGATTCTTTTTACCTTGATCATATGTTTCATGAACTTAATCCTGAAACGGCCAGAGAGGTAGCAAATATAGAAAATCATTTACGCCAGGCAGGTGTTGATATTGTTGGTGCTTCTCCTGCGGTTGTGGAACAAACCTTCTACGTAGAGATTCCTGCAGCAAGAGACGTACTAACAGGAGAGTTAGTACCAAGTCCAGTTGCCCTACCAGTTGTTCTTGCAGGATCGGTTGTTCAATCTGGCAATGGTACCCAGTTTGAGCTTGTTGAGGATATTGATTTTTCAGAAACAAACAAAGCAGGCAAACTTGTTTGCAATATTGCCGTAGGCAGAACAAATGCAAATAGTGAGCCAACCACGTTTATTCTTTCTAATCCTCCAGAATTAAATAAAGGTATTTGCATTTCTGGTTTTAGAACCGAAGAGTCTATCTCTGTTGGTTCTTTTGAACAATTTAAACGCCATACTCTTGGCAGAGAAAATGTAACAGAGATTATTTCAGTAAATGATAACCTTGGTAACGAATATTATCAGGTCGGCCACCTTACGCAAGATTCTATATTTCAGGCAATTTTAAACAAAAACGAAGACAATGAGCTGGTTAAGGATTCCTTGGCTATAGTACCAGCTCCCTATAGATTTATTTCTGAGATGCAGCTTAATACCAGATTGACAATCTTAACATTCGGTGGTGGCTCGGCGCAATCCCTAGATGATGATATTGTTCCTGATCCAAGCGAATTTGCAATTCCGCTTTATGGAAAAAGAAACTTCTCCAGATTTACGTTAAACCCAAACAATCTTCTTCGCTCAACAACCCTTGGTGTAATTGCTCCAAATAGTTTAATAACGGTTGCCTTCCGTCACGGCGGCGGTCTGACACACAATGTTGGCCCCCGAACAATAAGAAATATTTCAACTCTCTTAATGAGCTTTCCAGGGAATCCTACTGCTGAAGTTTCACAGTTTATCAGGGCTTCTATAGATACTGTTAATCAAACGGAATCTTCAGGCGGGGAAGATGCCCCTTCTTCAGATGAGCTAAAACTTCGTATTCCTGCCGTAAAGGCAGCACAGTCTAGAATTGCCTCAAGAGAGGATCTCTTGGCAAGGATCTATACGATGCCGGCCAATTTTGGCAGAGTTTTCAGAGCCAGCGTCAGACCAAGTGCCAATAACCCATTGGCTTCAAATGTTTTTATTATCTCTAGAAATAGAAATAGTCAATTGATTGTTTCGCCTGACAGTTTAAAAAAGAACCTTTCTACCTATTTGAACAAATATAGAATGTCAAATGATGCTATCGATATTTTAGATGCAAGGGTTATTAATTTTGTTGTTTATTTTTCAATAACAGCCCAACCTGGATTAAACAAAAACCTTGTTAAGCAAAATATCATAAGCAAACTAAAAACGTATTTTAATATCAAGAATTTCGAGATTGATCAGCCGGTTTACCTAAATGATATTGAAAACATTATCTTCAATACGGCAGGAGTTGCTACTATTTCTGATTTAAGAATCGAAAACATTTATGGACAAATATCTTCTGCCGGCGATGAAAAGAATGCGGCAATAAGAATGTACTCCGATGTGCAGTATGATATTAAAACAAATACAGAAAACAGAATTCTGTTTACCCCTCCTGGTGGAATTTTTGAACTTAGATTCCCAGAATTTGATATAAAGGGATCAATCATTTAACAATGACCTACAGACTTTTAAGTGCCTCTAAAGACGCATATTTGCAAGACAAAATTATTGCAGGCAAACGAGCCTCTACAAGCAATACGGGCCAGGCTGGAACCTTAGATGCCTATAAACTTTATAACGAGTCTACATTGTCAGGTTCTTCTGGTCCTGTCGTAGAGTTGTCAAGACTTTTGCTTAAATTCGATTATCCTGAAGATTTTTTAACAATAGAGAGAGTTTCTCATCCAAGCTTTACGGCTTCTTTGAGATTGAAGGATGTATACGGTGGGCAAACCGTTCCTTCAAACTATGACTTAGTGGCCTATCCACTAGCAAAAGCATTTGACGAAGGCAGGGGATTTGATGTTGTAGCCTATAGAGACTTAGATACGGCAAATTTTGAATCTGCCAGCTATGGCGTTGCCTGGAGCCTTTCTGGAGCATCTGCCCAAGGAAACATAGGAGATTCTAATATTGATATATTTGTTTCTGGTGATCTTGGATTTGGGTCAGAAAGTCTCGGCATTGTTCAACAATTTGAACGTGGCGATGAAGATGCCTTTTTCAATGTAACCAAGCTTGTCTCTGCTTCGATTGTTGGAATCGTTGATAACAATGGATTTAGAATTTCTTTTATAGATTCTCAAGAGCAAGACGGAATAACAAGATTTGTTAAAAGATTTGGCTCACGGCAGGCAATGAATTCCACACTAAGACCAAGACTTGTTGTCGAGTTTGATGATGACAGACTTGCAGACACTTCTGGTGATCCAAGATTTTCTTTAAGTCAAAGTTTTTTCGTTTATAACCAGGTTCAAGGAAATCTTATTAACTTTGTTTCTGGCGGCGCAGATATAACAGGAGCAAATTGTGTTGAGCTTGAATTTGCCGCTAGTAAAAGCATCGAATTTATGACCTCCAGTTTTCAGCCAAACTTTAGTGCAAGTATAAACCATCTTACAAGAAGCGTTGTTTATTACTCTCAATCCTTTTCTGGCTCATTACTAGATATGGGTATTTACTATTCAAATTTTATATTAGACCCCACAACGGATTCTGAACTTAACAATTTCATCGCCAACAGAAATGAAGTCGAGTTAAAAGGAACCTGGAAGAATGCCTCTGGGCTGGTGACGCTTGCGACAAACTATTTTAAGTTTAAAAAACTTCTTGGTGGCTACAATAACTCGTTTGAAAAAAACTACGTTGTAAATGCGACCAACCTTAAACAATCCTATAAGAAGGAAGAGCAGGCAAGAATTAGAGTTTTTGCGCAAGACAGAGATTTAAGCCAGGTTGCAACAAGATATCCTGTACCAACAAGGCCACTAATTGTTCCAGACATGAGATGGAGATTGATTAAGGCATATTCCAAGCATGAAGAAGTTATTCCATTCTCTATAAACACAAGGCTATCAACAGACTCCGATGGCATGTATTTTGATCTATTTCCGTGCGATCTAGACATTAATGAAGTTTATGAGCTAGAGTTTATTATCAAAAATGATCAAGGAAAAGATTTTGTCGTTAACAATAAGGGCTTTATTTTTAAGGTAACCAAATAGTATCAATGGCTTTTGGTAGCAATATAGAAAGGCTTAGAACGCTTAGACCTCCGCTTTTTATACCAACCGTCGTTAGAGGACAGCAGGAGATAGAAGAAAGTCCAGGACTTAATTTTTCAGATTCAAGCCAAGAGGAAGGTCTATCGATAGGATCTACAGGCTCCTTTAAATATAATATTCAAGGAACAGGACTACAGTCTACTCAACAGCTAAATGTCAATTACGGCGAGTTTTCAAATCATACCTTTTTTAATAGTGCTCAAGTAAAAACCAATGTTGCCTTTGACAAGATAGTCAATAATTTTCCATTTGATGGAACAAAAAATGAACACGAGTTATTCTTTGGTGGATTAACGGGCTTTGAAAAATACGTTTATGATCAATTCTTAAAAAACAAAGGATATTTATTTTTTTCAGGTTCAGCTCCTGGTGTCGGCTCTGATGACGGAACCATGGTTGTTGTTAAGGATTCTGCTGGCAGTCAGTTTTTAGAACTCTCAAGATTAAAAACAGGAGAAACCGTTCTAGATCCGGGGCTATCTTCAATGACTATAGAGATGCAGCTATATGTGCCAAGTCAATCTCTCGGCAATCTTTCTCAATCAATTATAACAAAACAATCAGGATCAAACAATGGATTTGCGGTTGTCTTGGAATCACTAACAGGATCAAGTCTGGCAGGAGTTTCTTTTTTGGCCGTCTCTGGTGCCTATGAAGACAAGGTAACGTTAAATCTGGAAAGGGAAGCCTGGAATCACATTCATTGGGCATGGGATAGATCTCCCGGAACCCATACTGTTTATGGCTATTTAAATGGCAAGTTAGAAACTTCAAGTTCGATGCCCATAGAGTTTGGCTCGCTTGGAACTGGTCAAAGCGATATGTTGATTGGCAGCGGAAGCTCGCTAGGAGCCCTTTATACTCCGAATAGTACATTTTCTGGCTCAATTGACGAGTTGCGTATATGGCACAGTCTAAGAACAAAAAAGCAAATAGAAGAATTTAAAACAAAATCAATTTTTGCAGATGATAATTTAAAGCTTTACTACAGATTTAATGAGCCTTCTGGTAGTAATACGAATCTTGTTTTAGATTATTCAAAAAATTCTTTGCATGGAAGATTGAATACCAGGGCATTGACTCTTGGGGTTAGAGAGATTCTTTCTGCTTCAGGAGATACTCCCATGTTTCTTGAGCGCCTGGAGTTTTCTCCTGTTTTGTTCTTAGGGGTAGAAGGAAATGCGGCTTTGCGAGAAAATCTTTTATTAAGCGCCTCAATTTATGACGAAGCCAATCCCAATTTGATTTCTAAGCTAATTCCTAGACACTACCTTGAAGAAGGTCAATATCAGGATAGCCTATCTACCGAAGAAGGAGAAATTGTAACAACAATGTCAGGTAGTGAGCCAAGAAATACGACGATGGGCTCTACCCAGGTTCTTCTTTCCCTGCTTTATACCTGGGCAAAATTCTTTGATGAAATGAAGCTTTATATACAAAATTTTGGGTTCTTAAACAAAATTGGATATGATGAAACAGATACAGTACCCAATGATTTTTTAAGTGCCTTTGCAAGAAGGGAAGGAATTCAATTGCCATCTTTGTTTGTTGGAACAACCATTGAGCAATTCATTGAAGGTGAAAATTTAGATACAGGGTTTTCGACAAATATCCTTGGTCTACAAAATATTCAAAATCAAATCTGGCGCAGAATTTTGATTAATTTACAAGATGTTCTTAAGTCAAAAGGAACAATCCATTCGATCAAATCATTTATTCGTTCTGCCGGCATAGATCCCGATTCAAACTTCAGAATAAGAGAATATGGCGGCCCGACAAAAAGACCACTAAGCTTTAATAGAGAGCACAGATTTGAAGTATCTACCATGTTGGATTTTGTTTCGGGCGGGCTTATAACCTCTCCATATCTATCTTCTTCCAGAGTAGAGCCGGGTGTTCCTCTGGCTGGTCCATCGCAGGCAAGCAATGCGCTTTTAACCTCTGGTTCTTTTTCTGTAGAGGGAATTTATCGCTTTATTCCAAGTATGGAATATCCTGCATCTCAAAGTCTTGCCAGACTAGAATTAAGCAGCAGCTCGGGAATAAACATTCTGGCAAATCTTGTTGCATCTTCTGAGGATTCTTCTATAAAGCTTTATACGGCCCCTGATTCTTCAGCAGCAAGAACCTTCATGCTCCCAATAACAGGGGTAGATATTTTTGATGGAAAACAATGGCACATTTCTTTTGGTCGTCAAAGAAATGATTATCCTGGCCTAAACTCAGATGTTTCTTCGTCCTACTTTCTACGGGCTGCAAAGCAGAATAATGGAGAAATACTTGAGGCATATACCACCTCTTCTTATTTTGCAGATTTTCCATCTACTTCTAGGTGGCAAAATGCCACAGGCTCAATAGTTGGCCCCATGTTGGTCGTGGGTTCTTCTAGCCTTACCCTGGCACCTTCTGATCATCTCTCTGGCTCTGATGAGCAAACGAGAAGTTTTAAGGGCAGAATTGGACAAATAAGATTTTGGTCCAAGTATCTTACAGAAGAAGACTGGTTAGAGCATGTCTTAAACTATAGATCGGTTGGCGTAAGGGATCCCAAGAAGAATTTTAACTTTGCCTCAGTAGATGTATCAGGATCTTATGAAAGGCTTCGTATAGATGCCTCAACCGACCAGATAGTGTTAAGTTCAGACTCTTCAGGCAGCATAGAAATTACTGATTTCTCACAAAATGAATTTCATCTATCTGGCACAGGATTTCCAATAAGTCAAGAGACTATTTTGCCAGAGCATTTTTATTTCTCTTATTTGTCTCCGAAAATTGATGAAGGAACAACAGAAAACAAGGTTCGCATTAGAGGCCTTCAATCCCTTGATACGATTACCCAAGCTCTTTCTCCCTGGATTGAAACATCTCCAGTTTATGAGATAAATCCAAATGAAGAGGCAACCGACAGTCCAAAGCTATCGATAGACTTTTCTATTGTTGATAGTCTTGATCAGGACATTATTACAATATTTTCTAGTCTTGACGAACTAAACAATGTTCTGGGAAATCCAGAACTTCAGTTTGCCTGTGGATATAAAGAACTTGATATAATTCGTGACCTTTATTTTAACAAACTTAAAGATAAAATTAATTTAAAGGGCTTCTTTGAGTTTTACAAGTGGTTCGACACAAACATGGGAACCTTTGTTGCACAACTTATTCCAAGAAAGACCAGATTTTTGGGCTGCAACTATATTATAGAAAGCTCAATCTGCGAAAGGGCAAAATATGATTATAAGTTTGAAGACATATATCTTGGAGAAGATATAAGAAGCGGATTGCGAGACAGCCTGCTTCTCCAATTGATTGAAGGCCATTTCAATCGATATTAACAAATAAGACAAATTCCCATATTGTTGTTCAATTATATTTAGCAACATGGCCGTTTCAATTCTAGACGAGGCTTCAACCGCAGATAGCTCAGAGTTCTTTCCTTTTGATGACTCCAAAAGCTCTTCTCTATCCAAGGCAGCCACAGACAGTGAATTGTCCCTTGGCAATCCAGCCATTAATACATCAGAAGTTGATCAATTTAGGCAAGGTGTTGAAATATCAACGCAATCTTATAGATTTAAGGGCCTATACAAGATTTGGTCTGGGCAGCTTAAGGGAATTACCAGGGTTATAACATATGGCCAGCCTGTTTCATTTACAGAATTTGAAAATAGTATGGCCTGGGAAGAAAATGACAAGTTTAATCCCGTTGCCTTTATAGAGCTTGGAGAAAATTATAACTTTCCAATTGTGTTTAATGACGGTCCTTCGCAGGCTCAAGAAGCCATTGTCAGGCCGCTTAGTATCCCCTTCCTGGAAAGAAGCACAGACTTGGAGTCGGCTCATGATATAAGGGCTTCCCTGGAAGAGGGAAATCAGGACACGAGGTTTCTTGGCGGACATTCAGACAGAATAAGTCAATTTATTAACTTTAGAGACAAGCGAGACTTTGTTCCCTTTTTAGATGATGGGGTTTCCTATATTGGCAACGGCAGCATTTTGAACGATATTATAACTCCAGGGTTTTTAAATGAAGGAATATCAACAATTCCTCCATATGATGATCTTGGAAATGAAAAAATAATAAGCAAAATTCAAACAACAAACAATACTTTATTAAGTCTGGCAAGGGTTTCTTTGTCTTTTAATCTTGATGAAGACATAAGAGAAATTAACGAGATTGCCTCTATGCCGGCAGGCTGGGATTCTTATGGACCAAATCAAAGAATATATGGAACAGACAGCCTGGCATATCTCGGAATTGTTCGTGGCGGATAAACAAAAACATGCCAAGACAAAATAAGAAAACCAGGATCCGTGGACTGCCACCAAGGGTATTGTTGGGAATAAAGGGCGATAAGGGGGGATCTCTTCCAACAATAAGCAGAATTGCCTCAGATGGAAGAACAGGCAAATATCCTGTTTTTTTTGATGATTTAAATTCAATTCCATTTTTTGCAGAGGATGGAAATGAACAAGTGATTTTGGGGGCAAATGTGCCAAATTCACTTACTTCATCTCTTGCCTATCAGGAGTTGGGAGCCGACATAATAACTGGTCTTTCCTCTTCCCTGGGAGCCAGGTCTGTCAAGGGAGTTGTAGACGAGTTCGTGTCCATTGTCTCGCCAAGACAGCCTCTGGGGGCCTTCAGGGATCATCATCAGCCTGCCGCAATGGGAAAGAGCAGAGAGATCGTAGAAGAGCCCACATTGGACCTAACAAATATTTTTACAATGTTTCCTCATCTTGAGGCCGTACAAAAAAATAAGCTTACAAGATTTTTTGCAACAGGAAGCAGGCCAGAAGAATTTGGCGAGTTTTTAGATGAACCAGTTTGGGCAAAAACAAAAATAGAAATCGACCTAACGCCAGCAGAGGCCCATTCTTTTTATGTTTATGGAGATGAAGGCACACCAACAGACAACCAAAACTATCCAATGGCATATTGGAACAAAGAAACCAAGAGATTTGAAGGAGTTGGGTCCGGGATAAACTTTGGCGATTATTATCAAACAATTTTTGGCTCAGGTGGCACCCCAAAAAGAGAAAAGGTTTTAAGGGCAATGCTGGATAACCTGCCAATTGGTTTTGGCAAATCTATGGATGCAGGAGCCAGCTTTGAGCTTTTGGAATTTGATTCAACAAGATACAACATAACTCAATTTGCCAGACCAACAACGACTTTTGGTTTTCCTTATCACGAAAAGTTTCATGCCTCTTCTTCAAATATGATTTCAATGTGCGACCTAATTGATAGACCCTTTCTTTTTGAGAAGGCAGTTCTTGAAGTTAGCTGTGGATGTAACCTAAATCAATCTATCAGCAATAGACCTCCCGAATATGGCACTCTTACAAATATAGCAACTTTTTTTATTCTTAATCAAAGAGGCCCATTTAACAGAGAAATTAAACAGACAGTTTCGGCAATAGAAGACCACTCTTCTCAAACTGACGGGCCAACTCTTTTTGATTATAATGTTGGTTTTAGTATCCCAAGTAGTTCTTTGAGAAAGTCAGATAGTCGAGATCTTTTAACCTATATGCAAATTGCTGCAATAAATTTATTTACAGAAATAAGGCCGGCATACACTAGTATATTTGATTATCAGCCAGAGCTTGTCTTCGAATATCTTAAAGAAACAATGGTTGGTAGAGAGGGGTTTGTCGTTGTCGATGAAGCCCTGATGCCAAATGAGTCTATATGGCGTGGCAATTTTACTATGGCCGCTACGGCAAAGTCTCTTTATGGAGTTGACAACTATAGCATGTTTCATGTGGCCGCTGGAGGAAATACAGATCCAGCCGGCGTCCTAACTTCCGGTGTTCGTACTTTTGTTAAAACAAAAATAAATGCATTTGGAAGAAATGGCTTTGATATTTCAAATGGCAGAAACTATGTTAATCCATATGGAAATCCTGGGATCAGTTCAAGTATAGACAATGCCCTTGTTCCTGGAGATACTTTTGTATTGCCAATAAGTCATTCAAAAGATAATCCCTATTTGCTATTACCAACAGACAATTTGATTCTTGGGTGGCAGGTGCCATTAGACTTGGGTTTGGATTCTATGATCTTTGTTAATAGTGGTTCTGAAAATGTGTATGCCGGAAAAGGACCAGAGCTTAGTTTTCCTGCTGCCCCTGCCAGACTTACACTTTATGGCTCTATTTTAGTAGAGGGGAAAGAAAAACACGATACTCTAAATCAATTGCTAACGAGCATTAATGTTGGCGAAGCAATTGAGGGCGCTGATTCTATTACAAACAGAAGCATTTCTGAAGAGGACGAGACCTAGTTTATGGTTTATGTTTCAGATCAATTTGAAGTAGAAGCTTTAGATAATTACTCGGGCTCTTATACAGATGGCATTTTCACGCCAGGAAGCATTTTTGATGGTACCCGAAATATTTTTATGTCCAATGCAAGTCCTGCTGTCACTTCTAGTTTTAAAAATGGCTTTAAGCTTGGCTCATTAACCTACTTGGCTCCTTTGTTTGGAAGGGGGTTGCATATTGGATTAACGGATATAAATTATAGAGATGCGATAAATAATGTAAATGTTTTTGCAGAAGTTATAGGAAGTCATATACTGCTGCCAGAAAACATACCCTCACCCTCTAAAAATTTATTATTAAAACTTTTCTCCCCAACAGAAAGGTTTGCAGATACGGTTTTGCCTCGCCCGCCCGATATTTCGAGAGTTAATGGAGCCAGGTTTTCTGAAGGCATAGGCGAATTTTTATATCCAAACGGGCAACAGCTTAGCTTTGTTGGTTCATTTTTTGAAGTAACGCCTGTATCTGGCGCAGTTGAAAGGCAACCAAGAATGTTTAACCTAACGCTTGGCAGCCACGAATGTTCGCTAACAAGCAGCGATGATGGCCTGGCAGTTTCCGATGATGTTTGGGCATATTCGTTCCCCTTTGAATCAAAATATAGGCATCTTTCGCCGCTGTTTAAGCCCTCGTTTGATAAAAAATATATAATTGCCCTATCTCAAAGTTTAACTGGCTCAGAAGGCGTAGCGTTTGTAACCTCTGGTGGATTAGATCTGTCTTGTATTAATCATCCTTCTCCTTTTAAGTCTTCAATGTATACCTTGCAATATTGCTTTGCCACAAAAGGAATAAAGGAACCATGGCCAAATCGCAAAAGACATATAACATTATTAAAAACACCAACCTCTGCATCTAATGGTATTTTTAAACCAATATACAACAATCTTTATCCAGATATTTCTTTTATTTATAAAGGATTTTATGGATTTTATAAAGAGCTAGGAGCCTCGCCCCCCTATATGCTTAGTATTGACGGGGAAGGGGTTGCGCCATGGTCAACAGGCTTGCCAGGAGATTCCATAACCGAAGGAACAACGCCAAGTTCCTCTGCCGGTTTTACTGGAAGCGAGTTTGCAAACGTAACAAGAAAATTAAAGCATAATGGTTTTGGTAGATTTTTCCCAGAAAATCAATTATTAAATGGTGGAAAATTTCCCGTCCATCCTACATGTAATGGCTTTGCACCAGATGGTGGAGTAGAACTATTTTCTTCTGTTGACGACAAGATTACTGCCACGGTTAGTCAATATGCGGTTATAGATTTTAATAATTTCTTTTTGAGAACAAGTGGATGGAAATATGGCGTTTACCACGCCGATCCATCTTATTCCTTCTGTTGTTGGAGAAGATCTAAATTTGGTCAATTCAGAGACATGCTTGAGCAGCGACCAATTTCTAAATTTTACATAGAAAAGCCAAATTTAAATGAACCTGCCGGATCTTATACACCAGTGAGTATAACCTTCGTCTCTGGCACACAGGCCCACGTAACGGCCTCCAACTATCTATTAAACGTTAATGATTCTGGTATTTATGACTTTGAAGGCAAATCTGGCAAGCCGTTTAACGATAGGACAAATGAAGACTAAAATAATATGAGTGGCATACTTTCATCTAAATCACGTATATTTGACACCATTCTTACACAAGAGGGTAGAAGCCAGCTTTCAAAGGGAAAGCTTAAGGCTGCCTATTATTCATTTTCAGACCTTGGAATGATTTATAATGAAGATACCATTATTTCTGGCGGGTTGGATTCAACATATCGAATCATGCTAGAGGCTGGCAATCTGCCGCAAGATCAAATTACCTTTAAGGCAGACGATAGCGGAAAGCTTGTTGGCTTTTTTGGTGGAACAAATTCACAAAACATTGTTGTTTTAAATGGAAAGATATTTGATGCAGAAGGCAACGCCATGCTTTCTTCTCAGTTTAATAGTCTTGCTGGTACAATTTTAAGCAACTCTATAGATGCCTTTAAAAATCAGTATATCTTAAAAAGCCCAGATCCAATTGATAATAAGTCAAGAGAGTTTATTCTGGATCGATCTGAAATAGAATTTACAACTAATGATAATAAACCACTGTCTAAGAAAGAAATAAGCACGGCAAAAATTGATCATATTGAAAGCTTTTATCAGGATAAGAGATTAGGCCACATTCCAAACTTTAAGTTCTTGCCACCAGTGAACAGGGCAAAAGCCGGAGCAACCGAGCGAACTCAACTTGGGAACTACGTGAACTTTAATCAGGCCCCAATTCAAAACTTAGAAGACCTCGAAAAAGAATTGAGTCTGTTCGAATCCAAAACTGTACTTTTTACAGAAACCTCTAATCAAAACAATGTTATGTGTCAGTTTTTTGAGAAGGCAGATGATTCGTTGAAAAAGCTAGATGTTATAGATTTTGGCAACTTTACAGAAAAGAAAACAGGATTTACCAAACATATCTTTTTTGTTGGCAAGGTTTTTGTAGACGGCTTTAGCCAGCCAACGTTCGTTAACATGTTTACTTTGATTTTTGAAAATGGAACGGGCACATGAAGGTTGTTTTGGCAAAAACTTCAGATGCCATTAGTGTTGATCCGGCCAATTTTATTGGCCTATCTTTTATTGATAATAAAGGCCATAGATTTCATTATCGATTAAAGTATTTGGCTAACTTGGCAAAAATATTTGATAAAAATCTTGGCGGAACACAAGTTGAAATTGCCGTGTTCAAGAGCAACTCAAGAGAAACAGAAGCCAAGATATTTGATAAAGAAGCCTCACAGCAACCTGAGCAAGTCGTTGAAAACATTCTTAATAGAGCAAAAAATGAACAGGCCATAATAAACAAAAAAGAAAATGATTTAATTCTTAGAAAGAATTCCGATATAACCAAAAAGATTTCGAATGAAGCGGCCTCGACTCTGGCAAGACAGTCTGGATTTAATTCTTCCGTGGCCAGTCTCGCCGGAACAAATACAACCATAACCGTTAAGGCCGTGCCTATAAATGAAATAGATGGAGTGGCCTCTGTTTTTGAAATCAACAATAACAAAATACAAGAAAACGAAGTAAGTTCTGATGACAAAGACCTACAAAAGGCTGCCTTGGATCTTTTGTTTTTAGAAGGAATAGATCCTGGCGAATTTGTCGGGAGTTTAAGTAATACAATTGTCCCTGCCAAGAAACAATTTGCAGGAGTCATATCAGGGGCACCAACACCCGATCGAGAAGACAAGTATTCTGTTGTGCTAAGAAAATCTCTTCTGACGGGGAAGGCACCAACGAGTCAACAAGACTTAAATGAATCAATCCATTATATTAATGCTCCGGTAAAAGAGCAGACTCTTTTCATAGAAATATCCGAAGACTTGCTAATTCCTGTTGATACGCTTAGAGGACAAACGGTTTTTGATATAGAATTAAGGCTTAAGAATCTTCAAGGTCTTACGGTTCAGATTTTAAAGCTGCTGGTTAATCATGCAGAAATTTCTTCTGCCTTTAAAATACCAAATAGGCCACCAAGAATTTCAGGCGCTTCCTTTGCTGAGTTTGGAAAAAATATAATCAAATTAAAGCAAGAAGACTTAAATGCCCATAAGCTAGATCTTTATAGAAAGAAGATTAAATCAGGTGTTTTTTCTTTAGACACACCCTATGAGTTTGTAGCCTCCCTTAATGCCTCGGCAGGAGATCCTGAAACAAGATATGAAGATTTTGGCTCAAGTGCCATCTCTACGCTCTATAGGGTCATTCCTGTCGGAACCGATGGAGAGCTTGGTGGATGTTTTTCTGGAACAGTTATCTCTGGTGGAAACAATAAAAAATTGGCCCTTGGTGGAAACTATCTAAAAAGACAAAGCTATTTGACTCTATCTTACGAAATTAGAGAAAATGGAGTTGTTCTATTTGTTGATAATCTTCCAAATGGACCAATTGGTTTAGATATCTTAAAAAGAGACTTGACAATTGGGCAATCGAGTTTTGATCTAATTGGCGGAAAGACAATTCTGTTAAAATCTGCAACAGAGCGGCCCTTGGAGGTGGTGGATACCCTGGTTAAACCCAGAAGAATTTACGAGTATAGGTGCGAGCTTTTATATGCAGACGGCTCGAAGTCCTCGGCCGGAAACGTCTTGCATGTGGAATATACTCCTATAATAAAAAATGTCGTCTCTATTGAGATTAAAAATCTGATAATAAATGAAAATGGTTCAGAAAATCCAGATGTAACCTTTGATATTGTTAAGAACGTTGCCCTTGGGGATTTGGATATTGTTAAGTCTGTTTTAGCCTCTCAGGGTATTACGGAATACGATGACGACATAAAAGACAACAAGGAGCTTCTACAGAGTCTATTCTTTATAAGAGTTCTTAGGTTTAACCTGTTGTCTGGCGATATAGAAGATTTTGGAGTAATAGATGGAACGAGCTTTTCAGATAAGACTTTGGGAGCTGTAAAAAATGTTCTTTCTCTGAGATCGGGCTCGTCTTATAAATACGCAATTACCGCCTATGCCAGAACTGCGGAGTCGATGATTTCGACTGTAACCAGAGAAGTACAAGCTGGTCTTAATCAAACCTATACACTAAAACCATCTAAGTTTCTTCATCCAATTACGCTTTCTGAAGGAAACATTGTGTCAGATGAATCTCTATTGAGAAATCACGCCAATTCTATTTTTACAATGGGAGCGGTTTCTGATATCAAATATCTGGATGTTAAGTTCAATAAATCCATTCCTGTTCTAGGCGAAGTAAGGGCCAGATCCTTAAATGAAAAATCAATTCTTATCAAATGGAAGGTTATAGGGAATTCTACTAAAATTGATCATTTTTTGATTCTTTTGGAAATAAATGGAATGAGAACGATTGTTGGCAAAACACATGCCATAGGCGAAACAAACGAGTTTAAGTTTATTGACACTTTGGACAATGGTGAACATGGCCAATTAAAGTACGTCGTAATACCAGTATTTTATGATTTTAATAGAGGGCCCGAAGAAGCTGCTGCCCCGATAGTTATCTAAAAGCCATGCCATTGATCACGATTCCAGGTCTTAAAGACATAACAGAGTCTCTTCAAAAGACTGCCTTTAGATTAAAACAAAACAAAAAAAAGAAAGCAAAGACCCCAGCTTACTCTGATGATGTTTTAGATCTGACCACCAACGAATTAATAAACAAAAATTTTCAACCAGAGCCCATATCAGACATATCCATTTCAAGACCAGAGATTATTGCAATAACAGGCTTTAGTCCAATTTTTTCAGGTGATCCAAAAAGAAAGGATTTCACTTCTACTGGAAAATTTATAGAAGTTTCCCATCAGGCTTCTTTGATTAGACAAGAAACCCTTACTACTGTCTTTAAAAATATATTAGAAGCGGCCGAAGACAGGGGACAGGCCTTGGCCGAGTTTGAGCATATAAGAAAGAATTTTGCAAAGTCTTTAGATGAGGCTTCTAGCACGGTTGGCTTTTATGAAAACGCCCTATTCAATATTGGTGAAATTAATTCATTTTTCAATATTAAGAATATCCCCGCCGGCAGAAGCGATAAAACAAACCATCTGTCACTAAAAGACGTTTTCATCAGATATATGGGTTACACAGAGGCCCAATATAATCTTTTTACAGATAGCAAAATTCTTTTACAGCTTTTAACAGATTTTAAAAACATAAGTGAAAATTACTCTTTTCAGCTTTTAGACCTGATTGATTCTGATAGAAAAAGTGATAAAAGCGCATCCGGCATAGATACAACCTATACCCTTAGAGATGGGTTTACATTTAAAGTGGATAAAATTCGATCAACTCAGGCTCCGAAAAATGCGCTACAACGTGACTTTTTCAACTCCTTCCAAAACTCCCTTCCAGGAAATGCGAAGAACAGATTAAAGCTGTTGTTCAATCTTATAGGCAAAGAATACAAAATCTCAAATGCGCTTGGGACCAAGGACACTATTGGCTTCTTGCAAGACAACTTCGACATACAAGACGCCTTTGGAACTCCATTTGACAATCTCATAGGAGTTATTGGCAATTCTATTTTCATTCCGGTTAAGGGAGAAAATTCTTTTGCGAGATTAATTCATCAGCCCATTGTTGGCGGCATTCCAAATATACCTGATGCCCAAAATCGTAGTTTTAATTTAACAGTTTTGCCCTTTGAATCCAAGCATATAGACGATACCGTTAATGACAAGAACGGTAGAAGAATCTTTATTCCTGGAAAATCCTATTATATTAACACGATATTTGACTTGTCCACAGTAGGAACACAGCAACAAGGAAACAGACAAGATTTTAATACGGGCCCCCTTGTGCAATACGTTAATTCTTTTTCTGATTCTTTTACAAAATTAGACTCTGCCTATGAATTTTTTAGCTTGTCCAAGGGAAAGAATGCCAAAATGCACTCTTTGGATTCTGACTTGCTTTATTTTAGAACAATGAGTTCTCTTTTCAAGACAACAGTATCTTCTGTTTTGGATAATAATAAAAGTGTTTCAATTAAAAATATAAACAAGACTAAGATTAAAAAAATGGAAGCCGAACAAGTCTTGGCCGCTGCTCTATTAAAATTGGCAAATAAAGATTTAGAATTAAAAAGTTTACTTTTTCAATATTGTTTATTGGTGGGGATCACCTTAAATTCAGACGGCGACAATAACGTTTGGTCAGATCTTGTAAAGGAACTTAAATCCTTGGAAGAATTTCCAGCAATCAAAACCTTTGTTAGACAGGTTGGTGGAGATTTGTCTGAAGTCTTTTCTCCTATTTTTGGAAAGAATCCGGCAAGGATTGTTAAGCCTGTAATTTCACAAGTTATCGATGCAATAGATTTAAGAGTAAAGATTCTTCTTTTGCCTGATAAAAATGCTAAAAAAATTATTGATGATGCTAAAAATGGACCACTATCCTCGTTGAGACAAGTTGTTCAGGGCGAGTTGGTTCAGCACTTTATTCCAGATTCTCTTATTAAAACCGTGTTAACAAAGATTGTAAATGGAACCCTAACTGATACCAAGACCAATTTAATTGAGGAATATATTCTTTTTGTTAATAAGATTTCTAATCTTGCCTCATCTTCAGGCGAAAGAAATTATTTGCTTAATGATGATTCTGGTAGAACAAGATTTAATCTGTTAAGCACGAGTACACAACTTTTGATTATGTTTGAAATTTTTACAAGCCTAACCAAGGCTTTTACCTTTTCAGAATTTCATACTGAAAAGGGTAACATAACGATTAAAACAAATATAAAAAATACAGAGTTGGTGGATAGCGCCATTGATGAAATGATAGGTTCTATATCCTGGGTAGACGAACTTGACAATGGCAAGGATGATAATAACAAAAAATCAAAAAAGGAAGAAAGAGAGGTAATTGTAGGCCATATTAATAGAACCCCAGAAAAAACAATAGCCTCTATTGGGGACAATGCTGCACAAAAATCCATAGTAGAAGATCTGGTTTCGATTGCTAAAAAGCTATCTGAAGAACGGCACATAGTAGAAAACATCTTGTTTTCTTTGTCAAAAATTAAAGAGGGCCTAATGCAGGCAAAATCAAAGGCTTTAAATGCATATAATCCAAATACTCTACAGGCCTTTTTGGAAGATCAACATACCATAAATGATCTTAGAATTCTTAAAAACGAATCTCAGATAAGAAACAGCCAGGTTGCCTTAAGGGATGTTAGATGGAAGGTTGCCAATACCCTAAACAGATCGGCACTTGATATAAGCTCAAAAGAGATTAAAAAAGAGAATATCTTTATCACAAATGCCGTTCATGCAAAGGTTAAAAAAGCTCTTTATACCCTATTAATGGAGCCAAAGTATCAGACGGCAAATGAGGCAGAAACAAGAGTAAAGGTTCTTTCAGTCGGTTTGCCTACCGGATTTTCAAGAAACCTACTAGACAGGGTTTCCTTGTCTGAGGCAGAAAAGAATCAAACAAATGCATTTAATCAAAAAGAAACCGATGTAATTACCATAAATGTATATAGAAAAAATCTTGCCTATGAGGGGATTAATTTTAAACCAAGAAAATATATCTTTGACTTAAGCCTATATCAGCTTGAATCTGAAATGGTAAAAAACCTAGATGCTGAAGAGGACTGGAATGATATCTTAAAGCAAGATGTTCTTGTAGATTATGCAAATTCCAATAATCCAATAAAATATACCAAATCCCAACTGGTGTCGCAAGAGAAATATGCTTTCTTAGCCTCTTCAGAAAAACAACATCTCTTTTCAAATCACGTTGTTAGTTTTTTGTTAGAAAACTATATTAGGCTTTCTACAGGAATGAAAATAAACGAAGAAACCTTTATTGTCAATGAAGAAACAAGGATTACAAGGGCAACAGATCCCAGATTAGATAGGCTTTTGATTTCTTACATAAGAAAAATATTAAAAGAAAATATTCCCGGAAACCAAGCCCTAGAAGAGATTCTTGCTAGTCCAAACACAAAGCAAAGCATCAAAGACCTTATTTTTGACTTTAAGTCTGGCAATGTTATTTTTGCGCCCAACTATCTAAAGGATAAGATTCTAAGCCCAAAAATCTTCGATAGAGTCTTTCATATACCACTTGATGTTGATGGTTTTGAGATAAACCAATCTACGACTGATGCCTATACCTATAGGGACGTATTGGAAACAAGAAAGATAGATGGGGCAGTTTTCTTTAAACCAAGAACCGACAGAAACATTTTGTTTGAACAGTTTTTTATAACAATAGAAAATAGAAAATAGCAACTCATCATGGCGCTTTCCTTACCATCAAAAAAAACAATAATAGCAGACGTGCCTGAAGTAAAAAATCTTCATGCAGAGTTTGTTTATAACTTTTTTCAACCAGACGAAAGGACAAATGATTCTGGGGTGCCTTCTGCCAAGTTTATACAAAAAAAATCATCTTCTGAAGGATTAGATGTACCATTTTCGACAACCGACGAATTTAACAGATTTACATCCAGGTATATCAGAATCTCCTGGTCGCCAGTTTTTGAACTTGGGAAAAATTTCAGTTATCCCAGTTTTAAAATTGCCAATAACATAGAAAAGCTTTATGAAGAAGAAGACTTTGTTAGTGATGATTTTACAGGGGTTGTGTTTCAGGACACTGGTCTAGACGGCAAATTAACCCATGCAGTTAATAAGCTTTTATCAGCAGGTGTAGGCTCTTCAATTAATCAAAATGGTTCTTTAATGGATCTAACAAAGGAGCTTATAAAAAATGAAGATAATAGCGAGGGAGAGATTTCTTCTGCCCTGTTGGCCGAGATATTAATTAACTCAAATAATCAGGGGTTTGTTTTTACAGAGGGTGAAAAGCTAATAAAAAATCCTTCTCTTCTTGAGGGGCTTTCTTCAACAAAGTTTTATACACAGATTAATAACAAGTTTTTAACCAAGTGTCTTTCTACTTTAAAAGAAAACAGTTTTACTGCCTTTGCTGATGAAATTAATGATCTTGTCGGACAGGTGAAAGAAATAGAACAATCGGCCAAAAGATCTAGCAATTCTTCTATAATCAATAGCAAAGAATATGAATTGGATATTGAAGACTATGTTGGTTATTCTGAGATAAATCCATCAACTGCCTATGATCCAAAGTTTAAGGTTCTTGGTTATTATATAGAGAAGACAGAAATATCATCTAATGGGCAAGAGATTGTTCATGAGCCAATAATTTTTGAATCAGCAAAAAGGGATTCGTTTGTAGATCTTAGGGTCAAATATGGATCGGTATATCAGTACACGATAAGATCTGTAGCCATGTTCGAAACAAAAACCTTTGCCCATGATAAAGAAAGAGGAAACCTTTCGATACTGTTAAGATACCTTGTTACCTCAAAACCCTCCCCGGCTTCAAGGGTCAAGTGCATAGAAACCATTCCTCCACCTCCACCTGCTGATTTTAATATTCGTTGGCATGGAAAAGAAAGGGCCGCCATGTTGGAATGGAATTTTCCCGTAAACAAGCAGAGGGATATTAAGGGCTTTCAAATTTTTAAGAGAAATTCAATTAATGAGCCGTTTGAGCTTGTTCAGGTTTATGATTTTGATGACAGCATTATAAAAGAAAAGGATCAAGGATCTGAGGCTCCAGAAAGCTTTTTAATTGAAACTCTGACTTCTCCAAAAAGCTATTATTTAGACTATGCTTTTAATAAAGATAAAAAATGTATTTATGCGGTTTGTTCAACTGATGCGAGAGGATTGTCCTCAAACTATAGTACACAGTTTGAAGTAGAGTTTGATCGATATAAAAACATCCTAAAGAAGACCCTGGTATCCCTTTCAGGGGCTCCCAAAGCCTATCCTAACTTCTTTCTTCAGCAGGATACCTTTGTAGACACCATCAGAGATTCGGGCCACAACAGGCTCAGGGTGGTCTTTAATCCAGAATATTTGAGGGTTGTGGACTCCAGCCAGAATGATTTGGAGCTTTTAAAGACAAAGGATAATGCCGATTATCAAATAAACGTTATAAACATAGACTTGCAAGAACAACAGAATATATCAATAAATCTAGTGGAACAAAGATTTAGCCAGGACATAGACCAGGAGAATAGAACAGAAAACAAGCTTTTACAAAACAGAACCCTTTCAAGGTTTAAGACCAGACTTGAAAGCAAGGCCGGCCGATTTAGACTGAGAAAATAATATACAATAAAAGAGTCATGGCCAATAATTTAAATGAACCAAATATTTAGCAAGGAAGACAAGAAAGAGAATAAGACAAATTGGCATTCCTTCAAAATGACACAAATTCAATAATTTTAGACTGCGTTTTGACAGATAAGGGCAGGCAGTTACTTGCAAAGAATGATGGAAGCTTTTCCATTGTAAAGTTTGCTCCTGGAGATGATGAGGTCGATTATACTATAATTCAAAAGTTTGGCAGAACCGTGGGCAAGGAGAAGATCGAAAAAAACACTCCAATTTTTGAGGCCCTTACCAATGGATCTCTTAGCCAAAAATATCGCCTTATTAGCGTGTCTGATCAAAGTCTAATTCGTTTGCCCTCTCTTACCCTTGCCGGTTCAGGTATAACAAACAATGTGGTTTCAATAGGAAATACCACGGTTAGACAAAGACAACTTACGCTTTCTCAGGAAATTCAAAACAATGGCGGACCCATTGATCCTGAGCTTAGGGATCAAGCCTTCATTGTTGAAATGTCAAACATGTTTCTTTCGGTTATTGGCCAGGCCCATCCAGACTCCGTTGATGGGCAACAAAGGGCAACCTATATTCTTATTAGAGACTCGGCAGAAACCAGCAATGGCGGTTCTCAGCTAACCTTTTCAATAGCAACAAAGGCAATTTCACAGTCTCAATTTAGCATATATGGTTCCGTGGCAGACAAATCAAAGATTAATACCTTTGTTCGTGTCTCGGGAGTGCAAAGCGGAGCGGTTATTGAGTTTCAGGTTACAATAGATCAAACGGCATAAAAAAAGAAAGACAGGGTAACAATACGTCCGTATTTAAAGAATTTTCTGGACAGGACATTAAAACAGGTAAGTCTTATCTAAACCAGCTTATTGATATTGTTAACACAGACATATCTTCATCAACCTCCAGAAGAAAATATCAAGTCTTTGTAACAGGCGGCCTTGGACCCGGAGTTACATCCTCGTTGTTCCAAACCGTCTTTGATCAAGACTTTACACTACAAACCGCAAATGCTGTTTTTGATATGACTGTCGGTCTGTCTCCCTCAAGCTCGGTTGTCACGGCAGAAAATCCAACAATTGATGCCAATGGAAAGTATCTCTTTTCACAAGAAACCTTAATGATGCGCGAAAAGATGGATATCTACCGCATGATGGCACAAAATCTTCTGGGAGATGCCGATGAAGTGTTTAGCACCAACAATAACTCAACAACCTTTCCAATTAAAGAAGCGGCATTTATTTGTTTCAAGAGACTCTTTGCAAGAGATCAGATAAAGAGGGAAACCTTTGCCCTTAGATTTAATCCAAGCGCCAGCGCCAGTCCAACAGGTGGCAACCTGGCCGTTCTTGGTGATCCTGCAACCAAAATTATAACTGATATTAACTCAAGCACAAATAAGCTATATACTTTTGGCGGGCAAGTTTCGACGGTTGTTAATAGTGCCGACACTACAAGCCCTCTTGGTCTTTTATTTATTGATCGAGGAATCCTGGTTCTTGACATGTCAAGAAGCCTTGACTTTGAGGGGCCTCTTTCTGGGGTTATCGATGCGGTCAATGCCGATGGCTTTGAACCAAATTTTACAGGATCCTTTAGAAGTCTTTTAGTTTCTGCCTCCATTGACGATATCGTTGACCATGTGGCCTCAACAAGATTCTCTGGTTCAGGCGACGAGACGGCAATAACCTTTCAAAATATTACAAATATCAATTCAACAATTTACTTTGCTCGATTGGGAGCCGACGAATTCAACTACTCAAGTAATCCCACCTACACAGATGCAGATAATAGAATTGTTGTTATTGACGAGGGACAAGAGGAAACCCAGCAGTCCTTTACCTTTGTTACCTCAATTGGCCTTTATGATGCCAATGATAACCTGCTTGCCGTGGCCAAGGTTTCTCGACCAATTTTGAAAGCAAATGATCGTGAAACCACGCTAAAACTTCGTCTTGATTTTTAAAAATCCAAATGATTTCATGTGTTTGTATTTGAATTTGGTGTCTATAGAAATTTGGCAATGAAAATATTTAAATGTTATTCTGGCATAGATCATGAGCATTCAAAGAATAACATCAGATAACACCGAATTTTTTTCAATAGAAACAAATCCTTCTCGATCCTATTCTTCAAGACCAAGAAGAGACGGCTCTGGTGCCAAGATTTATTTCACAGGAACCTTTGGCAATCCTGAAGCGGTTCTTGATAATACAGGATCCGTTAATGTATTTGCCATAAGATCTCCATTTGAAAAAGAAACCTACCCTCTTGGGCCGACAAACAGAACGGCTTTTGAAGACCATGGCTTTGAACAGTTTAGACAGAATATTCTTAATCTAAGCGCCAGCCTGACAGATATAGAATCGCCAATTGAATCCTACCTTCTTGCCGTAACAAATACAAGTGAAAGCCTAAGAAAGCAAAAAAAGCAAGAGATTATTCGATTTGTTCCTACCTTTAATTTTACCTCAAACACGATAAGAAAGAATCTTGTTGTAGACCATCTTTTACCCTACTATAGAACCTCTTATCCCTTGTCTGCACAGTTTGCCTATACCAACTATCATTCTCTTCATTTCTTTTCTTCTGCCTCAACCTCCGATACCTCTTTTCCCACACCCAATGATTCTGTCTTGGTTTATCCCAACCCTTCTGGTTCACAGGTTGGAACAGGGCAATATGATTCAAATTATGGCTTTAAGTCAGGAGAGGCTTTTTCCTTTGATTTCTGGATAAATCCAAAATATTCAGAGGTTCCATATAAGGCCGGCACGGTTCTTCATCTCTCTTCTGCCTATGCCATATCAGTCGTTTCCGGTTCCCAAAAGGATGAAAATGGAAAGCCTGATAGATTTAGGATTATGCTTCAGCTTGGTTCAGGCTCCCTTGGCAAGGGACCAAGCAGGCTTCCCTTGTCTGAGAACCTTTTAAGCGGGGTCTTTTTGTCATCTGATGATGCTGGTGTATCCTTAAAACGAAACGAATGGAACCATGTTGCCCTGTGCTATGGCGGATCAGATTATAACCATGGCTCTGGATCCTTTATCATAAATGGACAGAGGGCAGGAACCTTTTTTGTGGCAGATCCTGGATTTGCACTTTATGATAGTGGAAAGACTCTAGAGCCTTTTGCCCTTTGTGTTGGCAACTTCTTTGAGGGAGATAACGAGTTAAACCTATTCTTTAATCCAGATTCATCTCTCAGGGATGGAGTATTGCAACTGACAGACGATACAGATGAACCAACTGGCTTTTCCTTTAATCATCCCCTTAATGCAGAGATTCATGATCTTAAAATCTATAACAAATATTTAACCTCTGAAGATATATCCTCTTTAAACAAAAAGGCACCCGCAAGCCTGGATGGCTTAAAGTTATATATTCCTCCCTTCTTTACAACAGAGTCTCCCTATAGGGCTTTCGTTGGCTCAAATGGTGGAGAGTTTGTTACTCCCTTTGAAGAAAGAGATGGCTCCACAGAGACTCCCTATGCGGCAGATATGGCCTTTGGCGTAGGCGGCCTTTATCCAAACCTGGAGAATTATGTTAGGGACTTTGCTACAGGGAACTATCCTAGACTATATGCCCTAACAGGTTCTACGCTTTCTCCTGGAAACTCTGTGTTGGCATCAGCAAATGAATTTCTATATACCTCAAGTTCATGTGCCGGCAATAACAAAAAAAGACTTTATTCTGTTCTTCCATGTGACCACGGCAACTGGATCCCAAATTTTGGGTTTCTTGAAGAAATGTCAGGGGCATTTAATGGAAGATATTCAAATGATCTTGGCAATCCTTCTCTTGGGCTTGTCAGTTTAAGAAACCTTGTATCCTCTGCCCTAACAATTCAATCTGAAAATAGCGATATTACAAATGATGTTTTTGGAACCAGCCCGGAAGATTTTAATCGTGGATTTACAGGGGCCTTAACCCTTCTTCATAGACTTAGAGACAACTCCTCTAACCAGGTTGTTGTTTTTGATATAAGCAATCTTTTTTATGGCAAACAAATTAAGCCCGGCTCACTTGTTTTAACAGATCCTATTTTGTCAGGTTCAGACAACAAGTTTGGGATGGTCCTTAAGGATGATGGCATGGGAAATCTATATAGGGCAGATTCTCTTGATAAGGATCATGCAACCTGGGCATCTGTTGGCAATGTCTTTTATAATGAAGGCCTGGTTTTGATTAAACACCCAAATCTATCCTTCTTTGGTGAAGAAGGCTTTGATATTTCTTTTAGAGGGGTTCAAAATATACACGTATATACGATAAGTGCTTATGCAAGACCACAACAATTGGTTTCTTCCTCAAACCCAACCTTTGACGAGGCACTTGAGGCAAATTCAGATTTAAAGAACGAACAGGATCAAAGATTTGTCTACATTTCATCAATTCTGATACACGATGAGAATATGAATGTAATAATGAAAAGCAATCTTGCTCAGCCTGTTTTGAAACGCAGCGGAGACAAGATTGTGTTTAAAACACGCATAGATTTTTGATTTTATGGCTATAAAAAAACGAAGAAGAAAACGAAGGAGACGGAGCGGGTATATCACTGGTATTCATAAAAGTGATAAGTGTTTAAATTCGCCAATCAAATATCGCTCTAGCTGGGAATTGACTGTTTTACGGTTCCTAGACTCTGACAACGAGGTTGCCTGTTATTATTATGAGCCATTTAAAATTCCGTATATATCAAATATTCGAAGTGGTAAAATAAGAAACTACATACCAGATTTTTTGGTTGCCTACAAAAACGGAAAGAAGCTTTTAATTGAAGTAAAAAGAGCCTCTGCACTAAACCAAGAAAAGGTAATTAAAAAAGCAACAGCAGCAAGAGAATGGGCAAGCAAACAGGAAAATACCAGTTATGAATTTTGGACAGATTCTATTATAAAAACTCTTCAAGGAATTGAGAAAATTAGAGAAAAATGTCACAAGAGCAACAAGAAAACAAAAGCAAAAGCAGAACTCCCGTACTAGTTTCGCTCGATATTTCGACGACATGCACGGGGGTATGTGTTGTTGATGCCGATACTGGAGAACTTTTGGTTATGCACCATGAATTAATGAACAACAAAAAGAAGTTTCCAAGCTTTTGGTCTAAAATAGATCATATGAGCAGTGCCCTTGAAAGAGTTTGTACTAATGATTTGTGGCAGATACAAACTGTTGCCGTAGAAGAGAATGCAAAAAGATTTGCTCCTGGCCTTTCTAGCGCAGATACAATTCTTACCCTCGCCAAGTTTAATGGCATTTTATGCTATATTATGTATCTTAAGTTTGGCATAGAACCAACTTATATTAATGTAAGGTCTGCCAGGGCTCAACTTGGTATAAAGATAAACTATAAAGACAAGTCAAAGGGAACCAAGCAGAAGGTTCTTGACCATGTTGTTAATTTACACCCAGAGTTTCCATGGATTTATAAAGGAGAAGGAGAATCAAGAAGACTAACAAAAATCAACGAAGACAGATGCGATTCCTGGGTGATTGCTGCTGCCACAATAAAGATGTTAAAACAGAAACATGAATAACGACGTTTTTAATATCAAATGGAAGCCAGGAGATCTGGTAAGGGTAGGCTATGAACCGGAAACCAAAGATTCACTATCCTCGCCATCATTACTTTCTGGTAGCATGTCTTCGGGCTTAGAAGGCTTTCTTGTTTGGAAGGAGGTTCTTGTTGGTGCCGCTTTACCGGCCAGCCCTGTTTCTTCTTCTCTTGGTGCCGTTGATGATGCCAGTCTTCCAAACTATTACCAACGAATTGAGGCTCTTAGAATTTTCGAACCATCAAAGATTGGAATGCTTTTGGGCCGGTGGAAAAAAAGACCAGGCCTTGTTTGGTATGAGGTTTTAATTGAAAATCAGATTTATATAATTCATATAGGTCAAATTTCGGATATTGTCGATGACAACAATAGTATCTAAGCCATATAACAACAAAAAATTTAATAATCAAACGCTCTATACAGAAAGTCAATTTCTTGATTTTTGCTATCAGGTTTTTGGCGATTATAAACTTACTTCTGGCGGAAAGAATATAGAGGTTGTTTGTCCTGCCTGCAAGGAGGAAAAGGGAAACTTTTACTTTAAGAAGAAATTGTCTATAATGATTGATTCTCAGGTTTCTCATTGCTGGGTTTGTGGTCTTTCAGGAAAGAATCTTAAATTTCTCATAAAGAAGTACAAGCCTGAATTTCTGGTACACTATACCAAGACTTTTCTGGAGCAGGATATTCTCTTAATAAACGGAAACAAAGACAAGGAAGCCCAGTTGGGCGATCAGTTTGTTAAGCTGCCAGATGACTTTATTTTATTGGCAACGGCAGATAGAAACAGTCCAAGGGTTGATTTTGCGCTGAATTATTTAAAAGACCGTGGAGCCAGCCAGGAGTCAACCCTATGGAGATGGCGGCTGGGCATCTCAAATGCCTCAGAAGGGCTCCCAGGGCGCGTAATCGTGCCTTCCTTGGACAAACTGGGACGAGTTAACTACTACAGTGCCAGGGCAATTAGCGATAATCTTTCTCCCAAATATGAAAATCCTCATATTAGGAGAGATGACATTGTTTTTAATGAATTAAACATAAACTGGAAAGAAGAATTGATTCTTGTAGAAGGCGTCTTTGATCTTCTTAAATGCCCCGATAATGCCACCTGCCTGCTTGGCTGTGAGTTGCCTACTCATTTTAAACTTTTTCAAGAAATTGTAACAAACAAGACTCCTGTTGTCCTTGCCCTGGATCCTGATGCCAAAAAAAGTACCTTCAGGCTTGCAAAGAAATTTTTTGAGAATGGAGTTTCGGTTAAGATAATTTTTCTTGGTAATGATCAAAAAGACATTGGAAGTCTTAGGGATCAAACTGAGTTTAATAACCTATTGAAGGATGCTATCGTTTACAATCAAGACTGGTTCCTGAAAAATCAAATAAACGGAATTGTTTAAAAAAAGAATAAATGATTAAAAACAACAGGGGACCAAAAATTTGCAACATCAGCGACATCCATTGGCGTGGCATTGCTCGTCATGGAGAATACAGAAAAACCTTTGAATATCTTTTTCAAGAGCTAAGAGAAGAGGTTAAGCCAGATCTAATAATCAATGGTGGTGATGTTTGGCATACCAAAATGGCGGGGATCACGCCAGAGTCCATCAAAGAACTTGCCTGGATGTTTGAGGAGTTTGCAAAAATTGCTCCCTGTTATACACTTTTAGGAAATCATGATATTTCTGTTGGAAATTTAACAAGAGAGAGCCTTGTTTCTTCTGTACACAGGCTTCTTAAGAATCCAAATCTGGTTCTTATGGAAAAGAGTGGTCTTTATGAAATTGATTTTTGCAATACCAATCTTTATGCCTATTCCCTGTTAGACAAGGAAACCTGGGACGACATTAAACCAGATAAAAATAGTAATCGAATCAATATAGCCCTTTATCATGGACCTGTGGCGGGTTGCGAAACAGATGGAAACTGGCGTTTTGGAAAAGAAGAAAGAAGCGTTGATTATTTTAAAGATTATGACTTTACCATACTTGGCGATATCCATAAAAAACAATTTTTGGGATATCGACCTGACAAAAACAAAATAGAAAAGCCCTGGATTGGATTTGTTGGCTCGACAATTCAACAGAATCATGGAGAGTCTATAGAGAAGGGGTATTTGACATGGGATCTAAGAGCCAAAGATGATTGGGATGTGACTTTTAAGCAAATTCCAAACTTTGCTCCTTTCGTTTCGGTTGATTGGAAGGGCTCTGTAGAAGAAACTATAGATGAATATAAAAAGATTTGGCATAACAAAGAAACATCATTTGTTGAGGGAGCCAGATTTAGAATTATATCCAAAGAATTTATTCCTCAGATCGAAGCAAAGAATCTCACCCTGGAGCTTGTAAAAAATGGTGCTGCGGAAGTTACATTTAAAACAGACGTTTCATCAAAGATGGAATTCTTTGATGCTGGTGGTATAAAGATTCTTAAAAAGAGTCTGGTGAAGGATCCTGATACTCTTATTAGCCTATACTTGGATTATGTTGCCGAGAACAGAGATTCTTATAGCCTTTCTGAGGAACAATATCTTGAGGCCACAAGACTTATTCACGAATATCTACAGCAGCTTCTTAGAACGCCAGAGAACTCTAGTGCAAAGAATGTTGTTTGGTCGCTTAAGGATTATAAATTTGATAATCTTTATGGCTATGGAGAGAACAACGAATTAGATTTCGGCAAGATTAGTGGTATTATTGGCATTCTTGGTCCTAATAGGGTGGGAAAAAGCTCAGTAATCGCCGGTATTCTCTATGTGCTTTTTAATATGACTGACAGGGGATCGATTAAAAATGCTCTTATTATTAATAGAGATAAGGATTATTGCACTGGTGCTGTGAGAATAAGTGTTGGCGGAGCAGACTATGAGATTGAGCGAAGAACCGAAAGAGACAAGAAAGATAAGGAAAAGTCTGTTACCTCGGTAAATTTGTGGAAAATAAAAAAGGATGAGGTTGGAGCAGAGCTAAAGATTTCTATCAATGGGATTACCAAAGACGAAACAGATGAAATTATAAAGAAAATGATAGGCACCGGCGAAGACTTTCTTCTTACGGCCTTTTCTTCTCAGGGAAATCTAAATAGGTTTATTGAAAATAAGGCCACAAAGAGAAAGGAAACCCTTAATCGTTTTCTTGAGTTGGATGCCTTTGACAAGCTTTATGATTTTGCAAAGGATGATTTTGCAAAGTTAAATGGAAGAAATGAGGGCTTTGATCTTGATGATTGGACCTCTGAAACCGAACGAACCAAAAATGAAATTGCAAAGATAGAGGCAACTCTAGAAAAGCTAGAATTGAAGTTAGGCTTATTAAATACCAAAAGAGACGACCTCAATGTCTGGCTTCGTTCCCATGAGCAGCAGGGAAACTTGGTTGAGTTAAAAAACCTAGACGAGTTAAGACAGAATATCTTTACAGCACAAAGAGAGTGGGAAGATGCTGAAGTTAGACTTAAAGACTTGAAAGACAAATTAAAAAATGAAATCTCAGAACTTGGTTTGTTAGAAAAGGCATTAAAGAAATTTGACATAGACGAGTTGACCAATAATAAGCTAAAAATGAAGGAACTTGAGAGCACGGTAGGAGAATTGCGGGTTTCCCTAGAAAGGGAAAAATCAGAATTAAAGTCTCAAGAAAGATCGGTTAAAAAATTAACAATAATCCCCTGCGGTGACGAATATCCTAAATGTCCCTATATTATCGATGGTCACAAGGCAAAAGAAACCATTGAGATACAAAAGGAACTTGTCGGCAAACTCGTTTCAGACTATGAGGGAAATTATGTGATTCTTAAGAAATACTTTGCAGAAGAGATAGAAAAACAATTGGCTGAACAGACAAAAACAACGATGAACATCGTTATTAAAAAATCTGCCATTTCAGAATTAAAATCAGCAATAGAACAAACGGTAGCAAAAATTGATGCACTTAAAAGAGAGATCAAAGAAAAAACAAACAAAACAGAATCCCTTCAGGATTCTATTGATTTTGTGGCAGGAGAGGAGTTCCAAAAGAAGCAGGGGCAGCTTGCTTCTATTGTTATAGACCTATCGGCATTGACAGCAGAAAAAAATGATAGTCTGGTTTTGTTTGGCAGAAGAAAGGAAACTCTTCAAAAACTTGTCAAGCAAGAAGAAGACAATCGTGATTTAATTTCTAAGCTTAAAATTATTGATAGCATTCAATCTGCCTTTTCTAAGAACGGCATCCCTGCTATGGTGCTTAAAACTCAGTTGCCTGCCATAAATGCAGAAATTGCTAATATTTTAGGAAACCTTGTTGATTTCTCTATTTCTTTAGAAACAGATACGACTGGCAATGTTATGGACATTTATCTTGATGATGGAAAGGGCAAGCGCCTAGTCGAGCTTGGTTCAGGTATGGAAAAGACCATTTGTAGCCTGGCCATAAGAGTTGCCCTTGGTAATCTTTCATCAATGCCCAGACCAGATATCTTTGTTCTAGACGAGTCCTTTGGATTCTTGGATGATGAAAATCTTCAAAAAGGAATTAAGATGTTAACAATGTTTAGAGAATACTTCAAATCAATTTTTGTTATAACACATTCCTCTGTAATAAAAGAAGCTGTCGATAAGATTATCGAGGTTAAGAACAATGGAATAGAAAGTTCTATATCACTATGAGTGTTAAAAGACCAAGTATAATTCTTGCAAAGAAAGATTCCTCTGAGCAGCAGTCAGAGGAAGACGACCCAGCAGCATTAAATTTAATAAAAGAAAAAATTATGGACGAAGAGGATCGCCTTGCATTTGAGGCCGCAAACGAAGAGGACGGAGGCATGGAGGATGTGCCCCGTTTTAGAGATAACTTTGCCTTAAAGGTTGAAGGCAATCTTATAAGCACAAAACATGTTAAGTTTATAGAGTTGCCAAAAACAGCCTTTAATGGTCTTGGAACAAACAATGCAAAAAACGAGCAAACAAATCTTTTTGTTTGCCTGTTCGACATAGGCGAGTGTTGTGAGAATTTATTAAAACTAGCCAAAAAACCAAAGTTTAATTTTGAAATTGCCTTTAAACAGGATAGGTTAGAAGGTAGGGTTAAAAGTAGATGGAAGTTTGCAGGAGCAAGAATTAAGGCAATAGACCTTGGCCAAATAACCTTTGGGCTACGAGAACAACCAAGAGAGGTTTTTTGTGAAATACTTTTTGATAGCTTAACAATAAATGGAGTAAAACTATAATCATCATGGCAAAATCAAATAATACCACCACAATGCCCTCTATAACAACGGCACCAACCTTGATGCTTGTAAAAAGGTCACTGGGCAAAATCTCTAGGCTGCTAGAGAATGCAAACTATTCTCATGACAACTTTCTTAGAATAAACGAGGAGGTTTCTAAGATTAGAAAAAGGATTTCCTTGCAAAGCCTGAAAGTTTTAGAGGATCTATGGAGAGATAGCTATACTCTGGCTTTAGAAGGTGATGATATAGAAAATACAATGTCCTATATTTTGTCTGAAGAATCCAATGGCCAATACAACCAAGTTTAAGAAACTACGAAAAAAACTACATCTTAGAAGCAAAAAGCTCAGATTAAAAAGATATAAAGGAATCATTAAACGAACATTGAAACCCTTGGTGCCGGCAATATTCGTTGATGAACAGCAATCTTCTGAAAGGACAGTCCTCTCTTCTGATGTTGACGGCGGCGGACAGGTGTCGTCTTTGGAAGGCGGGAAAATTATTATAATCGCCCCAAAGGATTATGAGAAAACAAGAACTCCGCTATTTTGTCCCCTTTGCGAATATCCAATGAAGACAATGGAAGACAGCATGTCATATAGAAGTCTTGGAGCCTGCGAACACTGTGAAAAAAGATGGAAAAAATCAAGGCTTATTAAAAATGTCGAAAAACTTAAAAAGCACAAATCCTTTCACGAATATCTGTTAATACGTGCAATATCTGCCAGACCCATATTTAATTTAAAATAGAGGGTGCAAAAAATGGCAGCGGTTAAAGACTACAAGAGATTTACACAGATATCCCAGATTTTAAACTTTACCTTTGGAACCCCTGGTCCTGGCGCAGGAGATACTCCTGCTGTTACTACCCACAAGGTAAACTTGGTTGCTCTTAACGAGGAGCTTGTAAATATTAAGTTTCAAATGGCCGTAACAATTCCTACCACGGCCTCTACAGAAACTTTTATGAAGGATTATAACAAAGAGGCACACGAACGAATTAAGGCAAGTCTAAAGGCTGCCGCAAAGCTTTTTAAAGAAACCTTCCCTGATGAAAAATCTATTGAATTTAAGATAAGGCCAGAAACAGAGCATGAGAATATAGAGATTATTCATGCCGGCAGCAATATCTCATTTTCATACCACAGACCAACCCTGAGAGGGTTTTATCGCCTAAGCCTAATTGCTGATATAAAATAATATTTTCAGATATTTATATGGGTAATGGCAAAGCTGAAATCCCAAGAAAGTTCTTATTGGCCAAATAAGAAAGAACAAACCGAAGAGATTTATAAGTGTGGTACTGACGTAAAGTATTTCACAAACAAATACGTCAAAATATCCCATCCCAAAAAGGGCCTTGTTAAGTTTCATACCTTTCCCTATCAGGAAGACTGCCTAGAGGCATTTCAAAAACACAGGTATGTAATTGTTAATAAAAGCAGACAACTTGGATTGTCTACGGCTTCAGCAGCCTATGCCCTCTGGTTGGCACTGTTTCAGAGAGAGAAAAACATTCTTGTTGTTGCTACCAAGCTAGACACGGCCCAGAACTTCATAAGAAAAGTAAGAACAGCCCTTGATCATCTTCCCGACTGGCTTGTTATGCCAAAGCTTACAGAGGATACAAAAAAATCTTTAAGCTTTAGCAATGGTTCAAAGATAAAGGCAATTCCAACCTCGGCAGATGCAGGTCGTTCTGAAAGCTTAAGTCTTATGATTATTGACGAGGCTGCACATATTGAGGGCGTTTCAGACCTATGGCTTGGCTTGCAACCAACCCTTTCAAACGGCGGCTCTGTTATTTTTATTTCAACACCAAATGGAGCCCAAGGATTGTTTTATGATCTATGGATAGGAGCCAAACAGGGAGAGAATGGTTTTCATTCAATTGAGCTTCCATGGCATGTTCATCCTGAACGAGATGAGAAGTGGTTTCAAAGAGAAAGAAAAGCCCTTCTCCAGGCAAAAGGTGAGATGGGAGTGGCGCAGGAATTATTATGTGTGGGACCAGATACCAACATAATAACTTCAAATGGCTGTAAAAAAATAAAGGATATTGAAATTGGGGATCTGGTTTTAACTCACAAGGGACGATTTAAAAAAGTTGAAAAAACCTATTGTCGTCAAATTGGCGAACATGAAAACCTATATTCTGTTTCAACCCCAGGAAATAGAAAAAACGATATTTTAATTACAGGAAATCATCCAATTTTGAACTATGCCTTTAAAGTCCCAAAGGGAAAAAACAATAAAAAGCACTTTAGAAAACTTCATAAAAATCTTTTGGTTGAGAATAAATTTGAATCTTTGGATGACCTGCTTTTATGGAAGCATGAAACAAACCACACTCGAAGAGTAATCTACGGATGCCTTTTTCCACATCTTCAATTTGAAAACATACTAGAAGACAATTCAAGGAAGAAAAAATATATTGATTTAGCACAATTCGACGTAGCCAATAAGACCGTAACAGATAATTTTGTAAAATATTCAAGGCAAAAGAGTTGTTTAAAAACAAAAAGATACATACCAATTGATTTTAATTTGGGACGGTTTATTGGTTTGTGCGCCGCAGAAGGCCATGTAAGACATAACGTAGTCGGCCTGGCTTTCCACCACCAAGAAATCGATACTCTTGGTAAGTTTTGTCGAGATTATTTATCAAATCTTGGTTACAATTATTTTGATTGTAAAAGATCCTATTCGAAATGTTATGTTATTTTGAGTAGCAATAGGTTTGCTAGAGCACTTATAAGACATTTTATTTATGATGGTGACGCTCGAACAAAACATTATAATATGGAAAATATTATAAAAACAAATAAAGAATTTATACGAGGCCTAATCGTTGGTCACTTTGAAGGAGATGGAGATCATCCATTTTTTCACGATCTTGACAATAAGTTAAAAGTTGTTTGCAAGTCTGAAAAAATGCTTTATCAGCTTAGAACTTTTCTTTCGTTATTTGGGCATTACACTAGAATTGGCTACTGGAATAATGAACCATCTTATCTTGAATTTGATGGTTTAACAAAAATCAAAGATCCTAAAAAAAGAAATATTTTTACACTAACAGACCAGGTACATACAAAAGAATTTTTGGACAGGCCAACGTCTCGTAGCTTTCTTTTGCCAAAAGAATATTTTGTTGGTGGGTTTCAATATCAAAAAGCTACTCTTAAAGCGGGCGGCAAGATGGTTTATAATCTTGAAGTCGAAGACGATCATTCTTATATTGCAGATAGTTTAATAGTTCACAACTGCCTCTATCAAGCATCAGGTGATACATTTTTAAAAGGCGAGGCCCTTGAAAAAATTATGTTGGCTGTAAAGGAACCAATAGAAAGAAGGGCACACGGACGTTATGAAACGTGGATTTGGAAGTATCCTGAACCAGGACACGAGTACATCGTTTCTGGAGACGTTGCAAGAGGGGATGGAGAAGATTTTTCTGCATTTCATGTTATTGATACAACCGCCGAAGAAGTTGTTGCAGACTTTCAAGGAAAAAATCCACCAGATGAATTTGCAGAAATTTTGATGCAATATGGCAGGCAATATAACACGGCCATGATTTGTCAGGAACTTAACAGCGTTGGAGTTGCCTGCGCCCAAAAACTTAAAGAGGCCGCCTATCCAAAGTTATTTTATGAGAAATTTCAAAAAAACATTTATATGACCTATGTCTCTAACGAGGTGGGCCCAAATGATTTTCCTGGCCTAACAGTTAATCAAAGAACAAGAGAAGAAATCTTGGCAAAGCTTGAAAATAATCTTAGAAATGGTTTTCTTAAGGTTTATTCAAAAAGACTTTTTGAAGAACTTCAAACCTTTATTTGGAAAAGAAACAAGCCACAGGCCATCAAAGGAAAAAATGATGATCTTGTAATGTGTTACGATCAAGAAACAGAGGTTTTAACAGAAAAAGGCTGGAAGTATTTCTCCGATGTAAAGTCAGGAGACATGGTTTATTCATTAAACATAAAAACTGGAAACCTTGAATTGGCAACCAATTTAGAAACAGTTGACAAATTTGTTGTAGATCGGCCGATGATCAATTTCCATACAAGACAAGTCGATTTGCTTGTGACCGAAAATCATAGAATGCTTGTTTCAGTTAGTGCCGGTGGTAACACATATCGTCCGTGGAGCTTTGTTGAAGCAGAAAAACTTACCGGAAAGCATTTTCGCTTAAAGAGAAATATAGATAATTGGCAAGGTAATAAAAGAGAATCAATAACAATTCCTGGTTTTTCTTCCAAAAATGGAAGAAAAAAACCAAACCTAATACTACCAATGAAAGATTTTATGTTGCTTTTAGGTTTTTTTATATCTGAGGGAAGTGGCAATAAAAATCGTCTGTTTTTAAGTCAGTGCTATAAATCAAAAGCATATATTCCCATGCAAGAGCTTTTGGAAAGATTAAGCGATCTTGGTGTCAGTTACGCATATAGGCCACAAAATAATAGTTTTGAAATAATGGACACAAGGCTGGCAACGTTTATAAAGGCCCTTGTACCGGGAATAGCCCCGACGAAAAGAATACCAAGAGAATTTCTTGATCTTGACATCCCGGCTTTAGAACAATTGTTTTTAGGTTTGTTTTTAGGTGATGGTTGTAGAAACAAAAAGGGAGAATTAACAAACTACGTTACAACAAGCCCAGGCCTGGCAGCAGATGTTGTCGAGCTTGTCTTAAAGCTTAGATTAAGCTCCATTGTTCTTACGCCCCCAAACTATCTTAAACAAACTGGCGGAACAATTAATGGAAGAACAATTCGTAGCAAACATCAAACTCATATTGTTTCAATATCTCGAAGACATAACGAACCAAGAATAAATCATCATGAAAAAAATCAGGCTACAAAACAGTTTTATACTGGAAAGGTTGGTTGTTTAATTCTGGATAAAAATCATACTCTTTTTGTAAAAAGAAATGGCAAAGCCGTATGGAGTGGAAATAGCCTTGCAATCGGCTGCGACTTGTTTGAGGCATCTGGTAGAAACCAGTTTCAAAACACAGAGGCTCAATGGGCTCTCGTTAAGGGTATGTCTGTCGAGACAAGGGTTTTAAATCCACTTACAGGAAAGACTTCAGATGGCTTCTTCTCGCTTCCTTCGCCTGTTACAAGGGCAACCCCTGGATCAACCGAGTATAGGAAGCATCTTGACTCAGAGGCCCACAGGGGGCTTAATAGCCGCCAGGTTCACGACTACAACAATCAGGTCTGGGATCCTTTTAGATGGATGTTTGGTCGAGACTAGACGGTTGATATAGGCCAAAAAGCCCATATGTTCAATTGCTTGACTTCTCGACACAAATATGCGATAATGGTCAATATTGCAATGAGTAGACAACGGCACAAGACAATGGAAACCATCGGGCTTCTTAAGCCTGGAGCCCTGATACGCTTTCGAAATGATGTTGCCGCCAGTGCCGGGGTGTCTATCCCACAAAACTTGCTTATGATAGTCTCTGTAACGCCCAGGAGAGCACAGGAGGAGCACTATGATTTGAATGTATGCTGCCTGAGAATAGCTGATGGCATGATACAAAATTTTCTTTCCTCTTCAGAGGTTCAGAATCATTTTTTAAGACTTATTCATTTTGTGGATAGGGATCTTGAGAAAGAAAGAAAAAGAGTTTTTTATAGACAGATACGAAAAGAAGGATTTGAGAATGTAATATGAATCGATATTTTAAGCTTGCTGTCAAGAATGCCCTGGCCAACAACTATGATGAATTTCTTGATTATCATCTTTGTGCGGTTCTCGTTAGCGGCGGCAGCATTATTTCTGTCGGTTTCAATAAGAGAAACACAAATGCCTTTGTAGAGCACTATACGGATTTGGTTCGTGGAGCAAACAGAACCTACTGCCTTAGCACCCATGCAGAAATGGATGCCATTGTACAGGCTCGTGCCAAGACTGATCTCCGTGGCTCCAAGATGTATATTGCAAGAATTCTGGCTCCTACCACTCCTACCACAAACAAGGGAGGTCGAGGTCTTGGTTTGGCAAGGCCTTGCAAGATTTGCCAAGAAATTCTTTCTTCCTATGGAATCAAGAAGGCCTTCTATACGATCGATGATCAGACCTTTGGGGTTATGAGTGTAGCCTCTCTAGAGGATGCAGATAAAAAGGAATTTTTCTTTGGAAACCTCTAACAATTCTCGGCATTTTATCCCAGAAAGTGTTGAGCCTATTCCAGGAGAATTATATAGAGCAGAGAAAGTAACGGATAGCTACGGAGCTTATTATTATGCTTCTGTAAAGAATACAAAAATATTACTTAATAAAGTACCAGATACTTTAATAGAAAACAATATACTATATTATATTCAAAGCGAAACTTTTCTTTACACGGGTCAATTAGTTTTTTCCATGTCATTTATGTTGTGCGGCAGAAAAATTTATATAGAGTATTATGGCGAGAATTACTCTTCCAGTGCGGGTAGATGCCTTAAATTTTCTAAGGTTTCCATATAAAAAGTTTATTAAACTCTAAAATGATAGATTGTGTAAACATTCAAGATCTTGCTCGGGGAGAACTTTATAAATCTTATGCCTTACGTTCAGACCTTGATACCTATGTTCGCTATAACCTCAATTTTAAATCTCATAAAGCCTTTGATAAAGGACCAAATGGTGGAAGGTTTCTGCCCAAAGATGAAATTGTGATCTTTACGGGCAAGGGCATTGTGCAAAGTTATTATTGGTATCAATTTCTCCTACGAGACAAGTTTGTCTATTTATGAGTGATAACTTGCGAATTATTGAATTTCATTATTTTAAAAAAGTAAACTAATTGTTTAAAACAAAACAATTGATTGGTTTAATTAAATACTGCTAAAGTAGCCCCCCATGGTCGCCTTACCAACACCAGCAGATCTCGTATCTCGTTCAAAAATTGGGGATTGTCTTGGTATCAATCCTCCTGTTTTTGAAATTGGAAATCCGGGCTTCCATCCTGTGATTATGGGAGCAATTGGTGCCGCCCTTGGACCAATAAGCCTTATTCTAGACTTGGATCTTAAAAGTCCAAAGTTACCAAAAAAGATTATAGATCTTATTGCCAATTTGCCAAGCGTAATTCTTGACGGGTTCAATTTGCAGGCCAAGGGCATGCCGGCAATATCAATCTCCATAGGTGGAATTACTGCAAAACTAGGCGACATTACAATAGATCCAAAGTTGTTTAATATCGGGGCCCTCAAAGATTTCGTTCTAAGCATTCTTCTTTCCCTGTTTGATATTTTTCTTGGCATTCTGAAAAAGCTGCCACAGCTTCCAAGCATAGATCTTAAGGCCGCCCTAAAAATAAATCCTCTTATTGAAGGATTTGATGCCAAATTTGTTTCCTGTCTAATTAAACCATTAGAGGCAGCCTTCTCTTTCTTACCCTAATAATAATAATGACAACAAAAGACAAGGATATAGAATTGGCAGGAAATGGTCCTTGCCCAATTTGCAAAACCGCAAATGCCTACTTTGGCTTTAATGAAGTGGAATGCACAAACATGTCTTGCAAGTTTTTTTCAGAGAAACAGCAAAAAGCCTACTTTGAATATGAGGATCAAATCCGAAGAAAAAAGAGACTTCAAGAAGAAGAAACAAAGCGGTTGGAAGAGGATCTTTGTAGACAGTTAACCGGATATGGTATTCCCTTGGCAATAGATCCTCCTGACAAATCAGGCGATCCTGATCCCGATGATCTGGACGGAGGAATTCCTACCTATTGGGGATTTTTAACTAATGGTGGTAGTGGCGGTGGTGGCAACGGAGGAAACAATCCATGATTAACACGTTAAAAGAACTTTGTGAAGATTTTTTTGGGCATTTTAAAAATCCCAAATTAATGAAAAAGTTTTGGATATATGCTGGCCTTATATTTGCGGCAATTGGTTATAAAACCTACATTCATGCCCTGTTCCTTCCTTCAGGCTTTTGTGTTGTGGCCGTGTTTTTATGTTTGTTTGGAATACTGCTTAACAGCTAAGAGCTTGACAATACAACAAAAATAAGTTATATTTGCCACAAATGTCTTCTACTATAGATTTAGAAAACCACAAGCAGACTCTTCTGTTGAATTCTAACTTTAAGCCCCTCAAGGTTGTGACCTGGCAAAGAGCAATCTGTATGTGGTTTTCTGACAAGGTTGAAATCCTGGAAGAATATGATGATTTTGATCTTAATTCCATTTCATTTACAATGAAGTGTCCTGCCGTAATCAGGCTTCTTAAACATGTTGGTTATAGATCTAGACCAAAGTTTTCTCGTCTAAACATTTTTAGGAGAGACAAGTTTTCTTGCCTGTACTGTGGTGAAAAGCCAAACATGAAAGAGCTAACCTTTGATCATGTTGTTCCCAAGGTTCAGGGAGGAACAACCCATTGGCACAATATTGTATCCAGTTGCCGCCGTTGCAATTTTATAAAAGGCGAAAAAACACCAGAGCAGGCGGGGATGGTTCTTTTAAAGAAACCCAACATTCCTTCTGAGGAAGCCTATATTAGATTTAACTTTGACTTTCCAAAAACACCTGATGCCTGGCGGTCCTATTTATATTGGCTGGCCGAACTAAAGGAAGAATAAATCATGATTACAACCACAATTGGAATTTCAGCACTTCTTTCGTTACTTTTTGCCCATACTGTTGCTGACTTTGTATTTCAAACAGATAAGATGGCAATTAACAAAAGTAAGTCAAACTCCTGGCTTCTTTTTCATACAATTTCATATACCGTGTGGCTTTTAATTCTTCTTTGTATATGCAATTTTCCAATTTATGTTCTTTCTGGTACATCGATTCTGCCAAAGGCCTTTTCGGTTATGTTGTCTTTTCTTGTCGCTAACTTCGTGGCTCATACAGCCACAGACTATGTTACAAGCAGAATGACAAGCTATCTGTGGAAGAAGGAAAGGCGTCATGAATTTTTTGTGGTCATTGGCTTTGATCAATTTATTCATATTGCCACCCTTGTTTTGACCTACTGCTGGCTAATTTTGTAGGAGAAGAATCAATGATTCATGATAGCCTAAAACCAGGAGATTTGATTCGTTACGAGGGCCTTGAGGCAATTGATTCGTTTTCCTCTGATGTAGTCTGTAAGGCAGGTCAGATTTGTCTTTTTATTGGAGTTTATAACAAATTTGAGGATGTCCTCTTTTTTGCCAACAATACAAAATATAGAACAAACAAGGCCTACATAAAAGAACAATTTTCAAGATTAACAGACCGATAGGTTTATGACATTTTTTAAACCAAGGTTTCTTAAAGATCTTGTTTTGGGAGAAATCTATAAAATACCAAGCCAGGAGCGTGTAACTCTGATTTGCGGCGATGATCTAGAGGTATTAAACAATTACTATTACGGCAACGAGAAGGTTACTCTGTTATCCGGCGAGCATGGCACTTCTTCTATCTATCTGGTTTATTTGGGAGTTAGAAGAATTGAAGACATGTACTTTATAAAGGTATTAAACTTGTCTGATGGCAAGGTTTGTAATATGCCAGCCAATAAATGGTATGTTAAGGCCAATAAAACGGCCAAATTATTTATTAAAATAAGTTAAATTTGTTTAATTCTCAGAATATCGCAATTTGTGAATATTTATGTATATTCGCAATAGTTGGATACTAAAAATCAATGTCTATCAAAACAAGAACAAGAATATCGGCAAATCGTGGAGTTGTTACAGATACGGTTCCTGAAGGTTCAAATCTTCCAATCTTAGAAATCGAGGGCCCTGTCACAATTGACGGCGAAGAAATAGGCGGTACAGGGTTTGAACAAGAGAGTTGGACTCAAGGCCTTGTTGGCGAAGGAAATACAGGAAATGTTGAATTCGAGGTTTATTCAGAAAATCCCGAACAGGATGGTGTTGATTTTTTTAACATAGAGAAGATTAAACTTAATGCCGAATCGTCCGATGGAAAAGATTTATCAAAGTTTTTCTTTAACCTAAGAAGCAATGCTGAAAATGGCACAAAATATGAACTAGACCTTCATAAGGCCGATAATGAATCCATTGGTGGAATTTTTGATGTTAAAACCATTGAATGTGATAATGATTCCAATCATATGTATCGAGGTGTTAATGCGATTTCTTGTAGATTCTGGGGCGATGATCCTAGTGTTAATCAGCTTTTTATGTATTTTGATTCAAGGCGTCTGCCTGCCAAGATTTCTCAGGATACAAATTCAGATGACCTGAGCATTGAGGGTCTTAGAGGAACAGGGGGATTTCATTATGTTGTTCTTTATGGAACCGGAAGTGCAAGCCCCTATTCGACAGATCAATTAACCTCATTTTTTCATAGCTATGTTGATCATGTTTTGTATGGAGGGGCTCCTGTAATTGACACAGATCTTGAATCGGTCGCCAGCAAGTTTTATTTATCTGGAACCTATGAGGCCCTTATTGCATCGTTAACATCCTCTCTTTATCAAAATTTTGATTTTGATCTTTATGCTGATTATAATCGAAACAATATTGATGATGGTGGAGATGATCAATACGACAACGGAAATATTCTAAATACAGAATATCTTAAGGCAATTCCATATGCCTCTGGAACCCTTGTAACAGGAAGCATTGCATTTGGTCCAAATAGCAATCAATATCTTGTTGCCTATACCGGATCTATATTTGCGATGTTTGTTAATAATGGTGGTGCCAATAATTTTTATCTTCGTGGCGACATGGGTGCTGACGGAGAGGGTTTTAAATCTCTTGATTATCTTACAAAACCAAATTATTTCACCCTTGAGGTAGATCCCATTGAGGCTTCAGGAAACGTGGCTCTCAATGATGGCAGCAATTGCCTGGCAAGTTTTAAGGTTGGGGCTGCCAAAGGAGATATAACAAAGTTTAATCTTAATGGTAGAAAAATTAAAAATTTCTCTGGCGGTGAGAACCTATCTGTAAAGGGTTCTGACTTGGTTGCCTGGTTTGAAACAGATAGGCTATTTGGATCATCTGATGCAGATGATTATCAAGGTGCAATAATAAATTATAATGCCCATGCTACTGGCCCTATCGGGAATCTTGATTCTATTGGGACAATTTACATGTTTGCCAACAATCCTGTTCAGGTTATTAGTACCTCTTTTGGAAATACGCCGGAAGCATTTAACATTATCGAGCCTATTGGTGAAGGCGGAACAGGATTGACATTTGCGGTTTCCGGGGCGGCTGATAATGATATGCATACCCTGAATATCCAATATGATGCAAAGGCTTTCTTCTTTGACGATTAATAACAAGGCTTGATTTTATACCAGTTCTATGCTACGTTGGTTTGTTATGGAACCAATAATATATTTTAGGAATTCTACAAATTTAGAATTTGAAGAAGAAAGAGAAGTAGCAAAAAACTATTTTGAAGTTGTGGACAGGCGAACGGCCATCCCACCAAATAGACTTGTTATCCCAAGATATTCGGCGCTGCCCTATAACAAAGAATTATGTGAAGATATAGAGGCCCTTGGAAGCACAATAATCAATTCCTATAAAGAGCATTGTTATGTGGCAGATCTCCGCAATTGGTATTATGACGTAGAAGACATAACCCCAAGAACCTGGTTTGCCCTGGACCAAATTCCGCAAGAAGGGCCATTTGTTCTTAAGGGTCAAACCAACAGCAAAAAGCACCAGTGGAATACCCATGCTTTTGCCAGGGATCGTTATGAGGCAGGAGAGGTTTATCATAGACTTTCTCAGGATGGTTATGTTGGTTGGCAACAAGTTTATATTAGGCAATACGAGCCGCTTGTAAAATTAGCAGAGGGATTAAATCAACTTCCCATTTCTGAAGAATATAGATTTTTTTGTTTGGATGGCCAGATTGTTGATGCTGGCTTTTATTGGTCTTCCCATACAGAAGAACTTGATAGAAAATATGATCCCTTTAAAGAAGTGCCAAAAGAATTTATAGATAAAGTTATTTCTAGGGTTTCGAAGAATATTCGTTTTTGGGTTTTTGATGTGGCCAGAAAAGTAAATGGAGACTGGATCTTGATCGAACTTAATGACGGAAATATGAGTGGGCTTTCCGATATTGGCCCTGAAAATTTCTATAAATCCCTAAAAGAAAAACTCGTATAAACCAAACAAGTTTTATCATATAATAATAATATGGTTATAGAAACCTCTGTTGTTCTTTCTATCTTAACGGCATGCATTGTATGCTTGCAGCTTTTTAAGTTTTGGGTATATTCAAATGGAAATCTTTGGTTAAGCTATAGACTTAACTGTATAATTTTCACAGGCTATCTCATAACCGAAACTATTGTTGCCTTTAATGCTCCGGGACAAATGGCCCTTCTATTTATGAACATTGTTAATGTTTGGGCCCTTGCTATGAATATAAAAGGAATTATGAGACTCAAAAGGGAAGGTATTGGCCGTGATATGAAAAGAGGAAATCCAACATAAAATGTCTTTGCTTATTATATCTTTAATGATCTTGTATAAAATCATTATGTTCTCGGGGGCATTGGTTGTTGCCCTTGTTTCTCAAAATATCTCTGAATGGTTCTTTCACAAGTATGTTCTTCATAGGCTGGGCACAAAAAAAGGTAGCTTCTTTCACTATCACTGGGAGCATCACAAGAGATGCCGAGAAAGAGAGGAAAACAAAAGAGACAATGTAGATGTTGAGTATGAACAATTGCTTAAATCCGGCAGGTTTTCCAGAATGATCAAAAAAGAGCTATGGCTTGTCTTTGGTTCAAATCTATTGATTGCCTTGCCTACCTACTTGTTTTTCTCAAAGTATCTTGGAATTGCCTATCTCCTGATTGCCTGGTATTATTATATTGCCCATGCCCTGTCCCATGCAAACAATGATAAGTTTGGATTTCTCATGCCCTGGCATTATGAGCATCATTGTCTAAGAAATCAAAATCAAAATTGGTGTGTTTCCTTTCCCTGGTTTGATTGGGTAATGAACACCCGCCGAAAGACAAGGCACTAGGTCTTCATAAATTTCATTGTTACGGCCTCTGTGCGCCATTCTGAGCCAAGCCAATCAGGCCAATGGTAGCCTGACACGGACTTGTCTTGTCAAGCCTTAAATCGATTATATTTTATTATTTTTCTTGTTGTTGACTTAGTAATTTGAATATGCTATATTCTTTGCCATGTTAAACGTACCTGGAACACTTTTGTTTGTGGCCAAAAGGCAAGGGGTTATCCTTGATACGCCTCCCGGCCGAAATGATGACTTTTCCAAAATGGAGCATATTCCCTTTGGTACCATGCTTGTCATGCTGTCCCTTGAGCCCTGTGACTGGTTGGGACAGACAGAGGGCATGACCCGGTTTCATGGGCTTGACAAGAGGCCATGCCTACAAAAGCTTACAGTTTTTCCTTGCAAGGATGCAAGAGTCAGGCTTTCTGGCGTTTTTAAGCCCCTTACACTTCGGAGATCCTTTGCCTTTCAGGGAACCTGGGAAAAACACCATGCTGCGGAATATAAGAAAATTCGGGAGTTGTTGGAAGAGAAAGAAGAGGGCTGTCCTGACAGTTTGTCTGGTAAAAATTGGCCTTAAAAGTCTCTCCAGACTTTCCAGATTTATTTGCATAAAATGGTCTGATTTATCTTGCCAAATCAAATGAATTTGCTATAATGAGAGACAGAAAGAAGAGGGATGCATGGCAACTCAAAGCCGCAAAAAGCTGATTCTGCCGGACGACATGATTGGACTTGTCATTGCCCTGCCGATTGGCACTGGCGTTGGTATTGCTGCCGGCCTTTGCAACCCATAGCTTGGCCTGGCAGCCTTCTCTATGACCCTTGCTTATTTGATCCGAGGTTAAAATAATGACTTTTCATCAAAACACCGCTGGACGGTTTTCTGATAGTGTTTACCGGGCCTGTTCTCGTTGTCGTAAGGAATTGACGGATGCTGCCTCTAGGGAGAACGGGGTGGGTCCAGTTTGCAGGCATAAGGACAATGCAATCTTTGCTCGGCAGATGCCTGCCAATCTGACCAAGGCTGCTGCCCTGCTTTTGTCTTTTGATCCTGAACAAGATTTTCATTCTGAGGTTGCCTCAGAATTTGAGGAGGGGCTTAAGATCAAGTTTCTTCACCAGCTTGCCCGAACCCAGACTCGGAATCCTGATATTACTCGTGTCATGGTTAGTGGTGGAGATTGGCGCTTTGTTGCCGATTGGTTTGATCGTGCCCTTTCCTTTCCTTGCTCCACGATTGTTAGGAATCGTGCAATCGATATTATCGAAGCCATTGGTTATGCTGCCCTTGCCGGTGTTCTTAAGGGCGATGTTTGCATGACTCCTGCCGTATTGACCATTGAAGGAAACGACATTGTTTTGTCTGGCAAGTCCTCCAAGGATGGCTGGCGGGCCTTTCGTCGTAGCATTCCTGGCATCATCACTCCCCGGTATCGTGGCGACAGGACGCCCTGTAGGGCCTCGGTTGTGCATGCTGACAGATTCATTGAGATTGCCTTGCGCTACTGGCCCTTCATTGATGGAGACATAGAGGCCATTGCAGAAGAGGCTCGTACAAAGGGACTATCAGACAATGTTGCCGCCTCTGCTCCTCCTCCTCCTGAACGTCTTCTCTCTTGTCGTGAACCAATTGCCACCTTTACTGTGCCGCTTGAAAGCAAGGCTCCTGTCTATGGGGCCCGTGCTGGAAGCTGGTTTACGGTTTTTTGTCCCTGGTATGCTCCTGATGCTGCGATGTATGGCATGATTAACAGGTTTAAGAATCTTACCGACAATTCTGGTCGTCGTTATAATCCTGCAACAAAGACCTGGGCATTTCATGAGGAGTATCTTGAACAGGTTAAGGCAATTGTAAGGGAACGGGGATATGGCCTTGGTTCTTCGTCCTGAAACAGGCCCCGCAAGTCAACCAAATCCCATAAAGTTTAAGCTTGGTGAGATTTATACAATTGTGGATTCTGAGGCGGCAGGATACAAGTTTAGAAACCAGGAACCCTTTATTGTTTTGGGCAAGGAGTTTGATTCAACCGAACACAATGGTTGTTGGAAGATTTATTTGATTGGCAAAAAAGAAATATACTATGTTGTAAGAGGTTCTTGGTTAGAACAAAATCTTATTGACAATGCCAAGATAATTTCACTATGACAAACACAGTGGCCCTTGTTAAGGGCGATCTATATCGAACTCATTATTTGTTATATGGTTGGTCTATGGACGGCAAAACCATAAGCATTAACGCAAATACTATAGTTTGCCTTTTGAAAGGCCCTAGTAATTTCAACAACCTTGTGCATGTATATGTTTTTTATGACTGTTGCAAGGGCAGATCATTTCGTAAGGTTGTTTCGCCAATGGATATTCCTAAATTTTACAGTAAAGTGTTATGATTAAAAGACTCATTCCAGGAAAATTATATGCTGCCACCAATCCCGGTCTTGCGGGGCATGGTTATATGCTTCGAAGATCTCCGGGAACGGTTTGTATGTATATTGGATTATTCAATAATCCAATTGAATTAACCTTTCACGAGGGATCTGTTCACAGAATGCTACTTGTCCAATCCCAGAAAATCTCTGAGTTTGCTGAAAACAGCCAAACAAATAAAAACCTTGATAAATACTTTAAGGAGATAAATGGCGATGAATAATAATGATTTAAAATTAATCCCTGGAAATCTCTATGTTGCCATTGATAGGTTTGGATATTATGTTAATAGACCAAAGGGCTGCATTTGTCTATATCTTGGAATTTATAAAGATCAACGTCATGACAGAATTGTGCATGGGATGCTTGTTGTTGAGACAATGTATGTATCCGAGTTTGTAACAGATAGCTATACTGCACATAATCTAAATCTTTCCTTTAAGGAAATACCATGACATTGGTTCCTGGAAACTTATATATTTCTATTGATAAAAACGGTGTAATGCGCCCATATGGAAGCATTTGTATATACCTTGGTTTGAACCAAACCAAAAAGAGATCTTATCGGGGGGATGGCCATACATCCCCGCCGCATGTCTACGTTTGATATAGACAGCTATATTGAAGCCAATTTAGATAGATTTTTTAAAGAGATAGAAGACAATTAACCATTGTCTTGAGTTACATCATCCGCAAGCATGTAGACGATGTTCACCGTCACGCTGCCGGCGCTGGCGTTGTTGACGTTGTTGTCGGCGGAGATGGTGCCAGTCGGCTCTCTGCCGCTGATGCTGCCGTGAAGAGCATTATTCGAGCTGCCTGGAGGATCCCCGGAAATGTCGTACGGCATTGATTTTCGCTGGACTAATACGCCGCCGTCAGTGACCAACACATAGTCAAGAAACTCGCCAGGGCCGCCCGGCTGTCCCAGCACTCCCAGCCTCACGTGCGGGTTAGTAAGCCCGACAATCTCCGCCGTTACATCGACATCGAGGACTTGAACCACCGCCCCCGCCGGGAACGCCGCGCCCATCGAAAATGTTTGGGTGGTGTCATCGGCAGTTAAATCTTCATGACTTATGACTAGGGTTCTGCGCCTAAGAGCCTGCCCCTCTTTTTGGTTAACCTCAATATCAAATTCTGATAAAATATCAGAAGTATGTTCTTGAATTATGCCCTTTGATGTGATTCTTGTTTTTATTGCCATGCATATAAATATCAGTTTATTTTATATTTTACCCATATTAATATATGAATGTGTCAAAAATAAAGAAAAGGGCTCAACAGCAGCAACCACCACCACCACCACCACCACCTGCACCAATGAGAATTTCTTGGGAAAAATACTTCATGAATCTGGCAAGGGTCATTTCTACCAGATCTACCTGCTCTAAGCTTCAAGTGGGTGCTGTCATTGTAAGAGACAAAACAATTCTTTCTACAGGATACAATGGAGCAATTTCAGGTCTTCCTCATTGCAACACCCATGGTCATAAACTGAGTAAGAATTCTTCCTATTCCAGGGACGTGCATGCTGAACAAAATGCCATTGCCCAGGCAGCAAGAAATGGAACCAGCATCAATAAGGCAGAAATGTTTGTTACGGTTTCTCCATGTTGGAATTGTTTTAAGATTATTGCCAATTCCGGCATTAAGAAAATTTACTTTCTTAAGGCTCACGAGGATAGGGAGCCATTTTTGGTTGCATCCTCTACAGGAATTAAACTATTTCAAATTATCGAAGATTAAACAGGTATCACAAACCCAATATAGCCTATTGTTTAAAAGCAATTTATAAAAAACAACAGGCCCATTATTCTCTTGTTGTTGCTGCTCTAGAGAATTTAAAACGGTTTCCCAATTTAAAAATGGTAAAATCTTTTTGATCGGGCCGCCGACAATCATGGCATAGGATTCTTTTTTTATATTTTCAAATCTTTCTAATTCTTCTGAACTTAGTCCACGAGAAAAATCATTAAAAAACAGGTCTTCTTCTTTAATTAAATCAATTGGCATTGCTGAAAAATAAACAATTGTGGCAAGATCCCTTGCTATCCCGCTTGTAATCTCTTCTGAGGATATTTCCCTTTCTGCCTCTTCCTTGTCCCATTTGTCTTTTATATTGGGTAGGGCATTAAACACGGTCATAACAATATCCATTCCTTTTTTGTCATTATTATGTTTTATTTTAACCAAATTGCCTATTAAAGAATCGTTGTTCGGCTGTCTTCTTTTGATCATAATATTTAAATATTGCCGCAATTAATGCAAAATACATTAAAAATTCTTGTAGAGCATGAGATTAAAACTTATCTATTAAAAGAAAGTGGTTATTCCAGGCTTATTCGTTCCCTCGCCGGTATGGAACCAAAGATTAATTCCGTTGGTATTTTAACAGCAGAAAATCCAAATGCCAAAGAATTATCACCAAAAGAAAACAGAACCAGAAATCTTAAGCTCTCTAGGGATCTACGTGAATTGGGTTATGGGTTTTATCAAATTACAGGACGCTATGGAAATATAGAGCATCCCTTTGTTGTACCAAATGTTAGGGCAAGGGATTTGCTGGCCCTTGGAAAAGGGTATGAGCAAGAGGCGGTGATCTATGTGAAGAAGGTAGAAGGAAGCAGATCTGGCATGCTGGCCAGTTTCATAACTCTTAATGGCAGGGCACCAATTGCCACTTCTAGGGTGGTTCTACCAAATGTTAAGAATATAGAGGACTTCTATAGCGAATATCACGGACACAAATTTGTTATTCCGTTTTTTGATGAAGTATTTAATGACGCAGAATTGGTTGACGGGAAAATAGTTCACCGCCCATAATAGACTCTGGCTGCCTGAACCTGAACAAATTCGTGTCTGTCGCTGTTGGGATAGTCCTTGAAAACAATTCCCGTTAAACGTCCACCAAAACAACATCCCGTATCAATCCCAAAGGTCTTGGCACCAAGGCTATTGGTTCTGACATATGGATTTTCCATGCCATGAACATTGTGGCCATAAACAATATTCGTGGCTCCCTCGTAACGGTCTGCCCAAAAGCAACTGTTCTTTGGTTGATCGAGCATGGGGCCCAAGTTTACAAGCTTGGAATTGTCTGACATGGAAACATATCGGCAATATTGATAAACGTTGTCTGCCTGGTCAAAGGGATCCCTATTCGGAATAATTCCGGCATGCACAACAAGGGTATTGATGGCCTCAAGATGAATTCGACTCGGCAGCGAGGCAAGCCAGACGTGATCTTCTTCATTCATTTGCAAATAGGCAGCCATTTTATTTTCGCTCATCTTCATGGGATTCTTATACTTCCCATCCGAAGATTCAATTCGCTTAAATTCATGCTTACGGAATCTCACGTACTTGTTGTCGTGATTTCCAAGAACGGACTTAATATTATTCTCACGAGCAAATCGCATAATGCCGACCGGATCCGGGCCACGGTCGGTCATATCCCCAACAAGGATTGCCAAATCAGCATCAGGACGGTATTCTGCCCTATAAAGCAATTCCTTTAGCTCGACCAAGCACCCGTGAGTGTCTCCCACTACAATAACCTGCCGATAGGGTCTGTTGTCGTTCACAATGATTGTATCATATCAGATATTGCTCAAATAGTCAAGCCCCTGTGATTATAGACCAAATTTGTAGGTCATGCCAACGTCAACTGTAAAGAAGGGTACCTTCATATGATTTGTCAGATTGTGTCGAACGGCCTCTTTTGGATCCAGGTACCATTCGGCACTAAAATAGTCTGACTTTAATTTGTCAAAAAAGTAGCTTTCTGGTTTATTGCAATTCTTTGATAACATCTTAAATAATTTTTCATTAAGTCTGTCGCCTTCTTCTGTAGAGGTTTTAACAGCCCCAATTGATCCAAAACTTTCCATGGAAAGTGGGTGAATCATTAGAGTTGCATTTGGGGCCATATATCTGTGGCCCTCTGCTCCACAGGAAAACAAAAAGGCACCAGCAGAAAAAGCCTTGCCTTCAACAATGGTAGCAACCTTCACCGAACAGCTTTTTATTGCATCCATCATTTCTAAACAGGCATAGGCATCTCCCCCGTTTGTTCCAATGACAAC